CCTTGTCGGTGGATACGCACTGGATGTGCTGTTCCCCGGCGAACTCTTCGCAGATGGGCATTTCGTGTGCGAATGCGGCCATTGCTGCAATTCCGATGACGATGGGCAAGTTTCTCATTTTTAACTCCTTGTTGAATGAACATACCCACGATGTATCACCGGGTGCCCGAGACAAGGGCACACCGGATACACGGTGGTAGTGTGAAGATCGTAGGGGAATTGGTGCCGATTGGCACCGCCCCCTGCCCTAGATTTTGGTCAAGTCCACCTTGTAGATGGGGTAGTTGCAGAAACCGCTCTGTGCGTAGCGACCCGTAGGAGTGAGCACCCCTGCCTTCATAAGGTTGTCAAAGGACTTTTCGGGCAGGTTGTTGTTGTCCAAGCAGATATGGTCTTTGCCTTCCGCTTTGGTCAGAGCACCTTCAATATTCGTGGAAATCATGGCAAACGGCTCCCCTTCGTCAGTGTAGGCTTCAAGGGCAAGGTTGTCGTTGGAGGCATAGTGTTTCTCTTTGAGGCAGATGTTGTAGGTTGTGCCGAGGAAGGGGAACTTGAAAAACTTGTTGGACATATCTAACTCCTTTCGTTGAACATTCCCACGATGTGCCACCGGGTGCCACCCATCGGGGCACACCTGGCACACGGTGGGGTGAAAAATTCGTAAAGAGGAATTTGGTGCTCGGTTGAGCACCTTTCCCCTATGCCACCATCTTGTCCCATCGGGTGCGGAGTTCACGCAGTCGTCCCATTTGCAGGGCATAGACCCATTGCTGCCATTTAAGGCGGGTCTGAAAGAGCCGAACCTTGCCCTTTGAGTATAACGCCCTATCTAGTTTTGCGTCCAATTCGTCAAGCAGACGCCCTAAGCGGGCATAGAACGGGTCATTGTGGATAAATTTCTGAAACGCCATATATACCCCCTAGAATACCCTTGCCACGATGTTCACGCCCGCCATTTCGGTGTGCAGGAAGTCGCCCACGAAGTTAACCGCACCCGTGAGGGTGTTGCAGAGGTGCGTCACGCAGTTGTAGTTGGAATTTACCGCACCCACGCAGAACAGAACCACGATGGCGATGATTGCAATTGCTACGAGAATTTTCATACTGAACTCCTTTCGTTTGAACATTCCCACGATGTTCCATCGGGTGCCAAGGATCGGGGCACATAGGGAACACGGTGGGCGACCGATTGACATATGGCGGATTTGCCGCCCTTGCGGACGGCTCGCCCACGTTTCCCTTAGAGGTTCTCTACCGCACTGCACTCCACGAGCGCCCAGTAGGCCTTTCTCACGAGGTTCCCGAACTTGTCACGGATATCCCTGAACTTGCGGGCGACTTTCCACCCTGCGAGGCAGATACGTTCGTATTCCGTGTCATACCAAATTGAGCCGTTGCGGTAGTCCACGAACACATTGTTCAAGAATGCACCGCCGAAATGCTTGCTAGTTTCCCAAGCCTTGCGGCAAAGGCTCTTGATGTAGTTGATGTTGTCACGGATGAACTTTCCCATTTTTATCTCCTTGTTGAATGAACATTCCCACGATGTTCCATCGGGTGCCACCGTCCGGGGCACACCGGGAACACGGTGGGCACCGGTGTCACATAAGGGAATTGGTGCTCGGCTGAGCACCTATTTCCCTAGAAGCCGCGGTTCAGCACCCGTTCCCGCTTCTCGCGGTCAATTCTCGCCCGTTCGGCCTTGACCCTTTGGGCGTTCACGCCCATCTGCTTCGCAAAGGAACGGGCGTTTTTAAGGCGTTCAGCGGTCAGTTCCGCATAGGTCTTTGTGTCCAAATTCGCTTTCATTTTGACCCCCCTTTTAGGCTTCCACCGCCAACATAAAGTCGGCAAGCGACATTCCGTGAAACTTGGACAGGAAGCGTTCAGCCTTGTCGGCGGACATAATCTTCAAGCGGTTCAGCACCGCTTCATAGCCGCTATTCGTGATGGAAAGGTTCTTGATGTAGCCGATAATCTTCTTGCTTTCTTGGGACATATTGTCGCTCCTTTGGTTGAATGTATCACCACGATGTTCCGTCGGGTGCCGTCTGTCGGGACATATCCCTTACACGGTGGTGCCCGCGTTCCCGCGTGGGCAAAAAATCGGGCGGTTCCCCTGGGGTAAGGGGAGCCGCCCTTTGGCGGGTCAGTTTACTTTTTCAAGGCGCAGACCACAAAGCAGGCTCCGTTCTTGCTTGCCTTGGCGCAGGCCTTGTCCGCAGCCGCCTTTGTGCGGTGGCGGGAATAAAGGGTCTTTCCGGTGATAAGGTTTGCGAACACTCCGTATTTCATGGCGGTATCTCCAATTTGGCGGGAACTCTCGTAGGCGGTTCCCCTTGCCTCATTTACACTTCCACGATGTATCGTCGGGTGCCACCGCTCGGGTCATGCCCCATGCACGGTGGTCGCGGAACTCCCGTAGGGTTTTGGTGCTCAACTGAGCACCTATTCCCCGTTAGCCGAGAACTATTCGGCCCTTGTCGCAGTCGCAGGGCTCTTCTTCCCAATCGGAGAAATAGTCCTGCACCTGCTCTTCAAGGGCCTGTTCAAGCCCTTCAAGGTCAAGTTCCTGCCGAAGTTCCAAGTTGCTCGGTTGTGCGATGATAGTTGCCATAGTGACCTCCTTTCAAATGAACATCCCCACGATGTTCCATCGGGTGCCCATCTTCGGGGCACTTCGGGAACACGGTGGCACCGGGTCTCCCCACTATATACAGAAACGGGCAGGGAGCGCACCCTGCCCGTCTGCCGTATCCCCGACCGCAGGGACTCGAACCCTGCTGGCGCTACCACAAAGCCGATGAATACGGAACGCTCTACAATGCCATATAGGCCAAACTCTTGGGTAAATACTCCACCCCGTGGCGTTCGGGTCTATGGGTCGCGACTACCATAGGCCACCACGCCACGGCAATGGGGCATTGTCTTTGGCAGGCTGAGCCACAACCTAGGCCTCCCAACCTATCCAGCAGTCCTGTCGCTAGTAGGCTCGCTTCGGTCGCCCTGCCGTCCGAGGGGTCTCACGCCCTCGGGGCTTAACTGCTCCCACGATGTGACACCGGGTGCCACTGTCCGGGGAGGCCGTAGGACACGGTGGCCCCGTATTTTGGGGCGGGGGGTCAGAAGGCCGTATGGGACAAGGGGGTACCTTATTTCACAAGGGGGTTACATCCAGGGTCCCCCAGGTCCCCCGGAACCTTTTGTTCCACCCCCGCGGGGAACACGTGTTCCCCCAGGGACAGGGGGGCCTCGGAAAAAATCAAAATTTATTTATGGGTACATAGGATCATTTGACCCCCTTAAGGATTTTTCCATTTTTGAAAATTTTTACTATATGGGGGGTATTTTGGGAAATGATGCACCCCCCTGTTCCCTGGTTACCCGGGGCGCCCTTTCCTGTGCAGCATAGCACCCGGTCAATTTCGAAAAATATCAGGGGGGTACCGGCGGTTGAAAAAACAGGGGCCATTCTTTTTCCGGGTACCCGGGGTACCCTTTCCGTGGTGAACTTGGACCCGGTTTATCCGAAAAAATATCGCCGGGGTATTTGGCGCAAAAAATCCCGGGCACCCCATAATATTGTAAATTTAAATTTACCATATTTTACATTCGCTGTGTTACAAAATCGGCGAAAATAAAGTATATTTGTGTTACAGACATGAACCCATGGGAAATGTGGAAAAGGATACTAAAATAATGACACACAAGAATGGTTCTGACGATTTCGATGACGATTACGTGGCCGCATACCTGAAGGATGCCGGCCTGGACATATGGAACGGGGCGGCTGTCCTGGGTGACGCGGTAAGCCTGGAGACCGGGGAGGGCTTTCTTGATGGGATTGGGGCATGGAAACTGTCCGTCAGCAGCGTCCGGCATGTAGTGCCGTTCCTTGAATTCACCCCGTGCACTTGCGGCATGACGTGCAAGTGCCGCCTTGGTACCTATGAGATTCGAGACCATCTGCTGTGCGGCAGCATCGCGAGCATCGCGAAACACATGGGTGCGCCTTCCGGGAAGGGGGTCATGGCCGACATCATCCTGCGCCTTATGTATCCTAGGTGCATAAGGGAGCCCGACTACTGCGGGATGATGGGCATTCGCGTGGACAGCCAGTTGATGGGCGTGAGTACCGGGTGGCGCAGGATAGAGCAGCGGTATCGGGGCGAGGAGTGCCTTGGGGACGGGATGAAGCTGGACCGTGACACCTTCATCCGCCGACTGTACCGGATGAATGACGCCGGGAAGTTGGTTTCGGTAAGCGTCCTGCATATAGTGAAGGGAATGGAAGATCTGTCGCTCGTGTCGTATGAACGCGAGGGGCATGTTCTCGAATTCATCCTGAGCGGCGGGCAGCCGGCGTACGCCCGTCTGATGGACGCATTTGACGACCTGTATGGCAGCCCTTTGACTCCCAGTGACCTGCCTGTGGCCATAAACGACGGTGGACGTCGGACTGTTAGCGTATCCATGCGCCCGGAGATGCTAGGGTGGCTAAGGGAGCATGTCGGCGGGGGGACGATATCTGGATACCTGTGCAAGCTAGTGCGGGAGAGAATGGAGGCGGATGCTTCGGTTCCGCTCAAGGGTGACCGCGAGCGATGCCCGGAAGATCTGGTGAGCAAGCTCACCGGACTGCTCAGGCATCACGGGGCTCCCGGTGCATCCGTGCATTCATGGCACATAGGTGACGGTAGCGTCGGGTGTGAAATCGACTCGATGTGCGATCCGGAGTGCAATCATGTCGGCGCCGGCCTTCCCTGCCCGGTTCGCATCAGCGTGGACGTGCCACTTGACGGGGACGTGTGGCGGGTCCGGTACAAGTGGAGATGTGACGGGGATGCCGGATTCCTGTCCGTATCGAGGACATATAGCCGGGAATATGCGTTCGACATGAGCGATCCGGGCATGAAAGACCTTTATGAGCTACTGATGGCGGGGAGGTCCTGGATACCGAGGAAGAATGGGAACTAGTGGACCGGATTTGCCATTGGTGCCATATGGAACAGGGGTGACCAAAACGAGGTCACCCCCCTGTTCCACCGTGCTTTGTAAACTTTGGTTTACAATTCGCCGGGGTGCAAGGTGATGAACAGCTGTTGTTGGAGGAAGTAGGAGAGCTGGTCCCTCGTGACCTTGGAGATTGGGATCTTCCTGGGGGAAGCCTTTACCGGCCTGTTCCTTATGTCCAGGTAGAACTGCCGGTATTCTATTTCCTTGCGCTTGATAAGCATGTCCCACACGAAATGGCCGTGGTCCTTCCTCCTCATTTCGAGTTCCTCGTCGGACGGCTGCGTATAGGTGATTGCTATGAATTCCTCGTTTGAGCCGATGTACTTCATGACCTTGTAGTAGTCCGGGTAGTTTTCGAGTAGTCCCAGGGCGGTCTGCTTGGCTTCTTCGTATGTCATGGCATTATAGTCCCTTCTTTTATATTTGAAAAACTAGTCCAGTCCGCCTATCATATCGCTGGGGGTAAAATCGGGTAAAAATATGGGGATCACGGCGGGTGCCATGTTCCCCCATTGTCCCTTGGGTGGGCGTGGGTGTAGGTATCGGTACCATGTAAAGTGGTGGAGCCTCTACCATTACAGTCCACACTGCACCAACGGAGCGGTATCGGCACCATGTAAGGTGGTGGCGCCTCTACCTATGGTTTCGCAATACGGCTGGATATAAGGTATCAGTGTCATGTAAGGCGGTGGCACCTCTACCGGCGGCAATCAGCCGTAATCAGATTATTAAGGTATCGGCACCATGTAAATCGGTGGCGTCTCTACCCCCAGACTATGTGGGTGATCCGGGTCCAGTGGTATCGGCGCCATGTAAATCGGTGGCGTCTCTACCTAGAACATGGCAGTTCAGGCACGTCGGGTATCGGCACCATGTAAATTGGTGGCGCCTCTACCATAATCTCAAATGTAATTACACTTCCAGTCGGTATTGGCACCATGTAAATCGGTGGTGCCTCTACCAGCCTGGGCCACTATCCGAAGATGTACTTGGTATCGGCCCCATGTAAACCGGTGGCGCCTCTACCCTATACTAAGCCAAGGAACGCACTATGCGGGTATCAGCACCATGTAAATCGGTGGTGCCTCTACCTTTTAACTATTACGAACCCACATCGGGAATGGTATCGGCACCATGTACATTGGTGGTGCCTCTACCTTTTTTTCGCGTACTTTTAACTACCCTGAGGTATCGGCGCCATGTAAATCGGTGGAACCTCTACCGTGATGGATTCGAAGTCGCCGGAGGAAAAGGGTATCGGCGCCATGTAAACCGGTGGCACCTCTACCTTCCAGTATTTTCCTATTTGACAACGGCAAGGTATCGGCGCCATGTAAACCGGTGGCACCTCTACCATAAAGCGTCAACTTTGCGCCATCACCTGGGGTATCGGCGCCATGTAAACCGGTGGCACCTCTACCATAAAGCGTCAACTTTGCGCCATCACCTGGGGTATCGGCGCCATGTAAACCGGTGGCACCTCTACCATACTTGTCATAACTACTTGTCCTTCTTGGACTTAGATGATTTCTTTGTCTCCTTTTGGACCTTCGGTGCCTTGAACTTGGCACGCTTGTCCTTGAAATAGTCGGATTTCCCGTTCCTGACCATGTGGCAGATGACGGATGCCGCGTTGCTGTCGGCATTGACGGAGACCTGGCACATCGGGCACGCCGGGTTGCCGCAGATGAAGGTACGCTTGAAGCGGAAGTTCTTCCCTTCCTTCATGGCCCGCATCGAGGCACAGGGGTCGAAACCATTTTCAGACGGGTCATGGGATACCGCCTTGGCGTTTCCGCAGCAGTCGCATGTCTGGGATGTGAACTTGGCGGATACCTCGCGGAACAGGATGCCCATGTGGGTGCACAGGCGCTCGACATCGTGCTTGATGAGGGCGATATGGAGCGCCTTCTTGGTGTAGCACTCGATGCTGTCGCGTGCCATGGCCACCGTTCCCTTGCTGGTAGGGGTGCACGCGATGACGATGGTCTGTCCCTTGGCGGAGATCCTAGCGGGGGTGTTCCAGTGCTCGGTAGCCGGGAACACCTTGGGGAACTGCGCGGGCCTGGGGGGCTTCTTGCCCTCGGGATATGTGATTTCTGCGACGGTGCGTCCCTTCCGGACGGAGACCTTGTAATCCTGGCGGGGATCGATGCCCCAGTCTCCCGTGATTGTCATGTATAGGGACTTGAAGGAGCTGTCCTTCTCCAGCTCGTTGAGGTTCAGGTCCTCCATGGCGATGAACGCCGGCCTGAACGCCCCATCAGATGTCAGGATGTCGGAAATGAACCTCTGGGTAATGCAGCGGATGGATTCGTTAAGGAAGTCGTACCTTGCGGCAAGGGCCTTGGCGACCTCGGATTCCCTGGCGAACACCTGTTCCTCGGAATGGTTGAGGTCCCATTCGGACTGGCGGTGGTAGTATTCGATGCGGTTGGCGAAGATCTGGCGCATCTGGATGCGGAAGGTCTTGGTGTGGCCGATGATGGCGAGCTGCTGTTCGGAGTAGAACGGGGAGCCGTCCTTGTCGGTCCTGCGTTCCATCCTGGTGAACAGGGTGGCCATGGGGTCATGGGACGGGCGCCAGTCGTGCTGGATGTCTGGAGGGTTCCCGTCGCGTACCCCGAGGAGGAAGATGGCGCCCATGGTGGCCTTTCCATCCCGTTCCTCGGCAATCATGTCTTCGATTTCCTTCCGGGTCGCCTTGGAGCAGTGGGCATTGAGGACATCGAGGCCATACTTCTTGGAGAACCAGTCAAGGGCTTCGTTCCAGTTGACCATTCCGGGATACTTGGAAGCGGGTTTCGAGAGCACCATGGCGAACCTTGCATATCCGAGGTCGATGCCGAGGCCGGCGTCCCAGTTGATTTCGGCATCCTGGGACATGAAGGGCTTCTGGCACGGGACGGTGTACGGTATGTTGAGTGTCATGGCCCCGGTGGATTTCAGCATGGAGAAGCGCGGGATTATGCACTCGGAGGTGTACTTGAACAGGTCCTTCGGGTAGTAGTCGTTCCCGGTACGGTCGGACTTTGCCCGGAATTCGACACGGAAGCGACTTGCCTTCTTGGGACCGGGGATATAGAGGAGTTCGGCGGAATAGTTGTAGTAGCCGTCCAGTTTCTTGACGGAATCCCTGGGCAGCATCGGGATGTTCGGCTTGAACACGTTCTTCTTTGGGAACGATTCCTTCACGATGCGCTCGAATGCCTTCATGGAGGCCAGGTACAGTCGTTTGAGTTTAGGTTCCTTGGCGAAGTCGGGTTCGGTGATTGTGGCATTCTCACCGCAGATCTTGCACGAGATGGGCCATTGGATGACGGAAGTGTCCGGCATCAGGCCGTTTACGTGCCTGAGGTGCTGAGGGCCGAGCTTGATGATGGTTCGCTCGGCATGTTTCCGGGAGAATTCGTTGCCGTAGATGCTTTCGGACACTTCGCGGACAGCGGTCCTCCACTTGCCATCGTCGGTATCGCTCATGCCGAGTACGCACTGGGCATAACCCTTCAACATCGTGTCAAGGTCGCCGCAGATGGTATCGCACCACCACTTTGCCGGAATGGAGGTTTCCTCGCCGAAAATCTTGTCCGTCTTCCGGTTGAGGGAGTTGATGAACTGTTCTCGGTCGCACAGGATGAAGCCGTCGTCCTCCTGGGGCGCCATGAGTTCACGGGTGACATACCCGGTAATCGTCTTCTTCACCAGTACGCGCTTCCTTCCGTGGACGAGGGTGAATTCGCCTTTCAGGATGTCCCCAGGGACTGCGCCGGCATAGAGGTCCATGATGGTGAACTTCTTCATGTCGTTCTTGACACCGGATTCGACCGTGTAGACATCGAACCAGTGTTCGGACATGTTGGCGAGGATGTCGTTGATTGTTTCCTTGGAGGCATCGAAGGTTTCCAGGAGTCTCGGATCGACGGACTTCGGGTTAATCTTGCACACCGCGGTACGGTTTTCGGTGAACGGAATTTCGGCCCCGCTTGCATCCAGTTTCGGATTGCCGGTTTCCCGGTCGAACTTTACTGCACGGTGTTCGATGAACTTGCATTTCTTGGGTTTGTACTGGTGTTTCATGTTTGGTGAGTTCTCCGGTTTATTAGAATTTTGGTATTCCCTTGAGCCCGTGGCCCCATGCGGCGAGCTGTACCATGCGGGCCTTGTCGGCGATTTCGGGCCAACGTTTCCTGAGGGCATCGCGGGCGAGGTCGAGGACCGTATGGGCCTGGTCGAACTGGAAGAACACGGTACGCTGCATATCGTCCTCCGCGTACTGCTTTCCGCGGGGATCGATGAACACGGCGTACCAGATGTTCGGATTGTCTGCCATCAGTCCACCGCGTCCATGTTGGTTTCGTACTTGGGGGGCTGCACCGGCGGGGTGTCGAGGCGTTCTACCTTGACGGTTCCCTCGACCGCGTTGTTGCTGCGGTCGCCGACGATGCCGGTGATGACGGTTTCCTTCATGGCGTCATATTCCTCGTCGGAGGCGCCATCGGGGATTTCGAAAGTCCTGGAGACTGTGTAGGTGAGCTTGAACTGCATAGGATGTATCTCCTTGTCTGTTAGGTATTTACGGTTGTCTGTTCCGGTACATTGGTATCGAGGGCGATGGGCAGGCGCCTGATGCTTGCCATTCCACTCACCACTTTCATGATGAACATGGGTTTCTCGGGGGCGTCATCGAACACGGCGTATAGGTTTGCCGCGTCGTTCCAGTTCTCGTCGGTTTCCCTTTTGAGCACGAGTGAGGCGCTAAATATGGCGAGGCCGGCCTGGATGTTCCCCATGAGCATCCGGAACCTTTCTTCCACTGGTAGTAGCTTGTCGTTTGCCATCACTTCCTCCCCGGCCTTTCCCGTTTGAGCCATGTACATTCTTCGAGCCACCCATGTGCCCATGCGTAGCGGTACTCGTTGGGGTACTGTTCACGGAATTCCTTCATGGTCTTGCACTTGCGTGCGACCTTGACGATATCGTCCTTGGTACGGTAGTGCTTGACGCCGACTTCCCTTTCGAGCCAGGTGAACGACTGGAGCCAGCCGTGCCTGTTTGCAGTGACGTAGGCGGAGGGGGCCTTGGTACGGAAGTCACGTATGGTCTTGAACTTCTTGGCGATGCGCCGGCACTCTTCCTCGTCGAGGGAGTTGCGCTTCACCCGTTCCCTGGCGAGCCAGGTATACGAGTCGATCCACCCTTCCTGCTGTGCCTTCGTTGCGGCACTGCGGCAAGTGGACCAGAATTCCTTCATGGTCTTGCACGTGCGGGCGACTTTCTCACAGTGTTCCTTGGTGCGCTTTGTCATAACTCGATATCCCATGATTTGAAGTATTCCGGCTTGTAGTCCTCGATGCCGTGTTCCTTGGCGTAATCATCCGCCCGTGCTGCCAGGTACTTTCCGATATTGGCCGTCGACTGATGAATGTCTCGGCATTCGTATAACAGCTGCGATGCCCATTCGGACAGGTATTCCCGGAATTCCCGGTGTTCCGGCATGTGCCACCAGGCAACCGCGTCATCAATCTTCTTCTTGCCACCGCCGAACTTGAACCAGCCGGCCTTGTAGGCGTTGGTCTTGGTCTTGTATCCGTAGCCGTTGGCGTTGTCGATGATTTCGCCGGTCTCCTTGTCCACGATCTCGAAGCGACCGGGACGGTCCAGCATGTCAACCACGTCGAATGGGGCATCGGTGCCCGGAATGCCGTTTACTGGTCTAGGGAGTGTCATCCTGGGCCTCCTTGAGCTTCCTGCCCCTCTTGGACTTCTCGGTGATTGCGACCATGGGCCGGAAATCGTCGATATTGTCCCATTTGTCGCGGTTGTCGAGGCACCACTGCACCATGTCGCGGCATTCGTCGCCGTAGCCCATCAGGTCGATGCAGAGCCACGCGCTGTCCTTCCAGAGGGCATCGCCCTTATCGAGGAGTTCCTTGAACTGGGGAATCATCAGGCGGCCCATTGGGCTACCGGTCATGTGCCGGCTTGCGAGTGCAAGGTATGGCTCTTCGGGATTGTAGAGTTCCTTGAAGTTGCACTGGGATAGGATGTAGGTGAGCACGCCGGCATTTCCGTACGGGTACTTGGTGAGGCCAAGTGGCATGATGGCCTCCATGGACTCGATGACCTTCTGCTTCTTGAGTACCGCGGTGTTTGCGCGGTCGATGGTCGTGTTGGCGAGTTCGGTGATTGTCTTCATGAGGAACTTCACGTTCTCGTCGGAACGGGAGGCGAAGGAACGCATCATGAGGAACAGGATCTTGGGGGCATTTCCGGAACGGAGGAGTTCCGACATCATGTCAACTTCTTCCTGTGTGAGCTGTAAGTCCAATACTTGATTTAGTTCCATGTTCAAAATATAGCAAAGCCCCGTCGCGTTGGCAACGGGGTTTATGAAATAATTTCAATGATGGCTAATTTCGTTCGTTGAAGCCGGGAAGGACATCGAACAGTTCGTCTGATTCCGGCGCTGCATCGCACATTTCTTCCGTCATGGAATCGACGGCTTCATCGATTTCCTCGTCGGCTGGCCTCCCGTCGGCAGGTATCACCTTGTCACGGCATTCATCCGGCGCAGAGATGAGTTCCTTCACTTCCTTGCGGAACGCGGCCTTGTCCTCGTCGGAACCGAACCACCTGACAAGATCGCTCATGCGGAAGCCGGTCTCGTCATAGAGTTCATCCTCCTCGTGGCGCAATTTGAGGAGCTTTTCCTTGGGGGTTTCCTTCTTGTATTTATCGGGGTCGAGACCGCAGGTCTTGATCTGGCTGATGATGGCAGCATACTTGGCCTTGACCTCGTCGCGGTACTTGGCAATCTTCGCGTCACGCTCAGATTCGAGTTTTTCCACTATCTGGTTGATTGATGCATCGGTAACGAGGGTTATCGGTTCCGGCTTCACGCGCGTGTCGATCTCTCCAGGAAAATCCTCATATCTGATGTCGAAACCACTGGAACTCCAGGAACGGCCATCGTCGTACAGCTGGATGCCGGTACCATGGAACCGGATTTCCCACTTCATGAACTTGATGTCATCAACCATGATAATTTCAACAGAATCGCCATGGTCGTGCATGATGCGCTGTCCGACGTAGCCCTCGATTTTCTTCACCAGGTCCTCGCCATGGGTGAGGCACATGATGTCCCGTTTGAGATTGTGGATATGGGCCTTTCGGTCTTCCCAGTATTTGTCTAAGTCAGCCTTGGCGGCATGGTAGTTGTTTAGCTCGGCCTTGATGCCTTTGAGCAGTTCAGACTTTCGTTCCTGTGATAGCATGTTGTATCTCCTTAGATTTCAGTGTCCAGCCATTCCCCGAACCGGCGGACCAATTTTGCAACGACGAGCACCGCAGTCATGATGAATATGAATGCCAGTTCGCCACCGAGCAGAAGTGTGTCGGCATGTTCGATACCGAGGGCATCCCCGCCAACGATTATGACGAATATGAAGACCACCCAGACGGCGAGTATGCTGAAGAATATAACGTCCTTTCGTGTCATGTTCTACTCCACCAGTTGTCCATCGGCGCCAACCTTGACCTTGGTGACACGATATGACCATTTGTTGACACGCAGGAACTTGGTCGGATCCTTACGGTGATAGTAAGTGTCACCTTCGCGTTTCCATTCGTTGAACGGATAAATTGCGCACTTGCCGCTCCACGAGCTGCAGATGCGCCAGGCGTTGTCGGTCGAGTAGCCTGGACCACCGTTGACGAAGGCCATGTAGCCGATGCACATTCCGGCCAGGGTGCCGAATAGCGACACCGCGATGCACATTGTGATTTTAGCCATACCATCTCTCATTTCTTGTATCTCCATGCAACTACGGACTGTTCGTCAATGGGTTTTCCATCTGGGCCCTCGATGTACCACTGCTTGTCATAGTCAACCACCTCGTCACCGTCGGAATCGGTGTATGTGAACGGTTCCTCGCCCGCCCATACTTGTCCGGACACGATACTCCCGTCCTTCAACCGGTATTCTGTTTCATGGATGTCCCAGTCATACGGAAACGCAAAGGAAACTTCGCAAGATAGGAAACGGCCCTCCAAATCCTGCCATTCGGACCATTCTTCCATATTACTTATTTCCCGCAAGTTCTTTCAGGACTTCGAGCGCATGATTGTTGATGAGGGTACCTTGTGTCGGCTCGTCGATGTGCCCGTTCTCGTCAATGTCGTACTTGTTCCCATCACAAACCAGGTAGTATCCTTTGAGGTGCTTTTCCCTGACTTGGTTCTGTACGGACATGAGGGCCTCGGCGTTACGGGCGATGCCGACCAGCTTGCCTTCCTTGTAGACGCTAATAGGGGACATGATGGCATTGTTTACCGTGAGTTCCGGTCCCCATTCATCCCTCAATTCGTCAAGGAGACACGAGACAGCGTCTCTGGTAAGAAACATTTCGCCTTCCCTGATGAAATCGTCCATCTTTTCCAGCATGCCGCGCCCGGTAGTCTCGTAGTGGTTGAAGAACAGTTCGCGCAATGCGGAAAGCTGCTTATCCATCGGCAACTGGAAGATTTTGCCGAGCAGGCCGCTCACATACTTCATGTGGTCGATTGTACTCTGGAACTGATACAGGGTCTCTGCGATTTCATGTTCGTTCTTGGTCATGGTGGTTCTCCTATACCAATGCTGCGGCCTTCGAGGGAAGCATTCCCCTGAGCCAGTTGAGACGGTGGCAGAACTCGCGGATGGTGAGAACGGTCTCGCCCTCCTTGCGCTTTCCGACACTGTGGGTGAATGTCGCGTTGCCGGCTGCCCGGAGCGCGTTGCGGAAGCCCTCGTTCTGGAACAGCGCGAGGTATGCGCGGTCCAGGAGGTCCTGGTATTCCTTCGACCGGCGCCCGATCTTCTGGCCGCGCCAGTAGAGTGTCTGGTGCTTCTTCCAGTCCTTCTCGCTACCGGCCCGCTTCGCGGCGATGCCGATGAGGGAGCAGATATGTACCTGCATGTCCGGGTTCGCGAATTTGAGCGACTGCAGGAAGCCTTCCATCGAGGCGCAGCGTACGCCGTCGATTACGAACTCGTGCGCGGCAAAGTTGCTCAGGGCGTTAGAGGGATAAGAGCCGTTAGATCCTACGTCCATATTAGTACCTCTTGTCTTCGAGCCAGTCGTTTTCGAGCGATACGAACCCGATTACGCCGGCAATGAGTAAAATCATGTAGACAATCCAGAATATCAGCCGGTGGTGGACACTGACATAGGCATCGCGGGCCTTGTCGATGGTGACACCAGGTTTGAATTCGGCCTTGTTCATGCGGTGGTTGTCGATAATCGCGAACAGCGTTCCCGATACCTGCAACGGCATCGTATGGTACACGTAGCGCAGATGGTAGCCGCACGGGATTGTCTTGTAGTAGTCATAGTCCCGGTAGGGGAATTCGTCGAAACGAAACACCTTGCCGATGAAGCGCACATTCGCCACGCTGAACACGTCAGTCTTCTGGTGGTCCCAGGTCCAGTATGTTTCCTCATGACAATGGCGGTCCTTGCCCTCTCCCTCGCACACGGTGCGGTGATGCTTGGTGTACCTTTCCAGTTCGCGCCTGATGGACATGACCCCGCTTACGTTCTCGTCCTTCGCCTCGCCGATAGCGGACAGTGTCCCATAGGCGAAAGTGGAACCGTAATTCGTTGCGAAGACGTAGTTGAACTGCAAGGAGTCGTTGTTAATCTGGACGGCCTTGGTGTACACGGCATTCTTGTCGCGCATGTGGTTGTCGATTGCGTCGGCAATCTTGATGCCGAGCATCAGGGCGAGGCCGATGATGCCGATGGAGAAGATGACTTCTCGGAATGTGACTTCGATATCGTTCATATTAGAGGAGGTTTCTCGGTGCGTCTGCGGGTGCGTCGTATTTCAGGTAATCGAAGGACTGGATTTCATACCCGGTGAACGAGAGGAAAATGGATGCCGGGAAGGAACGGACATAGCGCTTGTATTCCTTTACGCTCTGGTTGTAGTTCTCGCGCACGGCAGCAATCTTGTTCTCGGTCAATGCCAGTTCCGTCATGTACTGGCGGTAGTTCTGGTTGGCCTTCAAGTCCGGGTAGCGTTCAGCGACGGCCTGGATGTATGCGCTCGCGTTCACCTGCTGGTTGGAATTTTCCTTCGGACCGCGGGCCTTGGCAAGTTCCACGATGACCTCGCTTTCATGCTGGTTGTAGCTCTTGACGGCATCCGCCAGGTTGTAGAGGAGGTCAACACGGCGCTTCTGGTAAACGTCGATGTCGGAGAAGGCGGTGTTCACCTGTTCTTCCATGGAGATTGCGGAGTTGCGGTAGGAGAAGCATCCCACTACGCAGGCGCCAATGAGGGCAGCGATTGCGAAGAGGCAGATGAGGGTGATTTTGAGGTATTGCATTTGGTTGTTTTCCTTTTTGGTTAGTTGTTGCATGTCCCGGACATACGGTAGATGTCCAGCAGGGACGGGTTGTCAATTCCTTCGAGTACATCCACTTCGATACCGAGCTTGCGGATGTCGCGGATGGTGTAGGCAAGATCCTTCATGAGTTTCCGGCACTTCATCATTTCCTGGATTTCGACGGACTGGGTGACGGTCTCGGTTTCGCCCGGAACATCACCTTCGACCTCGACTTCCACCGTAGGATCAATGGCGCCGTTTGCGAGCTGCATCATCCGTTCAGTGGTCATCATCTTGAAGTTGTTGATGATGAAGGCGCACTTGTCACGCAATTCTTCCGGGATCTCGCGTGACGCAATCACCATCAACTGCTTGCACTGTTCAAAGGAATATGTGTGGAACAGGTAGAAGTTGTGGTGTCCGAGTTCCCTCGCGAGTTGGGCATCATCCACTTCAGCCATGGTGTCGATGATGTAAAGGAACTTGTTGGCCGCGGACAGTTCTTTTGCTTTCTTGATTACATCTGACATTGCGCTTCCTCGGTTGTACCACAAATGTAGCAAATAAAACTATGCACGGCAACTACATCGGTTTCAGTACAATCTGCGCGGTCGCTTCCATCACGACGAACTTTACCTCGTCACCATATTGCTGTATCATGGGGACCTTTCCCCAGCACCTGAAATATGTGTGTTCGGTATTCAGTTCGCGCCGTGCGACATGTGGTGCACTGTAATGCTTTGCCAACGAGATGTCATCGACCCATTTATGGATCGTCGGCGTGCATTTCCAGTATTTTATGAAACCACCGTCACCTGGCTTGTGTGCGGCAATGACATAGAATGTGGTCGGGGCAATTTTGATTTCTTCCATCTTTTCTCCTAGACGATGTAGTCGGTTACTGCGGTTTCATTGACGGCTCCCTTGCGCCTGTAGGCGAAGTGGGCCTTGACGAGTACGGTCTTGCCGTGCATACGCGCATAGTGCGCACGGACGAGCCAGCACGGGACATTGAAGTTGCTATATTCGCGGGTGCTCGTAAGCGCCGGGGAATACTTCTTCCAGTTGTCATCCGTGATGTGGATGTACCGGTAGGCGACGGAATGCTTCAACGGCTTCTTGCCGGCATAGATGCACTTGCGGTCGGTCTCTGTCTTGGATTCCTGCGGCTCGGAAACGGTCTGGCAGGTGCGCGTCTCCTCCGCAATCCAGAGGTTCGCGAGAAGTCCCTCGACATCGAACACCTGGCCGGTGCCGGCGTTGTCGTATTCCTGGTCATACACGGTGTCCGCGCCCTTCATGTCCTGGTCGCGCACGAGGGCGCCAATGGGAATGTTGAAGTATTCGTTGTCCCCCTGGGCGACATCGCGCCGGTGGATGACATAGCACATCTGCTTGGATGCGATGAGGTAGATGTATTCGAAGTGGCCGTTCAGGGGAATTTCGATCAGTTCCTCGTAGAACGAGCCGCGAATACCCGGCTGCACCTCCTCTTCCGGGCTTGCATGGGCAAGATCGACCAGGTGCTTGCGGTATTCCATGCGGAGTTCCTTGGTCGGGGAACCCAGTGACAGGAGGAACTCGGTCGCCCTGTAGGACAGCTTGCGCATGCGGCAGGTCGGCTTCGGATAAATCATTGAATCGCACAGGTACACGTTGATGCTGTTCCCGAACGGGGCGGAGAGGTCCACCTTCGGGTGGTCCTGTTCATAGTCGTGCACGGTAAAGGGCAGGATTTTGAGCCTGCGCTTGCGCTGCAAGGCCTTCTCGTCGGTAAGCACTTGGAGCATGGCAGAGGCATATTCGCCCTTGCCGACCAGCTTTTCCACGCGGCGGTACACGAGGTCATTGCAGTTAAAAACAATGGGATTCACGGTTTCCATGCTCAAAATGTAGCATTTGGGCCACAGAATGGCAACTTGGGACAAAAATCACATAAACTTTTATAAAACTTATGGTAATTTTCAGAAAACTTTATGCGATTTGTACTAGTTTTCCTGCAGAAACAAAAGGAGGCCAACATGGCATACCGTGGATATCATAACTTACGCTCGGCAAAGGAAGACATCGAACTTAGCGAATGGGAACAGCTCGAAATCGACAAGTGCAAGGATTCCGCCGAATACTTCATCCGGAACTACTGCTACATCGACACCAAGGACAACGGGAAGCAGCTTTTCGACCTGAGGCCGCGCCAGGCGCAGTTGCTCCAGGAACTGGACAACAACCGCTTCATCAAGGGAGACTGGTACAGGCAATCCGGTTTCACGACCACCTGCCTGGCCTACCTCATGTGGAAGATGATTTTCACAGACAACCCGCTGCTCATCCTGTACATGAACGACACCAACGACGAGTGCAAGGGGGAATTCTACAAATTCCGCGATATGTACATCAACCTTCCATACTGGATGCAGCCAGGTGTCAGGGCGTGGAGCAAGACGAATGTTGAACTGCGCAACCGCAGCCGCATCATGGCCATGCCGGTGACTGACAGCAACGGGCGCGGGCTTTGCCCGAACTACATCATGTTCGACGATTTCGGCTTCCTCACTGACCGTTGCGCCATGCATTGCGTCCAGGCAATCATACCGACCATCATGTCAACAAAGACCGCGCACATCATCACCGGCCATGCGCACAAGTTCGGCAACCAGACGGCATTCAACCTGATGTACTGGAAGAACAACGAGAAGCTGTTCTATGTGTCCGAGAACAGTTGGGACACCGATACGCAGCATGATGCCGCATGGGCTGAAGCGGAAAGGGTCAAGATTGGCGATTTCGAGTTCGAGCGCCGGTATGTCGGTACAATCGTCCAGAATGTCATGGATTCCAGCAAGAAGGATGAACCGGCACCAATACCGTTCTGGGCAGGCGCAATCGACAGGATACCGGATCTAATTCGACGCAACAGATGGAACGTTAAATTCCACTCCCGCCGGAATGACTGGGAAACCCTCAATGAACACCTGTCGGTGTACTACATGTGGCATACCGAAGTTGAATACTACGGGAAGAAGTACCCTGCCTTGAAATTCGGCATCAGGAATGACGAAGGAGCCGTGGCAAGCGCGATGGACCTTGAAGGCTATGTCACCGCGGATTTGAACATATTCGACTGGAAGCTCGGAAAACCGGTGGCCGGCACCCGATATGAATGCGTGTGTCTGAATTCCCTCATAACTCCGGAAATACTGGGGTATGAAGATGAGAAGGCGGAATACTGGCGCACCGAAGTGACACTCATCATCATGGACAGGTGCTCCATCGTGGACGGTAAGGGGCGCATTCCAGAGATTACCGACGAGACAACGGATGAAATCCTGGAAGAATATCTGAACAAGACGCATGGTTGGCGTGAGGCGATATCCATCTTCCTGGATGACAACTGCCGTGCATAAGAAAAGGGCCAGCTGACTCTGGCCTTTTTACTTTATCTTGGGTCTCAGAGCCGAATACAGTGCAACAAGGTCACTTAAGTCATTTGATGCGATAGGTATCCGAGTAAGCTGCTGGGTGACATTGTACCAGTTGTGACCCTGTATATCAAAAAACTTGAATGTATATGGCCCGTAAGTTCCAAGTCGCTCGTTGCACCATTTAGTAAGGAGCTCATCACAGACGCAGCCAAGCGAAGGTCCGGCCTCGGCATACCTCATTTTTTTCACACCGCCGTCGCAGTATTCTTCAAACCAAAGAAGAATTTTCATATCATCAGAAACATTGGCGCATTTCACCGCGTACATGTATTCATCAGGATCCACCCCAATGGACCTTATGAATCTATCCTGTGCCTCCGGATACCGATATTTCAATAGTTTTTCACGAAGTTTGATAAAAAACCGAGTGATAATCATGGAATACGCAGACAATGTAATGTAACGACTCATTTCGCCCGTTCCCTCATTTCCGCCTGGTGCATCAGGGCATTGTAGACATTCGCCATGTCCGACCAGTTCTTGATGGAAAGGGGCCACTCTGGATTCATGGTATGCGCCCTTCCCCTAGGGACCAGGCGCTTATCTATTCCACTGAGGTAGAACCCGTTGAACTGTTCAAGGTTACGCCAGCACCAGTGCATGAAATTCAGGTCAGCAGCGTCACCCAGACTTGGTCCGAGTACCCAATCAATACTAACGGCACTGCTGCCGTTACTTATCTGGAGTACCAGTTCCATTTCCCGGCATATCTTTGCCTGGGACATGGCATAATCCCATTCATCGGACGTGAGACCATTGGGCACCAGACCCGGACGCTTCTTGCCACGGACAAGTCGCACAACCTTCATGATGAATGCAGTGATTATCATGGTAAAGACGGACAGGTTGAAGTATTTCATGCGTTCTCCTGGGCAAGCAGTTCATAGTAGCGACCGACAATATGCAGGATATCGGTGCGCGTCATGATATCTTCCAACTTGGAAACATCGCCGACGCGAACGTCCGGGGGAAGTTCCCAGGATATCGAGGATGTATGGCTGAACCCGTATCCGCCGGTACAGTTGATTGTCCGGCAGAATTCATACAGTTTCTGCCTATGCTCGCATGTATTCAATTCCGGGCCGAGGACGACCGACTTGGCATCGCACCGAATGCGTCCATCGCTCGTTTTCCAGGTCTTTGTGAAATGCACCGCCGTATAAGGAGGTTGGCAGTCGTGGAACATTGGCTCGGAACCTCGAAAGGACATCTTGAACTTGTCGGCCAGCTTCATGACAAACGCGGTAAATATTGCTGAATAGAAAGCCAATGATAGGTTCTTGACACTCATGTAGCAAACTCCTTGAATGCCCTGATTACGGCATATTGTGTCTTCTGGTCCATAAATCTGCTAGAGGCACCGGTACTCGTTATTGACCCATACGAGTCGGGATAGTTGATCAGTGACAGCACATCTATGTGATCGCATTCCCATCGTTGTGACCGCATGTTGGAGGCTTCCCGCAGAAGTTCAAATATGTCCGTAGGGGTCCTGTAGATTATCTTCTCGTACTCGGCGTTACCAATAAGGAGATACTGGTCCTGTGCGATTGATGTCGTATCGGTGTACACGGCGAACACGCCGACAATCTGGTTGTCCCCGTGCAGGGAGCCGCGCTTGCCGGCAAGCAGGGTGAATACCTTCTGGACGAACCGTCCGGCAATACACCCGTACATGATCTTGATTGGTATCTCTAGTCGCATGAAGGCCCCACCACGGTATAGTAGGCGTTCTTGAACTTGTCGATTTCATGCTGGTTCAGCAGGCACCTGTCCAGGCCGTCCATGTCGTCGCCCCAACGGGACGTTGGTATCATATCCCTCATGATGGCTTCGTTCATGCGCCATCCGGGCGCGGTAATGCACTTGCCGATTTCTCGCAGGAACCAGTTAAAATCGTTGAAATCAGCCAGTTTGCCGACATAGAGTATAATGACCACCTCTTCCCTAATGATATCATCACTAGTTCCATAATGGATGTAAAAGACGGTTTCCTTCTTGCCGGTAATCTGGAAGGACAGCTTCATGAACGACTTGTACAGGAAGTTGCCTATCACGGAACCGTATGCCATCAACTGGAGGTATTTCATTCCTTCTTTCCAATGCTTCCGTCGTGGCGGAAACCGATGTCCATAACCTTGAACGGATGTTCGTATGCTTCCTTGCGACTGCATGAATGACACTGGCAACATTCGCGAATGCGTATAATGCCATAGCCATCTTCCCAGGCAATCATGTCAATTCTCGGATCTTCACACGAGAATGTGCAGCGTTCATCGCCATACGATTCCAGTTCTTTCCTGATATCGGCCTTCTCGGTATCCTGTAGGGGGAACAGCAACGGGGTAAGCGGGATGCTCGGATGTCCCGGATGCTTCGTCCCATGCGACAACTTCCATACGGACTTGTACAGCCTACGCATCTCCGGGATATAGGGGATTGCATCGTCACCCTTGACGAAGCCGGCCTGGATCGACGACAGATTTTCAAGTGTCGGCTCCGGGATGTACCCGAGAGAGAACATGTTGATGGGCTGCTGGAACATGCCGGAGAAATAATGCGGAATCACGTCGCACTGCACGTTTTTCAGGCAGAAGCACGGGCGAAGCATGAGATATCCATACTTCTCTCGGAGTTCATGCCATACAACCGCAGTAAGCAGGTTGAACTGTTTGCAGTCACAGTTGAACAGGTTGATAATGGGCAGGACATGCTTTCCTTCCCGGAGAGCACGGACAGCCAGGAGGGTGCTATCCATTCCGCCGGTAAACAGGATTCCAACAGTACCCGACGGTGCCTTGTCCGGGCCGTCTACGAGCTCGTAGAAGGCCTCGTCTTCCATTCGTTGCCCATAGAACAAGTTGGTGCAGTGCTTTATAATCTTATCACCATCTTCGGTGAAAGGATATACATCAACTTTGGCTACCCCAGGGCGATTTTGGTTGAAAGCCGGCGCCTTGTCCTTGGCGTACACTTTTACTTTTACATCCATCATCTCAGCTTCACCTTCTTGGTGCAGATTTTGCCGCACTTGACGCAACGGGACACGTAGGTGCGTTCCTTGGGCCACTTGTCATCCGGGCCAAATCCCTGGTCCTGCTTGTCGATGATTTCGTACTTGTGCATGCAGAACTTTCCGGTGAGCCAGAAGATTACAGAGAGGGTTATTGCGATTACCGCGATTACAACGATTACGTTCATTTTTACTCCTTTATGCCACAATGTAAATACAGGTGTTTTCGTCAGCCTTCACATCGTCCGTATGGTACTTGTCGGTCAAAGGCCGATAATCACATCTCTGGAAGATGACGTGGTAGCCGGTCTTGCTTTTGAGAATGAGGGAAACCTTGTCCTCACCAAACGGACGGCATTCATCCCGCAGACACTTGCGATATTCCTCAATCCTGGCCAGCATGGTTTCATCGGTGTCATTCTCGCCACAGTCAACGTCAATGAAGTGCATGCCGCGGCCACTGGGACGGCACTTGTCGAAAACGGACGGGTATTCGACACTCGCGAAAGGAAACTGGCCATCGAGTTCACAGAGGCCCAGGTAATGGGCGAGCTCCACGTTCACGCGACGGATGTCCTTCTTGTTGATACCGATGACGATGCGGCCACCTTCCTCAACATGTTCGAGCATGCTCTTCTTGATACGTTCAAGTTCAGCCACATTGTGGATGAACCAGTGCTTACCGGCCTGTGAGCCCTTGTCGGTCACGCCGTCCTTTCGGCGCTTGAGCCACATGACATGGTAGGCTTCATGGGGTTTGAGTTCCTGGGACGCAATCCAGGCCTTGATTTTTTCGTAATTATCTCTGATTAGTTCCATACACCAAATATAGCAATAAACAAAGAAAACTGCAACTCGTCGTCGCAGTTTCCGCTTCATGACACTAATTGTGGCTATTTACGGGCACCACCAGGGGGTTTCACAACCCTCCTTTTCTTCGGGAGGCACCCAGTACGGATCGTCACCGGAACCGGAGAGCAAAGCAGTGCCGGCTTCCATGTCGAGAATTTCAAGTTGCGGTTTAATGTATGCTTTCTTCATAAAATTCCTCTGGCCGGAGATTTATCATTTCTCCGTTTCAGATATGATTGTTTCGCGAAGCTGTTCGCGCAATTCGGGTGGAGTGGTGGCAAGGAAAAGCGTCATCAGGGCAAACTTGCTGCCTATGGCGCCATCGCTGAACCTATGCCATCTTGCTATCTCATCATCAAGACTAGGGGATTTGTTCGACACGTTTGAGGGTCTCCTCGAATTGGTACACACGGAAACCCTTGACGTTCGTATTCGTCTTGAATGCCTTGGTAAGGGCGTAAATCACAATCAGCGCATCATCCAGGCGTTCATACACCTTCGCTTCATGGATTTCATCGGTCTTCGCAATTTCATATGGACGACCGACCTCGTACTCGCCGTTTTCATCCTTCCTAGACTGTACCCAGATGTCCTTGATGAACTTCGTGTCTTCCTCGACAAGGTCCTGCACGATTACATAGAACACATTGGGGATAAAGCACGGGTCTTTCAATTCTGCTGCCATTATCGGTACTCCGCGACTACTGTGGATGTTGATGTAGAACCGCCCATTCGTTCCACTTCGGCCAGGAATGCTTCGGCCTCCTGCTGTGTCCTGAAATGACGGTTCCAGGATGAATCGCAATCATGGTCCGAGAAGCCGCACCAGAAAATGCCGAGGAAACGGTACTGCGGTTCAAACCTGACATGCAGTTTGTCATCTGTATCGAACCATTCGCGCTTGACGATACGGTACTTAGTTGCCATTTTCATCCTCGACAATATAGTGGAACTTGCACATGTGCATCTCATGCATACCCGGACAGATGATGGCATATCCCGGATAATTTCCACTCGGTGTGCAGTCCTTGGTGAACGGGTCAAGCTGGCACTGGGATGCCGGCGCGACGAACTGGACAAAATCGTTAAAGCTGGTTACGCTCGCACAATGATAGTGCCCACAGATAATTCCACGGAAATAAAAGTCCCTGAGCGCCCACAGGAATGTCTTTGCGGCATCCTCGCCGATGGAATGGGCATCGACATTCATGAACCTGTGGAATGGCTTAATCAGCGGCATGTGCATGAAGAGCGTATAACTGTCAGCACTCTTGCGGTTCCATTCGTGGTCCATAAATGCTTCGAGCCCCTGGTGCGGAAGCTCCTTGTGGGCATTGTCCATGGCAATGAGCTTCGTGTTTCCTGAGCCGGCCAGGATACCTGGGAGCGTAAGGATAACCACGCATTTACCGGGTTCCTCGAAAGTTCCGCCAATACGCTGCAAGTATGTTCCCGGCTTGAAGTTGTGCTCACGGTTGATATAGTCCATGTAGGCAAGGTCCAGGTGTTCTCGATTGTCGTGATTGCCCGGAATGGCCAGGATTGGGGTCCCGTTGCCGAAAGTTTCTTCCACCTGGTTGAAAATTTCGGTATAGTCCTCATAGGAGCCGTCGTCGGCAAGGTCACCTGTAAGGGCGATTGCATCGAAATCGCGGGTCCTGTTTGCTTCAAGTATCTGCTTGAAGTGCTTCTTTACATCAAACTGGCCATTGTATTCGCCGTTGATATGGATATCTGTAATTTGAAGAATGCTCATGTTGTCAAATATATGTATTGATGTTCAACTTGTCAAGCCTTATCTGCATCCCGTACGAGACGGACCGGCATGTACTTTCCTTTGGGGTTCCATCCACCAAGTGCCCATGCGCTCATGACGCTGAGCGAACTGGAAAACATTATCATGCTACTGTCGGCAGTGTGATAATAGGCATGCTCACCAAATTCCAGAGGATCCTCGGCATGGGGGAACATGGTATCGAATTGTCCAAGCGGTAGAACGCCAAGTAGCATCGATAGCCGTCGGACATGCCAGGCCTCTGTTTGCCTATCGACACCATCAATCGGCACGTTGCGAAATTCTTCCTGGTTGAAATACGAGTTTGCTTTCGCATCGAGCCATTCCCCGACAGTCGGAATATGCCATCCATCTAGCTTGCCGACTATACGCTTCGCGGCATACGCGGTGTAATAGTAGACTCCACGGTAGAACTTGATGCCGGAACCGGGGCGGTCGATGTCCTCGCAATCTACATAGTCGAGGTCAGCCAGCGACCACATGGCATTGCCAATCTTGATGGTATCGCACCAGGTGGGCCGTTCCCTCGCGGGAACATCCGGATGGGGCAAGCTGAAACCGGGAGCCGGCTTCGGCTTTGCCACTTCTGGCGGTACATAGAACGGCTGTCTGCCCTTTGGGGAAATGACATCATCTATGTCGATGAAGTTTTTCAGAAGTCCCTTTGCGACCTCTATGCTTTCCAAAAGTTTCTTTTTCTTGCGCTTGTTCATGCCCCGAATATAGCAAAAGCCGGTCGCATCGGCAACCGGCTTGACTTATTCTTCCTTTTGATGTCCAGCAAGCATGTGATGCTCGCCGGGTGGCAGTTCCTGGTACATTTTCAGGTCCTTCAAGGTTCGAACCAGGTCACTGAACTTGCAGTCGAGTTTCTGGGTAGATGTCCCCGTTTCGCCAAAGAACATGGAGTGCTTTACTTCAGTGCGCTCGATGGTGGCAGTTTCCTTGGCCATGTCATAGCGTATCCAGGAGACCTCCTTGGTCACCGGATCCACGTACTTGGTAGTGGTCACGTCGAAAGAGTGCATCCCGCGAAGGATGCCCTCTATATAGCGAAATTTCCAAATGGCAAAGTTTACTAGGTCCATATCTACAGTTTATCACCTGGAGACCAGGAGGATTTCCTCGGTCTTGCTTTCCTTGGTTTTCTTGGATGCCTTGTAGGTGTAGTCGATACGGCGTTCGTCGAAGGCGCCACTTGCCCGGAGAATTTCCACGAGCTTCGTGGTGTTGCCGTCCTTGGCGCAGCTGCTCACGATCCACTTGTATCGCATGTGGTCCATGATGAACCTTGCCAGCTTCACGTCATTCTCGACACTCCAGCCCCCATTATATCCGGCTTCGGTATTGGAATACGGCGGGTCGGCATAAACAACGGTACCGGCATCCATATTTCCATATGCCTCGTAGGAGCAGTCATTGAACATGATGCTGGTATGGGTTTCCTTGGAAATGTCGGATAGTTTCGCTTTCCATGCGGTAATCTCGACTATCTTCGGGTCGGTAAGCTGGCGCTTGCCGCAAGTCTGGTTGAAACCGCCCTTCTTGTTGAAGCGAACCAGGTTGTTCGTGCAGGACAGCATGAGGCCGAAGAAACGGTAGCCGAGCTCGGACCACCCGTCGGCAATGGACATCTGCTTCATCGTTTCCTGCAAGTGGTTGTAGCTACCGCGCAGTTCCGCGTACTTCTCGGGAATCTTGGAGGAAAGTTCGCGAGCCTTCTGCAGGATTGTTTCCAGGTCGTCCTTGCACATGTTACGGTGCATGTAGACAAGCGGGGTCATGATGTCGTTGTAGATGACCTTCTTGAACTTGTAGGCCATGTTCACGGCAACTACGCCGGAGCCCCCGAACATGTCAATAAGGGTGTCGCCGGCTGGAATAACCTTGTCGAGTTCTTCCAGGAGATTGTACTTACAGCCGGCATAAGGAAATGGTGTTCTTGTAAATTCTGTCATGATCCAAATGTAGCAAAAACGATCAAATATGGCAATTATCCACACTATACCGATTGTAAAGCTATTTTTACAAATGGCTACGGGAGGGTAATTGCCACCGGGTAAAAAATATGCTACATTTGATGAAAAGATGTTCACTTACCAGAGGAATATCCACCCATGGAATTAAGATTAAGCAGAGACAAGAGTTATCGATGGATTAACAAACTGGAAGTATCCAAATCCAGAATGGCCAAGTACACCGTAGAAACATTGAATGAAATGATAAACGCGGTCATGGCTGTTCCCGATAAGGCTCAAGACCTATACGACATCTATCCATTAGTTGATAATGGGTTTCTTACTTTTGATTCAATAAAGCTTTGTCCGGACGATGAAACGAGTGATCATAAAATTATGGGCATCGTTCTTGTCGGTGATGAAAACAAGGCACTTCTTGTATGGTCACCTCCACCACTACGTAATCTATATATATGTTACCATCCATACAAGGATGAAGCACGATGTGCGCATATTACGGTAGACGAACTGATGGTAAAAATTCAACAAGCCATTGCCCAGTGTGGTCAAACGATTGAAAAAATCAAAGAATGTATGAAGATTGAGGCACCAGAACGCAGATCCGGACAGCGTGAGCATATCACCTCGTTGATGCACCATCTTGCCGAAATCCGCACATTGAGTATGATGGGGAAACTTGAACTGTCGGATGAAATGATTAGCAACATTGCATCGCTTAACCACAAATTGTCCAATATACTCGAAGCCTATTCGAAGGGGCAAACCCTTGAACCACCCGAAATTGAAAAACAATAAGAGGAAACAATCATGAAAAGAACAGAAAAGGTACTCGTAGTAGTCGATATGCAGAACGACTTCATTGACGGCGTTCTGGAAAATCCTGCCGCAAAGGCAATCATCCCGGAAGTCGTGAAGATGATCCGCGAATGGGATGGCAAGGTGGTCGCAACCCGCGATACACACTTCGCCGACAGCTACAAGGATTCCATCGAAGGCAAGCGTCTTCCTATCCACTGTGTCTACGGCACCGAAGGATGGGAAATCCAGAAGGACATCATGGAAGCCCTGAAGGAAAAGAACGCCAAGATTATCGACAAGCACAACTTCGGCTACATCAGCTGGCCCAAGGCACTGTTCGATATCGACTCCACCGACCAGGATGCCGTTGCCGCGCTCGTTGCCGACTGGGATATCACCCTCTGTGATATCGGTACCTGCACCGACATCTGCGACGCTTCCGCATTCGCCATGCAACGTGCCTGGTTCCCGAACGCAATCATCCAGGTTGCCGAGAAGGCCACTGCCGCATCGTTCAACAACAAGTACCAGGCAGCAGCCCTCGATATCGCCCGCTGCATGCTCTGTGACGTTGTGTAGGGGGTAGCCATGTCATCCCACTCCCTTGCACTGTATTTGCAGAAGCGTATGCCGGACGGTAAGTTCCGCCTCATGAATGACATACCGGTAGTCCAGGATGCTTCCGAGGCCATGGAAATCCTCTATGGCAATTTCTTCGACTATCTCAAAGACCTCGAAGAATTGGACAAGAAGGAAATTCCTGCTGCCATCAAGAAGAACCTAAACGTAGACGGGTACAATTTCTACACCATCGAATGTGCCGACTTGTATCTGGAACTTGATGAAATCATCAAAACCTATGCCAAGGACTTGAAGGGTCTTTGTAAGGCACTCGGTTTCACCAAGACCAAGGTCGAAAATGAGTATATCTCGCTTGGTTCCATCAAGAGCGATACTACCCTGCCGGTGAACCGGGAACTTGTCAATGAAGTCATCGATGGCCGCAACAAGGCCATGATGGCTTCTACCATGCGAGGAATGTTGCAAGCGTGGCTGAATGGTTTTGGCAAGACGGACGATGTGATGGCAATGTTCCGGCTCATTGCCGTTTATGATTACTAGGAGGGTATATGCCATATTTTGTATCGTTGTACGCGGAATGTCGCCAAAAGGGCGAGAAGGAATGGAAACTGGTTGGAAACGATTCCATCACAGAAGACTTCAAACTGTTCATGGTAGGGGAACCGGGTGACTGGACTGAGAGTGATCGCTTCAATTCGTTTGACAGGCTCGATCCGAAAACCCTGTCTCCTGGAATGAAGACATATTTCCCTAAATACGAAAGCACCCCGGAACGGTTTCGCCAACTTGATATTGTCCTGTACGAGGCTCGTTTGGATGAAATAATCAATAAACACCGCGAGCATATCAAGACAACGCTCGTCGCATTGGGCATGAATGCGCACTTCGACGACTATGGCGAACTGGATGTAAATGATGACTGGCGCATCGATGACGATTGCACGGCAAAGATGCGCGAGAACCGTAAGGATTCACAGCTTACATTTCCGGTAAGCAAGGAACTGATTAACGACATCGTGATGGAAGATAGCAACTATGCCCGCGCCCTCAAGAACAAGGGAATCATGGAAGCCATCTACGGAATGATACCTTCCTATGACAACGAGTTGACCGAAATCAGGCTAATTGCGGTCAATTAGCTTCAAACTCGACTCAAACATGAAAAGGCGGGACCAAGGTCCCGCCTTTATTGTTCTTAGGATGCTAAACTTACAGCTTCGCGCACCATTCATCGGCCATCTTCAAGGCAGACTCGATGCAATCATCCATATCCAGGTAGCGATAAAGCCCGAGGCGCCCGCACAGGTGTATATGGGAATCCTTGACGGCTTCCGCATATCCGCAGTAGATTTTGTTATTTTCCGGGTTGTTGATGGGATAGTACGGCTCGTCATCGGCTTTGCTGCACATGCACGGGGTTTCCGTAGTGACCACGGTCGTCATGTTGCGCGGCACGCATATCTCGTTGCCCTCTTTCCACGGCTGGAAATGCTTATGCTCGATGGTACGGGTGTACTGGACATCCTTCGTGTTATGGTTCACCACGGCTGTTCCCTGGAAGTCCGGAATCGGCATTACCGATGTTTCGAATTTCAGGCTACGGAACGGAAGGTCATGCTGGCCATACAGCAAGTCCGGGCGTCCGGAATAGAACACATGGCCGGCCATTGCATTCAATTCGATACGCTTACCCAAGTAATCGACACCGAGGAGCAAGTTGACCTTGCTGGGCGCATCGCGGAAAATCATGTTCTCGATCCACTTGGTGTACCCTTCCTCGGGGATGCCCTGGTACTTGTCGTTGAAGTAGTTGTTGTTCCATGTGAAGCGCATAGGGAGACGCTTGATGAGATCCGGGGGAAGTTCCTCACACGGCTTGCCCCACTGCTTCTCGGTATAGTCCTTCACCAGGAGCTCGAACACCGTCTTGCCCACCATGCGCTTACAGCAGCCGGACAGGGTAAACGTATCCTCGGTGGCCTTCGCCTCGTCAATTTCCTCGTCAATCTTCGCGGAAATTTCTTCCGGAGACAGGTCAGGCCAGATGCGGGCATAGGTGTTCATATTGAACGGGAGGTTGAGATACAGGAACTTGCCGTCCTTCTTAGTCATCGCAATCGGGGAATTCTGGTACGGGACGAAGTTCGCGAACCTGTTGGCAAACTTCCACACTTCATCGTTGGACGTATGGAAAATATGGGCGCCGTACTTGTGAACCGTAATGCCGTTCAAGTCATAGGTATGGCAGTTTCCGCCAATCTCATTGCGCTTCTCGACAATAAGGCAACTGAGGCCATGGTTGGCAAAACGGTTGGCGAGGACAGCATTGTACAACCCCGCTCCTACCAGTAATACATCAAAATGCTCTCTCATGAATCCCCCTAAATAGGATTGTCCAGGTCGATGAACATGGCACTTACCCCATTTTCATTAAGCCAGTCGGCAATGTTCTCCACGCCGAAGATTTCCGAGCGATGGTGGCCGGCAGCAATAACGGCCATGCCGGTTTCGGCGGAATAGATTGGCGTGGATTCACGGATTTCACCTGTGATGAACATGTTGTATCCGCGTTCACGGGCCTCTTCCAGTTCGGAAGTCCCGCTACCGGTACAGATTGCTACCGCGTATTCCTTGCCGCTTTCGAAGCCAAACGCCTGGTAGCCATGCGGGAACACCTTGTGCAGCAACTCGTCCGTTATCACGCCTACACCGCCGAATCCGATGTTGGCCTCCATGAAACGGTCGGGAAGGTTCGGCTTGTCATCGAAATACTGCCCAGCGGAACCCTGCATCACGGTTCCTTTGAGGCCGAGCTTCTTATAGACTGTCGCATTGTTCCCGAGGGTAGGATGGGCATCAAGAGGCAAATGGAACCCAAACAGGGAAATCCGATTCTGCAGCAGCATGCGCATGTATTCACCATACTGGGTATCCAGTACGCGCTTTTCCTTGTCGGAGAACCAGAAGCCATTCGGGTGATGCACGATGATGACATTGGAGCCATTCGCGATGGCCCGGCTGATAAGGTCGGCCCTGAGGCTGACACCGGTCACGACGGACGTGACCTGCGGGTCACCGGAAGAACCCTTGACGATCAACCCATTCGGGCAGAAATCCTTGAACTCGCCAGGGGTGAGCAAGAGGTTCAATTTAGTTTCAAGTTCACTCAATAGCATAGTTCTCTCCTATGAATGATAAAAGTACAATGTGGATTCGAACCGGAACGCATCGTCGATATTCTGCCAGTTGTAATCTTCCTCATCATCGACAAGATCCGACAGGCATTCATCCAGTGTGGGCGAGAATGCCAGACATTGGCATGCTATACCGACGTGCACATTTAATATATCGCATTCACAAAGCATTTTGTAAAGTGGCGAAAGAATAATTTCTGCATGGGTGCCGATAAATGCATCCAGGTCGGTAAATTCGTACATCTTGCGTCCGACTTCTTCATTATCAATTCCGTGGTTCTGGACTGGTTCGAGATACCAGCGATAGATGAAATTGGGCTTCGTATCTCCGTTAGGAAGTTTAAGGAGGCTATTGTTCCTGTATTCGATATAGGGGCCGTTGATATAGTCATCGTCCGTGTAGGAATGTCGCTTCCCGTTATGGTCGATTACATATACCGAGAGGCCATTGGGCGCCTGGAGACTGATTTCCTCGTAGGCCCTCTTGATATGGGCAAATGCCGAATCAAAGTTATCCTCGACCGAATAACAAAGGAGGCAGATGTATTCTATGATGTCCCTGATGGAAGACACCGATACGCCGGATTCCCAGTACCTGGTGGCCTCGATTTCAAGGATGCCCTGGTCGTTCAGAAGGGGGAAATCTTCCTTCTTGCGGGGAACGTCCCGGTTCACCTTCAAGGCATGTTCGGAACTGGAATTAGTCTCGAAAACATTGTGTCTGATTGTAAACATTCATTTACCTCATGCGTACCAGATGGCGCGGCAGATGATGGCGTCGGTACCAAGATATTCCGGCCCCCATATCTTCAAGTCACTTTCGCTTGCATCATGGGGCTGTATGCTCGGATAATCGTCATATTCCATCGTGAAATTCTTGGAAAGGAGACGGATCATCTCGTAGGAATACGGGGTATAGGTCAGGGATACCCAGTCAAGCAATTCATCCAGTGTGCCCACGTTTTCGGAAATGAACCCCTTCAAGTCATCAGGGGCATTTTCCACCCACCAATTATCGGATGCGGGTCTGAACTCCATCTCGTCGTAGGACGGGTCGGTACCAGGCTTAATCATGTCGATGGAAAACGCGGTGTAAATCCACTTGACCAGTTCGATGGTGGGCTTGACTTCCGACCAGAACAGGGAATACTCCTTCTTGATTTCCAGCTCCATGATAGCATATACACCGTCGATGTCAATCAACGGCTGAGGGTAGCTTCCCTTGTTCTCCGCGCACACGGCAAACAGTTCAGCATGGATGAACTTCTCCCAGTCGGCCTTGGAGCATATAACCATACAGTGGCACGAACTGGAATTGGTTTCGAACATCGCGGGTCTAATACTTCTCATTTTGAAACCATGTCTTGTGAATGATGAGACCACCCCCAACCGGGGATATTGCAAATATCATGACGGACATGAAATAACACAATATGGTTCTTACTTCTTCCACTGGCCATTCATTCCACTTGGGAATGGAGGCAATGCAAATGGAAATGGCAAATCCGGTAAGCCATACTACTACGGCTAAAATAGTTCCACCACTCTTACTCATGCTTTTCCTCCTTGGCTGCAGCCTCTTCCAGAGTAACCTTGCCCATTTCGCGAATTTCCGCTGCGCGTGCGTCCACCTTCTCGATTACGTCGGCACAATCGGTCTTGGCGTTCTCATATAACTTGACTTTTCGATACTGTCTGAACCATGGAAGGAATGGAACTACATTGACTTCCGGGTTGTAAACACTGGCAAACCCGCCATTCTGCTTGACAAGAATCGCGGCGAGTTCATCAATCACATACTTCTCGTATTCGGGCAATGCATCCATGGCGCCGTCCTGATGTTGTGCATCATGATTGCGAGCCATGTCCTTTGATACGGTCATCAGAGCCTTCACGTCATGCGGTCGAACATGGACATACAGCTCGTAGCTTTTGGTCTGCCCGCACCACAGGCCACATACGCCTAGGTTGTCGGGAATTGTCGCAATATCATACCGTTTCGGATACAAGTCGTTAATAAGGAACTTGAGGAATGAATTCATACAGTCAAGTATGCTTTCGAACATGTTGTCGCATGCGAGCTGCCAACTATGGATCCTGTTCTGCAGGTATCCTTCGTCACCCTTTGCCAGCAGCCGGCCACAGAACTCGGCCAGCTTGTGTGGACCGTGAGGAATGAGCTTGAAGCCGATATAGTGACTATGGAATTCGTCTTCCTTGACAAACTTCTGGCTTGGGTCGTATTTAATGGTCATCTCGAACATTTCCGAGAAATCCAGTACGTCCATCCCGTAAGGACGGAGGTCAAATTCAACCTTTTTGAGCTGCTTTTCCAGCTTTTGCGCCTTGCGCTTGGCGGAACTACTCAATCCCGCATACTTGTCCGGCATCCGGTTGTATTTGTAGTATATCTTGTCAACTTCGATGTACATCGGTCCATCCTTTCGTTGTGAGTTTCAATAGTTCTTCAATGCTTTCGTTGCCGGTAAATGGCTGCCTGGTTTCCATCGGAGCCGTGCTCATTCTGGCCACCTGCATGTTCGGGAGGTCGATGAACATGGTCGAGCAGGTCATATTACCAGCGGCATCGAAGCATTCCGTATCGTTTCCCTGATACAGGTGGACATACTTGGTATCGGGGATGCACAATTCGTCCTTTGGTCCAAGGTCCTCGATTGCCAGGTTGTCATAGGCGACCGCCTTGCATTCCTTGGCAAGGATATGCTGCCACCGCAACCGGAGCAATTCCATGTTGTGAACGACTTCCGCATACTTCCTTGGGTCGGCAAGATACAAGTCACCGCGCCTCAACATCTTGTACCCGAGAATGAGTACCTTGCGTCCACGGACAAATGGGATGTCCTTATCGTCGAAGATGCCGGCAATGACATGGATGACCACATTCGGTCCCAACTTGTCTATGAAATCCAAGTCCTCGATTTTCGAAGAATCCGTAAGGGAGATGCCTATGCCGTGGGCCAGGTCCTCCTGGACAAGATGCAGCAGTTTGTCGCCATACCGGTCAAGGTGCTTCTGGTTCACCGTTATGTTCGCAACGATGCCGCGCCGTTTCAGCAAGGCAAGAAAATCGTCAATGCCAGGACAGCTGAACAGGTCACCGCCCCCTACGGCAATTTCCGTTCCCGGTTGTATCGTCTCGACAATATGTGTCATCTTGGATAGGTCGCCATGTTTCCCTACAATCGTGGAATTCTCGTGGCACCACGGGCACCTGCCGTCGCAGTAGTCGGTAATCTTCAAGTCGAAGGACTCCGGAAAATCGAAAGTGAAGTGGTCGACATCATCTGCCATCCACTTCCCATCGACATAGGAACCAGTTTCACGAAATCTGGTGCCATCATCGTACAGTATGGTACGATGGTTCCCGTTCACATAATCACCCAAGATCGCCATTTGTCTCCTCGGGGTAGAGAACGATGCTCCCGATGCCGCCCTCATCGATATGGATCCGGGCGCTTTCAACGGGGACCGGTCCATTTGCGGTCATGATCATGATCTTACAGCTATCGAATGAACCTCTGTAGCCATACCGGTCACCGGCACCACCCAGATACTCTCTTAATTCGTCAAACGTCATTATGGTTATTCCCCCTGCAGCAGGTTCCGGTAGGGACCCAATGTCCCATCGGTACTGGCGTGTTCAATGGCCAGGAGACGGCACTTGTCAACGAGTTCGGTAATGCCGATGCTGCGCAATACGTCATCGCGGGTCATCTGCCCCTTGATTTCTTCGATTACGTCCTTGCAGCGTTCGCGACGTTCGGCCTCCGGCTTGATTCTTTCGTAGTAAGTCTTCTTCCATTCGTCCGGCGTATGTACTGTCACACTGGGCGTATTAAAGTCAACATTCGCATGGTGTCCATACGAGGCAATGCGGAAACTGGCAATGATTTCCTTTCGCCATTCGGCGAGGGCCTCCTCGTCCTGCAAGATGTTCTTGGCTTCATCCATGAAGCCGTTAAGGTTTTCCGGTGTGATACTGAGGTTCTCGATATGCCACACGGGGGCACCCCAATCATCATCGCCACTAGGATAGACCCTGATATATTCGACAACCGGAATAGCCCATTCAAAATTCCGGGCAATCCGTTGCAGGTTGTCGAATGACCTGTGCGCATTTACTATGCCTTTGGTAATTACCTTTACCATATTGGCAAGTGTGTCTTCCTGGTTATTCGGATTAAAATGGTACGAATATGCCAAGGTGTCGTTGATACCATTGGAGGTACCCATCGCCCAAGACGATACCTCATGGTACAGCTTGTGCTCGGTCGCATATTCGCGGACCATCTTGTTGAATTCCTCTTCGAATACCGTGATTGAATCGGCGCAGTTGCTGTCGAAGGTCAGTGCAGAAACGTCTGCCTGCCCTGACCAGCCAATTAGCAGCCTGAGGCGATCGGTGATTAACTGCCGGAGCTGGTTCGCACGGTGGCCCTTGTCCTTGTCGAGAACGATAATTTTGTTGCCATCCCGGAGACGGCCAGTGAGTTTCATGATGTCGGACAGACGCATATCGTCAAGCGCGGTGACATCGATGGGTTTAAGGAAGAGTTTGAATAAGTTCATCATACCTAAAATATAGCAATAAATGTTTGCACCGGCAACCGGATGTAGTTTTACACCATGAAGATGCAGATGAAATACAAGTGTGTGTTCCCGAATTGCGACTACGAGACCGACAACCGGGCCCTGATGGAATTCCACCACATAAACCCGAAGGAACTCAAAGTCAAGCTGAACAAGGACATAGAAATACCCCTGTGTCCAAATCACCATAAGCTGATCTTTCATCCCGACACCAAGGCCGGGCAGCATTCCCGCCAATACGAGAATTCGCTCTCTGTCGTCCAGGTGGCAAATACGACCACCGGCCAGGCGGTCATATTCAAGGACATCGAAGGCAGGGAAATCACGGTGTTTGTCGATGTGCGCCACCCGAAAGCGGATGCCATTTATGACCTGAAATGGTCCCCGCTGTCAGGTATCGTGGAGACCGAGCCGGAAGAAGTCGATTCCTATGTGGAAAGCCAGGTAGATGCCAAGGGGTACTGCCAGGTGGGAAACCATGTGTATTTCTCGCCAGGAAACCGCCATTTTGCCCAGGAACTCCTGAAACAGTATATCACCCAGTACATGATCCAGGCGAAGAACGAATACGAAAAGTTCCTGGAACGAGCCAGGAACGATTGGAAATCACTTTGATGTCCTTTCTAGCAACCTGGGCGACATTTTCTGCATGATTAGGTTGTAAATTTTCTTGTACCCGTCAATGTCCCCGTCAAACTCATAGTACGGCATCGGAATGACGCTCTTGATTTTTTGGTCGAGTTGCCAGGCTTCCTCTTCAGACTGATTCCTGCCATTCGGATTATATGGCTTGACACGCCGCAAGAATACGTCGATAGAATGGTCGTCATACTGCTCCGCATCCTCGATACACGCGAGACCTAACTGGGTACGCCCAATCATGTCGGCATATATTTTCCCGAGGCGGATCGGCGAATCCGTAACGATTACATCGACCTTCCCAAAGCACCGTGCGATACGGTACGCCTGTTTCCCGGTGATGTAGAACTGGCACTTGAAAACTTCCTGGTTCCCTTCCCACACCTTGTCCTTGGCAAACTCGGTCACGTACTCGGCATCGACACCGGACATCTTCAACATAGAGAAGATATAGGCTGCACCGGTCGATTTTCCGGTTCCCGGACCTCCATACAGGTTCACAATGAGGGTATCCTTCATACTGCACTCCATTTGTTTTTTAACTTCTTCGGCCTTTCGAAAAGCCCCCTGATTTTCATCAGTATGCATTCAAAAACATTCGGCTTCCTGTACGGGGAGACGATTATCCCCCGAGGCGTAATTATGTTCCCCTTCATTCCATTCCCCCGTTAGAGGAATATAGGGTCCATCCATTGGAATCCGTGCTTAACGGCACCGCTTCCGATGTATGTCTGAACCTTTCGAAGATTTTCCTGAAAAGGCGCACGAAGATATTCGGCTTCTTGTACGGAATATAGAATACACCCGGTGCCTCAACAGACTTGCCCTTGTATCCTACGAGGACGTAATTGGGGTCGGCATAGAAGTCCGAGTAAATTTTGATGTCCACATCACTGAACTTGTTCTGTTTTGAGTTTTCCATCGGAAACCTCCACCTTTACGTTGAATGCATCCACTGAGGTATGTCCCACCACCTTCACATCGTAATGAATGTCTATATCCCCGGAATGGGCCTTAAAGATGCGATCTTCGGCAATGTCATAGTATTCATTGTCGATTTCCATACCCACGAAACGGCGTCCGGTATGCAACGCGGCCACACCGCAGCCACCGGCGCCCATGCAGTTGTCCATCACGACTTCACCCGGATTGGTGAAGGTCCTGATGAGGTATTCCAGGAGCGGGATTGGCTTCTCGGTCCTGTGGTTGCTTGCGGACGGGTGCGGCTTGTTAATCTTGACAATCGAGGTAGGGTACTTCTGGGTGCTGCCCTTCCGAACGTCATCGGTCGCCTTGAAGTCCCCGTAGTTGTTGTTCACGAGGTCCTTGGTCTTGTAGGCGTTCCCGCGCCCATGCAAGGGCTTTCCCTCATGGAACTGTGGATTGTAGGTCGGGAGCTGCTTGTAGAACACCGCAATCTGCTCATGCTGCCGCAGCGGCATCTTTTTGGCATTCAGGAACCCGGTAGTTAGCACCTTGTCCCATACCAGGTCATACCGGAACAGCTTGCGATTGGATGCCACAAGGTCCACATAGAACAGGCCCTGGGCGAAAAGGACTATCGCCCCGTTGTCCTTGATGACGCGCTCGTACTCCTTCCAAAGCGGTTCAAAGGGCAACCTCTTGTCATGGGGATTATGGGTGACACCATACGGGAGGTCACAGAGGATCATATCGACCGATGCGTCATCCAGGACTTTCAGGTGTTCGAGACAGTCACCACGGAACATGAAGGTCGTATAGTCGCTCTTGCGCGGGTTCACTCCCCGGAGAACAGTCATGTTCGGCTTATCCATTCTTGGCCCCGTTCAGAAAGTCGCTGATTGCGTGTACGAAGGCGTTTTCGGCAGTTACGAGGGCACCGTCGTTGGAAATGCAGGCATCCCAGGGAGCCAATTCTTCGAACCGGGTGAACTGTTCATCCTCGTCCGCACTGCGCTTCTTCCAGGTAAAATTGTCACCGTTGCGCACATTGGCCCTCTGTTCCCTGATGTTGCCGGATGTCCGGATATAGACCACCTTCATGTTGAACCTGTCCTTGAAATTGGAACAGTAATCGTAGCCGTTCGGGTCGATTACATAGAAGATGGTGTCGCCGTCAAGGCGTTCAAGCATTTCCACCGTGGAACAGTACCTGTAGCCGGTTTCGCCTATCTTCGTGTAGGCGAATATGGTCTCATGCTTCAGCACGTCGTCGAATTCTTCCCCGGTAAGGAATGTATGTTCTACTCCTTGGGTCTCGGTTGGCCTGATGGGCCTGTCCGTATAGGATGGCACCGATACAATCTTGTGGAAATCTTTCAATGCGTTTGTCGCGTAGCGGACAAGGGTGTCCTTGCCGGAGCCTGAACGGCCAATGACCAGTATCAAATTCTTCATGGGAGGTCCTTTTAACTCTGGAGTTAATAACTCTGGAATAAATATAGTAATTTATTTTATTCTTTGTAGGTAAAAACGGAAAACGGGGCGAATTTTCTCCGCCCCATCATTTCCTCCTTACGAAAACTCTGTAATAGATACACTTCGGCATCCCGTTCTCGTCGAGCAGATAGCTGTTCTGTACCCGCCAGTTCTTGTAGTAGGCCTTGTACGCCTTCTGGCGTTCCTCCGGTGGGGGCGTAAAGAACTTGCACTCATTGAATACCCATACTGTGTCCCCGCTCCGGCCAAGAACCTCAAACTGCTTCGGATCGAAATGGTCGAAGAACGTAATCGGGACACCCATCACCCCGTAGTAGTCCTTCGGGATGTCAGAAACTCTGTCGATGTTAATCGCGTCGAAATTTTCGAACGTAGGGTATTTCGCCGGATCGTAGGTAGCCTTCAGATAGATACCGCGTTCGCCTTCCTTCCGGGGAACAGACATGGTCGTGTACCACCTACAAAGACCGGTGACCTTCTTGGTATTGCCTTCCGTCGTCTCGAACTCGTCCGGGGAAGTGATGCCAAGCTGGATCCTGCCGGAACGCATCTTGCGGAACACCTCGTTGTAGTTGACACAGTTCTTGTTTCCGATTATATAGAAGTCCTTGCCGGCGCCGTCCGCCCAGTCCACGAATTCCCGGAAACAGCTGAAAGGGGGGTTGGTCACGACCAGGTCGGAGTGCTGCATGAACTTCGTGATTTCCGGGGAACGGAAGTCCCCGTCGCCATCCAGCACCCAGCGGACAACATTGAGGTAACCGCCACGGTTGAGGGTAACCGTCTCCGCGTGGCCGCAATGGCCAGGGGCATAGCTGGTACAGGTGAGCCTGCGGATACCCAGAGTCTGGAAGTTGTCGATGAAGAAGTCACGAAACCCCGGATGTTCAAGGTCGTTGCACGGGCACAAAACGGTGCGGTTGGTGAAAAAGCCGGGGTCGCGTTCGAACAGCGCCTTCATCTCTTTGGATACGTCGCTATAACTGGTGTAGAACTCGTCGTTCTTGGCAGTCTTCGCTTCGCGTAAATTGCGGTTCTTGGTCATTATATTCTAAAGTCGGTTAAAGAAAAGCTGGAGAATTCTTACCTGTCAGATTGCCTTATTGACGCGGTCACTCTTTTATCCACCTCATCTGAATTAGACATCCAGGTAGAGTGCCCTTGGACCACTCTTGATCGGGTTGAGCACGATGTCGCCAACGCTGCCCAGTTCGTCAGGTCTAACCTTCTTGACCTCGGTACGTCCCTTCTTAATAAAGCAGTCGTCCAGGTCGATGGAGCGGATTGCACTGCGCGGGATTACCGCGACACCGTCCTTGTTCAGCTTCATGCCGGTACCGTCATACCGGATAATGAGCGTGGAACCTGGAATGTCGGACTTGCCGATGCGGCCCACATTGCCATGCACCCCCTCCTTGAGGTAGAAGTATTCGGCACGGCTGGTTTCCTCGCGGATGTCGTTCAGACTGGACCACTTCTCGCAGGTGTATTCGGCGCCGTTTATGCGGATGCTGAACACGTACGCATCGTCACCCTTGCGGTCAAGGTTGAGGTCGGTAAGCGCCTCCTCGATGGGGGAACCGCTGTTCAGTTCCTCCACGATGGCGGCAATGCCGTCATAGTTGATGGCATACGTCCCCATGCAGGCCACCGCGTAGTCGATGGTCTTCTTCTTGACAATCTTGCGGTCGCATTCGCCTTCGAGGTACTCGCGCATTTCCTCGTGGGTGAGAGTGTTGAACTCGAAATGGTAGAAGAAGCGTCCGGGACGGTTCAGGAAGAACGTGCTCAGGTCGGAAGTGTCGTTCACCGTGGCGATGAACAGGCGCTTTTCGGACGAGCCCATGCCGTCGAGCATGGACAGGAATTTCTGCTGCTTACCCTTCTTTTCGTCATCGTCGTTGTCATCCGCCTCCATGGGGAAGTTCTTCTCGAACTCGTCCATGACCACGACAATCGGCTGGGTAATCTGGTTGATGATTTCCACTGCATCGTCCACGCCGCAGCTACCGGTGAGGAGGACTACCGGGATCCTGCGCTTCAACGCCTCGGAAACGGCCAGACGGGCGAACATGGACTTGCCCATGCCGCGTTCGCCGGAGAGGAGTACGCCGGTGCTCTTGTCGCGACGCTCGAAGGTACGGAAGGTCTTGGCGAGCATCCCAGGGATGCGACCATAAATCTTGGCGGGGACGGAAGTGTCCACGTTTTCACGGATTTGCAGGAACGTGCCTCGGAAGGCTTCGCTCTTGATTTCATAAACAGCGGGTTCCAGGCTGCTTGTCACATTTCTCAAATCGCCTACAGGAGTGTAGGCCGAACCGGATACTAGATATTGTGTCTTCTTTGCCATGTCCCAAATGTAGCAAAGCCCGGTGCCAATGGCAACCGGGCTCCAAATGCGCACAGGATAATTATTTAACCTTTCTTTACATTCATCTCCATCACGGAAAACGCGATGAAGTACAGGATGGCGAGTACCAGGTATAGTGATGTGCCCGTGAACGTATTGGCAAGCAGGGGTCCGAAGATGCCGCCTACGCTCCATCCGGTAAGCGTGAGCGAGTGTATGCGGGAGGCGTTGGTCATCCCGAACCTGCGTGCAAGAAGGCTCGGGAGGACACTGAAATTGCCACCGTAGGCAGCCTCGCACAGGAGGATACCAATGACGCTCATGACCGGGTTGCCCGTGATGCAGAACAGGGCACCCATGATGCCGAAGGAACATACGAAGTGGTAGCTGGCCTTGCGCCCGATCTTGTCACTGAGGGTCGAGAAGCCGATACGGCCACCCGCATTGGACAACGCGGTTCCCGAGAGGATTGCCGCGACGGAGGCTATTCCCAAACCGAGAAGCAACATCTTCTCCTGGGAAATGATGGCCAGGCCGCAGCTAATGTTGGTCATGAACATGAACCAGATTGCCCACCATTCCTTGCGTTTCAGCAGGTCCCCGTACCGGAAGTCCGAACTGCCGTATTCCTGTGCCATGTATGGGTACTTGCGGAGAAGCAGGGACGACCCCACCATCACCGCGGCATATATTCCACCCATGATGTAGAACATGTTCGCCAAGGACACGGTGGCAAGCAGCCACTCGATAACCGGGGAAGCGATGAACTTTGCCAGTCCGAAGCCGGTAATCGCCAGTCCGGACGCCATCCCCTTATGGTCGGCAAAGAAGGCCATGAGGGTCTTTACGGGTGTGACGTAACCGATACCCGTACCGGCGCCTATGATTGCCGTGGCAATATAGAAGGCCGGCAAGCACTGTATGGTGACAGCGGTACCGAGCATCAGGAAGCCCGTGATGAAGATGATGGTGGAGAGCCAGGCACCGAGGCGCGGGTTCTTCTCGATAGTGCTACCGAAAATCGCCGCACACATGCCCAGGAAGAAGATAATCAGGGTGAACCCGATGTCCGTCTGGAACCGGGTAATGTTAAATGTCTGCATCAGGTTCGCCGAGAACTGCGACCAGCAGTAGACGGATCCGATACATGTAGTTAACGCCACCCCTGGGATGGCGCAATTTATCCATTTGTTAGGTGATTTACTCATGCCCGCAGTTTATCGTCTAACCTCGTTGCACCGGGCCGGGTTGCCGTCGGCATTGAGATAGGACGTGATTGCGGACCTGTGGCCCGCGACATAGAACAGGTAGGCCATGTTGGTAGTCTTGTCGCAATAGATTCTGAAATCGCCGTCGATATCGACAATCTCGACTATGCGCTCGTGGTCTTCCCAGTGTTCCACGTTGCTGCTGCAGCCTGCCAGGAAACCGGCAATCGCGAGTGCCAAAACAATGTAAAGTTTACTTAACATTTGTGTCCTCCCAGGCACTGACCACCTTGTCAAAAAGTGGTTTCAGGTCGATAACTCGTTCAACCCTCTCGCCGTTTTCCCAGGTGCTAATCTTGGGGTTTTCCAATGGCGCCTCGGTGAACGGGCCGTTTATGCCGTCCCAGCAATCCTTGCAGTACGGGCAAATCCATCCCCTGGAAATGGAGACATGCGGCTTGCCGCACATGCAGCAGAAATAGCCGGCAAGTTCCTCCCAGGCGAGGCACATATCCGAGAACGCATGGCCCTCGGTAACCGGTGTCGAGAAGTCCATGCGGAGCGAACCGTACTTCTCCTTGGCATCGGTCATGTAGATCCTATCCATGTCCATTCCGTCCGCCTGGATGGCAGCCTTCAAGGACATGAGCATGGTTTCCATGAACCATGGTTTCTGCCACCCGTTGGGTATGCAGTCGAGGAAGGTCCCCGTTTCACTGAATACCGGATGCTCCCAGTCCGTCGTCTTCTCGCAATCGACATGCCGGATGAAGGGGAACTTCTCCAGCAGTTCCGGTTTCGTGAGGAAACGTTGAGAAATCGCCGGCCCGCCGGCAAGAGGAATCTTGGCAATTTCTGCCTCCTTCCTTGTCGCGTACATGGCAAACTCGGGAACATTCCGGGCATTCAGAAAATACATGGGCTACCTACTTTGCGTTCATCGCCGCGGTTTCAGCCTGGAACACCAACTTGGCAACGCTTGCGATAGCGGCCTTCTTGTCGGCTTCCACGCGGAGACGGGCAATGTTCTCGTCAGCGTCAATGGTGGCGAGAATGGTTGCTTCCGTCGGCTTCTTGTAGCCGGCGGGCGGATTGAGGGGACAGGCCTGGTCAAGGAACTTCTTGGCCTTGGCCACGCGGAATGCCTCGTAGGCGGCATCCGCTTCGTTGATGGCCTTCAGGAGAAGGTCACCATTCTGCTTGATTTCTTCGCTAGTCATATTTGACTCCTATGGGTTATTCGACATATACGCCGAGTGCATCCGGGGAGAAGTATTTCTTCGCCGCACGCATGGCCATGTCGAAGGTGAGAGATTCAACGCCCTTATCCTCGTCAATGAAGCCAAGGGCCTGTTTGATCGGGGCATCCGGGTTGTCGTAAAGAAGAATGGAATGCTTCTGCTTCTTGGCCATAACCATTCCCTTGACGGTATTGAAACGTTCCTCGGTAAGGTACTTGTCAAGGTTTCCGAATACGTCCATCATGACATCGAGGAGTTCATTCTTCGTTTCGACTTCCGTACTGGTGAAGATGGTCGGGATATAGGTTGTCCCGACGGAGTTGATGAAACCGCCGACACCATAGGTGAGACCGCGATTTTCGCGGGCTTCCATGTTCAGAGGGGAATTGAGGCCGGACGCGAGCATCTTGAATGCGATAGCGGCAGATGCAGCATGCAAGGTATCCACCGGTTCCTTCGGGAAGATAATGAACTGGGAACGACCGTTTTCGGTAACCGGGACAAGCGCTTCACCTGAGTTTTCGGTGTACTTGTAGGTGTTCGGGAGGCCTTTAACTGACGGATACACCGGAATGGCCAGGTGCGGATCTTCGGGACCGATATAGATGATGCTGTCCGGCTTGTTGAAGACTTCATTGTAGGACTGCTTGTAATCATCGAAGGTGAACGCCTTGATGTCTTCTTCGCGGCCAATGGCCAAATAGCAACCGAAATGCTTGCGCATCGCATTGTACAGGGCAACCTGAGCAGGATCGATGAAGTTGTCGCCATATTCGTTGAGGACGGTCCGACGTTCGTTCAGGAACTGTTCCTCGGTGATAGCGTCAATGGGTCCGATGAGCTTTTCGACAAATTCCTGCATGAACATCTTCATGCGGTCGGCGAGGCCGGTCACGTGTACGACCACCTTGTCGGTGCCAGTAAAGGCGTTGGAAAAGATGCCGTTCTCCTGCAACTTGTCTCGCATGGAGTCCGTGTTCTTGCAAATCATGTGTTCCATGAGGTGCGAGGTACCATACTTGCCGGCCTTCTCGCTGACGGCGCCAACGTGCCCGTAGGAGATGTAGAGACCGGCCATGCCGAGTGGATTGTGAATGTACTGATAATTCATTAGCTTTCCTTTATAGTTCGATTACAAAATCCTTCATGCGGTTATAGGACCGTTCACCCGGATAGCCGTGTGGGTTGGCGCGGATATGGACAATGCCACCGTTTTCCTTGGTGTATTCGGTGGAGAACACGTTGTGGACATGGCCGCAAATCCAGTAGGAGTCGTCCGGCATCTGCTCCAGGAATTCCTTTCCGTCAAAGTAGAAGAACGGGGTATTCCTGTCCAGACGGTACTCGAACGCGACACCCATCTCATAGGGTGCATAGTGTGTCATCATGACCTTCGGCTGCGTGGCGATGAGATTGTTCATCGTTTCGCGGTAATGGTTCCAGATGGTCTCCGGCTGCATGTCCATGTACTTCCAGTGCACACCGTCGAACCAGTGGCGCTTCCAGCGTAGATGGTCAGTAGGCACCAACTTGCACATGCCCATGCACCCGGCGATGCCGTTCAGCGTGTCGCCTTCGAGTAGGTGCACATTTGGACACTTCTTCTCCAGGAAGGCCCGCATGGCGGCAATCTTGTCCTCGGATGTCTTGAATTCCTGATTGGACTTGGACGGGGTGGCACCCTTGACCACGAGGTCATGGTTGCCGAGTACGATATAAACGTCCTTGTACTTTCCGGAAATGAACTTCATGAACTGCTGGAACGTGCGGTAGTCGTTGGAAAAGTCGCCGGCACTCAGGAGCACGTCGGCCTCGGGGAACTGCATCATGTCCCACCAGCGGTTGAACGACTGTAAGCATTCTTCGTCAGTGTAGTCATCCTTCACCGGGAAGATGGCATACTCATACTGGAAATCGATGTGAATGTCAGAAAGAATCAGAGCCTTCATTTGATTGCAAACCCTCCGTCCAATGCAAACAGCACCAGGCAGTAAATTATGTAAACGGTGCCGGTCACCCCCACGATGGCCAAGACGCCCTTTGTGATTATCCGAACTGCCGAAAACTTGAAACATAGTACAGCAATCAATATCACAACAGCCGATACGCCAATGGTCTTTAAGGCGCCAATTACGAATTCGGGCAGGTTAACGTAGATAGTACCAAGAATCGTATATAGGATGCATAGCCCCATAAGGCTGCCCACGGTGGCAATGCACCCGAGCAGCACTTTATCCAATAACTTATCGGCTTTCTGAACAGATAAACGCATATCGGAAATTTACCAAATCGAGCGGTTCTTGTCAATAATTCCGATGCCGGTAAGCGTATAATTTGAAATTTCTTCCACATTGTCGCTCACATTCGCATCGCCGGTGCCAAACGGGGCGGGTACCATTGTTCCATCATCCAGACCCTGGCAGATGATCTTGCCAAAGTCACTGTCTTTCAGGATACGCATTTCCGCCATCAGGCGGTTGTCCTTGATGGAAAGGTCGGCAAATCCCTGGATATCCTGCCAGTCAACCTCAAACATACGTTCCGGGTGTTCCACCCTTGGCATATTTAGTCTGCAAGGAACTGGCTGCCCTTTCAGCTTGTCAATCGCCTTCTGGACAACTTCCTTGCTGAACTTGCGGTTGTTGCGGTTCACCGTGTCAAGTGGCAAGATGCACCTGGTGTACACCTTGTACTCGTTTTTGTCGGCCATCTCCGGCTCATCCTTAATCCAGCCCTTGCGTTCAAGGACATGCTTCAATCCGTTTTCCATATGCTACCTCTCTGAACCGGGAAGGAACATCGCCCAGTCCTCGAACGGGAATGGGTGCATGGTCCACAACTTGCGGCATTTCGGATCCAATGCGCTGCCTGGGAAGTCGGCCACCGGATGTGCATACAGGAGACCGGTATGGACTTCCTCGTTGGTCGTCTTCATGTGGTTGGTGCGGTAGTCGTCCTGGAAACCGCGGCCGAACAGTTCCTCGTTTGTAATCGTGAAATCGTATTCGGCATTAGGCTTCCACCAGCCCTTCTCGGTCACCTCGGTCACCCGGTTCAGGTACTTCAAGATGGAGTTGTTGCTGAGGATGCTTGCCAACGGGAAGGTCTTGTCGGGGAAATCGTCATCGGTGATTTGGATGGTCACTTCATAGGCGAGTTTCCTGCGGAGCATTTCCCTGGTTGCATACCAGTACATGTTGCTGAACAGCAGTTCCGGGTCGTCTGTAAGCTGATACCTGTCAACCTCCGGCTTCTCCACGCCGTAGCTGTCGGTAAACTTCGAGTCGCAATGCAGGTCGCCTATGTCGAAATCGACATACGCGCTAAACAGGTGGAGAGCCTTATCCGAACGGTAAGGGACCCTGCCTATCTCGAAAGTATCTTCCACATGTTCAAGTCCGGTTTCCTCATACAGTTCACGTAGAGCCGCTTCGAGCGGGTCCTCGCCATTCTCGACATGGCCCTTCGGGATGTCCCAGGAATGCTTCCCGTCCTTCGGGTTTCCGGTAGGATGGGAAACAAGGAGCCTGTTGCTCCCCTTCTGGAAAATGATGAAACCTGCGCTAAGTTCCTTGGACATTATTCGTCCCCGGTGTTGTCGGTTTCGCTAGGAACTTCCTTTTGGGGCAGTTCGTCCTTAGTCACAAGTTTGAGCATCTGCTCGGTGAGTTCCTCCGCCGAGGTACTGTTCCTGTATTCGACCTTGAAGTCGAACTTCAAAATCTCGGAACGGACCACCATGAGATCCGGGTTCGTGCGGGCCTCGTGGCGCTCAGGCAGCTTCTCTATTTCGGCCTTGGTGAACTTGCGGGTGGAGAGCTTGCGCCTGAAATAGTAGCCGAAGATTTCTGCGGTGGAGTATTCCTTCCAGAAATCGACTCCCTTGTCGGCAAGCATCTGAACCTTGTCATCCGAGTTCTTGCTTTCGAGCTGCTTATGGGAATAGTATGCCCTGGCGACAGCCGAAATGGCGTTGCGGCAAGCGTCGTGTTGACGGAAGCACTGGTAGTAGCCGAGTTCTTCCTCGTTCATCAGGGCGAATGCGCGACCATCGAACACGGGGAGCTTCGTGAGCTTCTTGCCCATGTAGAATTCCATGTACTTGATGAATTCGGCAGTGGCGATGGCTGCAGCAAGCGATGCGAGCTTGTGCGTCTTGCGCCCGAAATCCTGCGAGTTCTTCGGAAGGACGATGGTGATTTCATCGGACTGTGTATAGCCGTAGCATGCCGAGAAGAACTCGACGAGCTTCTTGGTCGCCTGGCACATGGCCTTCACCATGTTCGGGTCGAACGGCTTCTTCAGTTTCCTGGTGAATGTATGGAAGCAGTGACCATCAACGCGGATAACCGGGTACATCCCGTCCGGGATGACCGTATAGCCATTGAAATAGGGCCACATAAGCGGAATCTTGCAGTAGCCGACCGTGTTGGCCGGGTGACCGTTTCCGGTGAAATAGCCTTCGCGGTCCTTGCAGAAATCGTCAAGGCGCATGCGCTGTGGTTCCAGGTCCTTCTTTTCCTGTTCCAGCTTCGGTGCCGGTTTCTTTTTGAATAGGTTCCAAAACATACTTACCCCACGGAATATCCATGTTCTTTAAGGATGCGGGTTACCGCTTCCCTCAGTTCGTTTGCGGTGCCGACATCGATACGGCCCCACTGTTCCCCGAAATTTTCGAGCCCCATGTCATCCAGGGCGTTACTAACGAGGATATCCGGGTCATCCTCTTCAAGGTTGGAAAGCTCATCGCATTCGTTCTCAATCGAGTCCAGGTCGCTGTCGATTTCACTGGTGTCGATGGAATCCCTGATGGATTGCACCGCATGGCGGATTGAGTACACGGAACTGTCGATATCGCGTTCGATGCTCATTTTAGTTCTCCTTCGAGATTTTGAGTTCAGAAATCCTGGGGGCCCTGCCGCAGCAGTGTTCCTCGACACAGAATTTCAGATCGGGGTTGTGGATTTTGAACTGTTCGCACGACGGGACGAACAGGTTCTCGGCAATCCAGGCCCATTCGTCATCCACCGATGCAAGCAGTTTCTTGAATTCGTTGGCAAATCCGCGTATCTCCTTCAACGCTCTGGTGCAGAGACGCCTGTTCATGAAGTTGATGAGCATGCGGAGGTTGCCCTTCCAGACCATCTTGGACTCCATGCCGAGGGGGAGGATGTTCGCGGCATCTTCCTTGGGGACGCCAATCAGCCCAACAAGGTCGCTGTATGCCACCTGGATGGTCTCCATCGTGGAGTCGTATTCGGAATGCCCCTTGCAGCTTTCCGGCATGTAGAATTTGAACCCGCCCTCGTTCACGTAGCGGGTGGAGGACTGCAGCCTGGTGGGGCCACCGCCGATGTGCGTGTAAAGTTCGCGCATCATGCGGGCCGAGTAGCCGTCGATGACGATGATGAATTCGGGAAATTCCAGCACGCGGCCATGGTTGGCCTTGATGCAGGAAATGGCGCGTTTCTTGTTCTTTTCCGGGTCGTTCACCGGGGCGCCCCAGCATACGCCGGTGCACTGGCCGATGAGTTGAAGCGGATGTTCGGTAATTCTGATGATTTCGATTGACATATTGCAAATATAGCTATTTTGTAGCATTTTTGATGGAACGGTTCAAATTTTCTTCGATTTCGGTGCAGCGCTTCTTGTGTTCCTCCCGCTCGAGATAGTCCCGGATGTCCCCAAGGGTTTCCTCAGTCGCCCAGATGAAATTGGGCTTCCCCCTCTTGGAAGACATGCTGATTTCTTTTGAAACTTTGAGTATCTGCTCAACAGTCGGGTCCATGTGGTTCCTCTGTAAATAATAGTTTACCAAAAGCGACACCGGTCGCATTGAGAATATAGCAAAATAATCACCATTTAGCAACAATGCCCGGTCATAAACCGGGCATTAAATGTGCGTTTTATTATTTTAGGTATTGTCCACCCAAAGTGTTGCTAAGGATGTTGGAACGATATATAGTGGTCGTGACGCTACCTAGATTACAATATAGCACTTATTCATTGGCATGTCAAGGCATTTTTTCATGGAACAACACTTTGGATGGACATAGCCTTATTTTACATGGCGAATATGTTTATTCGTCATCCGTAACGTATGTTATCTTTTCAGTAATTTGCCAGTTGTCGGTATAATATTTCCGAAGCGCCTGCGGTACCCAGGTGTCATTATCATAATACCCAAAACGATAGGTGTATCCATCGATGTTCAACATATGGATATCTATCGAAGTGTTGGTACCGGAAAGGTTTGGCCACGTCCCAGGTACCGTAAACGTCACTCGGTTTGTCGGAACACCCGAAGATAACCCAACTGTAACCAGTGGTGCTACGGTTGCTTTCGTTAGACTTCCACTTCCATACCAAGGGTTTCGGTCCGCATGGAAATCACGGTCACTGGTATAGTATGATATGCGGTTTACGGCATAACTGTATACAGAATAATGCGAACCCATCCCCGGAGTGTCAGTCGCATCAGTATTGATAAACCCAAACCTGGAATAATTTATATAAGGAATGTTACCAGATGACTGAGCAAGGGAAACCTGGCTTTCAAATCCTTTCATGGCCCGAAGCGGAGTACCGTCGGTTGCCACAAGCCCGTTCATCAGAACCGGGACGGGAGTTAAGTCAGCATATTGGATATGCAGCTCATAGCAAATAATCATCCCCTCACCAGAAGTTATTTCATATGGCTCATCCAAGACAACCCGTGAAAATAGCGAGTATGTTCCAGTTGTTCCATAGTTTTTGTATTCGGATGAATAGCCATACCATCCAATTTCCCTAACCTGACCAGTCTGATTCGCAGTTACCCTGTGTGTAACCCTAATGTAATAATCGCCGTTTCCGTTTGGACCGGTGAATGCGTATGTCCATGGGAACCCGTTTTCTATACTAGAACTGTACGAGGAGCAAGGGCTCTTCAATTCAGTATCGGTGAATGCAGTCGCATCGCCGTTCGTGCCAATACGACAATATTGTAAGCATCCCTGACGGGTATATTCGTAATTCCTATTATAATCTCGTGTAGTAGAACCACCGACGAATGTAATACGGGAATTGGCAACACTTACATAACTTTGTGTATACTGGTCACGGTTAAGATACTTACAGAAGTGGAACAGGTGATCAAAGCCAGAAGCCACAATCATGTTGTGTTTTGGCTTATCCAGCCATTTCACGTCACGGGTACCATCCGGCGACACTTTTCCGATTGCAACTACCCGTCCACCGATTTTGTGTTTGTTTTCTAAAAGCATGATGCCTCCATGTAGTGCATGTAAATAAACGTTCTAGGTTTCAGGTTCTATGGTGAAACTTTCTAGTTCAATAGAACCATTAAGTGAATCACCCAGGTTGGGCTTTCTAAACTGTTCAATTTCTATATCCCCACCCAATCGGTCACGGCGCATTGATTCATTAAACGAAATAATATCCACAGTTCCGGTCACCGGGTCAGTATGCAATGTTTCGTCAAATCTAACAATGTCTATACTGGCATCAGCATAGTCGATGGGCGCCTTCCCGAGTGAAATGTTATCGGGAACATTATAATCCCATCGTTGCCTCCTTGGCAAGGAATCGATGCCATGCTGTGTAATTAGCATTTGACCCAAGCTCCTACATTACGTTCCAGACTGCACCAAGAACTCAGCAAGTGTCCAGCAACGACCTACGCAGGTCAACTGATAAAATTTACCGGCCTTTACGGTTGTTCGCCCGACTTCACTGGGGAACAGCACGGCATTACCGTTAGTTACAGTAACTTGGACATCGGACTGGTTATCGGTGTTGTCAAGTTCAACACCGAAATTCGGAACCTGTTCATTGACCGCTATGACAAGTGTCGTTGCAGTCGTTAGCACAATGCTTGATATGCAGTTGTTGCCACTAACTGTGAGTGTATTGTTGTCAATATCGGCCTCGGTATATTCGTTGGCAGACATCTTGTATTCAAATAATACGCTTTCTTCCCATTGGTCAAGTGCCTGATTGCGCTTAATCAAATGAATCGAGGCATCCTGGATGGAGATAAAATGCAGATTGCTGTTTGACCAGGATGGATAGTAGAAATGTGTGTCACCATTAGCTATAACACGCATCACCGGAAGACGACCGCGATCTATGTATCCGATGGCATCATCATATGACGTATTGAGATTGATGTATGCAATGCCACCATCGCCACCCAGCTTGAACCATATATCACCTGTCCAGGCGACTTCATCGCCAATATCTACCGGAATTCCACCATCGTCGAGTTCACCGGAATCGGTCATCGTGTATGCCCACCCAACTTCTATATCGGAAATACCGCCGTTCAATGTATCGACGGTTGCCGGTCCCTGCCATTTGAGCGGCTGGCCCAATGCAGCTAGAATATCGTCCTTCGTGGTATCGACATAGTCGGTAGTAGCATACACAGAAAGGTCGGGTTTATTCTTGAGATATTCGACCTTATTGGGGTCAGTCTCATTCCAATCAGTCTGTTTCTGATCCAGTTCCCCCTCGGCATGAATATTTGCAGCCGATGTCACCGCGGCCAGTTTATGTACGGAGATGTTATCCAGCCGACTCGTCACGAGTGCATCATTGGAGAGCCCGGATATAGTGAACTTGATTGAACTGTTCTCGTCGTCCACGTACACGACTGCGGATATATTACACCGATTGTTCCCGGATACGGACAGGTCCATCATGGCCTGCATTTCACTGCGGGGGGAATCCGCAACCGAAAGGGACAAAATTGCGTGGCGGTATTCATTGTTTGCGCCACCGCCGCTCATGATCCATGTTGCCTGGATATGGTACCATCCACCATGAACCGCCTTCAATAGGCCGTCAGAACACACCAGGTTCTTGTCTTCCCGGTGCGTTTCGGAACTCTTGGATTCATTGAGGAGGAATACACCATCGGACTGCCTGGCTTCACTCTTTCCTAGCCAAACTATGACACCCGGAAGATTGCTCATCAACGTGTCAAGATCTATCCTCTTGGTCCTCATGACAGCCGCTGGGGTTTCCCCGGCAATGGCAAGAAATCCATGTTCAAGGAATTTGGACTTGGCATCATGGTTCCACCCGCCCGGAATCGGGTCCAACTTCTCAATGGTTCTCTCGTTGCGGTATTCTTCCATAGCACTTCACCAGCATATATACTGACTCCAGTTTATAGCATTTTGGTGTAAAAATACCCATATTCGGGACCCGAGATTCCCATTTCCGACAGAAAAATGATAAACTAGGTATGTTGAACTCAGATTACCAAGTAGGCTAGTATGGCGGATGATACATTGTGGACAGGCTTCGATAGTCGAAGATTATTTGCCGAGCGGGCAAGAAAGGATGAGAAAGGAAGAGACATTGCCGACAGCATAGACAAGGTCCCGTCCACCTACGTGTCCGGCGCAGCCCTGAGCAACAACGACAAGACGCTTACGTTGACCGTGACCGACCAGTCCACTTCTCCGGCCACCACGACCACTGTCGCCCTTACCGATACCGGCGACGCAAACGTACAATCAGACTGGAATGAATCTGATACGACGGCGGACTCATACATAGCCAATAAGCCAGATGTTCTTATTCCGCTGGCTAGTTCCAACTACGAAAAGCCAGTCAATATCATAGTAGTGTCGTCCCTCCCGTCCACAAGAGACCCACACACCTTCTACGCAGTTCCGGAAACATTAACATGAGTCTATTCTTCGGTACCAACGGAAGTCGTGCTAGTGGCGGACTGAAGGAAATGCGCTATGGAAACAAGCGCATTTCCAAGCTGTATTATGGCGATACGCTCATATACGACATGCCATATGTTCTGCTCACGTTCTACTTCGACCGTACCAACGTAAACCCCAGGGGTAAGTTCGGCACACGCCCGCCATCTGTAGGCGCCGAGTGGCTTTCCACGTCCGATCCACATGTATGGAAGGTAATTACGCCGGTGTACCGGTTCGGCGTATCGGATGTTGACTACTCAATAGGCCTGGGGCAGCTTTTTTGTAACCGTAGTCCGGAATCAGGAAAACTCCTTTCCGGTGCGCTAGGCACATGCCAGGTACTGGACATCGAGGGGGATATTGACCGGATTACGAACCTCGACAGAACTTTCAAAATGTGTACCGCCATCACATCTATCAGCCAGACATTCTATGACCGGTTCAGGGGGAGCACCGCATTGACCAACGTGGGCGGCTTTGTAAGCGGTTGCACTGGTATTACCGATGGATCTTCGCTGTACGGATACAATGTGTTCAGCACGACCTGTCCTAACTGCACGGTACACCCGGATGCATTCACAGATGCCGACGACCCGGACAACCTAGCGCAAATACCCACATCGTGGGGAGGCACTTATGCTCCGCCGGCTACACAGCTCAGCTGTGTCAAGTACAACAATGCTGGCTGGCTAATTGATACAACGGACCCGAACTGTCCGGATTTCGCTACGATGGACAATCTCGATGTATTTACCACCAGCAGCATATCAAACTACGCTGGTGTGAACATGAGAAAGAGCAATATCTGGAACAAGGCGAACAACTTCAGTACACAGAACATAGCCACGTACTACTACCCGGCATTCTTCCAAGGAACAGGAAAATGGCCGACGGGTGGAAGCGTATCATACCGTCCAACTTGGATATTATGCCCGGACATGTACAACGGCATGCTTACCGCATCTCAGACCGCCGGCGACATGTCCGGTACCTTGGACCACGAGGCATACGGACCGTTCTCCACGAAGCTCGGTACGTTCGATTCCAGCAAGACAACATACTTCGGCTTCCTTGTGCTCAACGACCCGTCGGCACTAGTCAACTTCAACAGTTCGACTACTCCTTTTGCCATCCACTCGAATTCGAACTTTAGGGACATGACTCTCAACTGGATAGACCGGAGCACTTAGTAGCTTATTTGCAAGAAAACCCACCGGTAATGAACCGGTGGGTTGTTCATATTGGTACTACGCGCTAACTTAGGGCTGCTGAGAACGCGGGAGAACATCCGTCTGTTCAGTACCCATTCCGGACGACGTGAACGTAGCGTATGTCCAGGTGTTCATGATATCCAGGGCTTCGGACTGCTGTGCAGTCATCAACCCATCATGACCACCGACACTGCTTGTCGACGACTGGACCGTAGGTATGGTCTTCTTCGTGGGCGTAATTACGCCGTTCGCATCCTGCGAAAGTGTGTCGATGAAGGATGTTGCATTGCCGGATGCGGTCGGATCGGTAACAGCTGTCTGCTTGGTCTTGAAATCCGTCGCGGAGACACCGGAATCAGCAAGATTTCCATTGACATCCAGCGAGGCAAGATGTCCATTCGTAGCCCCTTTAACCTTATCGGCCTTTGCAGTATCCGATGGGTGAACGTGGTCTTCCCTGGCAAAGTCAGAGGATGTACCCGCCGCAGCGGCGCCATCCATTTCAGGAGTAGCGGAACCGGCCACAGGAACATCGATATCGACATTCTTGTTGGAATCAATCGTTTGTGCTGAGCCATTGACGCTAATGGATTCAATCTTGTTTTCAAGATCGGCCACTGTTGTCTGGGAATCGGCCAGTTCATCGGTTGCAGTAAACTCAACCAGGTTGCCACCGACCATGGAAGACGGTAGCTTGGCGTATCCGATCAAGGACAACGAAGTGTCGCCAATGAGTTCCCAGGTCGGGGTGGATACGTTGGTACAAATCCATTCCTTGTACTTGTCGTCACCCGGTACATTGTTATCCTTGACAAGATAGAAGACTTTGGTGGAAGGTGTTTCGCCGGATGGTAGCACAGGTTTGCCAGTGGTTGGATCTCCACTAACAATTTCAAACCCGCCAAAATTGGCTATTGCCTCGGCCATCTGGGAATTAGTGACAAGCTGGTTACTCGGGGATGCGGCATGTGTACCCGTTGTTGGAATTACGGATGTGGCAAAATCGAGATCTTCCTTGTCAGTATCGGTCATGAGACCGCCAGTTGCCGGGTCCTGTCCGGAAGCGGATGCCGCATTCGGAATAGATACGCTTGCATTACTCGCCTGGTTAGCGGAGAACGTCGTGGCGACCCCGGCTACGGTGATGGTGAGCGTACCGTCGTTAACGCTCGAAATGTTCGGCTTGTTCAGGATTTCCGCTGCAGAACCCGGAGCTGCGTTCCAGTCCGGCTTAACGTTCGCCTGGGCACCAGTTTCAACGCCATCGAGTTTTTCCTTGTCCGTGGCTGACATGAGACCGTCAGAACCACCGGCCCCGCCTGTGGAAGGTGTGGCAACCGCATCGGGGATTTCAATGGTGTGTTCAGCAATAGCGGTGGTATGTCCACCCGGATCGACCGTGGCACCAAGGACCTTGAACGTTTCGCCAAATGCCGGTGTCTTGTCCGTGCTTTCACCGACAGTTACCGGGGCGCCAGAAGGTCCATATGCGGGGTGAGTATACACCGACGTGTCAACATCATTGATCTTGATATTGCCGTTGGTGGAAGAGGCACTTACCTTAGTGGCATCATCAGCAATGCCATCAAGCTTGTCCTTATCGGACGATGTCATCACACCGTCACGGCTGCTAGTCGCGGCACCGATAGTGATGGTAGAACCGGAAGTCTGGTTAGTGGAGAAACTGCCTTCCGCATCAGAATTGCTGCCGGCCTTTATGGAAACGGTTGAATCGTTCGCCGGTTCAATCACGTTACCTTTCCAGTCACAACGGGCACGTTCTGCAGCCAGCTTGCGTTGGTCGAAGCCGGTCCAGAGTTCAATGGGGGTATCATTTGGCATAAGTTATCCTCGTTTTAATTCCTTTTATGGGCGTTCAATCATGCCCGAGTTGTTAAATTCATCATAGCGCATACTTACCAGGCCACTCTTTCCATATACGCCGGGCGTGTTGGATAAGGCCTTTGGTATGGTAACTAGACCGTCCACCATCGGAAGTACACCATCGGGTGTTGCGATGCGTTCCACGGCATAGCCCTTGTCAATCTTCTTTGCCAGTTCCAGGTCGACATAGCCCTTGTCAGCCTTCTTGGCCAGTTGGAGATTGACATAGTCAGTATCACACTTTTTATCAAGCTCCTCACGGGTAGCAAGGTCCTCGGGGTCAAGTCCGGAATCGGTAAGATTTCCATCGCCGGACAACCCGGCCAGGTGTCCATCGACGGCATTAACTACCTTGTCGGCCTTGCACCTAATGTCACCGCCACCACCACCGGAAGCGGTAATCTTCACTACCGAGAAGGTATCGGGCGACCAAGAACCAAGCGGTTCCACCATGCGGTAGTACACCATGCTGGAAACCTCTCGGTCTTCCCATACAGGATCGCTTGCCTTGTCCAGTTCCAGGGTGGAGAACTGGATGAAGCGCTGTACCTTGACGAATACCTCGTCAAAGAACCGGTACACCTTGTTACCTACGCAATCCAGGTAGAATTTGCCATCAACACCAACAATTTCTTTCGTGCACTCCGGATCGGAGTAGAAATGTATCTTACCGCTAAGGCGCCTGATATATCCATGGGTTGTGTCATCAACTGGCCTGTTGTTGTCACCGAGAGTACATTGTTCCTCCCTGACATACCCGCGTTCAACCCATAGGTACCCTGCCGCGTTCAAGGCAGCGTAGAGCCCGTTCCCCGCATTATCCAACAGCAGGACCGGCATGCCGCTGATATAGGCCGACCAGATATGCATCAGGTTGGTCGCCTTGCCGTTCATGTTGCGGTCAGATGTCAACGCAATGAACACGCCGGGATACATGCCCGCATCGGCTATGTTCCCATACTCATCCAGTACGGTGACATGTCCCTTGACACCGCTTTCGACAAGGTCTGCCTTGCCGTCAATCTCTTCCGGTGATATACCAAGACTTACCCATTTTCCATCGTCGATTATGTACGGGAAGAAACTCGTCCCATCTTCATATTCTTCCTTGACGACATAAATCGCATTCCTATCATATGGCGTCATCGCGGAAATATCAGCGGGTAACTCGTCGACTATCTTGTATCGGCGATTCAACCTGGCATACGTCTGTTTCAGGCCGGCTTCATCAAGGTACTTGATTATTTCTGGAGCTACTACATCATTCATCGGCAACCCCGTTATCAATCTGGTCGAACATGGCGGAAATCTCTTCTTTCGTATACGGTTCCAGCTCGTACCGCTTCTCAAACCCATCAAAGCTCACCAGGTATACCGTGCGGTACACCTCGTCAATCTTGTCAACCTTGACATCGCCAACCCCATCGACAACAACTTCCTTGAACTTGCTGGACACGTCGCAAGGTTCCGGTACAGGTACCGGGGGATGCGGTGGATGAATTGGTGGGCACGGTGGTCCCGGTGGACATGGCGGGCACGGTGGTCTAGGCGGTCTCGGCTTAGGAGGCGGACACGGTTTCCGCTTGCAATCGGGTGGGATCACCGGCACAGCGGGACCGGGTGCCGGCATGGGACCCTGCATGGGTATGGGAGGTACATCTGGCAAATGCGGAGCATCCGGGATGATAACGGGCCTTGGCATCACACTAGGATACAGCGTAGATGCGCTGGTCTGCACTGGACCAGGCGTGTATTTTGGCGGCATCGGTGGATGACAGTTGCAGGGTTTCATACCGGCAGTTTATAACTTTAAGGGACTAAAAAGAACTGTCGCGAAACACGCGGCAGTTCACAAATGCAGCCATTCGATGGCAGTCAATGTCTACTGTTTGTCGTACCTATCCGAATAGAGAAGTAATCAGACTCTCGCAGTTTATCGCCATGGTGACCATGCCGGTGATGAGCCCGGCAGTAAAGAACGCGGATGCGGTCATGGCGAGCCTGAGGATCCCGTTTCTTGTCTTGGCGTAGCGTTCAAGCATGCGGTGACGTTCCATGATGGCGTGGCGACCCTTGATGTGGTCGAACAGGCCGTCAGAACGGTCATGCGCCCTGTGCGCAACCCTTATGTCGTCGGTAATCTGGATGTCGAGACCGGCATACAGGGCGTCTATCCCCATCGCCACGTCCTCGTAGCCCCAGCCATTGCCGAATGCTTCCGAATCGAAGATGCCCTCGTCCAGGCCGTAGGTACTCTTCTGGAATTTCCTGATGGCTTTCAGCCCCTTCTTGGAAAAACCGAAATTGCAGCTCCACCCGATCATCCCGGTGAGCATGAGGTCGAGGCGCTCGTTGAACGTCTTCGCATCGGCCCACCCGGACACTGCCCCGGATACGACGCGCAAGTCGGCATAGTTCAGGGGGAGATTGTTCCACATGTTGTCCATGTTTGCCGTGAGCAGGTCGGAGGGAGGCATGTCCAGGCCGTCGACATCGGTATGGCGCCTGGTGCCGAACACCAGGTCGTGTTTCTGGAGCAGCGCCGCGTACTTCCCAAGGAAATCGTCGGTATCCGGGAAACAGTCACCGTCCATGAACACAATTGCATCGTCGGCGGAATGGAGAAATGGCTCTATCACGGAATTGCGATTGCCGCACCGGCCAATGAACTTCTTGGCATTGTTTACCGGGATAATTCTCGGGTCACCGGAAAAGTCCCAGAACGGCTTGCCGTCGGATAGGACATATATATGGGATGGCTTTGTAGGGGCCGACCGCAGCATTTCGATGGTCTCAGAAACCATCTCATGCTGGTTGTGGTTGGTTATGGCTACTGCGATTTTGATCATACATTACTTCTTGTCATCCTGTTCAACAGGAGTGTCTTGTTCGGTTTCCGGGGATGCCGTCTCAGGAGAAGAAGCCTCGGGCGGCAATTCTTCCCTAGGAGTGAACCCTTCGATTATCATGCTTACGATGGAATCATACTCCGCCTCCGGATCACTGATGATGTGTTCGCCGTCATACGGCTCGAAATCACTTTTCAGCGACTTGATTACGGCTGGCTTTACTCCGTGGACGTTACCATAGTCGCTTACCAGATGGAATACGATGTTTTCAGCCCGGTTCTCGTCCGCGATAGCGACATACTTGTATACCTCGTACGCATGGATGTTCATGCTGGACACGATAACCACATCGAAATCATGAATGGAGTCGCGGGTTTTCCCGAGTACCCATTCATATGCGTCACCGGCCTTGGATGGCAAGTACCGTCTCGGATCCTCAGCAAAATACTGGTCAGCCTCGTGGTGGATGCAAGCTATGCCCCTACCGTTCATCTCACCTTCCAACTTGGTCGCAAGAGTCGTCTTTCCGGCCCCAGGGACACCCCTAATTATGACGATTTTCTTCATATTCATCTCCACCTATAAATTATATATCTTTTACAAGTCTTATAGCGTATTCATATGGCCTGTAGTACCAGTTATTGAAGTCGAATTTTATCTCATTCTGACTCCAAGTCTCTATACAGCCGTAGTTGGAATAATCCGTCGGGCCAGAAGGTTCATATCCACTAACTAAGACATGAAAAGCCATTCGCTTCCATTGGAAAGACCCGCCGGAACTTATCTTCAATCCGGACGGCACCCCATGAAATCCGTATTCATCGGTACACACATCAGGCAATGCCCATTCGTAACCGGGTGCATGCAGGACGCTGATATTACCGGAATAAACCCTCGGACTTACCTGGGTGAACCCAGTTGACATCAATAGATCATGGAAATCGGCTTCCAGGGGTATTCTCCACCCTTCCGGAAATATCGTTGACGCATTCGTAATGAGATAGTCTCTGGCCATCCTGTTGTAAAGGATGCCGAACTTCTTTCCGTTATATCCATACGTGTACTCGTCATTCATATAGTACACTCCACAAACCGAGCGCTCATCAAGAGTTGTGCTTATGGTAAGCCCATCCCATTTATGATCAAGGTTCTCGGCCATCCACATACGGTTTCCGATAATTACGGTGGGATACCGTCTTCCGCCAATCATCACCGATCCCAGTATATTGCTGGTAGCATACCGTTCGGAGGATGATGTGGGTATGCTCATTGTATTTCCGCTGACAGTTCCGCGACTTAGAGAAATGTCGCTGTCCGACTTACCTGAAGCATAGGTAATCGTGGCAGTAACCGTGGCTCCCGGTGATACATATTGAGTAACGGGGGACACGGAAACGACTTCATTACAAGCTATATGGGCGTTTACCTGGACCTTTGCTGGGGCCAGAATGATGTTCCCCCCATGCGCCACGCCATCAGGAACCGATAGCGTGTTGGTCCCGACAGTTACCCCGTGTCCCTCTACCCCATCCACCTCGGTAGATACCGGGGTAACCAGGCACGATGCATCGGCGCCATCTGTATAGGTCACGTTGAACGAAACCGGTGTACCGTATCGCACATGTGCCTCGTTTGGACTGGCGGATGCCCATTTGGCGTTGTTGTTGGCTACATACACATCCAAAATATTCGGGACGACTGTAACAGTAAGGTCGGAATTACCAACGGGTATTTCCAGGCCATTCGCGGTTGCCGCCCCCACCGACGGTTTTATGTGATGGTAGTCGAAATTAGAATTGTACGTCACCTGGCATATCGCAGTTGCGTTGACCGCAACGTAACTATCGGTTGGCGTTATCGAGGAAATGGCCTCGGGATCGTCGCTGATGACAACAAGTCGCACTTTCGCATCGACCAATTCAACAATGACATCTTGTGTAAGGTTGTCGACGGTAATTCCGTTCGGAGAAACCGTTCCGGACGATGCTGCGACGAAAGTATAGTCGGCATCACCGTTCCACAGGATCGGGATAAAAACGGAACCGCCGGTCAATCCAGTTTTCACTGCATCCGGGACAGTCGCCCACCGACTCTTGTTGTTGATGGTAACCTTGCATGTATCAGCGTTTACGCTTGCTACTAGATTTACTTTTGTCGTCATATTATACCTGCGTAATCCCGATAGGTTCCCACGTAAGTACCCCATCCGTTGAATTTATAGTGTAAGTTCCGGTTGCCGGCCTACTGGACAGGAACGTGAGGAGGTCCTGAATTTCCTGAGATACGGATATCGTCCTCGTACCGGCGGTGATGTCATCGGTCATCTCGATTCCGGTACCCTTGATCAGTTCTAGTTCAGGTTCGTCAGATACGAACTTCTTGGCCCTGACGGTACCATCGGCATAGACAACCATAGCGTTCGAGCGCGTAATGTACTGCTCATCTTGCCAATCATCGTCATCCTTCTCACTGAAACCGTTACCGATTATAAACAATGCGGCATTAGGATCCTGTGGGTTTTCGATGTCCAACCTGTTTGGACCTTCGATGGGCACGTTATACTTCCCGATTACCGTCTGCCACTTGTTGGACTTCAGGTTCATTCCAATTGCAACGGAGTTGAACCCGGTTGAATAGTTACCGTTACCAAAGCATAGGATGTTGGAACCGTTTTCAACCTGGTTGTTGTTACCGCATACAAAGCCATGGCCATATGCAAAACTGGGATACGGAATGTCCGTGCACCTAACTTCGTTAAAACACCCCAGGAGAGTATAATATACTGTATTGGAGTGTACTAGGTTGTAGCTTCCGACGAGTAGGTTATGGTCTACCAGGTGAGCCGGCTGGTTCGATTCATGAGGGTCACTTTTCTCCCCAAGATATGCAACTCCGTTTTGTAATGAATATAGATAATCAGCGTCCAACGCCTCGTAACTGATATTCGGCAATTCAATGTTAGCCAAATCGCCAGTAGCCTTGTAGTATCCATTATCTACCAACGTGCCATTGTTCACACCATCCACAAGGTCACCAGGTACCAATGCTGCCACTATTGTCGCCCCGGATGGGAGACGGGTGGAAACTATGGTGCCTAGTCTTCTCACGTAGAGGTAATAGCCATTGTTGGAGATTGACATCTTGGGGCCCTTGTAGACATACCACGAGAAAGTCGTTGCGGGCACAAATTTTGGACAATCAACCACAATGCCATTTGCCACCTGATTCTCAGTAAGAACGACACGCCCAATTCTACTATCGGCTGATATGAGGTTAGAACTACCAAGCAACACGTTCTCTTTATTTACATCACGATCACCGGAACTACTGGCTTCATTGAAGGTCAGATACATCCTGTTGCGTTCGCCACGTATCGTGTTGGCACCAACCCGTGCATTAAATATCTCAATTGTGTTTTCTGTGCCATCTATGAGATTATTGAATGCGAAGCCTCCGCCATGAACACTAAGAAGATTATCGGTTCCATACAGCCGGTTACTAGAATCATCATTTGTGTTGAAATCATATAATAACCTATTTGTTTCACCAACAATAAGATCATTATGCAGCGCATGCCACCCATCTGCGTCAGTAACTGGCATAAACATATTATTCTTAGCACCGAACGTGTAACACCTGTTACAGTTGCTCATTGCGGAATCGGCACCCACCATCAACGACTGAGTACAGAAGTCAAGGTGATTTCCGCCAAAGTTCCAGGACTGGTTACAATACATCAGATTAGCAGGACCATATGCATTCGCGAGATAGTATTCCTCTCGTGGGACGGTATTTGTCGAGAAGCTGAATGACTGCTGAGTATTTACAAAGTCGGAATTATACTGGAAGTTGAATACAGGTACCTTATCTACATCGCTGCTATCATAAGAGAGCTCAGAATGCATCAAGAAGTTACCGGCCAACGTCGCATGGTCACCGACATTTGGCGTATTAGTTCTTAAGACAGAATCATAGAACAGTACGTTGTCATTTATCTCTGCGCCCGTTCCTTCCGTTTTTGACCTGAATATAAAGTTACCGAGGTACTTTGTGCGCATATCTGGATACGCGCTTGACCCGCTGGTAGTGCCCACTTGCTTTAATTCCGAAGCAAATGCGAAATTACTATTAAGTACCTCGATACCAGTCAAATCATATTCGCAGTTCAACCAGATATTATGGGTTACGTTTTGAATGTAATTTAACGCAAGTGTAGGCTCAACCTGACTATTCAACCCGGTAATGATGTTGTCAACAAAATTCAATACTTCCCAGTTTACCGTGGCGTCATGGTACTCGTGTTTGTTACGTCCTATCACAAGGTTTCGAGAGAATGATTGCGCAGCAATATTTATGTCCGTGTCAATAAGTAAATTCGACTCGGACGACTTCTTCTCTATTTCATAATTTGCCCACGGAGCGTCAGTTGGAAGGTCGCCTTGGTTCAATGTAGAATCAAACAGGCAGTTCTGATGTGCCCTGGGGAACGGGTCGTCCCCTTTCTCGGTATTGGTAGATGCCGTAATCTTTGAACCCATCAATGCTATGTTCTGGTCACCCGCAACTTGGGAACCAAACAGGGCAAGGTTGTATGTTCCTCCGTTCACGTGACTCTGTAGGGCGGCTATGTTATTATACCCGCTGTCAACAAAACTCTGCTGAATTGCAGTGTTGCCGGTGCCGAGTGCGGTAGAGTCGAACATGGCAAGGTTATGATAGGAAGCATTCCCATCACCGGCGGTGGAGTGCTGTATGGCTACGTTCTCGCCACCAAGCGCCTTCGACTTGCAGCCTATGGCGATATCATAGTTGCGAAGTACCTCGTTCTTCCGCCCGAGTGCCACCACGAAACCATCATCATCCGTATTGGCAACTTCCTCATCCGGAGCGCGGGAAATGTTTCCACTACCAATCAATATGCTGTTGTAGTGATTGGACGTATTGCCTTCGCCAAACACAACCGTGTTGCAAATGATATCTTCAGTTACTGTCTCATAATGTCCGGTAGGATTGTTGATTTTGGACAATAGCATGGACCCATAAGACGTGAAGGACATGCTTGCCGAATTGTACGCCGCCTGGTCGGATGCATCGGTAATTGCAGAAGTGGTAGGAGTACCTTCGAACGTTGCGCATTGGTAGAATGTATTAACATAACTATTCACAGGATAGTTGTAATATACTCCCCGCAGGTCGCTTTCACTGGATACAGTCCTCAAAGCATTGTATGCAGATGTAGCCGATGAATCGTACTTCTTAATGATTTCGAAAAGGTCCAGATATGCACCCTTAACAAATTCCCATGAGTATGTATAGGTCGGATCCTCCCTGTAATATACATCCAGGTAGGCGGCTTTGTCTTCCTCGGTCATTATGAACACGGGATTCGTAATCAAGCTATTGAATATTGTTTCTATTTCCGACGTGTATGCCGGCGCAGTACCATTGCCGTAATAGTATGATTTGTATGCACTCAAGTAGTTGGACAGCGTAGTTCCAGCGGATGAACCTAGGTATTGTCCCACGATGCCGGTAATAGTATTAGCGTAGCCATCCATAGTGCTACGGTCTGCATCCGTGATTACATATGGTTCACTGGTCCATACATCATATTCCTTTTCCAGCTTCTCGATGTTGCTGGTAGACGTGTTGTTGTAGCCAATGAGTGTAGCATGGGCGCCACGTTCACGCGGAGTCTTGTTATCTACACCGAACAGCATGGACCAACCGTAAGACAGGTTCTTCGTACCGATGGCAAATGCGTTCAGACCGGTTTCATTGTCGTCACCGATGGCGATAGATTCGTTGGATGACCTACTGTAATAACCGATAGAAACTGATTTGGATTCGGCCTTTGTGCAGATTCCTATACTCTGTGAAGCACTTGTGGCAACAGGGCCGTTTCCTATCGCTATCGATGTTCCCCAGGAACTACCTCGTGTTTTCACTCCATCACTTGGATAACCCACAGTTGATATCAGGAGCGAATCATCGATAGCTGTACCAACCGGCGTACCCGGATTCCACAGACCATACCCAATAGCCAGGCTACCACGATTAGCATACGAGTCGAGACCTATGACAGTCGATTCATCATTTGCCTTAACTCCTGTACCAAATGCAATCGACGAATTCGTAGCAGATGCCGAAAATCTGGATATCGGAGTATAAGAATTATCTGATGTCGTCCCCGTTCTTACTAATATCGAAATAGCATTATTAGCTACATTGGAAACACTGTACTGGAAATATCCTTCCGTAGACTTGCGCTTAGAAATTGCAACCGAACCGCCGCTGGCGAGGGTTACCCCATTTCCCATAACGAGAGAACCATTTATTGCACCAAACCCTACCTTATCTGGAGTTACGTTAGTATCAACGCTGACGGTATCATTGTAGGTATCTCCCCAAGATACATTCACCCAGCCATCGGGTATAGTTACCGATTCCATTTCCGTAGTCATCGGTATGTAGAAAGGTACAATATTCCCATGTTCATCAATGTGACCACGGATGGCGACCCCTAGGGAGTTAAATGGTAGATATCTTGTCTCGCTATACTGGTTGCCTGTACTTGTTACTGTGTACGTTCCAGAATTAAATTGGACACCGGTAAGTTTCACATCCACGTAGCCTTGTGTCCCATCCTTGCTTCTAAACAAGAATAGTGCCAGCTTTTCCAGGGAATTCCATGCTTCGGTCTTGTATGAGAACGAACCTGCATTCGGTACATTGAGAAGTGACATACTGCCAGCTCTGGCATATCCACCATTACCGACCGATACTGACCCCTCCGTTGCATATACGCCAGCACGGCCAACCGCCACCGAATTGTATTTACCCTTTACGTTCTCTATACCTATGGCCAGAGCATGGTACATTGCCGAAGCTCCGGTATGGCCAACAACAATACCTCTATAGAAGCCAAATACGCCATCTCGCCCGAATACCATAGAGCGGTCTAAGGCAGTGGAACCACTTCTACCAACTGAAATCGATTGTTCGAATGCATAGCAGCCGTCCATGCCAAGAGCCATGGAGTATGAATGCGCAGTTACCCTCGTTCCGAAGGCAAAGCTATAATTGTAGGTATGTACACCGCCATTTCCTATAGAAACCGAGTGATCATGGGCGGCTACGCCGTCAGTACCCATGGAGGCCGAACCATAATATGCGTATACGCCACGATTACCGATAGCGATAGACCCAGTGTCGGCAAACGAACCCAATTCAGAATTCGTACCCTTTGCGGATATGGCTATGGAGCAGTTCTTTGAACCGGCGGCAATCCCCAGTGATACCGAGGACGATCCTTTGATATCATGATAATTACCCAGCGCAACAGAACCGGATGGATAGTCCCCATTACCGATTATGTTATGGCACCCAAATATACTGATGCCACCGGCGGAACTGTATAATATCTGGTTTGACAGGCCAGCAATGATGGAACCATACGTTGACTGTAGGTTATTTTGACCACCGAATAGATATGAGCCATTGTCTAAAAGTCCAGAGTTATTCGAACCAAACAGGTGGCTGCCATAGCCAACGCGAAAATCGGTAGGATTGGATCCTATTGCATAAGAACCGGATTCAAGGCGCATCCGCTTTCCAATGCCGATCGAACCGTTGTCGACAGTCAAGTCCTCACCGATGGCAATACCGGCACCATGGGAAACGTTTCTCTGTCCGATCGTGATACCGAATGTATCGGTAGTGTTCTTCTTACCGATATTGATACCTTCGCCATGAACGGTGTTCATGGCACCGATATTCATGGAGACAATCTCCTGCGGCTCGACAAATTCCGGCACTTCTCCATCTACGACGTTATCGTGGCCAAACTGATAGGATGGAAACTCTCCCTCCGCAGTCAGATTTTCACCGATATACACGGAATCTTCGTTGGCGGCAGAACTGCCATGTTCTTCGGACCATGCCTTCCAGGACTCATTGGATACTCCACCGGCAGATACCCATCCTTCGCCGTCTACCCAAATCCATGCGATATATCCCTTGTCGGTCTTCGTATAGTAGAGAATCTTCGTAGAAACGGTGACATCGGAAGACGGATGATGGTCTTCACCTTCACCTCGGACAACCCGGAATGCAGTTATCCGGCTAAGCGCGTCATCTATGTTTATTCCGCTCTCGGTTTCAATAGCCCTTTTGGCGAGGATTTCATAACCAATAATCGTTTTATTGTCCATTGCGCTAACCAGTATTGCCATTTTCACAGCAGTTTATATAATTAACCGGCTGCCGGGACAAAGCCGACAGCCGGAATGAATACGGCTGAACTCACACAATTACTGTGGATTGGTCAATTCCAGCAACCTATCATGCAGCAGGATGCCAAAAATGTGCGGGGTAGCCCCGGCAATCTTGATATCCCAGTCCGATGTGCCGCAGACTTTCACCGGATAGGTCGCGTCCAGGAGCTCTTCGTTCTTCTTGTGCCCGGCCTCGATGGCGTCCCACAGTTCCTTGAACTCCCCGGCTTTCAGCGCATCAAGTTCCTTGGTGGCTTCGAGCATCTGCTCATTGATCATCACCCTGCCCATGGAATCGCGCTTGACGTTTCCGTTGTTGTCGCGGTCGCCGTATTTTTCGGCAATGCCCTGCTCGGCACGCAACCAATCGGACCATTTCGGGTCCCTGCGCTCGTCATACAGTTTTCCGGTGAGCTCCTTGTACGTTCCGTCCATGAGCATGACGTTGCTCAGGGTCAGGATGCCGACGACGGAATCGCTGCATTCCTTGTCGAGACGGCTGGCGCACCACTCGAAGAGCATGATGATGTCGCGACCGGTAAGAATCTGGTCACTTACTTTGAGAATCTGTTCATTCATAGTTTTCACCTCTTGTAAACTTTTAATTACCTTTTGACGTAGTCCAGCACCCCTGAACAGGGGCAGAATGTCGTCTCGCAGAAATAACCCCTGTGACCGGTCCACAGCATGTCAACCCGGACGAACTTAAATAGTTTAGATATTTCGCGTACAGCCGGGAGCATGTGTTCCATGGCATTTCGCTGTTCAGTGGACAAATTACGCTGCAATGGGGTCCCACCGATATACCAGTCAAGGTCGTTCCCGTCCGTATCGACGAACGCGATGTGTGTTATGAGCACCTTGCTTACCTTGCGCTGCAGTTCCACGGCAACCACCTCTCCATCCAGGCAGAAAAACTGGTAATCCACCGGCGTGGCCGCCGATACAGTCGGCTGCACCAGGATCGCCGGCACTATGGGTTCGTATTGCCACTCGTATCCGGCCACGTAGGCATAGTTGGTGTCAAGCCACCCGCGTATTTTCTTCGCCAGGTACTCCTCGTTTATAGAATCCCCAGCCTTGAACCTGATGTTGAAACCCGAACCGTGGTTGCATTTCAATATACAGTCATTATTTCGGCACATCCGCAGCGCTTCGACGATATCGACATCGCTCGGCTTGTATCGCTCGTACATCACGGGCATGCGCAGGTTTTCAAGTCCAAGGTCATACAGCTCCTTGTAGACCGCGCACTTGTCGGTCCAGGCGACCTTTTGCGGATTCAGGTCGTTAAACTTGTAAAAATTTATCCAGTCGCATATATTCTTGGGTTCATCAAGCGATATGTGCGGGGCATTTTCCGATATCCACTTCTTGCCCAGCGCTATCTTCTCGTCAAACGTGGCGGCAAACCGTATGGTTTCGTAGGTGACCTTGCCGGTATCGGTGAAGTTGTGCTTCCTTGTCACCGTGTCATTCTCGTGAATGTCGTACCACCGGTCATGCTCCCGGCTTCCGGTCACGGTATCCCCCTTACCGGCCACCCGCAAGTATTCGGCCTTCATGTCGCCGTCGGGTATGTCATAATTTCCGTAGAATATGTTCTTCTCTATCTCGTCGGCATACCAGGGGACCACGCTGGAACATGATCCGCGTGCTATCTTCTGGTCCCAGTCCCACCGGCTCTTGATGTGGTAATGGTACAGCCTGACGTTGCTGGAATAGTCGACCGCGGCTATGGAATCATGCAACGGGAAGCTCAGGGTCTCGATTCGGTCGGGTACGATGTTCCCGGAAGCATCCTTCGGGAACCAGCCTGTAAACACTGCGGCATTGCGCCTGCCGTTCACGTACGGTACGTGCCCGGCACCGTCAGTTGCAGTCCGTTTCCATGTGTATGTCTTTCCCTGGCAATACTTTACGATGCACTTTACCGTTGTCGCCCCGTCGTTTCGGCGATAGGTGAAATTTTCCGGCATGGGTATCCGGGTGTCCCGGTCTCCGGCGAGTTCCTGGCTGGACATGTTGATATGGGGAATGCAGAGACTGTCGTACTGCCCGAAACATTCGGATATCAACGATTCCAGGGGCAACACGAACTTTCCCGAATTGGCATCCCTCACGTACAGGTACTCGTCATCGTCGATGAACGCCACCGCATCCCCATCCTCGAATAAGGAACCATATTTGCCGTTCATTATATCAGAATACAGGCGCTTCTGGTCCGGGAATCCGGAGATGTGGGTATAATGGTACGGCATGTCACCCATCGCCAGACGAACATCGACCAGGGAATCGTTGTCGAATACGTGGAAGGACGCGGCTGGAAACCGCGCATGGTGGTATGCGAACCAGTATTTCAGGTCAAACGCATCGTAGCATTTGGTTAAGAGTACGAAATGTAGTCGCATGGCAACCGGGTTCCTAAGTTACCGCAAAACTATATCATTTGACATGCTTATACAGTATACATAAAAGGAGCGGGTTCAACCCGCTCCTTGTGAAATGATGCAATTCATGGACCGGCCTATTTCCAGTCATATGAAACATCTTCAAGCTCCGCTGCGCCAGAAACTGTGTTTGTTCCACAATTATAGAAGCAACGGCTATGCGTCCTAAATCCGGCATCTTTCAGATAATTGTACATTTCGGTTATGCCGGATTCCACATTTTCGCAATTTTGGAACATGTAATCACAGCCGATATGGTATTCGGAACCGCTGCGGTATCCATGTATGATTTCCGGACGGTACCGAATATTCGGTATTTTTTTCAATTTCTTATTTCCACTGAATGACATTGCACTCGGACCGTTGTTGAAGTGAGAGTAATATGTGTAGATATAATCGCATGCACTGTCAGATATTTCTTCACACAATGATCTCAGGTTCCAGGAGCCCGCCGGGACATATAGATTTCCGGTAATGTTCTCGATCTTATACGACAGATTAGGATAGTCCGTTAGATCAAAGCTATAATCATACGGTAAGTATGGCTTATAGCCATATGTGCTATCATTCGCACTCGTCGTATAATCGGTGTATGTCCAGGTATTCGTGCCTACATGCTCCCACAGTCCTTTCGTAGCTGAATTTGAATAGCAATAATACGGATTGAACGTGTCATCTACTCCATTAAATTTATACGTCGCCTGAACATAATATGCTGTCGGCTGTAAGGCATAACCAGCTGGTATCTGGCTATACCGACTATCGCCTATACAACGAGAAAGTGAATCCCTGGTATTGGAGTTTCCGTTGACACCATATTTGACTGTAAGTGCCTGATAAATATCATACGCATTGTCCAGGTTTACACAAGAAGACCAGAAGTCTTGAATGTTGCCGGTCGTTCGATTCAAGAATTCCATAAAATCATCATCAATGGTAAAATGTGTCAACTTTGGACAAGTAGATAAGAAAGAATAAGCCTGGATATTTGTCTTATTCTTGCCCAAATCCTTGAACGAAGCGTTGACCGTCGTCAAATTCTTACAGTTTGCAAACATAGAATAAACCTGTTCAACATTTTCTAGGCCCGCAAATGATGGTATAGAACGAATGTTAGTCATCGAAAACATGTCCGTTGCGTATTTCAGCGTTTGCAAACCATCAAATGAATCAGGTAATTCTTCTATGCTAGATCTTGCGAACATTGAGCGGGCAGATTCCAATACAGAAAATACGGTAAATGAGTCAAATGGTTTTCCCTGTATCTTGGTGGTATACTGGAATGCGTTGTTTGCATATTTTACCTTGTTTAGTGTACCAACTCTCGGCAACGATGTAAGATTAGACGGACCATAAGATGAACCAAAAATGCCAACTATATTCTCATAGTTAATCATATCAAGTGAAGCAATTTCCGATATTGGACTACTGAAGAATAAGTTAGGCGCATAATTTGGCTTATACAGAACATTCGGATCCAATTTTGTCAGTCTAAAACTTGAATCCGTTGCATCGCCATTTTGCTGTATGATTCCCGGAGCGTTGGTGAAACTGTCACCCGTATTATTACCACCATACGGATCATTATACTTGGCCCCAATTATACGCACCGTGCCATTTGCCGGTACAGCAAAGATATAATGGCTTGTCGTGGAATTTGTCAGAATTGGATTGCCGTCCACTAGAATGGTCACCGTTCCAATATTTCGGTTAAGTCGTATGGTATCATCTACGTCCCTAAGGTTCACCAATTCGGTGTATTCTCCACCATTTCCGCCCCAAAGAACAGGTATCTGCTCCAAATCAGCTGCACCGGTTTCCGTATCTATTCCGCAATTAGAGAACGCACCATAGTACGCGGTAGGCGGATTGGCCTGTGTAGAAAGTTGCTGATACAAGGCTAACGCTCCGCTTTCAACACTGCGACACCCACTGAATATGCTTGTTACATCCGTTACCGCATCAGTGGTCAATTCCGGTACTTCGACCAAAGACGTACAATTAGCAAACGCTGTACGCATGTTGGTTGTACTGCTCGTTCCGGTTAGTGACACACTTGTTAACGAAGTGCAATCCTTAAACATAGATTGCATGTTCTGTACCGAAGTAAGAACTAGAGAAGCCTCCGTTAAAGCGGTACATCCACAGAAAGTTTCTGTTGCATTGGTGCAATCAGTAAAATCTATATCAGGCAATTCTGCCAAGCTAGAGCATTCACTAAACATCTTGAGTGCGTTTACCGGATGCAAGTTTTCTGCTGATATATCACGTATTTCGTAGCAAGCACAGAACAGACCTTCCGCATTAACTACCTGCCCACAATTTTTTAATGACACCGATTCCAACGAGGTACAGTGGTTAAACATGTAACTAACGTCTGTGGCATTTTCCAAATTGAATTCCGGTAGATTCTCATTTAACTCGTAGCAATGCCAAAACATACCTCCCGTAGTAGTTGCCTTCGACATATCAAGGTTGGGAATGGATGGCAGAACATGACACAGTAAGAACATACCCTCCATATTAGTAACAGTTGAGGTATCAAACCATGATACTGATGTTAAATTAGAACACCCGGCAAACATACGCTGAGTAGCGTATAATTGTTTACCCGTGCGGAGTTTACCCACTTTTTGAAGGTTCGAACAGTCACAGAATGTATACGATAACGACGTTACGTCGGGCAAATTACCGCCTATGACTTCTATTAAATTTGTTATACCATACATGAAACTGGTTAATGAAACACTATCGCGTGTCATATCCCATATATTTTGTTCGGCATCAACGCAGGTCATTGTAGCCGAGTAGTAGGATGCTGGTTCAGTTCCTGCTGCAAACTTGCATCTCAGTGTATTGGGTGCAATATCAAGAAGGCCACCATATGATGCCATAATATCTTCCAAATCGGAATGCCCGCTTTCAGTATCCAACCCGCAGTCTTTGAACGTATCAATGTGATTTACTAGCTTGGTATTGGTAAGCATCGTAGAATATACTTCCAATGCACCACTTTCAACATTTTTACAACCACTGAACATGTAGTTGACATTAACTGTCTTCTTGAACGTCATGTCGCTGATGGTCTTGAGTGAGGTACAACCTTGGAACAACCCGGAAAGGTCCTTGATATTCTGGAAGTCCATCTCCGGTGTGGATTCAATACCAGCATTATTGAACATGCTTGTGCATTCCGCTAAGGACGTAGTATCATACGCCGGAACAGTTTTCAATGCAGTGCAATCCTGGAACATGTACTTCATGTTATTCACATTGGATGTATCCATTACTGGCGCATCAATAAGACTTGAACAGTCGCTGAACATGTATTCCATGTTTGTCGCTTTCGCTGTATTGAACTCGGGTACTGTGGTTAAACTGGAACAATTCCACAACATCCCATACATGTTCGTCACATTAGATGTATCGTAGGCTGGAATACTAGTAAGACTGGTGCATCCATCAAACATCTGTTTCATGGATGTACATGACGATGTATCGATATCCGGTCCAGACACCAAGCTAGTACATGACTGGAACATATATTCAAGATCGCTCACCTTACTCGTGTCAATGAACACTTCCGTGAGCTTGGGACAGTATGTGAACATTGCCTTGGCTACTCGAAGATTAGGCGTATTCTTCACATTAAACGATACGAGCTCGGAACAATACGAAAATGCATATGCCATGTTCGTCACGCTAGAAAGATCAAATCCATCAAACGATGAGATTTTCGTGTTCTGGAACGCGGCACACATGTTTTCCACATTGGATGTATCAAACAATGCAATCGATGAGAGGTTGCTGCTACCCTGGAATAGACATTTCATGTTGGTGACGGTCGACGTGTTTGCCCCTAACACTGCTATCAGGTCACTCCTGTTTCTAAGGAGATATTCCCAATCATCCGAGTCATACGTGATATCCCAGACGCTCGTTCCACCGGAACTTTCCACCAAAGAAGCGTCCCATCGTTCGTCAATAGTAGGTTCTGTCGTATTGAACTTTACGCGAATGGTCCTATCAGGAAGACCCAATGGGTTCAACGGATCTTCGGTTTCACCGGTATATCCGATTATGGTAGCTATACCGTTGGTCACCGTTCCCTGGTAGGTACATGTTCCCGGCCAATCCATGGGGCTGAACTCAGTACAGGTGACACCTTCCGGCTCCTGAACAGTCACCTTTTCCAGCGCCGAAATCTCAGGCAGCGTGAACTCGAACGCGGCTTCGGCCACCGGTGCATTCACCTCGGAATCGATGTGTTCCATTACCAGGACGAGTTCGGCTACCGTTCCCGGAACAGCGAACTTGCTATAAGTATAGTCGGCCAAAGTTACCGTCATGGTATCGCCTTCGACCGTACCTTCCGGTTCCACATATATCATGCGGTCAGCCAGAAGGTCCATGGGTACCTTCTTGCTTCCTTCATCACCATCCAAGAGAATGAAGTTGGAACCGACGAAGTCCATCTTGGTAGCTGTTGTCGGAGTGTCGACTATTCGCTGTTTTTTGACCTTTACTGCCATTCTGTTACCTCAACATAGCTGTCGTCAGACATGATGACATCGTCACCATAGCTGTAAATTAACTTGACCCAGGAATCATCCTCGCCCTGCTGGGCGTCGGGAATTCCGTATTCAATGATGCCCTTCTTCGGGAAACTATACTGTCCCCACAGGACGGCATCGCCCATCACACCTCCTGTGCGGTCCATTACCCTGGCGTCGTTTACATATCCGAATCCGGGTATGTCGGTGCCTTCCATGGCAGAGACCGCTGGGCGCAAGTGGGTCCTTACGCTCCAGAAGTTCGCATGTGTCATTCCCGTAACGGCTTCATCGGAAGGACGGGAACCGTTCACATCAATAGGTGCACTCAACCCAAGACCCCCACCAGCTACGGACATGTATGGACGTGCCAATCTCGGCAAACATGTCGTACTCGTTTCCAGGTCAACACTGTTTTCCTGTGCAGCACCACCGGTTGGGGTTCCACTAATCAGTCCGGGAACAACCTGAGTATTTATATCCATGGGTGCGTACTTGAAGTACGGATGCATCAGTGCTTCCTGCCATCCGCCGCACGGGGCACACATGGATTCTACCCAGATGCGTTTTCCGTCCAGTTTTTCCTCTATGGCAGCGGCGCCATACAACGGGGACAGGTAGGACATCGGAGCCTGTATATAATCCACCGGGTACCATCTACCCGCCTGCACGGAGAACTTGAACTTCATGAGGACGCGGATATAACCACTTGGGCCGACAAACCGCCGGTCAGTTGCGACAAAGGGTACTCTGTTATACCATGCACGGTCCACCTTCATTGGAGATGCACTCCAATTATTGTGCATGTAAACGGTGTTTCCCTCGGATAGCAGCACACGGTTCCAGTTCGGGTCTAGGATATTGCTCCTGGCTGACCTAGATATGAACGTATCGTTCACCATGGCACTGCGCACATCTGCACCCAGTCCACCGTCACATTCGGCTTCTGGCCATTCAAGCCTAGACCTATATGTGAAGTTGGACTCATAGTCACTGATATTTCCCGAAACAGGGAAAGCGATACGATGCGAATCCCACCACCTGAGTGCCATCTTGGAACTATACGGGGTGACAAAATTACGCAGCATGCTAGTCAGCGCATCCGACTTGGGGAACTCGCTGTCATAGAACGGAAGGTTGTCGCTTACCGTATCCAGGCCGGCAATTTTGTCGGAATTCAGGATGAGATACATTACGAACGGATCGCCGGATATAATTGGATACTGTTCAGGATGCAGATTGGCAAATTCGGACATATCAACGTTTCCGGTGGTCGGAACAGTATCGATTGAAAACACGTTCGCCGTAGCGGAGAATATGTCCATCCATTTCTCGTAATCGGTCGAGGACACTAGGTAGCTATACGGTTCGACTGGGTTGAAATGTTCATCGAGGGCCACATGTTGCAACTCAGTTGCCCTAAGGGCATCGTGATACATCTCGTGACGGACAGCGTCCGCATCGCTTTCAATACGTGCCGTAATGATGCTACGGAAGCCATATGCAGCCGGATTTCCGTATATACGTTCGGTACAGGGTATGTTGTCGGTGGCATCAGAAGTCTCGTATTCAGTGTTGCCATACGGGTTCTTGGCATAACGGCCACCCACATTCGTGTCGACAAATGGATCGAACCCAACCAACGAGTTCATATCGCTATATTCGTCCATCCCGGACGTGATAATGTATTTTGGCAAATGCCGTGCCTTTATAAGCCATGCCGCACTTGCAACATCGTTCTCCTTAACCGGTTCGGAAGGTTTTTCCGACGTGGAATCAAGCCACCAATCATTGAATTTACCACTATTCAACGGAGTATCGATGCCATCGTCTGAATACCGCAACAAGGAACTGCCGGACAGACCGGGTAGCGAGCCATGGTACATGCGCAGCTTCTGGAAATCCTCGCATAGCATCTTGGCGGCCTTTCTGGCTTGACGCACCGGCTGTGCGGACACCGGGAAGGTATTATCCGTAGGAATGGTCACACGCAACTGGGCACCTATCACCGATACATCGGCATCGACATTCTCAACCGCATAGCGAAGCGGCATCGAATCGGAAGAGAACTTAAACTTGCCGGCGCCATAACCAAAGAATGCCACCGTATCAGTTCTGTTGAGAACATCCCTATTAGATTTCCATATTAGTTTGGAAACAGAATGCTGCCCAAGGTCCCATTCGTCAGTCATCAGTTCATCAAGATGTCTCAACTTGTTACGTCCGACCATTGACCACGGGAACGTGCTGGTAGTCGTCGGGTACACGGTAGCCAGAACTTGGCGGGCATCCTTCTCGGTCACGTAGTCTCGACCTGGTCGCACTTCATCCGTTTCGATGGGGGCGATGAACTTGTTCATGTGGTTCAACGACTGTTCACCGCCGGTACCCATATCCTCGCCGAGCGTAACATCGTTTCTGGAATGCAATCCAAGAGGGGTTTTGCAGTAATTGTTCAGTTCAGCCTGTTCCTTGTCATAACGATCAAGGTATGCCATGCCGCATATTCTGAAATGACGATCACGGAGACGATTTCCATATGGATAATTGGCCAAATCGCCGATTCTTACCAGTCCCGACTGATTTACCAACAATGTACCATTCATGTCCGCATAGCGAGGGCAGTTATTGCCACCGTCGAACGTAAACCGTAGCTTGGTACCAACCGGAAGCAGTTTACCTTCCTTGTCACGAATGCCTTCTTCGGAAGGAATAATGAAACCATCCGTTTTTGGCTTTGCATCGAGCGGAAGACTCCAAGTTAAATTGGTATCACTGAACTTCCAGTAGCCGCCCATGACGATAACACGCGGCTGCGAAATGAACGCATAGTAGGCACGTTGTGCATCGATTGGACTCAGGTCGCTAAACGCTTCTTCCGTATTGAATGTAGGCATCGATACGGTAATTTCATATTCTTCGCCATCCTTGGTATCAATCGGAGCAGGCAAATGCACGTAGGTCTTTTTGAATACCAATGAACCATTCTTTGTCTGAAAATCATTGTTTACACAAAGATGTATCCTGTTTGCCAAACTGTGGCTGACAAAAACTTCCCCATCACCATCACACACCGGACAGACATGGCCATCAAATTCACCGGTGCCATCGCATTTTTCACATTTCGCATAGATATCGGTTTCCAACCCACCAACTGTGGAATCGTCGGTCAAAGTCACTGCGTTCTTTATCAGGGTAATGTTGTTGTCATTTTCGTCCCCGGCATAATCGCTTACATTCGAAAATGGCCAGTCATAAGGCAATACCACTTCGGGATCATCTTCTGGGCGGCGAGCACCTATCGCAAAGACTAGCCATGGGCGTTCAGTCTCACCATCGGAAGCTTCGGTCCGTTTATGGATCCCACCACACTGGCTACCGTAAGTGCATTCGCCACTATAAGCACCACCGAGCCCAAACCCATCAATCACTACCTGTCGACCACCGTTGCTGGAACCGCCGAGGTTGACTTTTCCACATTCAACGAACCACTTTGTCATGCGGCCTGCACCAGCAAGGTCACCGGCAACCGACATCGGATGAATGGCATTCTCGATGATGCTACCGCAACGTGCCATGACTTCCTCGGCAACCTCGCGGTCACTGTATCCATGACGGTAATGTCCACAGGTCGGGGAGTTGTCCAAAGACGCGATGCTGCAATATGGATTTTTCCCACCATTGTATCCTTCACACGTGTCGTCACCTTCTTCCGCATTCTCATCTGTAATGTGGCAGTCACAATAAGCGGACAGTTGTTCGCTACCGTCATACCAGGTGACTGGGGCCAGACGTGGCCAAATATCGTCCTGCACGAGGTACAGTCCATTTTCGCCCTTAACTTTCTGACCGGTGAGAAGAATGTATTCCCCGGTTTCCATATCAACCACGAGATTGAGACGCATGGGCCCGATAGTTCCCCTAACTGTAGCGTCCGAGGCCTCAAATGTAATTACGGTATTGCCGTTATCATCCAAGGCAGTATTCGTCGCAGAGTAATATACCGGTGCATCATCTTCACCAACCAATTTGGTGATGGAATACTTCTCAAACCCGGCATCAGCCAAATAGAAACGATGCCGGGACACGCCCATATTCGGGTCCGGGTCGAGCAGGTTTCTGATGTTCCCGGAAACGGTTATCGTATAGACCTGTTCAGTGTCGCCAAAGGATTCCGTCCTGAGGATTTCAACCGGAACCGTAAGCCCAAGACCGTTCAATTCCGCTACATTAGTGGAAACGACGGCAGGGTTTATACCTTCCGGACGCAAGCTGTCCCAGGATACACCAAAGTTCTTTCCTTGCGGAAATTCCGGGTTGCCCTTACTTAGGCATTCGACATCATCGTCACAAGTATTGACATACGGGAACCCAATAGGGTTTACCGGATATACGCCATGCTCATCGGTGGCAACGGCCTCCGAATGCCCCAATGGGCGATGGGTCACATATTCCTGTATCCCTGTTTTGTCCTCAACCGTATAATCCATCGTTTCTATCCTATCCTGTTGCGGAATTCATCGTCAACCATCACAGGCGACATATCGTAATTGGAGAACGGGTCCTGTACCAGCGGGAAACCTGCGGTCTCCACCCCGTAGGAATCATTCGAACGCTTGGAAGGATCGACGAAACCACCAGGCGAGAGGAAGATGCAGTCCGGTATCTGATAATATCCATACGTCTTCCAAACCTTCTCGTCAGCCGAATAGACGAATTTTGCCTTATAGAGCACAGGACGATTGGGAACTGCAATATTCTCCGAGAACACGTAGAACGTGGTGAGGCGTGCCATGCTGAACTTGGCAATGGGTGCACCGTGACATGAGATATTCTTTCGCTCAGGTACGCTATACACGTAAATTTGCGCCTTGTTAATGATAAGGTCGGCCGTCTCATGTCCATTGAGCGCGGCATTGGGCCATATACGGAACAGGAACTCGAATGTGCGTCCGTTCTTCGGATACACAATCTTGCCATCTACCGTAGACTCAACCGGTAGATAAATTGCCAGGCCCTGGTCAAGGTCAGGACCATCGTAGTTCACGATGTTGCACTGTTTGCAGTTCGGGTTGGCATGGTCGATAATCATCGTGGCGGTGTAGTTCTGGGTGTCCTTCACGCCGAGATTAGGATCGGTGTAATAGTTATGACCCATTGTCCATTTCGGAGTAGTTCCAGGCCATTCGGCATAGTTCGACGTATCGAAAATGTAGAGACCGCCATTATCCTCAGTCGTGCCACCAACTACCCTAACCGTTGGCAAGACGCGCACTTCTGGCATCTTGCTGAGGTCACCGTCACTGGTACGGAGAAGCACCACTGATTCGATATCGGTAGGAACAGTCCAGCGGACGGAATTGGTCTTGGTGAAGTCAGAGGTAATCGGGAGCAGAATGACAGACGGATGTACCCAGCCATCATTGTAGATACGGTTGATGCCGCTATCTGTCAGTTCCAGCTCATACGGAGGGTACCCGTACAAGGTGTCAGAACCGTTATAGATGAACAGTTCGGCATACTCGTAGTTGCCGGCTGGCGCATACAGATACATCTTCCCGTGCTTCAACGGGAACGTCTCTCCGTCTTCCAAATAAAACTCGTCACACAGGTATTCCCAACCGCTGTTCTCGTTATCCGGGGACAGCCTGGCAATCGTACCAGTCGGACGATACACCTTGTGGTTGTAAATCACATGAACATGGCTGGCCGCATCCTCGGATGTGTACTTGGCCATGTCGCGAAGTGTCCACTGGCTGAATACCTTTTCGGTATTCGTGTCAGATATTGCATCTCCCGCTACGATGTTCTTGTTAGCCCAGCGCATATAGGAAACGCCGTACATTGGAATCGTGATGCGGATGAACTGACCCTTCACGTAATCGGAGGAAGCATCTGGGCCATCTTCGAGAAGAATGTTCCCAATGATTTCATCCACGGCCATGTCGCTTCCACCATCAGAGGCGTGCATCACTAGGCCGTCATCGGTTTCACCCGTGTAGCTCCAAACCGTGTGTGCGTATTCCTCGTCGTAAATGGCAACACCGGCACAGAGTTTCCAGGAGGCATCGGCGCCTTCGGTAACCGTGGTGCGGATATCGAGACGGTCATTGAGCAACGGGTCCTCGGAGGCCATCGCGGACACTTCGTACCTCTGCGTGTACGAATATGTATCCTCGGTAGAATCCGGGTCGGCCACGTTGATGCCGAGATTTTCCGAACCCAGTTTTGAAGGGAACGTATAGTCAACGAAGCCAGGGTCCGTGTCGCACATGAGGCGGACGGTCACATTCTTCAGCTTGCTGTTGTTCCACTCGACCAAACCATTGAGCATGGATTCGTAGTTGAACCTTGCCTTGGCAAGGTCAGCCGTAAGATGTTCCAACGGGTTGATGTCCCGTATATTGACTTGCTGGGTAGCCATTAGCTAATAACCCCCATGAGTGTAATCGGCACGGTACATTTCGTCAATCCGTTCGGGTTCCTTACCAAGAATTGATACATGTTGTCCGAATTGTACTTGTTGTCTAGGATGCTATATTCGGCAGAGATGGTCTTCGACACGGTACACGTTACCGATACACCATTCGTTCCGGAACCACTTAGAACAATACTACCGTAAGTACCGAGCGATACTGCCGGCATATTGGAGGCCACAACCAAGTATTCAACATACTTATTGTCAGCAGTATCGGGGAACCTGAGATTCAGGCTGCACGAGACAACCGGCCCAAACCTATGGATCGCGATACTAGCGTTATGGTCATACGGTGCACGAATATGCGGAATGCCACTGGCGTTCTGTGCTTGCATCAAGGTAAACGGCTGCGGAGAATCCTTCAGATGACCGAAATACTCATCCATGTTGGCCGCGGTTCCGGACAATACCTTGCCTTCGGTCCAAGGTTTGGTATTGTTGAATCTCGGCAACGGGAACATATCCGCACCAGAACTCGGCTGCATGTCGAGCAAACGGTAGAAGAACTTCGAAACCGTGCTCGAAGCGATGTAGGACACATACGATGCCGGCTTGGCATTCTCCACGTCAGTAAGGTAGGCCAGTTCTTCCGCGACATAGGTTTCACGCGGCATGACACCGCCGTTGCCCGTACCGTAGATGAACGAGTTGATGAACTTCGGATGTGGCGGATCGCTAACCTCGTCAGCCTTGACCTGGCCCGGAAGAACAAGGCAAGACACATCAAAGCCACGCTCGTTGGAGCTGTTGACATAAGAAACTGCGGAGTTGATGATGTGGAAACCACGACCCTGATGAATTTCCCAGCTACCCCTTACCCTGCTAGGCAGGTTCACGCGGCCAGCGGACGGAGTATTACCGGCACTCCAGTCGTTCTGTGCATAGAAGAAACCACTGTAAGCAATGGTGTTCGGGTAGTCAACACAGTGACCGCTGGTACTGAACGGAGTATTGTAGTTGTTATTGGCGTTATGGTACACCCAGAACGAACGGGAATCATCCGTCGCAGTAAGTGCGCCCCAGGTATTTCCCGAAAGGAACAATCCCTTGAACTTCGCCGAGATGTAACCACTATTCTCGAAGGACATGGTGAACCGTTCATCGGTATTACGGAGCTCCATGCCGTCTTCCGAATAGATTGCAAGGCCCTTGTTGCCATCAGTAGGACGCAACGGGCCCTGCTGCAGGAGAACGTCATAGGTATGCGCTGCACCAGTGTAGCTACCGGCGCAGATGACCATCGTGCCGGCGCGAGTTTCCAGACAGGTCGTCACGTCGTAGTTCGCGGACAGGTAGCTGGAACCAGTCCTAACGAACGTCAACTGGCTGTCCTCGGTACGTGTACCCATCTTGTAAAGACCGATTTCGGTGCGGCTGTCATTGGCAATGGCATAGCCGGTGTAGCCCAGACTACTGGAACTGTGGCGCATCCATGCACCCTGTGCCGTGAAGCAAGCGTCATAAGTCCTAAATGCACGACCGCAGCTCACACCGATACCGGCGGTCTGGTCGGCAGTCTGCATGTAGCTATAACCCTGTGCAACGGCAAGACCGTTGCGGCGGAACGCCTTGTTCCCGACATAGGACGAACCGATACCTACCATGAACTTGGCATCGATGTCGCCGTAGTTCATCTGACCGACAGCGGTCTGGTTGGAACCTGGGGTAAACGTATTGAAGTTCAGTGCATTGGAAGCAATGCCCGGCTGGTAGGTGATGTTCTCACCCTGCACACCGAGGTAGTTCATGTTGCGAACGGTTCTCGTGTACCGGGCAATCTTTCCGCCGTATTCCCAGAGGGAAAGGAACGTTTCGCCCTTCGGAATGGCCCCACTGAGTTGAACCAGGAAGTCACCGTTGTCACGGCTGACATTGGTCACCTTGAAGTACAACGGGGCAAACGTGTATCCGTTCTCATCGGTAGATGCATATACCTTGCCGTCTTCCTTGCGCTTCTGTGCAAAGATGACCACGGTATCGCCGATGCCGATGTTGAGGCTCCAGAATCCGTTTGTGACCAGGGTAGAGTACGCAATCCTAACAGTATTGCGCCCATCACCGGAAGTGAAGCTGGAACTACCATCGGTAGTCATGCACACGCCGGTCTTCGTGTCCTTGATGACCTCGCAATCCACCATCTTGCCGTTGGTTTCCGGCTCCTCGATGGTAAAGTCGTACGCAAAATCACCGGCATTACCACGCTGGTTGCCGGCCATGGAATAAGGTCCGATGGCATTCACCATGTAGCCGAAGCCGACCGAGTCTGGACCGACGGTTGTATTGACATAACCACAGGCGACCATGGAATTTGTGCCGATGGCGAGGTTCCTGGTACCTCCGATGACAGCACTGTTAGTGCCATAGGCGATATTGTCCAGGCCACCGAGGGCGACAGAACGTTCGCCGAGGGCATAGGTCTCGTAACCGAAACTCATGCTGTACTTGCCACGGTAGTTCTCCACACGGCGCTGCGGGTTGGAATGGTACCCAAGGAGGATACGGGGAGCAGTCACCTCAAACGATTCGTCAATATCCCAGAACCAGCTCTTGCCACCGCCAACATGGTCTTCACCATCACCGGGCATGCCGGTAATGGAAATCTTGTTGTATCCACTAGGGAACAGGTAGGTCTCATGCTGCGAGAAGCTCTTGGTCGAGAGGTCGGCATCGTATAGTGGGGTTCTCAGGTTCAGGGGAATCGGGGCCGAATTGGTAATGAGTTTCGGGGACGAAGAATCACGGATAAGGCCGAGCCAATAATCGGAACCGGTCTCGCTCTTGTTGGTAGACACCAGGTACAGGATCTTGGAATGGGTCACGACGGCCTTGGTAACCAGTTCCTCATCACCCTTCCACTTTGCATTGCACTTGGCAAGAATGTCATCAAATTCATCAGGAACGGACGTAAACGGGTCATAACCATAGGTACCGTTTGCCCAACTCTGATAGAAGTCATAGAGGCGGAAGATGTCCGTCCTATCCAAGGTCAGCTCATCCCCGTACCGTTTAACGGTGAACCCATTTGAAGAGCCAGCCGCGATGCAAGACCGTACCAGCGCATTAAGCACTGCGCGGGAATTGTATGTAAGCGCGTCAATCTGCTTGGTCAACTTGTACATCGTGTCGTTCATCGATTACCACCATTAAATTTCTAAGTAAAATGCCCACCGGAGAGCCTTCCGACCTCCATGCGGGCATATTCGACTCTCGGTCTACAGCTTATATGTTTTGAGAGCCCCTAGATGGCAAAACCACCAAAACCGCCAAAACCACCGCCGATAGGACCGCAATTAGCCATGCCCATGTATCCACCGTCCTCGACATGTTCCAGCGGCATCGGTTCGGCAGTCTTCAAATCGTAGATTTCCTGCCTTTCGATGGCCACATCGACATTGTTGATGAGGCTGGTGATATAGTGCCGGTCATATATCTTACGACTGTGCCACAGGGTGGTCTTGTCGCTTGCGTTCAGACGCATGACCTGCAACAGGCACTTCTTGGCCATGTGGTAGTTCTTGGTGATGTACTGGTACCTGGCGCGGTAGAAATACCCTTCCGGGCGGTCAGGGAACTCCTCAATCATCTGGATAGTCCTTGCGGCCAGATCTTCGAGGTCCGGGACCCCGATAAGGTAGATTTCGCAGATGGTTTCAAGAGCCTTGAAACGGTTCTCGTTGATAACCGTCGGGAACTCGTCGACAACCACCGCGTACCATTCCGCAGCCTTCCCAAGGTCCTTCATGTCCTTGTAGGAATTGCCGAGATAGAAAGCACCCCTCTGGGTACGGTCCAGCTTCCATGCCTTTTCGAGGGCTTTCAAGTTGCGACGAACATCACGGGTGTTCTTGTAGTTTTCGAACACATAGCGGACCCGGACACCGTTTGTGTGACCGTTCGGATCCTCCATCGTCTCGTGAATCATCCCGGTAAAATGGGCCTTGCCGCGACGCATGATGCGAACTCGTGGGAACTGGAAGGTCTTGGAAACCTTGGTATCCATGACGATGCTTGCCTCGGGATTCTTGGCGACAATTGCCTCGAATTCCCTGCGGGCGCCCCTTCCATCCTTCAAGATGTCATTGGCATCTACCCACATGACATAGTCGCAGTGGGCAAGGGAAATGGCATAGTTCTTTGCGGCACCGAAGTCAAAAATGCCTTCCTCGTCATGGAACTTGCTCCCGACCTCATCGACAATGAAGCCGGGGTTCTGATGCTTCGTACGCCACTGCTTCACAAGTTCCACGGTACCATCCGTGGAACCGGTATCAACAATGACATACTCGTTTGCCATGGGAAGCAGGGCATCAAGGCACTTGATGATGCTGCCCTTGCCATTCCTGACAACTATGCAGGCGCTGAGTGTTGCCATTGAATTATTCCCTTACGATACCGTTGCCATCGTTGAACAGGACGTTCCATACCTGCCAATCGTCATTTTCGATGATGATGTTCGGCAATTCGTCAGGAGTGATGGTACGGAGTTCGACTTCGACATCCTCGTTCAAGGTTTCCGTGCGGGCCTTGTTGATTTCTTCCTGGGCCTTGATGGCGTCTTCGTACGGTTCGGCAAACACCTTGATGCGTTCTTCGAGTGCATTGAGCTGTTCGGTACTGAGCTTCGTCAGGTCGGCATTGGAATTTACACCGGCTTCATGAAGCAAGTTGATACGACCGCGTTCGTATTCCACCCACTTTTCATCATTCGGGAACCCTTCCTCGATTTCCTTGGCTTCCTCGTTGCAACGCTTCATGTTGACGGAGAAGGCGTAGCGGACCTTGCTCGGGATGGTGCCACCGAAGATCTGGTTGGCATTGGCAAGAATGCTACGGAGTTCCAGGAGATACTTGCGCTTAACGGTCATTTTCATAATTCACAACCTCTGTTGTAATTGTTCTACGGTGGAAAACTACTTCATTGTTCGATAATAGTTTCCAGGTATGAAGAATTTCTCGCCGAAAGATTACATAAATGCGGTCGTCCGTACCGATGAAGAACTGTCATATCTCGTTTCATGCCTGGCATTTTGTAAAATATCACCGGATTTGAGGCCATGCTGGGACCTTGTGGAGATACTGAGTCAGGCCGTGGATGAAATGTACCCCGACCATCCGGCGCCAATCCCCATTTCATTCAAGGTTTCCAAAATATCAATCGACCTGCCCATCATCGACAAGTGCAATATCGGATGCGAGTGTTGTTCCCACTATGCCCCGCTGGCCCATGACGCACAGCCGGTAGACCTGGCCGACCTCGCAGCATCGGTAACCCTTCTCAGTGAAAAATGCCGGTCGGCCATAAACCAGGTGAACATCCTTGGTGGTGAACCCCTCCTCCACGACAATCTGCCCGAAATCATACGCATGGTACATGACAATTTCCCATGGGCCATGCGCTTCGTAGTGTCAAATATGCTCCTGTTCGGCCTCAGAAAGGACAAACTTCTCCCGGCGATGAAAGAAACCGAAACCTGGTTCGGATATTCCGAATACCGGTGCAACGGGAACGCCATCCAGAATGCCATAAAACAGAGCGAAGGTGTCCCGATAGTCCGATTTGGAGACTCACCCGCAGTATTCCACAAAGTGCTGAAATCCGAAACACCGGACTTCGAGACCAGCGGCAAGAGGAACTGTGCCGAAAGTTCTTGCCTTACCTTGGTTGGGAAACGTGTATATCTTTGTTCATCAACACCTTACCTACATTATCTAAACAATGCATTCGGCACCAATTTGCATCCGGGAAAGTTTGATTACATTGAACTGGACGATGTTGAACGGGCTGCCGAAATACTGCTGTTTGCTGTCCTCCCACATCCATTCTGCAGGCACTGCAATATGAAAAACGCCGAGCAACTTGTGCCCGGTCGTTCTTCAAGGTCCAGAGCCGAATGGCTAATGGATGTCAAGGCAGGGGATAGCCAAGACAGCATTTGATGGGGTCGAACCTTCCGACGCAATATAGGCCGTGCGGCGAATCAGGTAAGTGGTTCCCGCGTTCAGAGTCTGACCGGAAATCTTTACAGTCGGACCGGATGACGGGACAACCACGACACTTTCTTCACCAAGCTGCATGGTGCCAATACCGAAAGTCAACGTAGTACCAGATGTACCGCTGACGCTGTATTCGCGACCAGCCTTCATCGTTTCGAAGAGGTCGCCGGAAAGCGATACGCTAGTACGGGTAAACGACGTGTTTCCACCGCTACCGCTGCCCCCACCGCGGGAAAGAACCAGGTGCATCGTGCCATCAGCTTCCTGGGTATGGTCAATGGCCAGTGTCATGCCGCCAAACGGGCATGACGTAGTGCCAGTGACGGACACCGGGTAGATGAGATTTCCACCGGTATTCCAACCATCCACCGGGTAGGTATTGATGTAGGCAACCGGCTTGGAAACGTGGCCCAGCTTGATAAGACCGAAGTTCTTATCATAGGATTCACCGCTCTTCGGAGGTAGGCCGGCAAGCGTGATACCACCAGTGTAAACAATAGGAGCTTTCGGTTTACCAACAGCCTTGCGAATTTCGGCGCGGGTCATGCCACTGAACGGGTCCTTGAAACCATACAGGTCATATCCACGATATACGTCACTCTCAGATTCAAGAGTTTCGGCAAGCTCAGTAACCTCACTCCATGTAACTTGTGTAGTAGATGGCTGAATGGTACCAACCTGACAGTTGTATGCATTCCACACAGCCTCACCATTAACATTGTCTTTCTGCACCCAAGCCCTCTTGTAGTTGTCAAAGAGAATTGGGTCGATAGTGAAGAACCCCTTATGAGATGGGTCGGAATAGGCAATCGCCCAGGACTGGCCAGGGTATTGGTCATTCGGCTGCGAGTAGTATGCCATCGGGTGGTCAAATATACCCAATGTCGAACGATCATATTCCTTAGAGAGGAAAACTAATGCATCCTTATACTCATGGGTCGCAAATGGGTCTCTGGAACCCAACTCAAAAGACATGTCGCTGCCGAATACATGAACATTGGATGCCAACGGATATAGTGGTGTATCTCCAGTAGCGTCATAAGGCATGTACTCACTATTAAACGAATTGCGGTCACCTAATATGGTAACTGTCTTCAACTGTGTATAAATACCACGGTTTCCCTGCCCCACACAAAGAATGCCGTTACTGTCGAGACCAGGACAACCAAAGTTGTTGCCACCGCCAACATCGATGCCGTACACGAGCTTACCGGAATTCACTCGGCAATTCCTGGTGGAACCAAGAGAAATCGTGCGCAGCCATTTTGTGGTACTCGACGTATCGTTGTTATAGTACATTGTTCTGACAATACTCTGCGACGGAACGTACTTCGGGTGCTTATTGGTTACCGTAACGCCAAAATAGATATGGTCACTGGAACCGCTCAACGTTACCCGCTTGTAAGCGCTGGCTGCATCATCCCATACGATAAGTTCACCATCGCCCAAGATAACATAGTTGCCATTTGCAATGGTTTCAGCGGATACTTGTGCATTGAAGTCAGCAAGCGGTATTGCGAAATCATTGAAATAGGAAGTCGTCCCCATTCCACCACCAACGCGGATAAACGAATTTGTGCCATCTGGAACAACATGTCCGCCACCAACCAGTATGGTGTCATAAACACCGGTGCCGACTCGTGACCCTGTCATTGCGATGAGGTTACAGAAAATATCGCCACTATTATAGAGCGAGTTTGGAGAGACCTTACCAATATCAAGACTGCTGGAAGCCAATATCAACGAGGACGATACCGGTCTGCGGATATTGGCACCGGTTGCCACACTGTATGACAGCGATGGGGCGGTAATTGATTCACCCTTGAACTTACGGTAATTCTTCTCAGAATCGGTGTAATAGCCATGTACATTAGTTGACAGGGCAATACTGCGATTGTATGAGATATTCTGGTCGATTTCATCATCATGGTCACCAGCATCATACACCGAATAGCCATCGCCAAGTACAAGAGACGCATTTGAGTTTCCGAATGTCATTTTCGACGAATTTTCACCAATGCGCAAGAAAACGGTGTTAGTCACATTTTGGGCAAAATAGGCGTGACCCGTGAGAATAGACCCGCTCACCGAACCACTCGCGCCATTCTTGTATGGACCGTTTTCAAAGGCAAGCCACAGAGACGCCGAAATTCCGCCGACAAACCCAGGAACTTCATCATCTTCATAGAACTTGCCACCAACCACAGAATAGTTGATTTTCTGCAGCTTGACGGCCTTGTCCTCAGGGTACGCGGAACCGAACAGGATGGAGTGAGAGCAATCCTTGACATCCAATCCGGACGCACCGAGGACTGTCGTATGCTCGGAATTGGCACACCTTACCTTATTGGTGCCAAGAATAGTCGCATAATCGCTGTCGGAATACGTGTTGGAACCCTGGAGAAGGGAGAACTTACCGGCAGCAGCCGTGTTGTCACCCAGCACAAGGGAATCCTGACCAACCGAGTAGCCATCGACACTGAACAATGGTTCCACCGCGGCATCCTTGATGGTAATTGCCTGGTATTGGGCGGTGCTACCGGGATCGACTTCATTGACCACGATTTCGTCGGTCTGACGGTCAACCCTGGCATATTTCGTGGGAGAAACCCAGATATACATACGGTCAACATCATTCGGAACCGTATCGCCGGGCCCATACCAGCCACCGTTCATCGAAAGGTTCTGTACAATCCACAGGATGCCATCCTTGCGCTGCATGATGGCCTTCAACTGTTCAAGGGACAGCAAGTTTTCGGAAGGCACCGCATTCATGTCCACCGGACCAATGCAGTACATGTAGGAGTCGGGGATTGTCACGACTTCCCCGTCAACCATTTCACTCAGTGCATCAAGTGTGCAGGACTTCTGTACACCTGCCGGGGCATTCTCGCGCAAGCCGAACACGGCCTTGATATCGGAACCGTCACCCTCCTCGCAGGTGTAGATACCCCTGACGGAGCCTTCATTGTTCACGCCGTCGATAAGGTTCTTCAAGTAGTCGTGAGTATGGTTCTTCAAGGCATACCTGCTGAGGTCCATTTCCTGGCTGCAGCATTCCTTGTCCTCGCCCATATGCTGTTTCAGCGCGTTCATTTCGAGCGACAGGTCCGTAACGGCCTCAGAGATGCTGGCACTGGCAAGAAGCTGGTTCTTGTACCAGGTGGTGGCATCATTCTCGTAGAGGTTGTAGTAGACCGCCGTGCGCTGTTCGATGCCGGTTTCCTCGTCTCCGTTTCCGAGGTTGAGGATGAATTCCAGGCTGAACTTGGCAACACCACCTTCCTCGGCGGACGGATTGTCGGAAATGATGGTGTCGTTGACATCGGCAATAGCGAACAGGACCGGTTCCTCGTCGCCAGCGATTTCAAACTGGACCTTCTGCATGTTGCATTCGTCCGTGGAACTGTCTGTCGAGTAGCGATGGATGGTCATCGGCACAGCATAGATACCGATACGGTTGAACTTGAAGCTGATGTACTTGGAGGAGTAAAGGTCGCTTTCCCCCACGGCCTGGTCCTCGACGATACCGCCATCCTCGTAGTTCAGCGCGGTATAGCCGGTATCGGCAGTAACTGGGCTAAGGTCGATACTGAACTTGATGGCAGTGGCAAGAGGCTTCCTGGCCGGCGAATTGTCGGCATACTGGGTTTCTGCGAGCTTCTTGCCATTGTCGTTAATTACGTTGTAGTAGCTAATCGGGAAGAGCTTGGTGGCCTTGCTCATGTTGTGGCAGGAGGACACCGAGGACACGCCGTAGCCTTCGCTGCTTACGGTTCCATGGAACTTGTTGAAGTTGGAGATGGACGTGAGGAGAGTGTCATCACTGACAGTCTCGCTGTCCTGGGTAGCACCGGAATCCACCCATCCAAAATCACCGGCATTCTTCGTACCGACATAGTAACGGTAGTCCGCGGACACGGGGATGTTGCCGGCATTCTCGGAAGCCGTCACGATGGCATTGGTATTGGGCTCACCACCGTAGTAGAGAGGTGCCGGAAGCGGAAGTTCGGAAGGAGTGGTCTCGCCATCGGCAAACTTGGTACCCAAGTAAATGGCAGCACCCTTGCGTTCGAGGGTATTCTCCCCGTTACCGGTGGATTCACTCTTCCAGGCAACCAACCTGTTGCGGCCAGTGTCCGGATCATAGACATAGCGGTAGTTGGTCCTGATGCTCTTATCGTAAAGGGTCAATCCAAACAGAGACGCGGCAGCGGTATCCTCCGGGTTATTCTGGGCATACCCGTTAAGCATATCTCCCTGCCATATATTGAAGATATAGTCACCGTTCTTGGTAAGTTTACCGGACTGCGCGGCATCCTTAATGTTGTCGTTTTCCCTGTCGGCAACATAGGCGAGACCATAATATCCAATCCAGAAGCGGGTTTCTCCGTCCGCATGTGCCGTGCCGAGCAGTTCGGCACCGGCCTTAGTCAATCTCATGTTTTTCATAAGCTATAAAACCCAGTTTTTACGAAAACTAGTTTATAATCTTTGAGAACGATGTAATGACTAGAATGCGCAGTTGGTCAACGCCGGATCGACATATTCGGCATCAAGGACCTCATCCTCGTCACCGTCAGTTGCCCCGATAACGGTACCAAATTCCTCAATTCCGACAATGGGGCCGGTAATCCAGGAATTCAACTCGATTTCACCGACATACCGGAGAAGAATATCCCTGAACACGACCTGGATTGGCTTCCACACGCGAATCTGTTCACGAATTCTCTGGATATCGTCCACCTGGATGGCGAACTGGGGGAACCGGGAATCGTCGGTAAGCGCGATGTCGATGTACGGGGTAGATACCCATGTACCCTCGATTGTGCCATTGGTAGTGTCCTCTTCCAGGCGACCGGCCACCTCGTCCTTGTTGAGCAGTTCCTCATAAGGGTGCATGGTGTTGGTATAGAGAGTAAGGACATCCCCGATTACACCGAAGGCGCCCATGAGCATCTTCAAGCCGGCATTGGTGCCACCGAGCGCGTAGTATTGCGGGAGGTTCAGCACGGCTTCCCTGATGGCATTTTCCTGCTGCTTGACAGTACGGTACAGGTTGCTCGTCTGCACATCGTCCGCCATGGACGTGAGGTCATAACCCATGAACCTGGCCAAATACCCGATAAGTTCAAAGTCAATCACGTTGGCATCTCGGAGGTATGCCAGACGTTCGATCTTCTCAATCAGAGGATATTTCAGGTCAGGGACACCGTGGAAGGAATTCTTCATGTCGTCACGGGGAGCGATATTGGCAAAGTCCTCGCCGGAGGAGTATTCGGCATTGGCGTTGCGCGTAGTGTCGATAGCCTCGATGGCCGGCTTATTGAACAGCGGGTTTCTCACCATGAACATACGGGAAGCATACGCCCCGTTGACATCCTTGGCGACATCCACATCGGAGTACGTGGTGTACTTGTACTCGTCCATATCGTCTTCCTCGGTGCCGTCGATGAAGTAGCTGTTATGGTATTCATCCACGGTAGCGCGGCGCACCTTCAAGATACGTTTCTTTTTCAGGACGGACCAACGGGCGCCACTGCGCACCAGGTATGCCAGCCGTTCGGAAGGAACCAACTGGCCAGCCGCGAGGATGATGTCGCCATCGGTAAAGCGATACTTCTCGTATCCTATACTTTCCAGGCGGAGGCTATACTCATCAGTTCGGTTCGCGATATTATCCATGCCGGGCAGGGTAATGACACCCCTGGCGATGGACATTCCGGCGGAGTATTGGCCATAGACGATATTGAGCACGACATTCATTTTGTCGGGCACAGAAATCACCTTGCCCATGGCATATTCGGACAGGCGGCTGGTTTCATCGAACTCATCAAAGGAATATCCGAGAACCACGTAGTCGCCCACTTCAAGTCCATGTTCGCATTCGCACATCAGGGCAACATGGCCATCATCCGCAGCAGTGCCCTCATCGCCATCAGTCCTGGTGGTACGGTTCTTGCCGGTGAACGTAGCCTGGGAACTGGTCTTTTCCCATTCAATTTCGTCAATAATAAACTTGTACCAACGGCACTCGTATAGCAACATGTCCAAATCCCCGGTAGGAGTTCCGGTGTTCGTATAGTTGTTGTACAGGCGCATCGAGATTTCGATGGAGGTGGGACTGTTTATGTGCTCAACGACATGGTATCCATTGAAATCGGACGGGGTGACATTGAGGATGCGCACCACAGTCTTTCCCTCGATATACTGACGGTTTTCATCAGTGAAGTGGATCAGGGGAGACGCAAGGTGCACGGTAGCACGACCGTTGCCGGTGTATATGATATCACGAATCTTGATGGCATCGCCGAGGGCACATGCAGGGTTCGTCGTGGTCACATCAAACAGGTTGGTCTGTGAGTACAGGTCAAGCGGGGTAATGAGGGCATTGCGCTCGACTTCCGTCCATACGCCTGGGCTGACCTCATAGAAGCTGACCGGCTCATCACTCGAATTGGTAATGGCCACCACGTCGCCTTCCTTGATTTCCTTTCGGACAATGGCGCCCTCACTAGGAACTGGGAGTACGGCAAATGGGCCACGCAACGTAAGACCAGTGAAGTCCTCATTCACCTCGATTACATCGTATGGTCCAACCGGGAATGCGGCATCATTAACCATGCACCCTTCCAGATACAATTTGTCACCAACCATGGGCCCATGAACCTTGTTTTTGAACGAGACGGACAGGTTGTTTTCGGCATCGAACGAGATTGCGACCACCGACACATAGTGGTCCTGGACATAGACAATTTTGCCATCGCCCTTCTCGGCAGAGCAGGTAGTGCCCTGAACCTTCGGGTCAACGGTGATTTGGTAAGTAAACGTGTCACCATCCAGGACATTAACCGGCGCAAGATCGACATTGAAGTCAACTTCGATGCCCTTCACCTCTCCCATCTCGATACCGGATACGGACACCATGGCACCGTCAACCAGGCCATGTGCTGCAGAATGGACAATCACGTTCCATTTTCCGGTTGCGGCATCCTTTTCAGCACCGAGAACAATAGGATCATCGATATCGACCGATATCGTGGAGGAACAACCCTTGGTCACAACTTCATGCGGGTATGACCAGGTGCAGCGTTCAAACAGGTCGCTGTTCACTATGTCCATCTTGGAGTCAATCGTGAGAGGGCTACCTTCATTAGAACGCTCAGTCGTATGCAGTTCAAGCATACCGTTCCTGGGACGACCGGAAAGGTTGATGATGTCCCCATAGTTCAAGAATTCACGGTGTTCCCACCCATACTTCAAGGACTTTTCCTCGACCTTGGTAATGTAGAGTGGGGCAGTAAACACTTCGGGGTCGTCGTTGTACCCAATGCGGCTTTCATACTCCATAGCGGCAATGGAGCCGTAATACGGCATGAACGCATTGTACCTTTCGGCATACGGGACACTGTAATGCACGATGCGGTCTTCGACAAAGATGTTGCTTGTCGCAACCGAGTTTACGTCCTGGACGATGCAGTCCTCGCCACAGTAGTAAATCTTCTTGGACACCTTGTCATACAGGTACTGGCCCTTCTTGTATTCACCCGGAGCTACCAGTTCAACAACTTCTTCGCCCTGGTTAAATACGACCGGACGAATCTGGGCGTTCCCCATCCCGTCCACAAGCATCATGTATTTACGAGTGAACAAGTCACCGCGGCTGCGAGACCATACGGTCATAATGGATTCATCGCCTTCATCAACTTGGAGCAAAATCCTGGCACGGTCATCCGTCTTTTCCAGAATTTCCATGGTGTAGGAGTCATCCGGAATTTCACGGTCAAAATGGCCATCCGGGTACATGCGGGCAACCAGCTTATGTTCGGCGCCATGGAGCACGACAACGGAACCTTCTTCCGAAAGAAGGGAGGCATTGACAATTCCGCTGACTACATTATCGGCGGTGCTGAAATATCCAACATCGGCTACGCTTATCTGGGCGACATCACCGGTCGGGCGAATGGCCCTGATACCTTCCAACTTGATGGAATAGCCATCGGCCTCGGTGTTAAATTCCTTGACAATGGCAGTTCCGGACCAATACTGGTGACCACCACTTATGTAGATACGGTCACCGAGGTCATACGTTTTGCCAAAGTTCTTGGCAAGGTCGGACGAGAAAGGAACAATTATCCTATACCCGCCATCCATGTAGGCATCGGCGGATGTGCGGTTCTCATCTTCCTTTTTAAGAATAGTCAACTCGCCCAGTACCTTGTTCGCCGTGGTCTCACAGGCATAGGACAGCATGCTGTCATCGGGCACAAGGTTAAGGCCATCCTCATCCTTCCGGTCAAGTTCCATGAGTTCGCCCAGGCGGATAATCGGGGAGGCCTGGGTATAATCCAAGGTGCCGCGACCATAGAACAACGGGAGGTCAAGTAGGACCAGTTCGCCAACATCGGTAAGATCTGGCATCTTTCCAACCGGGGATAATCTCAAATCCAGGTGGCCACTTTCACGGTCATCCTTGATGACATTGAATTCACCCAAAATATGCAGGTTCCGCTTGATTGCCAGATACACGGTACCATTGGCGTATGCCGGGTAGCATGAACCGAGGTTCACGACAAGCAAACCATCTTCAACCTTCGGCTCACCAATCACCGCATATCGGTTCATGGTTTCCTGATATGCCGGGTCAACGCACACATTCAGCGGGAGGCACTTGGCACCGGCACCCTTTGCGCTTACCAGGTTGGCACCGCTCGTTTCGGAGAGGTAAATGATTGCGGTCGGAAAGCCATTCTTCCAGGCCCACCCATTCTCACCATCGAAGCGAACCACGGTGCGCATCTTACCGGACGGGGTGCGTTCGGTGCCATAGTAGTCGATGACACCTTCCTGGCCTCCCGGAAGGGTGATTTCCTTTACGGCATTTTCAGACTTCACATCGTAAATACGGGCAGTGAAGAACACTTCCTTGTACTGGGTCCCGTTATCGGTGGTGTACCCGTAGCGGGTCTTCACGCTGGAAACATCGGATGCCTTGAACGAAACGATACGGGCAGACGAGTTGTCGGAACCAGTAAACGGGTCCTGGGACGTGCCATCCGGATCTCGGTAGAGGCAGTTCATCGAGGAATCGTAATAATATGCGACTTCATGCTCGGGTTCGCCCGGAATGTTGTCGTAATTCACAAAAATCACATCACCGTCGCTAAATCCCTTAATTCCAGGAACCACAGCGGAGGCATTGTCAATGCGGTCAACGATTTCGCTTCCGTTATAGTTCACCGTGAACGGGGAGAGACCACTGTCCTGACCGAACACCGAGTTGGATTTTACATTTGCGCGAGGTACAGACAGGAGGTTCACATAGTCGTTACGGGCGCCGGCGAGTTCCAGCATGGTGCGGAGATACTCCATCTTCGCAACGGCGCCGTTGATTTCGCTACTGCGCGAAACAATGGCAAACTCGAACTTCTCGACGGTCTCTATGTTCCTATATGCGTTGTTGATGTAGTCGCTGAAAATCTGCAGCAATGTGACTACATCGGGCTCGCTTTTCAGATATTCCGGCATGTAGGCGACAAAGTCGCTGTATCGGAATTGGCCTCTGTCATTGTAAATCGGTGCACGCATTGATCACAGTCCTATTTGGTAAGCAGCGAGGAGTCGTAAGCCACGGTAAGTTCAATTTCCTCGCTTGGAATGTTGAACTGGACGATTTCATTGTCGTTGGTGTAGTTGGTCACGTTTCCGGTATCCGGGTCAATAAGGGCCATCGCCGTCCTCGTGCAGAAGATGTTCCTGACCAGCTTGATGTAGTTCATGCCGTACAGGAGGTAGTCAAAGAGGACGGAGCCGTTCACCTCGTGGAGGTTCTTGACATGTTCGGAATCCTTGAACGTCAGCTCGTCGGCACCCGGTTCCATGCTCCATGTCTTCAAGGCGTTGATGAGTTCCTGGTAGATGTCCATGTTCTCGGCCTGGCCGCTGTTCTTGGCACTTGTCCATGCATCCATCAGCGGACGGAACACCTGCTGCATGACATTGGACCAGATGTAGCCGACATACTTGTCGGTAATACGGTCGCTTGCCGTATACGGCTTGACATACGAGGTGTAGTAGTAGGTCAGCAGGGACTGCATGTCCTTCTGGTTCGGGAGCTTGAACGTGTAGGTAATGTTCCTGGAAACACCGTTGTAAATCACGTCAGCATTCAGGGAGAATTCCGGGCCTTCAAAGGTCACGGTACCCGGCGTGATGTAGTCGGATGTGAGCACACCGAGCCACGGATAGTCTTCGAGTTCGAGTTCGGCATATCCGTTATCCGGCACGGTGAATGTGACATCCACACCGGCAACTTCCGGCATCGTATGGACGATGGAAGCAATCCTGGAACGGTAAATTGGTGAGCAGAACTCGGTATTGTCCTTCAAGAACTTGTAGACCGCCTTGGTAATCTTCTCGCGCACATCGGTAAAGTTGTTGCCCTTGAACAGGGTGACATCCATGTGCATTGACATGTTATGGACGGTAGGGAACACGAAGTTATGGTATCCACCGCCGAGGGTCACCATGGACCTGCGGTTCAAGGCCACCATGATGGAATGGAGTTCACTTCCGTCAACCACATAGTCAAGCGGGGTCATCATCGCGCCGAACACCCTGGCATCCGGGTCGATGGTTGGGATATAAGGCAGGATAGCCTTCTGCATGATTTCGGCCAGCTTTTCACCCTTGTACCCAATTTCAGTAAGGGCCGAGTTAATCTTCGATACAATCTTGGCGCCATCGTGCGCGACCACGGAACTGTCAATTTCCTCGTAGTCATATTCCCAGGTGTTCATGAGGCCGTTGACCTTGAACCCACTCAGGAAATACTCGGACGGGGCGGTAGGATAATACTTGCCATCCTTCTCGCGGTAGAGGTCCTTCAACGCACTGAAACGGATCTGGTTCATGTACTTCACGTTGATGCCACCGTGCGGGAGCTTGGTGTTCAGGATGTCCTCACCGTAAGCCGAGGCATACTTGATGTCGGCATAGCGACGGAGGAACGTCTTGTAGCTGCGGCGCGTCACGAGACGGTCGAGTGAGTTGTAAATCTGGGAAGCATTGGCCTTGATGGATTCGATGGATTCGATGTTCAGACCACCGCGAAGGTCAGTGGTGAGGAAGATGTTGAGGTCAGTGACGAGAAGGTCGCTTTCCTTGCCGTTTGCCTGGGTAATCCTGATACCGCCACCGGAAACGGAGAGGGTCGTGCCCTCGACACCAAGAAGGTTGCCGTATTCACCGGAGGTGGAGAAATACTTGACAATGATGTCGCCATACGGAATAGCGGACTTCAAGCCGTCACCAAAGCGCAATTCGACGTTACCATCATTGGAAGTGCCCACGATGACCGTGTAGTTGGTCGTAAAGTTCTTGTCCCCGTCGGCAAACTTCTGGATATCGTTTGCAGTATCCTCGTTGCTCGGGTCGATAAGTCCGCGACGGGAAATGCGCCAGTAGAGGCGGTCATTTTTCACCGTATTCGGGTCAACATTGTCAACGAGGGTAGCATCACTGGTGACCGTGGTGAAACAGGCGGCACGCTGGGTCACGTGACCATCATCGGCATAGTTGGGGTCATTTTCACCAAAGTAGTCGGAGAACGTGGGGTCGTTGATGTAGAATACCTGGTTCTGCTGGCCATTGGAGATAAGGGCATCGGTACGATACACACCTTCCGCCAATACGGCCACACCGGTAACGAGCTTCATCAAACCGGTAGAATCTTCATCAGTAGCGCGATCGTAGGCAAATTCCATGTCGCTCACGGCAGTCAGCGTACGGGAGCTCATGCTGAACACAGTTCCCTTGGGAATATAGACCCTGACAGTGTCATACACGCCGGATTTCACGAGGCGCAGACCGAGACCGGCCTTTGCAGGAACCGGACGGCGCACGCTGTACCCGAGCATCCTGGCACCGGCATAGACTGCGGAGCTATTGACCGCGCTTTCAAGGAATGCGTTCTCGAACGCAGATTCGGCATAGTAGGCCATGAGGTCGCTCTGGCCCGCGAACAGTTCGATAAGGGTCTTGCCGTAGGCGCTTGCACCGAAGTCGGCCAGGCGGCCTTCCTTGGCCTGGAGAATCGAGACGAGATGGTCTCTCGCCTCTTCAAATGAGATTATTCCGTACTTACGTGCAACAGCCATACATCAATTCCTCTTTCGCCAACAGTTTATATCGTTTCCGGGGTAGGTACCACTATAAACTACTCCCAGAGGAATAGATGCCGACTTTCGACTTAAACATTACTGGGTTTTGCAGGGCGACCAGCGTGGTCGTCCCAAATTTCAGTGTACTCGCGCATGTGCAGGAAGGCATGTGGGACCCGAAGGCCACCGGTAACGTGGAACGTTCCGAACTGGCACAAGCGAACCAGCCGGTGTTCGAACACACCGGTCGTCTTGGCCGCATCATGACTTTCCGCAAGCAGAACTCGTTCAAGACGCAGAACCTTATCGCAATCATGCAGCGTGCCGCTACGCTCGGTATGGGTGGCATCAACTTCACATACTACACGACGACCTTCAATGCGTCTGCAAACCCGGTCACGCACGAGGACAACGCCCGCGTAATAGACAGGGCGTTCGACATCCCGATGATGGGCGGCTTCGACCCGCAGACCGAGATGTACACCAGGCTCGGCCTGCAGTTCACTACGAAAAAAGAAATTTACATTAACATGGACCTGTTCCTCGAACTGAACTACCAGTCATTGAAGGAACACGGGATTGTTCCGGAATGCGACCCGGAGAAGCATGACCCGATCTACTCGCAGCGCGGGTACTCGAAATTCAACTATTACGGTTATTCAGCTGGTCAGATTTATCCGAAGGCTGGCGACCTGATGAAAATGGCGAACAACAACATCACTTACCAGATTACTAGCATCACGGACGAGCTCCCCGAATTCGAGCCGGCCTACCGCAAATACTGGTGGAAGGCGTATCTGGAGGTCGCTGTGGACAGTGGTCAGATTGTTTCGGAAGACGTGGCGAACAGCCCGGTCAACAAGCACTTCATCGACAACCTGTTCGGTCAGGCTTCCCTCGGGAAGGCTACCGACGGTTCTTCGACGGAGAAGGAACTTACGGATTCTGTAGGAAACCCGCTCGCCATCAGGGACGAGGACCTTGCCAAGCTCAAAGATGCCATCCTGTTCCGTCCGCCCGAGGTGGACGAGTGCGTCAAGGACATTACCGCCGATCCGAACTACCAGGCATGTCCTGGTCTCGGCAGCTGGTAATTACACCAGTTTCCACAGGTTTTCTTCAAGCAGCTTTGCATCCTCGGGGTCCAACGGCTTCTGGGATGCTATCCATTCCGTCAATTCCTTGGCAATCTTGTGCTCGCGGTCGAGCTGGCTTTCTTGCGGCTTCCTGAACAGGTCGCAGATGCGCTGGATGATTGACTTGCGCGGAACCGGCGCCTTAACTTCCGGATGTGCCAACTGTTCGATGGTGTCCACCACCTTGTAGTCGTTGTTCACGCAGTGCTCCATGCTATTCTCGTCAACCAGGAATTTCAGTTGGCTGTCGAATTTCAGGATGTAGCTGGTCTCACTTTCCTTGTGATACAGGTACACCCTGCGGCTACCGGTGCGTTCGTCATAGTACCAGTATCCAACGACACCCTGGTATTCCTTGGCAAACAGGTACCCGAGGTTCGTCTTGTCGGCGAACGCATGACCCTGTACCACGCGGCGGTCATACCTGGAAGCCATCTTGTCGATGAGCTTCATGGTAAGCGCCTCATGGAAAATACGGAGACCGGGGCAGGTGACCGCCACATGCTCGTTCCCTATGTCCTCGAAGAAGCACCGGAACTTTCCGATGAAGAACTGGCTCTTGGACAGAGGGTCAACCGCGGTTTCGCGGAGAATGGTGAGGTCCTTGTTCAGGTTGGCTGCCTTTTCGTGGGCAGCGATGTAGCGTAGCATTTCAGCTACCGTGATGAGGTCGTATTTCGGGTTCATGACCAAAATATAGAAAACTTCGATGCTATATGCAATAGAAAAGGCCGACAAAATTGCCGACCTTTCTTTTTTGGAGGATTTTTCCGGATTACAAGGGGGAATGCCATGGGCTTGGAAGCCGGTAGATCTATATGCCGATGAGCTTATTAAACCGGTAATGCCTGGGTTTATTGTTGTACCCACTAATTGTCATCCAAGTTTTACACTTCTCAGACACGGATGGTCCGATAAAATATCTTGGCTTAAGGTAATCTCTCCAAAATCATGTTGAACGCACCATAATGGCGAGGACGAGGTTCTTTATGGCTTACTGAGACATGATGCTCCTGCTTGGCCATGTATTCCGAGAATCCTTTGTATGGACAGTGTATTAGTCTTATTCGTTCATCTTCCAGATGACCGGACACATGCTGCTTCTTCGTAATGCGACCATCGCACATAATAGCACCATCAATCCCAGTAGATAGAGGTATGTGATTTCTTGATATATCCTCATCGGCATCCATATACCGCACAAATGATTCTTTCTTTACTAAACATTTTATTATGTTATTTCCATACCCAGAAAACCGAGTGGCGATGTAATCATTTTCTTCTGAACAGTATTCTAATACACTGCCCGCGCGTTCCGAATGAAACACTTTCGGAAACCGGAATAGCCACCGTATACCAAATACATTTAATTGTCCGAGCTTATTGCTATAATATTCAATCGCATCGTGGATGTTTCCAATGTCAGATGAAATAGATAAATATTCATCATCATCTATAGGCATCACATAGTCTGCATCACAGTTAGTTATGTATCTATTATATAGCTGATATTGTTGCGGGTTAGATACTTGTTCATAGGATATTAGTTTTCCATACTTCTCACATGCCAATTTTATATCGAAACACGTGTTATTGTCAAATACATGAATATGGTCAACACCAATAGAAAAATGATGCCGACACCATTCATGGAAGTCGGCATCACACTTAAAATATTTTGTTAGTAACACTATCGCTACTTTCATATAATATCAACTGACATAATATTCGCTTTCGATATAAACAAAGCAAAAATCTGCCACAATTCTAAAAACACATTTTGATATCTCTTCCCATGAGTCCATAACATCACTATGCTCTCGCTTGATACTAACATTAGTAACAGCCGAGTCAACTAGGCCAACTTCATTCCAGTCAGTTGGTACATCGATATCAGAACCGGTCTCATTCATTGAATACAGAATACCACTAGACGACGAAGTTTCCGCAATAAATTTCGGTTCATATACAACATGCAACACTGTATTATCCGGCTTACGACGAGGAATGATACGACGCAGCGTTGGATTTTTATATTCCTCACCAGTGTCCAGTTCTATTCTAATAATTGCATCATCAGCGTCCGGTGCAATATCTAGCCATAATTGCTTGGTGTTGGCTTTTGCCGGCAATAGATGGGCAGTAATGCAATCTTTATTATTGACATCGATATGATATGAACAGAAAATAGTAGCATCTGCATCATCTGGAGATACCTCCAGTGATTTCCGGGTGTACGTGCTTTGCGGTATGGACGGGGTATTATTCAAATCATTATACGAGCCAGTCTTTGCAACTTTGTGCAATGTTACATTGCCACTTAAGTTCTCAGTAGCATTAGGTTCTTGGGCATCAGTTGCTGTTGTGTCTAACACACCTGGCTTAATTGAATTCAGGTCAACCTTCTTGCCGTCCTTATTTGCATCTTCAACCGGTACATATGCCGGAGAAGTAATCTCGGTCATTGTAGTCAAGTCCGATATGTTGGTATATGTGTCCTTTGCGTGAATATCGCTCATAGTTTACTCCTCCGGTTTTTAGAACCTTAAAATCTTTCCACCGACGGCTAGCGGGCTAATGTTTCCGTCTACGTTTGTACCGACGATTGTTGCATTTCCGCCCCATGTCTTAGGTATATTGTCAAGTGCATGTTCATCTGCCAAGATACCGCAGTTACCGAACACATTGCCATGCGCTCCGGGGTTCGTGCCATCAAGATAATGGAACATTTCTTCAATTCCACCCTCTATGTTCCCGCAGTTCCCGAACAGGTAAGTAAGTTCAGCACCGTTCCTAACGGTCAGTTCAGGCAACTCGGACAACCCAGTCATCGAGTAGAACACCTGCACCATCTGGGACGAATGTGATGCATCTACCGCACCGATTGAAGTGACGTGATAGCATCTACTGAACATTTGAGACATGTTATCGGCCTTGGAACTGAAACCGGGCACAACGCCATACAGTGCACCACTGACCCAAGGAATCGCACCGAACATATTCGACAAATCGGTAGCATTCGCCAAATCCCACTCGATGATATTGGCATGGCCGGTAAACTCGGTTGCCGGGACTATCGGCCAGGTACCATTATTTACCAAATTCTGGCAAACAGCAGGGTCGTACCCATCAAGCGGCCCCATTTCTGCAGGAATTGCGTCCAACCAATCATCCGCGATTATTAACGGAGTCGACTGTTCACCCTTTACGGTGGCAAATGCATGAGAAATGTTTGTGCCGGAAGTAATTCCCCACATCCATTGATTAGTCGCGGCATCAATCAACTGCCAGTCGGCAGAGAATGATTTCTTGCGTTCCATAGTACCGATGTCGTCTTCCCGCGTGCAAGCCTTACCGGTGGCAAGCTGGTGGACGCTCGGGTTATATGACTTATCAAGGAACTTGAACTTAATCCAAATGGTACGTTCATCCGGTTCACGGTACCATGTCACCGAATTCGATTCGGGAAACAGGTTGCCGTCAATGTCAAAAGCCTGGACCTTTACGGCATAGGCACCAATCGGGAGCTCATCCCTTAAATTGTCCAAGTCAAACGTTTCTACAGGTTCAATCCTTTCGGACAATACTTTGGCACCTTTCGAGTAAACATTGACCGCATATCCGTCCAGAACGGATAAGTCCCCGGTGGCGTCGATTGTTATAATGCTTCCCGAAATTGTTATAGAAACATCCACCTCGGGCGAAGGAGGGATAGGACCCGGCGGTGTTGGGCCAGGAGGGGTGGGACCCGGTGGGGTGGGACCCGGTGGAACAGGTTGCGGACTGTGTTCTGCAATCAAGTCATCGATTTGCAGCAGGTACCCGTTCTTAAATGAGAATGCATTGTATAACACTCAAACCCCATAATCCGAATATTACTGTACGGTTTCGGCACAGGCATCATTAGCTTTCTTAGCTTTCAAGCGGGCTTTGTACCTGGCCAGCGGAATGTCATGGAAGACCTTGCGATGGATTTCATTGGAACTTGCGACCAAGTTGTTCTTGTACTTCGGATCAATAAGACCCGGATCAGCCCAAGGCGGATTGGTGTCAAGACCTTCAAAACACACCTTTGCCGCCTCGCGAACAGATTCACACAATTCCGAAGCGCCACTAGCCTTTGCAAACTTGGTGAGGAAGTCGTCAAACTTAACCATACGATCTTTGAATTCCATCGTTAAACTCCATAATGTTTTACTACAGCTTATATTCCGGACAAATCCGTCATCATGAATGCGCCCGGCGCTTCGCTGATAACCCTTGCTTCCAGCTTTTCGAGACGGGCGGCAGCCGTGTCAAAGATTTCCTTACCGTTGATGGTCAGGCCACCGGGCATCGTAAAGGTATGCTTCTTCAAGATGATACCGAGCTGTTCCTGGGCACGCCAAAAGGCCATGTCACGGAAGAGGATGTTGTTGTAGAGCTCGGATTTCTTGGCCTTCAAGTACACCTCGGCAACAGCATTCGTCCTGGACCTCGGGGTCGGGTAGATCCTCAGGAGGTGGTCCGTCGGGTGGAACTTGATGTGATACTGGGTACCGACCAGCTTCTTGACATCCTGCAAGTAGCGCAACGCACCGGAGTAGGTTATGAGGTCGAACTGGCCCAGGCCGCCAAGACCGGCACCGCCGACACCCATCAGGGATTCACCCGGACCCACGTCCCAGGCCATCATCGGGGAGAAGGTATTGCCGTAGCTGGGGTTTACCTCGATAACGTTGACCACGTTGTCCGGTACACGGTATTCCATGACACCCGGTAGAAGATGCAGGACCATGAGGTCGATATACTGGGCCTCGTCCACACAATAACGGTAGAAGAAGTCCTCGGTGTCCTCGATAGCCATGTGGACATGACCGAGACCGCGGTCTTCCTCCACGACCATTTCAATTTCCTGACACTGGCCACCCATCCTGGAAATGATACGGCGGACCATGTCATCGCGTGTGATATACTTGGCGTCCATGCCAGCAGTTTATAAACTTCCAGGTATGGAACCAATCGAGCTACTGCGCGTCAGCGTATTCAAAACAACGAACAACCCGGACCTGACGGATACAATCATCCGCATATTCGAGGTTGCCGGTGACGATACCGAAGTCGCCATGAGGTCCCTCGGGAACCTTGTCGGGTACGAGTTTGCCGAATTCATCATGCAGCTTGCCGACATCGCGTTCGACCGCGATCCCGCGCTGTGCATCGATCCTTCCTACAATGACGCCACGGTCGAGACCGAGGCCCGTCCCAAGCACCCGACCGGATGCTTCGTCCAGCCAATCATCGCGCAGGGAAATCCAGCAAAGGCCATGCGCGACGAGCAGCAATGGCAGCATATCAGGAAATTCAATCCGCTGTTGGAAAAGGAAATCATCAAGTTCAACAACATGAACGAGTTCGAGAAACTGATGTACCTGACTACCAGGGAAATGGCCCAGAAGTACCCTATCGGAAAGACTAGGCAATAGCCTCGACCGTGACCACCTGTCCGCCGTTATCATCGATTACCTTGAAGAAGCACTTGCGGTAAAACCCGAGTGCTTCTCTCAATACTACGGCACGCACATCATCATAGTTGATTAGAATGTATTGTAGGAGTTCCTTGCCGTATCCCTTGTGACGGCAATCGTGCCTGACCTCGAACGCGCATAGCTTCGTATTCAACGGATAGCCGTCCGGATCGACGATGCCCATCGCGACAACGCCTTCACCGGTGACCAATTTCAGGATGTAGCAGCCAGTGTAGTCATTCTTGGCACACATGGCCGATATTAGGGGGAAATCACGCGAGACGTACTCAGTGTCGAAATTCTCGGCGAATTTTTCTGTTACGATTTCTCTTGTCATGTAAACATTCGGGGGAAGGTATCGACTGTGCCAGTGAGTTCAAATTTTGGCGCATAGTCCTTCCACGTCTTGATAAAGTTTGAATTCTTTGAATGGCCGCCGGGCGGCACGGCAACTGGGATGTGCGGTCGTTCAATGGTGGACTTGAAGTCACCGGTAACACCTACGGCAAATACCTCGACTGCTACGCCGATTGAATCGACTTTCATTTTCACCTTGTTGCCCAGGTTTGCCGCGATATATTCCTTCACATCAGGGTGGTCGTCCGGGTTACCGAATGCCAGTGTGCATCTGTCGCACTTGAAATCCCAGCCGGATGGGACGAACTTGGACATCGTGTCGATGAGAATTTTCTTTGACTTCTCATCAAGGAAAATGCCGAAGTAGACGGCGTGGTCGCCTTCGGGAAGTTCCATCAGATGTTCGAGATTGAAATTGTATCGCCACCCGGCGCCATGTTCCTTGGTCCACTGGACCATAACGGAATCGCCGAGGTCATGGCCGGCCTTTTCCGACTCAATCCACTTGTGCCGGAGCATTTCTTCCTTCTGAGCAGCCATGATGTCGGTCATCTTCATCGAGGTACCTCTGAGGAAATATAATACGAAAATGGATGTACCGGCTACAAATTATCCGTTAAACTGCTGGTACTTGTAAAGAATGCCGGTAATTTTCTCATCAAAATCGGCAAAAATGTTCTTCAGCCCTTCCGGGAACTTACTGTTCTTGGCCACGGCATCGTTCATGTGGGACTGAAGTTCTTTGAGCTTGGCAATGACGGTCTCGTCATCGACTTTCACATCGGCAGCCGGCTTTCCGGTAAGGGAAACATAGGTTTCCGCCAACTTGTCGCCGGTGTCGCGGCAAAGGTCGTATGCTTCTTCGAGGAGAGTGTGCTTGTTCATCTTGTCCACTCCCCAGTGCATCTTGTTGAGACCGTTCGATTCATCGAGCAGCCAGTTGGAGAGCTCTTTCACGGTAGAGAAGGATTCACCCTTTCCATCCGCAGCTTCCATACGAGCAACCATGAGGGCGACACGCTTTGCAACCAGTGGATCGCCCGTAATCTTGGTGGCTGCTTCGGTAAGGATTTTTTTACTAACGGAATTCATAGCGAACCTCTTTTATACATCGGCAGTTTATATCGGATGCCTACCGGAAGCTACCCCAATCATTATGATTGAAGAATAGCGCTCCGGCAACAATGACCACGACAACAAAAATTATAGTAGGCATTTTAGGCTTCAACCGCCGGTTCTTCAACCGCCGTAGTGTCTTGCTTTGCAATCTTGACCCTGCGCCGGCGCTTCGGACGGGTCGATACTGCCACCTGGCCACCCATTTCTTCGCCAACGGAAATTCCGTTCACGTCGGACGGGGCCACCTGGGGTTCGATGACCACTTCCATGTTACCGGGAACATTGGGAGTGAAGATCGGTTCCGGCTCAGGTGCAGGTGCCGGGGGAGGTGTCATGCGCAATTCCTGTTCAGCAAGTTCCTTGTCCAACTTGGTCAGGAACTTCTTGTACTGTTCACGGACGGCATCGACGACGGCCTTCTGGTTGGACGAGAGAACAGGGCTTATCCCGGAAGTGGCAGCCTTCTGTGCGGCAGCGATAACGCGCTGACGTTCGATAAGTTCGGCCACGTTGCTATTGGGTTCAGGCTTCGCGGCAGTAGCAACGGGAGTCTTACGGGTAGCACTTGCAGCCGTCTGCTGGGCCTTCAGCAAGTCTTGCACTGTACGATTACCGGCATTGGGTTCAGGCTTTCTGTATGGTGCCGGCTTAAACTTACGAGTTGCACTAGCAGCCCGCTGCTGTGCCTTAAGAATGTCTTGAATGCTCATTCCCATTATGGTATCTTCCTTTTTGTTATAAAATTAGTTCCTTACGGTCGCATGGAGCGCATTATGTCCAAGGTTCCATTGGTGTCGGCGACCGGTTGTTGTTCAATTTGTTCCGGAGCTGCTTCCGGGGCGGGAGCGGGAGACATCCAGGAATCCCATCCACCGGACTGTGCCGGCGCCGCATTCTGTGGCATCGGTTGCTGCATGGGAGCCGGCGCAAGCCAATCATCCCACCCACCGGCCTGGCCACCCTGTGACGACGGGACGGTTCCGGATACAGACCACGGGTCATATTCAGGGGACATGTTTGGACCGGCTGCCGAACCTACATACCCGGACGGGCGCCCCCACGGGTCAAGGGGCTTCTTCGTATTAGTATCCTGTTCAGGCTTACGGTACGGATTGCCGTTATCGGGAAGTTCAAGGTCCTGCATCGAGACATAGCGCCACGGTACGAAGGTCTTGGTACCATCTCGACCCACATACTCTTCCGGGTTTTCCTTACGCATGATGCCACGCATGCCACCTTCCGGAACCTTGCCATCATATGTGCGGTCCTCAATATAGGCACGTTCCACATCACTCGGTTTCGGCTTTGCCGGCTTTGGTGGAACAGGTGCCGGCTTTGGTGCAGCACGCTTCTGCAGCTTGGCCTGCTTATCGGCCTCGCACTTCTTGCGCTGCATCTCGATTATCTCGGCGACCGTCATTAGTCAACCTCCACGGTCTTCAACGCCACCATGGTATCGTTGAGGTTGGTCTTCACGCCGAATATACCCTTCTTGCCATGGTCATACAGCACGAAGTAGAATGAATAAATCATCTGGTTGTCGAACTCAAATGTCTCCGTCTCGAACGTCCGACTCTGGGTCGTGGTGTGATAGGTGAAATACAGTTTGCTGTCCATCACGCCCCAGTCGAACCATACGCTTTCAGCGGGTATCACCGTACCGTCTTCAAGGGTCACCTCGTTCGGGTTGTACAGATACTGGAACAGCGTATCACCCGGAACACTTTCATGGAACTGCAATGTAGCCTTGAAGGTGTACGGGCTCTCGATTGTGCCTTCCTTGTTATCGCCGAACCAGTTCAGAATCTGGGACCAATAAAGCCTGGAATCGTCACCGGTCGGTGTGTCATATACATAACCGCCATCGGTATTCGTTCCGTTTCCCGGAGGAAGTCCCGGAATGAACTTGCGTGTATCGTCATTCACTGCAACGAAGTCTCGGCCTAGACCGCTCATGTCAGTCGCAACCGGGCTGTCTTCATCAAACGTGAGATGGATAAGGTCGAAAGACGGCACCTCCGCAGGACGTTCGATGTCATCGACAATGACCTGTTCCCAGTCGTAAATCGGAATGCGGTCACCATCAGCATCGAGGACGTATTCGCCATTCTCGTCCCTCTGGTAGCCCTTCAAGATTGGGTTGGTACCGATGTTGTTGCCGCTAGTATCAACTCCGCTAATCTCGTTGTATGTGAGCATGGCGTACCTGATGGTCTCGTCTGCCCAGTATTCCTCGCCATCAACCTCGCCGCGCCGGACGAGGGTCTTGGCAAATGTCTTCAACAGGGAATATCCTTCCCTGATGGACGGCTCCACGGTTTCCCATGCGCGGCGTTTCTGCTTGGCAATCTCGTCCGGGTACACCAGGATCTGCTCGACATCGTTGTACTGCTTGTTCACGATGAAGTTCATCTCGGCATAGCGGATTTCCGCAGGAAGCGCGTACGGCTTGTGCATCAGGCCGTGGGCTTCAAGCTGGTAGGTAGTCTTGTACTGCTGGAACTTTGAACCGGTATTGTCTGTTTCGTCTTCAAGACTGTCGTTCACTCCGGCCAGGAAGATTGGAACCGGCTGTTCAATCTCGGGCGCAAAGTCAAATTCTTTCAGGCGGACCGTTCTGTAATCGTTGAAGTAAGGTTCAATGTTTTCCTTCAACTGCGCGAAGTCGGAGAAATTGTTGGAGAGGACCGTGAGTTCGAACCTGAACACGGTAGGTTTCGGCTGGATGTCCCTAATCCAGAAGTCGTTGCGCCTGGAATAGATTTCCCTCGCGTATGTCGGCTGGACCAGGTTGCTGTCATCTTTCGATGTACTGACGAAACGCAGTCCCGCGACCGGCAGGACCTGCAGCTGCTGCTTGCTCATTGTGGAGCTCAACCAGTTGGCGAAGTCATCCGAATAGTGCGTCACGAGCTTGACCCTGACCGTATCCGCATATTCGGTGCGGTTCATGTCAGTGTACTTGTTCACGCGCAGGTTGTCGAACATGTCGTAGATGGCGACAAGCAGCTTCTCGATTTCTCTTACATAGTAGAACGGCGTCATTTCAGCGATAGATTTATATGTTTTAGCGGGTCGAACCTATAAGTCTATGGCGAGGTATCCCCGATGAAAGAAGAACTTGATAGGTATTTTAAGGAAGCAAAGGCATCGATCAAGGACCGTGTCGTACTGGAAAGTGTCATCACCGGCATGAAGACGGTGATTATCGAAGCAACCGGCGACTGCCCCTGCGGCGATCCCGACTGCAACGGCCACTGCAAGTACGGCCTGGAAGACGAGAAGAAAGAAGAACCGAAGCAGGAAACCCAGGAAGCCCCGAAACAGGAAGAAAAGGAAAAGACCCCGATGCAAGTCATCGAAGAAGCACGCGGGAATACCCCCAAGAAGGACTTCGTTCAGGCACTCCGCGAGGCCATTGAACAGGTCGATAAGGCGCCTCTGAAAGCAAGACTGAAACAAAAGCTCGAAAAGTACGCAAATTCCTAAGTAAATAAAAAAGGCCGCCCGGATGGACGGCCATAATTGTTCGCCAGAAGATTATTCAATCATCAGCTTGCGGGGCTGGGATTCCTTCTTCAACGGGACCGTAACGGTCAACACACCATCCTTCAACGCGCACTTGACATCGCCGGTCGAGTCGGCCTTTTCGGGAACCGCAACGCGAGCCTTCATCTTCACCTCGGTATCGTCGAACTTACGCACGGCGCTTACGGTCAAGATGCGACCGTTGTCATCGAACCCGATGTCAATGGCATCCTTCTGGACACCCGGCACATCAAACATGAACGTGGTCCCGGTCTCGGTCTCGGACTTGTAGCAGGCGATGTTGCCAACGGCACCATTGTCAGCGATTTCGTTCATCCAGTCACCGAAGCCCCTACCGAAGAAAGAACCAAACGGGAAAATACTTAATTCTTTGGACATTATTAACTCCTTTGTTAATCCTTTTGTTTTTTCATTGTTCCTATTGCAAAATGCGTGCCAATTATAAAAAGTGCCGATTTTTGAATAAAATCGACACTTTTTCATGAATTGTTTCAAGTTGAAACTTAGCGGAGCTTAATTTGGCCGTCGTAATCCTTCTGGGTAATCGGGGTGCTGCTGACGGCACTTGCGGTCGTGCAGAGCGTCCACTTCTTGGATTTGAGACGTTCAAGCAGTTCCTCCTTGGTGAGGAGGCCCTTTTCCTCGGCGGCCTTGCGGTCAGGTTCGGCACCCTTGCCATTGGGGTTCTTGATGATGTCGTACTCCATGCGGCGATAGTTCTTGGAACCGCGCCCCGGAGTATTGTTGATCATGTCATCTTCCTGGAACTTGTCCTGCACCTCGGCCAGCTTGTCCTCGGTGTGCCACCAGTTCTGCTCGTAGGCACGTTCAAGGAACTCGTCGGCCTTCCCGCTAGTAACGTCACCGACACCACGCGCCAGCTGCTGGACCTGCAAGAAGAGGTCATGACGATAGTCCGGATGGGTATCGAAATTGTTACCAATCATCCCTACTGCATCACCGTTGTTTACTCTGATTCCCATTTGGACACCTACGAAGCTAAATCTTTACGTCGTAAGTTTATAACTGTTCCATATCTTCGGGAAGGACATTGTCGTCTTCGACAGCCTTGTCCAGCCTCTCGACCTTCTGGATAGCCTCGTCGATTGTGTCCCCGGTAAGACCAGCATTCGCGGATGCGCCCCAGTGGCGACGCTGTTTCTCGCGCTTCACCATGCCGGCATACTGGTCGAACGCGATGCAGGAGTGCAAGATGCCCTCGTCAAGCGGAACGAACTGGACCATCTCGCTGCGCTTGTTGAGCATCTCCCACTTCTGGAAGAACGCGCACTTCACGCAGCGGCGGATGTAGTTGTACGGGTCGTTACTCTTTGCCGTCTTCGTCTTGGACGGGTCATAGTTGTGGATGTAGTTCAAGGCAAGAAGCAAGGCATGGCCTCTGAACTCTTCCTTCCATTCCGGAGTATATCCCGAGAAACGGGCGGAACCCAAAGTCTTCTCGATGACAATCTGGATAATCCTGGCAAGACGCGGATCCATCACCGGGCGAGGAATTTCCTTCGCCTTTTCCTTGCCGACTTCCTTGCAAAGGGCCTTGTACGGGAGCATCTTCTCGCGGTGTTCGACAAGGAGTTTCGTGAGATATGCCTTGTCGATTGTGCCATAAAGCATGGAGAGTTCGGTCTGGTTTCCATTCTCATCAAATTCCGGCTGCATCTTCGCGGGCATGCTTGCCTTTACCTTGGATGAGTAGTGCGTAACCTTGTTATCTTGGCTCATTGTAAAAATCCTTTGACTTCTATCCATAGGGAAAACTATTCCCTAATGTGGCATAGAGTTCCAAATGTTGCACAGGCGCCCCTTGGAGAGGGCTTCGTTATAGAACTTGAAACCCCAGGTGTCCGGTGTCGGAAACGCTTCGGACATGACCGAACCGGTCTTCTCCGCATCGGCCATATCGGCGCAGGTTGTTCTCAGAATAGAGGTGTCGGTATAGACCCTGGCGCTACACATGGTCGTGGTGCACTTGATAGCCCAGCTGGAATAAAGCGTCTTCTGGTTGAGTACATGGGTGTACGAAACCTCATCGGTTTCAGGATCGACCATCTTGAAATTCCATGTATCGTCGAACAGCCCGAAACCGGTAGCCAGCTTTCCGCCGTGGTTGATGAACCAGGCATCTTTGGTCGTCTCGGTAGCGGGTTTCCCATCTTCGCCAATGGGAATGATTTCGACATTTTCGTCCACATTCTCTTCACCGGCAATGCCGCTGGTGCAGATATGGTACACATAGTAATTCATTCCAATATCGTAGCGACCGGCGCCGATGTAGGCATACAGATGCCAACGCTCGTCACTTTCATCATATTGCCAGAATACGATACTGAATCCGTTGCGGTCCCTTGACGAGAAGGCCGTTTCATTATCCACATTGTACACATGCTTGCAACGGCAAATCTTCATGCCATTCGGAGCGACTATGACTTCATCCCCACACCCGAACCTGTCATCCTTGATGTCCACGCGGTGGTCGGCATCATAGTTCTCCACTTCCTCCATACAGGTTTCCCTGACCGGATCGCCGGCGGTGCGGCGGGTGTCCTTGACAAGGTCCGGGTCGGCATCGGCTGAAATCTTATAATCAGTAACGTCCACTCCCTGGGACGGGAACAGGCTGCCCTTCAAGCCGCATGTAATCTTGACAGTACGGGTTGCACGGGCCAAATAGCATGCACCGTTCAAATAGTAGTACCAGATGTGGAAGATATTCTTGCCATTATGTTCACAAGTACAAAAATCGATATCATTCTGCACCACTACAAAATCATCACCCGAAATTGTGGTGCCACTGTGTGAAGGAATGGTATCGGAACGCTGTATCCATTCGGCACATGTCACTTCCCACACACCGTTAGTGCCATCACTCTGATTGGTCAAAAGAACCGTGTCACCCGGTCGTACGATCGTATTGCATATCTTCTGGGTACCATAGCGTTTCTCGGTGGGCACATCGCTGTCGCATGCGACAGTAACCTTGTCCTTTACATGGACACCGAGATCCGCGATGATGTTGGAGTCAACCGGAAGCGGCTCCTGTTCAGGGCGCTGGCACGGGTTGTAATACTCGTCATATCCGGCCTGCCCATCAAGATAGGATTTAAGACCAATCCATTCCCCGCTTTGAACAATCCAGAGGCCGTTGCTGCCATCAAACTGCTTATCCAACCACACCAGGTCGCCTTCGGATAACGCAACACCATCAAGCGTCAGTTCACCGGACTTCTTTGGGAGGTTGTGGGAGTATTTGAGTTTCACTCGGTAATATGCGAGCTTGGAGCAATCCGTATCTGGCTTGATGCGGAAATAGATGTTGCTTCCTAGGGAGCTGGTCACTCCGCCACTTGACGGTGTCTTGCTGTCGGAGTCATAGTCATCCTTGACCAGTTCAATTTCGGTTGAGTAGAAGCACTTCGGATCAACCGTAGCCATCATGCCGCCAGGCGTCTGCTCGCTCAATTCCTTGCTTTCGCTGTCAAACCGATACCTGATGAGATACAGGTTATTGTTCCAAGCAGTCGAAAAATCGGCGGAACCAGCTTCGATACTGTTGGCGCCACATTCTCCATAGCCAAGGTTCACCGCATAGGTGCCGCAAATTTCGGAACAGGTAGAATCCAGTGCAACGAATGGCTTGCCGAATATGAATGAAATGGTATCATATTCCCCATCTTCGCCATAGGTGCGATATAAATCCTTGCCGGAAAGGGAAACGCACGTACCATCCGGCTTGTCGAGAAACACAATCAGGTCGTCGTTGAAGTCATGACCATAAATGGTGACATATTCAGTCGTGCCGACCTTTGTTGCGATGTTATCGATGTATTGTACGACGGGCTTCTTGACATCACTGCCCTTGCCATAGACGGCAAAGGTTCCCTTCCAGTTGCCGTGCTCGCCATACTTATTGGTAAATTCAATATAGACGGGGACCTCGTACCGGATCATGCCGGAGACGGTTTCCTCGCCTTTCCACACTACGTTCCACGATTCGTCAATTCCGCCATACCTGGGCAGGTATTCCACCTCAAACCGTTCATAGATTTCGGGGTCATCGGAATCGATACCGGCACCGGTTATGGTGATGCCAATATTTTCATCCAGCACAGTAAGAATGCCCACCTGGGCAAACGACTTGACATTGAATACACGCGGGGTAAGGCCGAACATTAAGTTTACCTCAGTTTGGCAATCTGGGCTGCATAGTTCTTCAACTTGTCAACAATTGGCTTACCACCGGCACGAACGGTCTCGACGTACTTTGCACGTGTAGGGGGAATCCATTCTTCCGGGAATTCCAGAAGCTTGATGACACGAAGCATTTCATGGTAAGTGGCATCGACACTCTTCGTGACGACAGCACCGCCGGCCCGGACTTCGGAAAGTTCAGGGTCGATACCGTTCAACTGGTTGATGAGGGCATCATACTTGTCCACGGCCGCATCGGCCTGAGCAGCGTCCATCACATCAGAAATGGAATTAGGATCTCGGTAGCCCGGAGAAACCCACCCACCCTGGTTCGGCTGCTGTTGCTGTTGAGGGAAGTTCCCCTGCACATACCCAGGGCCACCAAATTCAGCACCCATCTGGTTGTATGGGTAAGGATTTGGCGCATAATTTCCACCGGGCATCGTCATTTGCTGGGGAGGGAAACCTGGCTGTGCCGGTGGCATGGAACCGGGACCCATTCCCGGAATAACGAGACCGGGTTGTTGCTGCGGCTGGTTGTAATCTCTCTGAGAACGCATAAATACCTCTTCTACAGTTTATAGCCGTCACCGAGGACGGTACCGTATCCAGGGTAAAACTATCTCTTTGTTACAAAACAAGAAAGGCGGCACGAATGCCGCCTATGTTTGTCAATTTATGACACTGTTGACTACCCGAAACGGCCACCGATGCCCAGTTCGTCGTAGGCAGCCATCTGCTTCATGGCAAGTCCAACGTCATCAGCCGGTTCGGCATTCTCCTCACGAATGGATTCGAGAGTGACAGTCGTGCCCTGGAGCCCGATTTTCTGCGGTTTCAGGCCACGGCCAACAGATTCGACAAAGTTGCGCTGTGCGGCTGTCTGCTTCTGCTGGACAGGGTCATCGTTACCATTGAAGTCCAACTGGAAATCGTCGGCATCCTTGATGGCATTGCGGATCTTGTCCATGTTGATATCGTTCGGATCAGGATCGACATCGAGGACAAAACCATTCTGGTCATCGATGAGATGAGAGTTGATGAATGCAGTGACAGTTTCCTTGGTGATTTCACGTTCATCATGACCACGGAAATGGTCGAGGACATTGTTGACCGTATTGGGGTCAAGACCCTGGCAAAGATTGAGAACTTTCTTTTCAGCATTGGCCTTATTGAGACGGTCAGTAAGTTCCTCATGCTTGATGTAATTCTCTTTCAATTCAAGATTGACCTTGGCCAATTCACGCTTCAAGTCCTTAACAGTCTGTGTATCACCAAATCCGTCAACACCAAGAGAGTTTTCAAGAATAGCGGCAACGCCTTTCAAAGCCGCATACATCTTGGTATTGATAGCATCGGTCTGCATGTTTGCCATGCACGACTCTACTGCGGCGTTGATTTTATCTTCAACTTTGTTGTTAACGGATTCAAGTAATTTGGAGAACTTCTCGGCAGTCTTTTTAGATTCTGCCTTGACACCGGCCTCCAACCTCGACTGGTAGTCCGACTCGATTTTGGCTGCAATACCTTCTGGCAATGAGCCAATCTCAGCTTCTGTCAATATCTTTTCCAGCACCATATTATCCCTATCTCATCTGGCTCAGGTACCCAATGAGCGATTCACGGTTATAGCTGCGATACCCGGTGGATATCAGGGTCCTGTTGTATGCCACTTCACGGCGCAGCGAATTGATTGATTCGGTGAGGACTTTAATCGGCTTTTCGACAGATTCGCGCTTCGCATTGAAGATTGCGCTCTGTCCGAAGCTCGGGTTGCCAACTACATCAACGGTAATCATCGTGTAGTTGTCGGCAATCTGCTCGTATTCTTCGCGAGTGACCGCATTCACCTTCTTGACCGTATCACCTGCGCCACGGAGAGAATAGCCAGGATGATAGCCAATCTTGATGAGGCCAGCCAAGTCGTGTCCAGCATCAGTATCCTCAGCAACAACCATGCGGCATTTGAGCTTGTCACCTTCCATGTGAAGGTCCTCAATGACGGCGCAGGTCTTCTTCAAGTTCATTTCAAAAATCGGGTAGTCGCGGGGCTTGCCTTCCTCGTCCAGACGCGGATGGTTGAGTTCCGCAGCGAGACGACCGTAGGCAACATAGTCACGGTTCAGGCGTTCGACTTCCCTGGCGATGATTTCGCGGGGGTAGTCACGCCCGTTAATACCGACCACTCCACAGACGATGGCGGTACCTTCGATAATCAGGCGCTTGACGGGCTTGCCATCAAGGCCGATACGTTCACCGATATGAGAGGTGGATCCCTCAAACACCGGTGTCTCGAAAATGCCCATATTGTTAGTTATTGCACCCATTTTTCGACTCCCCTGAATTACCCAAACTGAGGCTCCTGGTCAGACAGCATACTTTCGAACACGGCCTTGCTGGTCTCCTCGACCCGGCGCTTGAACTGGCTTTCGAGCCTGGCACTGACGATCCGGTTGATTTCCGCGTCGTCGTTGTTGAACAGTGCCGTCACCAGTCTCTGTGTTTCTGCTTTCTGCATTCCATTTACCACGATTTTCCAGTAAGTTTATAGCCGTTGATGAGTTTTTGCGCAGGTATTGACTGCACAGAGGGTGCATTTTGCCACTATAAACTATTCTACATGATGGTACAGTGCGCACTTTTCGAGGATGTTGAGACAAGCATAGCCAAACGCCCCTCCGAATACGGGAAGGGGTATATCGAAGAACGGTATAGGGTATTTCGCAACCAGTTCTTTGAAGGAGATGCCGGAAACCTGCCGGCCATGATACCGATAGGGTTCTCAAAAAGGGTCAGGGCACTGGGCCACTGCAGCTGCCGAGTTCAAATCTTCTTTGGGGTACCGGAGGTACTCAAATGTGAAATCATGCTTTCGGACGCATATGATTTCACACCGAAGAAGCTGGATGAAGTTCTCATCCATGAAATGATACATGCATATCTCGATTACTCGGACGACCTCAGGGATGTAAAGGAGACCCATGGCCCAAGGTTCCAGGAATGGTGTGACCGTATCAACGCAAGATCCGACTATCGCATCACGGTAGTAAACGATACGCCGATTACCCTCAACAATGGCATGGCCAACCGCATAGCAAACGACGGGACAGTCCTTCTTGCTGCCCGCGACTATAAACCGGGCGAGACGGCCATATCCAGGGTTGCCGAAAAGGACCTTAGTTGGGCAATTCCAAAAGCCACCAAATGGCTGAACAGGCCGATTGTGGCCTACGCATGCAGTGATGCCAATTTCAAGGGAAAATTCGTTACAGGAAGGTCAACACTCCATGGAAAGATATTCCCGAATGCTACCGTGGACGAAATGATTGAATCCGGCATTATGCGGGAAATCCAGCCCCCCAAGCCAGAAGCTCCACAGACCGCACTCTTGTTGGCATGGCCATGGCGAAACGGTGTCGGTTACTCACTCGTAGTCCCAAGACTTGAATACGATGCGGCGAACCGCATCGAGGACATGATGAGGCGAAATAACGTAAGCGAACCGATATCCAAGTATCATCTCAACAGTTACTTCAGCGCATGGGACGGCTCACCGGTAAACTCGTCACGAAAGATTCGATACAGAATCCTGGACAAGGAGCGTTTCAACGATATCGTGAAGTCCGGTGGCATTACCTACATAGAGGATGTCTAGGCTTCTTCCCAACCATCCTGTACCATCTTAGGCTTCAACTTCTTAGATACCGCCCCGGTACCCTTGCACAGCGGGCACTCGGCATCACGGTATGACCAGTCGGCGCATCCAGTTGAAACGGCAAGCATATCGGTGGCATACTTTTCCCTGACCGTGCCGGTGCCGTTACACTGCGGGCATATAAAACCGAGTGGACTGAATGTAGCCAGTATCTTGCTTAGCTTGACATCACCATGACGCTTCATCAATCGCATAACGGCATAGAAATCACTCGGATACTTTAATTCATCGGCATTCATTGCCTGTGCGCTTTGGGCGACTTCCGCTTCGCGCTGAATGTCCATGAGGTTGTAGCTGCGCTTATTGCGAGCCCAGGCTTCTTCGTCTGAAACCATCGCAACACCCTTTATTACAGTTTTCTTTCTTTTCATACAACAGGTAACTCCGTTCTCTTGAAGTGTTCATTCACATACGTCATTGACATTTTCATGAAGTTCATCATAAGTGCCCACGAATCCCGGTAACACCTAGGCGGAACCGGCTTATTCTTCCGTATCATATACTTCTTCACCAAGTACATCATCCGATTGAGCACGGCAAGCCTATACTCATATAGATACCCGGTTGTCTTGGTTGGCCCAAATGCTCTGAACCAGCATTCAAAAGCAAACCGGGAAATCATGCGCTGATGCTTACTAACCTCATGTCTCCGTAGAACCCGTTCAACGATTTTCCGGCGCCGGTAAAATGCGTCATCATCGGGTCGGGTATGAATCCAGCGTTCACGCTCGGTGCCATCAAGCGCAATGTATTTGCCAAGGAATATATCCTTTGGTTGGGTGTACTGGTACGGAATGCCACGCACCGTCATGTAGCGATAAAAGAAAGGCGATCTTGATTTCATATTGTAAATGTAGCAAAAATGGACCGCCAATGAAAAAGACGGTCATCGAAATGACCGTCATTTTTTCAAATGTAAACGTAAATTTACGACTGTTCTTCTGGTTTCTTAGGTTTAATGGTCTTGCCAGGCACAGTTCCAGTAATCTTACGCTGCGCACCGGATGGTGCACTTACCGTCATTACCTTACCAATATCATTGATAAGGGTGTCGATAGCATTCCATGGATAACCGGCGAGCGGGCATTGCTTTCCAAACAAGATGGAACGAATCATAGTAACGAATTCCGGATCGATTGCCGCATAGGTGTAATCGGATACATTATCGTTGCATGCTTCATCGAATGCACCGGGCAATCCGCTGACAATGATGTCGATGTAATTTCCCAGATTATCCTGTACTGCTCTAATGGCGCTACTGAGCACTTCGTTTTTCAGTGCCTGCGAAATGCCGTTGTACTGAGCCGGCGTCATCGAGCTTCCATCAATGAGGCTTTCACCTTTAGCAATCTTGTCCATGATTGTCTGGTCACCATTCAAGATACCGCCAACGATTCCGCCAACGCCATTTCCCGGAGCACCAAACAGGAGATCCATTACATACCGGGTAGCCGTTCCACGAGGCAATCTCGGAATAATAGCCAGATATTCGTCAAACGAATTCTTAAGTGTCTCGGCATTCTCCTCAATCATTGCAATGAAGTCAGTCGGGATTTCATACGGTTCCTTGCTATTGAGCGAGTTTACATCGCCAACCCACAAAGTTTTCATCATTTCATCGCGAACATCTTCATCGCTCGGACCATTATCCTTGGTATATCCGGCTTTATGAAGCAGTTTGCCCGGTTCCAATTCGGCATCAGTATCTAGGTTGAACTTCTTCTTTGCGGTAAGTTTGTTAATCGCAAACAAGCACTGCTCCAAGGTCTTGATTGGGAGTGTGCCCAGTTCAGGATACTTGTATCCCTTATCACCGAGCATTTTTATGATGCGCTGCTGTGCATCGGTTTTGGTATTTGAATCCTGGTCTTTGATTTCCTTTACCGAAGCACCGATTTCGGCGGATGCTTCCTCATCTGAACCGGAAATCTTTCGGCCATCCTCGGTGTAGTTCGCAGCAAGATGACCGCCATGGCCTTCGATTTCATCATCGTAGTCATCGGCCTCTCCACTTTGAATGGCATCTTCATTACCCGAGACCGCGGCACGAAGAGCAGTATCCTTCGAAGTGTCCTTTTCCTTTGTCCTTTTGTCGAAATTGTTGCCCAGGACATCATCATCGGTCTGGAATGTCTGGGTCTGTGCAGCGGAACGATATTGTTCCACATATTCTTTAAGCTGCGCCTTGGTTGGCTTAACCTTGTTCAGCTCTGCCGTCTTTTCTGCCGGCGACAGGGCACCCAAGTCCTCGCCTGGATGGTCATGCTGCCAAATCTTTTCCGTCAATGCCGATATTCCCGACATCTTCAGATCCATGCCTTGAACATCGACATTCTTTTCCCTAATTTGCTTCAACAACCATTTGCGGGTGAGGTATGGCTCATTTCTCGAAACCAAGTTTTCGAACGAGCTCCCCTCCATGGTCTTTCCATCAACATTGACCGATACATATTCACCGGATTCCATGAGAGCATTGGCGACACCTATTATCGCCTCGGCCTGGTTGTAATCCAACCCCATCTCGAAGAGGGAGCGACGCATGGCATCATCCCGACTCTCGCCGATTGCGCGACGGTATTCCACCGAAACATTAGGTTCTACGGCGAACTGGTCATACGGGACATAGTCAATCCACGAATCAAGCGCATCAAGCACATGTTCCTTGAACTCTTCCGGAGTGCCGCTACCGACCTCCTCCGTATCATCACCGCGGTACATCGTGTAGGAAACGGTTCCATCGCCGTTGTCAGTACAATCGGCGAGTTTTTCCGAACTGTCCGGCAGCGACACTACAATCGAGCCATCCAGTTTCTTGGAAACGGTCGTGCCGCTCTTGGCAAGCAGGTCCGAGATGCTATCAAAGATTTCTTCGTTCATGGCAATGTCCAAAAATGTTTCTTTTCTGGCAGTTTATATGGGGCCGAGGTGTCCACCCAGGTCCCATCCTTTACAACATGGTGTTCTATGCGTATATTATCGGACGCGACTGCCAACGATCCGGCCTCGTACGCAAAAGCAACCATGAATATCATGATTGCTATGAAAAGTAGTAGAAATTGCTTGGTCATACTAGGATGGCGCTCCACCACCGCCGGAATCAGAACCACCACCGACACCGTCGCCGGCATACACGCCGTTCTGGTTATTCGGGCATGTTATCGAGTAGCCGCACTTCATCGGCATGTGGTTCAGGGAAACAGCCCATTCCATCGGATTGGGAAGGTTCGCCTGTGCCCGCTTAATCATGTCTTCAATGGGTACCGACTGGAAAACATCCGTCTTGTACTTTCCGAGGCCGGTCACCTGTCCACCGGAAATCAGGTCAGGCACTTCCCACTTCGCCTCACGGGTTTCCGCACCAATATCCCTTGTACAGTGGCCGCTAATGGTGTTTCCGCCATCGGGAAGCACATCGGGCGCCGACGTACCGGAGGTGTTCGAAGCGCTCGGGACAATATGGGTAAAGCCCTTCCAGTCGATGACGGCATTCTGCCGTATCGAATCCGGAACCATCAGTGGCCGGAAGTAGTTGCCTTCACAGAGGGCGCGGAATGTCTCGGCAGCGGCCACCACACCACGGTCGCCGGTAGCCTCAAACAGGCCCTTCATGAATTCAAGATACTTGATTGCCGGAACCATTGACTACCCCTGGGTATTAGGAATCTGCTTCTGGTTTTGCTCGTTGAGAGTTTCCTGGGCATCATGTTCCTTGTCCAGTTCCATGAGCGTCGTCTTGGCAGCCTCGGTGGTCTGGTCAAGTTGCTTCTGGGCCTGCTCGACCTGCTGTTGCTGCTGGGATGCCTTAGTTGCAATATCGGCCAGGATCTTGGCGCTTTCCGGATTTTCCGTAATCGCAGCAGGGTCGATGGCAACATCGTTTTGACTGGTACCGCCATTCTGCACCTGGGTAGATGATGTCTGGGCAGTTCCAGCATCTGCCTCAAAAATGCAGTCATATGCGGCAGCGATGGCGTCACCCATGGAAGGGACCGCAACACATGCTTCAAAAATTGTCTTTTTGAAATCCATAGTAAACCTCGAATGACAGTTTATAACAAAAATGCCTCCCGTAGGAGGCTAGTTCCTGAAAGAAATCAGGACGATGCAATTTTATGGTCTCCACCACGGGGCCCATGGCCAATACCACCGGTAATGAGGGTCAGGTGGAAACGGGCCGCAACAGCAGCACGGAGGTGGAGGAGGGGGAGGCTGGTTTGGGATGTAATATGGATGACAAACATGCATCATCCAGTCGACCGGGCGTCCAACCATATGTTCCAGAACGGGCCTTGGACGGATCGGTCCATGGTTCCGATAGTAGTCTGGGTCACGTTCGACACCGAAATACCCGTAGTCCCCAGTCTGATAGCAATCCACGGTAGCCATAATTATTTCCTCACTGCACGTTTTCTTGGGGTACTCCTCACTTTCTTCTTGACAGTCGTTTCATTGGGCATCACAGAAATCAGCTGATGAATTGTGTGAACATAAGAATTGCCCCCGAGCTTCTCATACGCAACATTCAGGTGCTCAAAATTCTCCCTGTCGTTTTCATAGATGAAACCGCGTTCGATGGAACGGTAGTAAATTTCAGTGAGTTGATTGCGCAGGGTTGCTTGGAGGGCTTCCTTCATCAGGTCAAGTTCGGCTGTGATTGCTTTCTTGCTGGTGAACTGCTCAAGTAGCCAGTTACGAAATGGCTTAACGAACGTGCCCAGCGCAATGAGCAGGCCCGTCACCGATACTATAAATGCTGATATCATGTTAAGTTTCAGCGTGATGAATTCTATAGCTTCCATTAAAAACCTCGGGATTGGCTTCGACCGGAAGTTTATATGTTTACCATAGAATTTCCCTATTCAATGTGACCAGTTCCACCACAAATCGGGCATGCGTCGCCAGTAAAGGAATCGACTCCGGTGCCGTCGCAGTGGGTACATATTCCATCTTCCAGTTCATCCCGCTCATCACTGAAATCGTAGCCTTCGCGGTCACGTTCCCAGGTATGAGACGGAATTTTCCTGAAGTCATCCTCGTCACTGAAATTGCCGCTGTTTGCTCGATACCCAGGACGTTCATACCGGAGGATGATTTCCTTCATCATCGGGTGACGGACAATATCATCGACACCAAGTTCAACGAACCCGATACCGCGGACACCGTCAAGCAACCTGATGGCATCATTGAACCCGGATGTTGCCTTTTCCGGCAAGTCGCACTGGTTCGGGTCACCGCAGATGATCATCTTGGAACCGCGACCCAGGCGGGTTATCATCATCTTCATCTGCATCGGCGTGACGTTCTGGAATTCATCGCACACGATGTAAGACTTGGCCAACGTCGAACCACGGATGTAGGCCAGTGGACATACACGCACCCTGTCATAGAAATCCACCGGTGCCGGTACGTCCTTCGCGCTGGCACGCATGCGCTTCTTTTCCTTTGCAGTCATGGGTTCGCGCTTGATGACTTCCTTCTCCGCATCATGCTGTTTTGGATATCCCTTGATGATTGCAATCGCGTCTTTTAGCGGCTGCATATATGGCGCCACTTTCTCATCCAGAGAGCCGGGTAGGAAACCCAACTCCTCACCGCCGGTAACTACTGGCCTGGTAAGTATAAGACGTTCATATTTACCATCATCTATACCGTCAATGCCAACCCATGTGGCAATGGCGGTCTTACCGGTACCTGATGGCCCTGATACGAATATGATGTCATTGGAATTGATAGCATCGACCAATTTTTGTTGGCCAGGTGTCTTCTCGAAAATCGTGCGCCCATTGCGATCGCTGATGATTGGTCTCCCGCAAAACTTGGTATCCATGCGATAGAGGTCCCGTCGTTGTCGTACGGCGGAATTGCCGCACCACTTACAGCTTATAACTACTTCTGATACGCCTCGATAACCTGCCCGATGGTCTCAAATGCCTTATTTTTACCGTCTTCCGGCTCGACTACCCACTTTTTCGTATCATAATCGTAGCGGAAAGGTATCTTCTTAATCACATCCTTGTCACGGAAGATGAGTTCATCATCCTGTTCACCAACATGCTTGGCGATAACTCCATCTGCCTTGATGAGGAACGCGCAGTCACCGTATCCAAGATCGTAATGTTTCAGATAAGAGCATCCGACCGGGAGGGCGAACAGCCACCCCTGCTTGCCCCTACCGCCATCATACATGGTCGTGTAAGCCAGGTGGTCAAGTACGGTCGTGCCATTGGCAAATCCGTTCTTCTTGATTTTGGGATACGCCTTATCGTTGGTGAAATGAACTGCCCAGGCACCTTCCTGGATATGGGCATCCTTGAAATAGTTAAACGCCCTGCGCGTAGTGTCGATGTATCCCTTGGAATCCTTGATGTCGCTGTCGGGTTTCTTCCCGAGATACTTGTTCAGTTGCTTCATCTTTCCATCGACCGCTTCCATCGCACTGCCATAGCCGGAGCTGTATGCGTTACGCACCGTTTCCAGCACTTTCGGGTCAATCGCCGCCTTCTTTTCTTCAGTCGGATTCTTCGAAGCGGAGTTCACATACGCATCGCGGAACTCGCCGGATTTCAAGAACTTCTCCCATGGATAAATACCATGTCGAGTAACGAACACTTCGACCATGGCCATGTCATTCTTCAACTGAGAAAGCGCATAATCCCTGTTGCTGGATTCGCACAGCGGGATTATACGATGACGGGTAACACCTTCGGTAATGTCATAGATTGACAATATGGATTCAACGAGGGCACGATGTTGCGGACTGATCTTGCATACCGAGTCCATGATGTTCCTGTATGCAGAACGGTGTTCGTCGCGAATTTTTTGGGGGTTTACCCTGATATAGTCATCCATCAAGGTTCCGCGCTTCTCGGCTTTCTTGAAATCGGGTGTCTGGCGCATCAGGTTGAATTCGCGGTTTCCGTATGTTTTCAAGAAATAGGTAATGTCATCACATGCCTGCAAGAAACGATTGTAGTCATGCTCCCAGGTTTTGCGGTCATTGTCAATAAGGTACTCCCTGGCCTTCTGCTGCTGAGGAGTAAATTCGCGCTGTTTGAGACCAGAGGTGCTTCCTTTCGACTGCTGCGGCTGGGATTGCTGCGGCTGATGGGTATTGGCATAAGCCTGCTTGGAGTCACCGGCAAAGCCAGCAATCTTGTTTTTCAGGTTGCCAGCAAGGGCCTTGGCGCGGTTGAAGAAATTGCCGGTGCCTTCCAGCACCACGTATTCCTTGATTGCGCATTCAATAAGCGGTCGATTGCTCTCGTTAGCAAGCGAAACAAGCGAGTTGATGAATTGCCTATGTCTCAGTTCCATGTCGTTCTTCCTCTACAGGTTCCAGTTTATAGGAAAAGGGGCGCCCGAAGGCGCCCCTACCTCAGTGAGGTATATGGGAAATGGCTTACTTGCTCTTCTTGGATTTCGGAGCAGACTTCTTGGACGTCTTGGTGGACTTGGTAGTCTTCTTGGTGGTCTTGGTCTTCTTTTCATCCAATTTGAGCCCGTGCTTCAAGGCAAATTCCTTGGAAAGAACCGGCTTGGCCTTGTCCATGTCGGCAACTTCCTTCAATGCCTTTTTGAGTTCCTTGCTGGGAATGTCGGTCTTCGGCTTGCTGCGGCGGGCAGTCTTCTTTTCAGCGACCGGGGAAGCCGTGGCCTTCTTTTCAACACGCCTACGGGCTGGCTTCACAGGAGGAACCGGGTTCGGATCCACTGCGATTGGACCGGACGTAATGGCCGGTTCCTGTGTGAGCTGCGGACCGGCATCGTTCACCGGAGTGGCTCCCACGCTGAGCTGTTCCTGTTCGGGCTCTTCAACCTGGATGCGGTTGCGGCGACGAACCACGTAGAGCGGAATGCCGAATACGACAAATATGACGGCGACCGCGATAAGGGTAATGATAGCTTCTCCTGACATTTTTAACTCCTAGGATTAAGTTTTCAGGTATCTGCAGGAAAACTACATCATTCGGGTTATATAAACTGCATTTTATGGCACGCAAGAATAAAAATACTACCGAAACCGAAAAAATCGACATCAATCCCGATGTCATCGAACCGGTTGTGACCGAAACGCCCCAGGTTCAAAACGAAACGGCACCACAGAAGCCTGTGGCGCCAAAGACTGCTGCGCCGGTACCGAAGACCCCCGTGCCTCCGAAGAAGCGCATCCGTATCAGGCCCAGTCAGAAAAAGAAACTGTCGGTGGCGGTGCTATGCACTAACCCACTGACAAGACGGTTCATTTAAGGGAAGGGTGGTCAAATGACCACCTTTCTTAGTCTTCGCCTTCTTCGTCAGTATCTGCAATCGGGGTAAACACGACCGGGTTTTCGTCAAGGGAATGGATTTCCAGCTTGATAGGAATGAGCACCTTCTTGCCGGTCTGCGGATTTGTTTCCTTGCGCTTGATCCATTCTTCCAGAACATCGTTCGCTTCGTCGCGGTTCTTGATGCCGTCGATTGTGCACGTCATGTTCTCTTCGACACCATCACCGGTATTCTTGCGGGTATGGGTGAAGGTCGCCGTATTGGCAATGCCGGAGAACGTGACCAGGTGTTCCAGTTCGGTCCCGAAATCGACCTTGATGAACACGCCGTAATCACGGAGGTCGGCCTTTACGCTGCCCAGCGGGAAGCGGATGTTGATGTCCTCGACACCGAAAGTATTTTCGAGGACTTCGGCCATTTCCTTGGAATCGGAAGTACCGGTAATCTTCAACTTGAACTTGGTGACGGTAGTGTCCTTGACGACGGTCGGGGCCATGGACATGAGGGTACCGATGGCGGTAATTTCGAGCTTGTTCTTAGGCATTGTTCTAGTTCCTGTTTTTGTTGTTTTATGAAAATATAGCAAAAAATGTACCGTTTTGGATATAAGTCTGTAGAAAAATTGCGAGAATCCCATGCCACTTGACAATAAAAATGCATTCGGAGAACCGGACAATACCGAAACCAGGTATTCCGGTCTCGTCGATCAGATTGACGCGCTACTGTGGATGGAGCACGACAATGGCAGTCTGTCCCAGGAACAGCTTGACCAGCTCGCTGACCTACGGAACCAAATTGAAGTATATGGCGAACGTGCCGAAGGATGGGTAAAGTCATGCGACCGCGCACTGGCCGGAAAGCCCGTTTCCGCCAAATATGAATCCATGATGGGCTTCTACGCCAAGTTTGTTAATTCCTTCGACTGTCCGCAGGTGCTGGCCGAGACCGCTACCAAGTTGTTCAAGGAAGTTCTTGTCGAAGCCTCCCAGTCCAGCACGGTGGCCGAGCAACTCCGCCAGAAGGTCGGGGCTAACCCGCATGAAGCCCAAGGCGTCAACGTATTCGGCATTAGCGGCGATGATGGACTCCCCCAGGAAGCTACCGTCGATAAGGAAATTTCCGATGCCATGGTAAGCGGTTCCTTCGATGCGCTTGGCGATGACATTACCACAACCGACCCGAACGGCTTTGATGAAACCGCGATGGGCTTCGGCAGTTCCGAACTAGATACTTCCGGAAACGAACTGAACCCGGATGACTGGGCTGCCGAGGAACCGGCTCCCGAGGAAGGTGCTACGGAAGGCACCTCAGAAGAAGGTAATGAAACAGAAGTCGGTACCGAACCGGTAGCCGAGGAAGGCGGTACAAGTGAGGAAACCAATACTGCCGATGCGGACGGTGATTTGGAAACATTAGATATTTAACAGGAGACAACCAATGAAATCAGAACAAAAATTCAATACCTTCCTTGAAAGTGTATGCAAGATATCCGGCCACATGGATATGCTGCCTATTCTTCAAGAAGGTTTCCAAGCTTTCTGTGAGGCATCGAACGTCATCTATACCAAGGCTAAACTGGAATCTATGTTTAATGCATCCGGTGATTCACACTATCTAACCGCCGTGATAGAATATATCATTGACAAAGCTGACGACGGTACACCGTTGAGTGATGCTGAATATGCCGCAGTTGGCTTATTGGATACTCGCAGCACTGGATACGACAAACGGATAAGCTCCGGTCTGGCTGAAAAATATGACAAACTCAAACTACCGTTCCGTGACATATACGAGGACGTTCTTTATATTTCAAAATCCTATCCAAATGCTGTTGCTGCAGGAAAGAAAGTAATTTCTGCAGCTATTTCAGACTTCGAGGTAGAAGAAGACAATTAGCACATTAAGCAGCAACGGCCAGAGGAATCGCCGGACGCATGGCGAAAGTCCTGTGACTCCGCAGGTACACCATCCTAGCCCAAATCTTGCCTAAACGGGTTTCCTTTCCTACGGAATCCCCGTTGACGTGTAGGATGTTTAGCCATGCGAGATAGTTGTCCAGATACTTGGTTGCGAGCCCGCAGAACTGCCTAATAAAATCCTTGAACTTACGGTGTTAGGCGTTCACGTGTTGAACGCCGAATCAGTTTATGGAGTGCCTCTTGGAGTTAATCTGGATTATTCTAGCAATACTTTGGGGGCACACAGCCAACTTAAAAACCACCGGTTCTCCGGTGGTTTTCTTTTTTTAGTTTGCGGTAATGGTAGGATTGATTTTCGACCGTTCGTTCTTGTCCTTGCGCTTTTCGGCCTTGGCAATTTCCCTGACCTGTGCCCTGGCTTCCTTGTCCCTTTCGCGCAACCGCTTCATCAGGTTCTGGCGAACCTCCTTGTTGTACTCGCGGCGTTCATCGGGAACATTACCTTCGCGGACGAACTTGTCGAGGTTTCCAATGACCCTTGACAGCTTGATTTCTTCATCGTTCATCACGTTCACGGCAGTAAGACGAGCAGTTGACTGTTCACGGACATTCTTGACCTTGTCATCAATCTGGTCCCAGATACCATAGAGGCGATGGAAATTCTGATTGATGTAGTTCAATAGCCCCGCGCTGGACATCGGCTTCTGGTTGATGCTTCCTTCCGGAATCCAACGGTCGGCCTTCCAGGTCTTACCTTCGACGAATACGGGAACAATCATCAGTCGTCCATCGCTGCCGATGCGCACCAAGGTCATGTGGTTGACATCAGCCGCCCAGCAAATGCACTTCCTGCGCTTGGTACCACCGTCATCGAATGCGAGGCTCACCGTTTCCGGGCACTGGAAAATAACTCCCCAGTAATACCCCTGCGTATCAGCCGGTTTCAGGTCAGCCAGCTTGGTGACATAGATGTACCCGTTACGACGGCCACCGACTTCTTCCGGCTTCGAATTGGTTTCGATCTTCCAGAATGCGTTGAGGTTAGGGCTACCGTGATATACCTGTTCGGTAACGATGTCGCGGGCCTCCACCTCGGACTGCATCAGGTCAATGAACCAGGTTTCGTCAGCCTCAATGTTCGGCTCGGACGTATGATAGAAAAGGTTTAACGTTCCATTTACGAAGTCCAGCCAGTCCTTGTCGGTATCGTTCTGGAAATCATAGTGGTTAAACCATTCCTCATACTTCTGCTGAGCGGCTGTGGGAAGCTGCACCACGCGGAACATGTTGCGGAACTGGAAAGGGGAATAGCCGGCCTCCTGGCATTTCTTGGTAATCCAGAAATCCAGAATAACGTCCTTGTGGGACTTCCACGTAATCCCGTCCTCAATGTAGTTGACGAGACGAATACCAGCTATCTTACGAGCCTTCACGGTTACTCCTTAGCGACCGACAAACACCGAGCAGAGAACAGACTTTCCGCTGTACGGATCGTCGTCAACGTCCCAGAATTCGCCATCAGGGCCACAAACTGGGTACAAGCCGGATTCGGGAATTCCTTCCTCGGCAAGGTCTTGACAGAATGCCTCAAATTCGGCTTCATCCTCGGAACTCATCCCGCTTCGGTCGTCATTTACGAGGGCGGACAAGAACTGCTCGGGAACATAGGCGGTACGGATATCGGAACCGGTCCGTGGGTTTACCTGGATAAGATGGGACGGAATCCAACCCTTGGACACTTCGATGTAATTTTCCGGGTGTTCAGGCTCATCCTCCTCGATATAACCGGACATGCCATGCGCGACAAGGGACTCCACCGCCTCGTCAATAGCGGAGGCTTCATCACGGGCCTGTACCAGCACACGGGCCGGATGAGGATCCATGGAATCGGTGGAGATGATGACAGTGAAGTTCGGCTGGTCATCCAGCACTACATCGGGAGAATAGGTGTGGTCAGCAAAACGGTCATGCGGGTCACCGATGGCACCTTCCATGCACGCCTTGTAACCGGCTTCGATTGCGTCGGCGAGGGCCGGATTGTCCTTACGGATACATTCAAACACTGCATTCATGTCCGTACCGACCGATTCCATTTCGGCATCACCTTCATCATCGTCGCCGCGGATAACCGCGTCACGGGTCTTGTCGTATTTGAGGCCGATGAGGGAGCACACTGTCCCAAACTCGAACCAGAACAAATCGTTGATTTCGGTCGCGGTAGGAGTACGCCCTTCGAAATAACTCGGTAACGCCTCGTCGAGTTCTTTCAGTTCGCTGTATTCCAGCAGCTTGGCGTTATCGGCTGCTCCGCTCCAAAAGTTGAAGTTGGTAAGGCTGTCCTCAACAATCCATTCCATAAGGTTAAACCTCGTTTTATTCTTTACAGCAGCAGTTTATAGCAAATAGTGGCTGGGTTCTGCCCCAAAACTCGTTCATTCGAGCCAGTAAAGTATATAAATCTATCGGAAAATCCTGCAGGAAAATAAATATGAATTCTTCAATCGATATGTTTGACTTGCCCACCGAAAGCGAACTCGGCGAGGTAATCCTGGAAGCCTCCAAGAAGGCCAAGAAAGAAGGTGGTTTCGACGAGGAAACCATGTTCCCGTTCTGGAAACCGCAGGGTGGCCCCCATGCCATCCAGGTCAGCAACAAGAGCGGCGTGGTAAAGCCGAAGGTTGACTTCGTTGCTTCCGAAACCAGCATCGATGCTGCTTGGGAAAAGTTCCTCGGTAGCGACAAGGCCAAGGCCAAGACTGCCAAGCCTGTCACCGAAGTTGATAACTTCGGCAGCGTTGTGCTCGACAGCTTCGCCCAGAAGCCTTCCACCGACAAGCTCGTCGGCTCCATCAAGGCCCTGAAGAAGACTACGGTCAAGGAAATGTCCGGCAAGGTGACCCATACCGTGGAAGAACTCGGTATCGGCAAGGTCGTCGAGAAGTCCAATGCGGCAAGCCCGAAGAAGGACAACACCGGCGCCGTGAAGCCGAAGGCCGCCATGGGCAAGCAGAACATCCCGGACATCTTCAAGGAAAAGCCGAAGATGGTCGATGTCAGCGGAACCGTGACTACGCTCAACTCCTTCGATGCCAAGTTGAAGGCCACCCCGAACAATGTCACCGTGTCCAGCAAGGCTGACAAGCCGGGCAAGGACAACACCGGTGCCGTGAAGCCCAAGGAAGCTCTCGGCAAGCAGCGTGTCCCGTCCAAGGACATGGGCAAATAATCCGCTATGGCAAGGCACGTCTTTGACAGGAGACTTTCCAGGAGCCCCGCGCCCGTGCACGGGGGGTTCTGGCGTCTACGCATAGGCCCGATACCTGTGTCCTGGGAAGACGAGGCCCATGATGCCGAGTTCACCACGGTACCCCATACCGCACCCCCGCCGGAAATCACCAACGCCCTGATACAGAAATACAACTGTCCGGGCCTGAGCATCAAGTATGCACCCGAAGGTCATTACAAGTTCGTTACCAACATTCCTATCCAGGAAGACAACGAATATGAAAAGACCTTCCAGGTCACGATGCTCTGCGACAACTGGTACGAGAACTGGTGGGCATTCCATAGGTACATGGATACCGTAATGAGTGGACGCACCGGGGGATTTCCTGAGCAGGATCCGGAACACCGCATCTACGGGTTGGACCGGACATACAGGAACCGCCTGACATTCATCCCGTACATCGAGATGCACGCCGCGGACGACTGCGCCCAGGAACACATGATAGTGAGGTTCGAGAGGTGCCGGCTTACCGACCTGGGCGACCTGCAGCCCCAGTTGCGGGGAGTTGACCCCCTCCCGTTCTCTATCACGGTCAAGTACGAGATTAAGCGCATTATCCGTCTCCCTGACCCGAACAACCTCATGAGCGCGATTTGCGTATCGACCAGTAACAACAGCTACACCGACGGACAGACAGGTTAAACATGGCAACACCAGTACCGGGCAAAACTTACCAAACTGGCCAGGACGTGGCCAATACCGGCGTGAAAGAACGCGGGGTTATTGGCCGTAAGCTGGTGGATTTCTACCAGACTGCGCGTGGCCATCTGCCCAACCGGTACGAGGTGTATCTCTACGGGCCGTATGTCGAGGAAGCACTGCGCGTCATGGACCGCAACTCCTTCGCCGACAAGTACCAAATGACCGACGTGAAGGTGTTCCCGAATACGCTGGACTACTACAAGAAGAACCAGTTCGATGACTGGTTCGCCCACTCGTGGGATGACAAGGAAAAGACGCTCTGCATGCGCTGGAACGCCAAGAGCATCGACATACCGGGTGCCAAGGCCAAGACGCAGTGGTTCATGATGGACTCCATCAAGTCGATGGAATATCCGGTGATTACCGCAAACGAACGTCCGACCGCATTGAACCTGACCGTCCTCGATGACAGCTACATGATGTGGTTCCAGTTCTTCAACGCCCTGTACAACGTGCAGTTCAGCCCACTTGTCCTGAAACCACGTAGCACCCTGCAGAAATTCAACCTGTATGTCAACATGTACTACGAGGCAATTACGATGGGTCGTTCGCATGACAAGCGAACCTTCACGAACAGCCGCACCGATGCGGATCCATGTATAACCGACGTGGATGTTGGACAGATGTTTGAATTCAACTCATGTGTTCTGAAAAATGCGCCACAAGCAAAACTGGCCTACGACGACACAAACCAATATACATTCCAAGTTTCCATGGAATACCCGAACTCCTTCCAGGGTTCATTCAAGAAGAAGTTCCGCTACCTCCGCGACAATACCACGAAGGGCGTCGATGTGGGCAACGCCATGATTAAACAGGCCACTGAAAGTTCTCCTTACGGCGAATACAACAAGGCGTTCTATGAAGCCGGCTATACCACATGGCAGGGCACCAAGAGCGCATACCTGTTCGAGACCTATAACCCGAACGATTACAAGACATACATGAAGACCCATCCGACCGCATTCAATTCGGCGGACAAGTACAACTACGATATGCACGATGCCTACAAGAAGTAGGATCTGTTAATCACGTGGGGAATCGAAGAAATCCAGGCCGATCGGTTGCTTGGTCATTTCTTCATGTATGTGTTTCAGCGCGTCACCGGAATCGTCACCGTCGCACGAATTGCTCGCATACGGATTGCACCCTTCCGTGTTGTACACAACCGCGTTGCTACGACCGGTCGGAAGCATGAATATAGTCACCCTTGCGCACCAGGCACAAAGGGACAGAACCTTGCCATAACCAAACGGACGCGATTCCGGTAGAACCGGCAAGGGGCCTTCACTATCAAAGTACAGTTTCGAGAACCGGCTAATGCGGTCTATTGCCGCACGGTTTAATCCAAAGTTGGCAATAGATATCCCGTAGCCGGAAGTAAGTATGGATGAATTCTGAATAATTGTACCGGAGCGATTGAACAGACCAAGGCGTTTAGCCTCACCGTTCTCGCGGTAATCCTTCCAGTTATCATCCGAATGAAGCACACGGCCACAGGTAACCAACGGATAAAGATGATTTTCCAGTTGCTCAACATGGCTCTTGACTGTATCATCCTGCGGCGTGCAATGGTTTCCCATGAACACGATGTTGTCGCATCCGTCCTTCATCAGATTCAGGATGCCGGCATTCAGTTGGTAAGCGACACCAACCGGCATAATAGGATTGGCAAGGTAAACCTTGCAGTCACCGTATTTCGCCGGATCAATAGTGCCATCAAATGCAAATATGCCAGTCATCATTTGATTAGGGTCTCCACCCGCTGACCGAGCATGAGTTCCTTGTTGCCGAACTGCCGAATCAGGTTCACATAGGTATCATACATCTTGATGTTTGTCTTTGTTGATGGAATTTCGGTAAGACCTTCATCATATAGAGTTTCCACCACTTCGGACATGAACCGCTTCGCCTTACCGTTGAAAATAGAAACGGCCCAGCATGTGGACAACGGTGTGTAGAACAGCCCATCACCAGCGAATTCCAGTTCAGGAGGAACCTTCATCCTGACGACAGAGAAACGTTGACGTTCAAAGCGACCGCCCACATAATCGACAAACTGATCAACACGGTTGTCCATGATAACCGTATGGCCGGGATACTGGTTGTTCTTGATGATTTCACCAGCTTCCTGCAAGGTAATGCGACTGCATCCGATGTTGAACCGTTTCAGAATACGGGCGCAGAGTTCCCGGTAGGTAATATTTGGCTTACAGAAATACTCGTTATAGTCTTCCTTGCCAATAAATTCCAGGGGGAATTCATACTTGTAACCCTGCATCGACATTTTTGACACCTGTACACCGCGCCACCTGGTAATGCCCATGGACTTGACAAATGTATCAAGGAACTTGCTGGGCATAGCGGCCTTCATTGCGGTCACAATCTTGGTAGGCGGAAGGGACAGGTCGGCCATGCACTTGTTGATTTCTGGATCCTTCATTCCTTCTACGCATTCGGCCCATTCATTTGCATCGTCAAATGACTTCTTGGACAGGGGGAACTGGATGACCCCATTGTGCCGGTTGGCAATCTTCACGCTGTCAAAAGGAAGATACATGTACCTTGGGTTGGTATATTCCTCAAAAGAAATACTGCCCCCGAGCAATTCGGAGATGACATCCGCATAACGGCTGCTGATGCAGTCGCCATAGGTGTCAAGCGGGTCGCCCAATGCTGAAGTCGCCAGGAGCGTGACCTCGGTATCGGTCATAGTTGACCTACGGACAGCCTCAAGAATGGCATCCAACGAATAGCCTATAATCGTAACCTGTTGCCTCATAGTATCTTTGCATCCTCCTGCAAGTAAGGCAGAATGTACTTGTCGAGCCATTCCGCTTCCGGGAAGTCAAACAGCATGTCGATAATCTTCCCATCACCATCGGTGAATATGTGCATCGGTAATTTCGTAAATCCGAAATCGTTGTAAATCATGTTGGTATGGGGTTCATCCTCGACCACCATGCGAACACCGCGCACCGGGTCATTCAGCAACCCGTACTTGTGGAACCAGCCATACATCTCGTCGAGGGAGTGTTTACAGACCTTGCAGTTCGCCATTCCGTCATAGAAGCTGAATACCCACATGATGACGCGCTGGTTGGCATTGCAATCAGCGTACACCTCGTTACCAAAGTCAACGAGGCGCCGACTAAGGGGCTTGTATATCCCGTCGATTTCGGGAGTTTCTGGACAGCACTGCGCCATTAGAACTTCTTCCCGCAGCTACCGTGAATAACCCTGGAAATGAAATCCAGAGCCTCGACACCCTGCTGGCACTTGTTCAGGAGACCCCTGAAGGCATCCTTCCAGCGCTTGGCTTCCGCCTCCAGTTCAAGAATTTGCTTGTTCTTATCGGCAACCAGCTTGTCGTACTTGGCGCACGCACGCTTCATGCCGGCCTCGATACCGTCCTGGATGCCCATCTTGACGCATTCACGGAACGGGAGATATTCGGGAAGGTCCCAGTGGCTACGGTACACTTCGTCAATGGTATCCACCAGGGTAGCATCGAACTTGCGGTTCACACCGCTTGTCGCATGGTCATTCTTGGTGTACATGTTGTCCACCGACAGGGTCACCGTGCCCATATCAGGCATTACGGCAACTGTTTCTCCGGCATCATTCTGGGAACCGGACACCTGGTTGGCATGGATGAACCATACCGCATCTTCACGTTCATTGCACATGATATTTCCTCTCTTTACAGGGAGAAAACTATTTCAAACGGGCTTACCGGGGCTGAATAGACCCATTGTATTGCTCTCATTCAGGATGAGCCAGTTCACCCCGTGCTGCTGGCACCATTTTTCGGCAGCTTCCCACTTGGCGTAATTGGTGGCCACGTCCATGCTCTTGCGCTGGTAGGCCAGGTTTCGCTTCTGGTAATTGGCGATCTGCTTGGCGGTGGCGCCCTCGACCACCGGCTTCGGGGCCTGCGGCATGACCGAATATGCCACCGGTTTCACCTCGATAAGCCACTTTTCCCTGGTACCGTCGGAATACTGGCACTCGACATAGACATCGGGCTTGTATATCGACTGTTTCATCTGGACCGGGGAGAAGTAGGATATGGCGAATGGCTCATATCCCCATTTGGTGACAAACGGGTTATGGTCGCAGAAAATGAACACTTTCCGTTCCCAGTCGGACTTATAATTTACGGCAATTTGTTCAATCTGCCCGGCACCCTTGCAGAAGGGGCAGGTGGCACCATGGATATTGCCGGCTCCTTTGCATTTGGGGCATTCCACCCATTCGCGGGCGTCCTGGAACATGTACTTGTCAAGGTTGTCCACGTAGTAGAAATCATTGTGGCACCCGGTGTAGTATGACTTCTTGGCCATGGCTACACCGCCTTTGCATACATTCTCGCATAGTAATCGGACAGCGACTCGGACTTTCCGGAAGGTTCCCAGGTAGTGGCCAGCAGAACCTCGACCCTTTGCTGGTTATAGTCGTTATCCGGCTTATAGTTAGGAGGACGCTCATCCGTATCGATTTCAAGCGGAAGACGACGGCGTGGGCCAGGCATGTACGCGCTACGCACCGGGGCCCTCTTGTAGGACTCGGTCAGTTCATCGGAGTAATTCTGCAGCTTGTCCATGCCACCGTCGCTGAACTCCTTGACAGCCTTGAACCTCAGGTACTGGTACCACTTCTCATTGTAGTAGTCATCACCGTTCTTCATGCCTTGCACGATGGAACCGGCAACCTTTATCAGGATATCCTCATCGTTGCTGGACACATACTCATCACCGTTGATGATGTTGTTTTCCAGGTCCAGACCGGTCGCGAAGGTAGCGGCCTGCTTGTACGGGTCGTCGAAGCTGGCATACGGGTCCTTGGGCTTCACGCCGGCCTCGCGCCTTGCCTCGTCGATAGCGACACCGAACGAGCCGAGGGTGACGGACTTTCGGTTCTCTTCCACGACGACAGCAGCCTTCTGGGTCTTGGAGACCAATCTATCCCACAAGGAATCCCACATTTCGCGCAACTGCTTGAACGTGTACGCACGTTCCGCATCGGCATCGATACAGCACATGTACAGGTCCGCCTCGAACGCACGGTCCCAGAACTTATCGGTGAGGCGAAGGTCTTCGTTCAGCTTCTTTACCTTGTTTCGGATCTTGTCACTCAAACCGGGACACCCGTATTCCAGACACGGTATCATCCGTTTCAGGGTGGTTATCATGTCGATAATCGACATGCCGTAATACTCACGGTCGCCTTCATATTCGGTGGTGTACACGAACAGACAGTCAAGATGTGCTTCCTTGCAACCTTCTATCATTACTGTAACATCCCACTTCTTGCGCAGGAAGTCGGCATACTGCTTGATGAGCCAACGGAACGGGGCGATAATCATGCTGAACAGGAAATCGATACCGAACTTGATAAAGTCAAAGAACAATACGAGATACTGCCTGATGTACTTGTCCATCAGCTTCGAGAGGCCGGTAGCAAGAGTGGCTCCATCAAGGAAGGAGAACTTTTCTTTGATACAGTTCACGATTTCGGTAGGATTGTCGGAAATGCTATTCCCGTCATCATCCTTATCGCAACCGGTTATATACGCGATGAACCTAGAAACGCACGGGCACTTCGTCATGAACTTGATGAGGCCGTTCCAGTCAACAGCAAGAGAAAGCTCAATAGTGTTCTGCAAATACTTGTCAATAGCATCGTAAATGTCAAGCAAACAAGCCAGCGTAGCATTGGTAATGCGCTTCATCGCCTTTTCGAGTTTCTTTCTAGCGGCATCAATCTTCTCAAACAGCACAAACGCAGCCTTGGTACATATTTCCAGCCAGCCAATCAGGGTCCCGTAGAATGTCGCAATCGCGTTACAGATTGCCTTCGTCACGGTATTGGTGGCCATGAAGTCCTTCAACTTCACGCCACTACTCAACGAATTCATGAACTTCTTGGCAGAATCCACCGCCTTGAGGCCCGTCTTCAACCATGGGCACAGGTCAGTAATCCAGTCATATAGATGGTCGGAGCAGTCGTACATGTACAGGTCAGTTGCCGACTTCTGGATAGCCTTCGACGTATCGTTAAATATGTCAAAGAACTCATTGACCTTGTCATTGAGCGACAGCTTGGAATCCGACGTTGGCTCCGGGTTAGCCGGAACCACGTTACCGGTGACACCGGTAAGGTTCTGCTTGTCCCCATCAAGGACTTCTTGGCAAGTCTTTGCGGCCATTACGAATCCTCATATTCCTTCAAATTTATGTAAGACAGATCGACCATCGACCTCTGGTATGCAAATATAGGCGGCTCGCCATCCAGTCCGAAGGTCTTCACTGCACTGGTACGAATCAATGCCAGTTTATCTTTCTGATACTGGTTCAGGATGCCATCACCGTAGAACATAACGACAATCGCATCCACGTTCGCCTTCTTGTTGCGCAGCTTGCTCAACTTCATGTCCTTGCCGACCGTAGCGTCGTTCTCCAAATCAATCATCTGGACAAAGCCGTTGTTGGTCAATTCGGCAGGATCGGTGTCGTTCGCGCCGATGACATCCGGTGCACCACCGCCCAGACCCACGAGGTAGTGCGGGACACTCTTTGCGTCGCTTGACATGAAGTCAGCGAGTTTGGAGGAGAATGGCACACCTTCGGTGCAGCAAATAAGGATATGGGTGGCCTTCTTGCCATTACGGACAGCAAAGCCATCCGGACCACAGGATTCAATGGCCACGGTTTCAACGACATTGCCATCGGCACCATACAGTTCGGCCACGTTAGAACCATCGCCACCTTCATCAACCTTAGGCGGTTTTTCCTCCTGGGGACCGGCACCGCGAAGCATCTCGATGGTCATGGCCGAGACATGGGACACGGCCAGGTATTCACTACCCTGGGTAACGCCGCTTTCGCCATGACCCACCGGCATGCAGGTAAAGATGTCGATTGTTCCCTCGGTAAGAACCGGCAGGGATTTCGCACCTTCCTCGCTGCTGTAACTATCCGATTCGATGGTGATTGCACCATTCGGGCCCCAGGTGATATTGCTACCGTTACCCGGATTGTCAATCTTGGTCACATGCGTATCACGGTTGTGGGTATAGAGGAAGTTATGCTCACCGAGGTTGGCCACGGCAAGGAACGGGTAGTTATCGGTATATTCCTTCGGCAAGAACGACGGCGTTGCAGATACGCCATAGTAAAGTCCCTGCATGATGTCGCCATTCAGAAACTTGATGAGAAGCCAGTACCCTTCTTGTGGGACTGCTTCAAGACCCAAACCAAGCTGCGGGTACACCCATGGCTGTTCCTCTACCTTCCAGTCATCGGTAACTCCCTTGATAATTGCCTGGACAGCACCGGTATGATTGGTATCAACCATTGTGCCGACAACCTGTCCATAATAAAAGGGCAGTGGAAGCCTTCGGCCATTGGTTCTTACATTAAGGGTTGACTCTGGCATATTACTTTTCCTTCAGGTTATCAACCACTTGCTTAACGGCATTCATGACAATGCCATATTCCTTGGATGGGTTCTTCGAATACTGGAAATTAGTCGCCAGGACAAGTACGGTCTCATATTCGCTCGTCATCGTCTGACCGGGATTACCAAGGGTACCGGACGTTACGGAATTCTTCTTGGTCACCTGCTTTTCCAGGACAATGTAGCGGGCTGTATAATTCGGGTCGGCATTCAACTGGCCCTGCTTTATGAGCAAGTTGTTCGCCATCAGATAAACACATGAGCCAACCGGAGGACCGAAATGGTTGAAGATCCTCACCTTGGCAACTCGGCTATACTCCGACATGAGCCTTGCACGAATGGTATCGGCAACGGCATACTTCTTATGGCCATTCATCGGGAAGGACATGGCCAGTTTCGGTTCGCCATATACGCCGGAACTGTTCTTGTTCCTAGACGGCTTCATACCGGACGGCAATTCACCCGCTCCAGCGGTCGTCATGATAACATCGAGGCATTCCCCACCACAGTCGCCGGTTTCCTTCTGGCCATTGTTGGTTGTAGTGTCAACAATCAGGTTAGGGAACATGGATGCTCGCCACCTGGAAGACTGGTCTTCCCTGGTCATAGACTGGTAACGATATATGGAGGTGCCGGCAAGTGCCTTTGGTTTATAGACGGCATCCTTGGTCGATAGCAGCGCATCCTGCGAATAGAACATCATCGAGCGCACTTTCGAAGCCTTCTCGGTATTGAATGTGGAGATGACAATCTTGCCCTTCATCTCGTCAAATATCCAGTACAGAATATCCGACGGAATATAGGACATCGACACAATGTAGTTCATGTTTTCTTCAAAGTTACCATTTACCAGACGCCATACCATGGTGTCGGAATTCTTGCCATTATCGACATACCTGGAGATGCATTCCATCTCGCTCTTCTTCACAACTTCCTTCATCGCGGTCGAACTGGTACCGGTGCAGGCAAAGTTAACCTGCTTCATATCGGCTTCCTTGGAACCGATGACAAAATCGAACGAGATATCGACGCTATCAGTCGTACTCTGGGACTGGCTAAAATTGGAGATGTAAATCCCGAAGGCCTTGTCATCCTTCTGGTCAGCACCGTATTCCTGGATAACCATCGAGCCATAGCTTCCGGCAACCGGAATATCAGCAAGATGGTTCAAGGTACAGGTGGCATGGCCGCTTGGCATGGCGTTCAATGGAAACGACATGGAGAATTCACGAACACTGGGTGCGTTGATGACAACATACCCATCCACTTCCGGGCTCTGTGACTTCGGCAGTGAAAACGCCACTACAAAGTTTGAACCTGTTTTAGATACTCCACCCATTATTCGTCGTCCTGTTCCTCGACCACTTCATTCAGTTCATTGTACCTATCGTACCATTGGACAGCGCTATCCGGTGACGGGACAAATATCAGACGATCCGGTTCGGCATCGGTGATATTTCCATTTCCGAAATCGGAATAACCCAGCCAATCCCTGACACCACGTATCATGAGGTCATTTATCCGGCGAAGTTCCGCTTCCAGTGCGCTGCCACTGTACCCCCGTAAAACTAGTTCGTTACGGATGGATTCGTCGGTGGGTCGAATCCCCGGACGGGTCAGCATAGGGTTCATTATCCTATTGGCGGCAGCAAACACCTTGTAGGCGGTAGGCGTGTCATACCTGTCGGCGCACACCAGGTCAAGGCGACCACCACGGTAAAACGGCAGCTTAAATGAACTCAAAATCGGAAAGTTGCGTTCGCGAAAGCGCGGAAATTCTTCTTTTGCCATAGTCTATCCACCTCATTTCTTCTTGGTGCCACCGCCGTTACCGGATGTCCCCCGATTCCCACTGGCCTTGCCGCTCCTCAAATACCTACCACTATTGAACACATCATCACCCATCCATCGAATGAAACCTTTTTTCGGGTCAGGCGTCATCCACATGCCAAATTTAATATCGGCTGTAATGTACAGTGGAATATGTGTCCCATCCTCCGAAATGAACTGCTCCTTGCTTGAATGGAACGTAACATTTTCAATGACAACCGGCTCAATATCCAGAATATGCCCGATTGTAACTCGCACCGGGAATGGGTTTACCGTGATGTTTCCACCAAAGAACGAATTTACTTTCATGAGAATGTCCGTTCCCCCATTTACGATTTGTTTCATTACATCACCGGCAAGACTCTTTGTATCCTCACTCGGTGCAAGAGCATTTTTGGCAGTTTCAGCCTTTTCATTCAAGCCCCATGTGCCGGAAACAGAATTTTGGAAATCACCCATCCATTCAGCAGCGCCATTCGCTAGATCCGTGGCCCCATTCACAATACCACCACCCAGGACATCAGTTGCGTAGCTCTTCCCGAGTTTTACGATACTCTTACCCATTCCAGCAATTTCATTGCCAATGGAACTTATGGATGACATGGTATTTTCCCATTCCTGACTACTAGTTAATTCAGATATTGCACTGGTGAGCTTTCCCAACACATCCTTATCATCCATATTTGCCGAACGCAGAAACGTGAGCGTCAATAATCGGGAAATAGATAGCCGAGCCATATATTCCTGTTCCGGCATATACCACTTGCACTTCACCGTCTTATTAAAATCAAACGTTGCGCGTTTGAAATCTCGCATGGTACATGCGCCGGTTGAATCGGTATTTAGACCAGCCATGTTAGCCATATCCTTTGAAAAATTGCCAATCTTCTCTGCAGCCCCGATCAGGCCACCAGCAACACTGCCGACGGCACCAACAACCGGAACCCTGGAGACAGCACCGGTCACACCCTTCAACACTTTGGCAACTTCACCGAACCCGTGGTTTCCCTTTTCCCATGATGCAGACACGCCAAACGTAACACCGGCAGTTTCCTCGGGATCAACAAATCCATAGAACGGCTTCGTCGCGTCATCATACAGCATCGTTTCCATCAAGGCATGCTGGAACTTGTTGGTCATTGCATACAGACCGCCATTCAGGTATGCGGCCTTTGCCGACGGTGACAGCACCTCGATACGGATAACGTTCGGGTTCGGCAACTTTTCAGAATGGTACGACTTCGAAACCTTGTCGTTATGACCCGGAAACGGCAAATACTTCTTCTTTCTTATTTCCTTTGCTGACCACGCCATACATTACCCCATCAACTTCTGTTCGACAGACGCACCGGCGGTCTGTGCAGTTGCGGTGAACATCGACTGCACTTCCGGGAGCAACAGCGCATCGCGGATGCCCTCGAAGGTGTACAACTTGTACTGTTTGAGCTTTTCCTCGGCACTGAGAATATCCTCGGTCATTGCACCGGTGCCGGCATTGACCGTATTCTGTGTCGTATTCGTATTTGAACCCGCGGCCATAGGAGCGCCATTCGCCTGATTAGCCGCATCGGGTGCCCCGTTGTTCGGCTGCTGCCCTTGCTGACCCTGTTGTCCATGCTGGCCCTGGCCCTGCTGGTTCGGCTGGGTACCCTGTTCGACGGCCTTCTTCTGGGCCTCCTTGTACCGTTTAAGCTCTTCGTTCTGGAACCGGATGAAAGCACCCTTGTCCTCGACGTTGACACCGGCCTGGGTAGCAAGTTTCTTCTGTTCTTCCACCCATTTCTTGACGGCCTCGCTGTCAGTGCGCTTAATGCCGTAGGCCTCGGCACGATCAAGAAGCTCCCTATAACGACGCTGCTCAATCGCCTGTTCGGACTTAGCCTGCATCTTCGCAGCTTCCTTTTCTCGGATTTCATCAGTCTTGTAACCGAAGAAACCCAGGATGCTGTTGCCGATACCGTTTTCAGCCTTGGCAAGTTCCACACTGGCCTTGTCATCCTTGATATTGGCATCACGGAGGTCATTGTTGACCCCGTTCTTCATGCGCTCATTTCCCTTGGCACTGTTCTCGGCAATGTTGTCAAGGTTCTTTTCAGCTTCCTCATTGGCCTTGTGCCAATCCCACAACTCTTTACCCGCAGTAGCAATGGCGCCAAGCGATGCAATGGTGGCCGCACCGAGTGCGAGCATTCCACCGCCTTTAAGCATCGCGCCCCAAGGAAGCCCACGCATACTCATGCCAACCGACTGTCCAATATCCTCATCGAGATGGACAGTCAGTTCATCATTCAAAATCTTGTCAAATACCTCGTTGCCCTTCGACATGAAATCCGGAGCCGTTTTGGACATGAAGTTCATACTCATGTCATCCATCATGCGCTTACGGCTGATGTCGGCCCCAGTTGGGTTCGGCTGCCCCATCATGGAATTTGGCATACCAAGGCCCATATTCGGCTGGGTGCCCAATGTCATGCTGGTTGCTTCGATAGGTGCCCTGGGAGTAACCTTTGGTTTCTCCCCTTCACCTTCACCTTCGCCTTCGCCTTCGCCTTCACCCTGCGCATAGGCATCACGAACATCGGATGCACCCTTCTTAACATTGTCAATGGTCTTCGAGCTTACATTCTTCGCGGTGTCCGCCATGCCATCGACACCCTTGTCGATGACGTTGGTACCGGTCTTTTCAAGCGAGCCAAACATCCGGTCAAGCAACGGGCCGGGGTTACGGGCAATGGCGCTCTCAATCACACCGGCGGGAAGTTGTCCCACCAGGTCGAGTGCACCCCTGGTCGCTTCCAGACCAACGGATAGGCCGGTCTTCCCGACACCCTTCGTAGCCTCGGCAGTGGCATCGATGGTAGTATCGGCAGCGGCCTTGGCCGCGGTTGCACCAACGTCGGCAGCACGGTCAAACTTCGATTTTTCGAGAGACTTGTCAAATGCTGTAGATATTGCATTGGCCAGTTGCTCATTCTGGTCAAGAGTTTCGATTGCAAGCAATTCGGCGCGAGTAAACCCGCGTTCGCCACGAGACTCAGCCTCACTAGATTTTTCTCGCTCGTTCGGTCCGAGTTTCCCCTCATCATGCAATGCCGCCATGCTGTCGTAGGTTGCCGAGGCAAGCGCGTCATACAGCGCATTGTTTGTCGCATCGCTGGAAATCACGGTGGTAAACGCCGTTTCCATCATGGACGGGAAGGCTTCCTTCAATTCCCCGATGGCAGTTCCTATGGATGCAATAGCCGCGGAGAAATCATTGGAATTCGAAGACTTGGGTGCCTCGACTTCCTTTGTAGCTGCGGTGGTTTGGGCCACGCTAGAATTTCCGTTAAAAAGTCCACTCATAAAAACGATCCGGCGACTATATTATCACCGGATAGTTTATAACCTTTGAGGCCCTATATTGTACCTGGGGAGCCCAATGGAACATATCCGTTCGTCTGAACATACATGTTCCTGAACCGCTGTTCAGCGTATGCAAGCAATTCCAGGAATTCGGGAATAAACATCCGGTCGCAATCCGCCATGCTGTTGTTGGTTATCTCGGATACCAGGGCCTTGTCCTTGGTAAGCGACACTATGTTAAAGACTGGAAACAAACCACTGTACTCGAAAGGGATATGGTGTTTCAACCACGCCTCCACATCGACCACAGGTGAGTACCGCAGACACGTTGCACGCAACCGTACCTTCGACAACCAGCTTTTCAAAGTTTTCCTTCTGGATTTCGGGGAGCTCGGATATATAGGCGAACTTTTCGTCCATATTCTCACAACCCTCGATTTCGACGACCGTGGCGACACCGGCAGCCTTGCGGATGGCGTTAGGAGCAGTCATCCCGTTACGCTTTTCCCACTTGCCAATGAAGTCGTTCAGTTCGACCGCATGTCTCAGGCGGTGCACATACACATGGCATTCGCGCCCGTCATCCAGGAAACCGGAATGGTACCCGTTGGTACCATGCAGAGCGGCAAGCGCGTCGATGTCCTTCGTCAATGTAAACTTTAAGTTACGGAAGCCGATACGGAAATCGTTGTACACGTTGTCGGTATCGGTATCGAACTGACAGTGGGGACACTTGTACCCAGGGTGCCACAGGCCATGCTTCGGGAACGAAGATGCACGCAGCCAGTGAAGGATGTAGGCCTCGTCGATGGTCAAGATGTCCAACGGGTCAACCCCGCGGATACGGCGACCGAGGATTGCGTTGATCGCAGTCCTGGTATTTGCCGAGCCGTCAACAATGTCATCCAAGTAATAGTTGTCGATAAGTTTCAGCGACTGACCGAACAACTGACCCGGATAGAACAGGCCCTTGGACGGAAGATGAGATATCGGCGTAAAGACATTGACATCACGCGACGGATCGAAATCCAATGGGTGGTCATTGAAATCCTGCTCCGGAACGGTCACGCGCACTTGCGGCGGTTCAGGAGGTGTCTGGACAGGAGGTTCAATGGCCGGTTCAGGTTCAGGCATGGGAGGTTCCGGAATTACCGGGGCCTGGTTAGTCCCGCTAAGTTTCGCGAAAGCCTGGCGCATTGCCCCGGTGTCAATCGCGGTTTCTGCAGGAGTCTGCTCGGGAGGAAGCTGGACGGCGGGAGCAATCTGTTCCGGCTGTGCCATCGGCATGGGAACTTCCTGCTTCACCATTCCCTTACGGCGCTTGATTGGGGACTGCCTCTTCATCGCCTGGACAACGGGGTCCTCGCCGGCGATTGCGGCTCCCCGTCTGCGTCGGGCCTCGGCATTCTTCCTTTCCATGTCCTCGGCCAGCTTGCGTTGTTCCGCGGCACGCACCTCGTTCATCCCCATGGCCCGATTTGCCGAATCCATCGACATCGCCTGTTCAAGGATTTTCCGGCTTTCCGGATCTAGATTTTCCATTCCTGTTGCCATAAGTATTACCCTTTCGTAGTGTAATAAAAATATCGAGGTCCTTTATAATGTTGTCCGTTTGGAAGATCGACCTCGATTTCCTCTCCCCGTCCATGTGCCATCAAGTCCAGGACCCTGGCAGCAGCCTCGTCATGGGTGCCGTATGACGGCTCCATGAGCATAGGCGCTTCCACTTTAAGGTCATGATAATCAAGAGAATGGCCCGGCAGGTCCTTGTTGGCTGCCAGGCTCTTAATGTCCACGCGGACTGCAAAGTGCCGCTCGGATGACATCGTCTTATTCTCCGTCCTTCTTCTCTTCGACAGTTTCGGTCGTTTCGGTTTCCGGCTTCGTTTCACCATCACCGAACTTTTCCTTACGGGCGAGAGAGAACTTACGACCAAGCATGGCGTTGAAGAAGCCACCCATCACGTTAGGTGCGCTGACCAAGCGGCGACCGATGAGGTACTGCTTCTGCTTTTCATAAGCGGTGTCCCAGTTGGAACAGATGGACCACTTGATGAGCATGCCCTTGATGTCGTCCACCTTGGTGTCCTTGCCGAAGGTAAGTCCGGTGTCAAGGCAGATATGGGTTCCCTTGCGGAAGCCGGCATCGTCGATGCAGGCGATGGCCACGGAACCGGAAGCGACTGCGATGAGCGCATCGGTATCGGTCATGGTGATGTTGTAGATGTCATCACTGAAATCATCCGGACCGGTAAGGATGGTGAAGTCGAAGGCTGCGTCACGTTCGATGGCGATGGTCTTCTGCATGTTGCGCGGGTTCACGTAGGGGTTGGCCCAGTGAATCATGTTGCGCACGCATGCACCCTTTTCAGGATGCTTCGGATCCTTGGCCGTGGTAAGGAGCTTCATGAGACGGTCGTCAAGTTCACCAACGGTGCAGATGGTGATGTCGTACTTGTCGTAGCCGTGGATGATGAAGTTCTGGACATTCTTCGGAATGCAGGTACCCTTCACCAAAATCTTCGGCTTGTTGATCATCGTGCTCAACGAGGCCATGCGATTGGTGATGCGGTTAATCGGGTAGAAGTATTCGTTCATGAACGTCGGGATGACGAGAACGTCGGTGTATTCGGAAACGAGGCCGAGATCCTTGATTGCACCGGCGAGTTCGCTGTTCGGAACAATCACTTCGTCAGCCATCTGCATTGTTTCCTGGACGGTCATCGCATCAACGATGGTGCGCTGGCGGCCGGCAGGAGCTTCCCACACGAATTCGTCAAGGGCATACACGACGCGGAGCGTCATGGCGCGGTATTCGTTGGCATCGGCAACGTACTGTTCGTAGACGGTGCCTTTTTCCTTCAAGCCATCCAGTTTTTCCTGGACGCTTTCGAGATACTTGTTGATTTCTTCTTCATTGTCGCCGAGTTCAGCGACCTTGGCGTCAACTTCCGCCTGGAAGTCTTCGTAGGCCTTGCGGTCGGCTTCGGAATCCTTCTTAATCTGTTCAGCATCCTTGCGCCAGTCCGGTGCGAGCTTGTCCATGACAGCATTCACCTTTTCTTCAAGAGCAGCCATGAAGGTACGGTTGGATATGTTGTCAATCCAGAGGATGTTGTAGAAGGTGAGATCCGGACATGCCCTGTTGAAGGTCTTGCTGTCGATAATCGTCAGCGAGATGTCGGCAAGGTTGCCATAGAAGTGCTTGAACTCCTGCATGGCAGTGATGCCACGGCAATATGCGAGGCGGGAGCTTTCGTCGCCCACATACAGGATGTTGAACTTAGGCTTGTTGGCCAGGTTGGCGGCAATGCCGTCCTCAATGAGTTTCTTGAAATCGGTCATAATGAAAAAGTTTCCTCTTTGGTGAGGAAACTATATCTGTTTTCAAGAAATGTGGAGAATTTATCCCACTCTATCGACATATTTTTTCAAAAGCCCGATAATTTTTTCCCTGGAATCGGTCCCATCCTCGAACTGGGGGAGCAAATCGGCATATTTGTCCATGTACATGGTAGCCAGGCCGATTGTGTCGCTCTCCATGATTTTCTTGGCTTCCTCGTCATCGACAGCCTTGGCATCGTCCAGGGTACCGGCCTCCCCGCCATAGGGCACCATCTTGATGTAGAGGGGGCCGTAGGATTCGAGTTTCTTCTTCAATTCCGAGCTCTCGTCGGCATTTCGACCGGTCCTGGCCATGTAGCGTACGAAGTAGTTGCTGATGTCGCCGAGGCCATCTAGGTGCTCGTCATCGCAGTCCATGAACCTCGGCGACTCGGTATTCTCAATGAATTCGAGGTTCATTTCGTCGTCGAACAGGTAGATGCCGCAGTCGGTATCGACATGGGCAAAGGTCAACTGGAACGGGGTACCCAAGTAGACGACCCTGTTGCCACGGTTCTCATGGTCGGAACGGCAGTGATAGTGGCCACTGAACGTGTACTTGGCAGCCTTCATGAACTTCTCAGGTTCCAGGCCGGCTTCGGAAATCTGGCCGGCATCCATGAGGACACCCATCATGTCGAAATGGCCCAGGATGACAGTCTTGTCCCTTTCGGCCTTCGGCTTCTTGGCCATCTTGGCCAGCCATTCGTTGAAACCGGGCATGGCGGTCGGAGTGACCCAAGGCACCATGTGGAACTTCATCCCGTGGAGTTCGATGGTCTCGATGTCGTCAATGTAGACATGGACATTGGGCAGGAGGCCCAGGTAACGGATACTGGACACGTAGTTGGTATTGTCGTAAAGGCAGTCATGGTTACCGGCGACGATATGGATGTCGAACTTGGCCAGGGTCTTGCCGAACAGCTCCATGGCATAGTTCAGCGCTTCCACCGTAATGAAGGTGCGGACGCTGAAAATGTCGCCTGCGAACAGGATCGTATCGACCCCGGCGGCTTCCAGCTTGGGCGCCAGGCCATCGAGGTACTTCTTCTGCGCGGCAACCACATGGTTCCTGATGGACGTGATGTCGCACTTGGGGGAAAGGTGGATGTCACCGATAATTGCGATTTTGGACATAAAAAAATTCCTCTCGCGAGGAATATAGCAATTTTATTCGGGTTTGGCATCTCCGGGCGGTGAGGTGACCAGTCCGCGCTGTCTTGCCTCGGCCTCATCGTTTATGAGCTGTTCCGTCTCGGCATCCCGTTCCTTGCCCCATTCGCGGACAAGGGCGATAACCTCCTGCGGGGTCATCGGGCGCCCCTTGGTGCTTCCAAGCGGGTCATTCGGATCAACCGGCTCATCCGACTTGGCACCGGTGGTACCGGCTGCATTGTTGGACGAAAGTTGCAGTTTCATGAGTTCATCTTCCTGGCGCAGAGTGACGAGCATGTGAGTCAGGTCGGTGATACCCTTGGAAACGGTCTTGTACATGTTGGCTGCAGCCGCCCAGTTCTGGTCGGTGGGCTGCAAGGTCTGCATAATCTGCTCGTCGAGGGTCGTGAGCCACCGGTTGGCGATTTCCAGGTTCTGGAACGCGAGTTCACGGAGCCTGTTACGGTCATCGGCCAAAGTCTCGATATTGTACCGGGGCACCGGAAGTGTCTCGTTCAACTTCTCCTTGGTCTCGATGATGGAATACTGGCCCTTCAAGTCCTGTACGGACTGGGTAACCGCCTTGGTCGTTTCCTTGGCAGCCTTGATGCCTTCCTTCGTGCTGCCGATGGGAAGACCCAGCTTGTCCTCGATTGCGGCGAAGGCATTGCTCTTCATCTCCTCTCGGAGTTCTTCCTTGTGCTCCTCCGGGGTCTGTTCGCGTTCCGGTTCGGGCTCTGCCGGTTTAGCGGCAAAGTTCACGTCCATGTCGAACAAATCATCACCCGAGTCAAGCGGTTCTGCACCTACAAACTGGCTCATCCAAAAATTCCTTTATCAGCGGGAATATCCACGCGCTTGCTTGGCGTGATGGGGATGCCGTCACAATTTGGGGTATCGACGGGCTCCGGGTGCCATTTCTCAAAATTGACACCACCCCCGCATTTCTTTGCGAGCTCGGATTCCTCGTTGATAACTTCGGTGAGGACCTTCTTGTCCCCGACCAGCGGTTCTCCCGCGAGAACGTGCGTGCGTTCATCGGCATGAGGAACAGGTGTTTCCAATACAATGTTACAATCCGTTGTCATGGCGAATCATCTCCTTACGTTCTTCCATTTCCTCGTTGAGACGCTTGATGATGCGTTCCAGCGATTCGATATGTTCCCGTTCACTCTCAATCTGTTGCAGGATCTTCGGCTTTCGCGAGTCGGCAGCCCTTTTCAGGCGCTTTTCCAGCTTGCTGATTTCCTGCTTTCCATTCTCAATCGACTCGCCGTACCGGTGTTCCCACCAGGTGCCGGTAGAGTAGAAATCCGATACCGAGGTATGCTTCACATTGTCATGGGAAGCAATGCCCGGTATGTTCCACAGGAACTGGAACAAATCGTCAATAGTGTTAATCTCGACCTTCTTCCCATCAAGACGGATTTCGTCCTTCTCGGAATCGAACTCATCCATGAGAGTGGCATACGCGCACTTGCCGAGGTCATTGTATGATTTCAGCGAAACTTTCATGATACCTCCTAGACTATAATCTTTCCGATTTCCTGTCCAAAGTTATGGACCTTCACCAACACATCCGCGTTGCGGGCGTAGTAGCGGATTTGCTCCTGCTGTTCAGCCAGAAACTGGATAAAGTCCTCCTGGTTGTCAATCATCATCTTTTCCTCGGCAAGGTTGACATCGCCATTCACCAGGACTTCCTTTTCCTTGTCATTCGGAGACCAACCGCGGGAACGGTCATGGTGCAACTTGTCAAGGGCTTCCTTCTTGTGAATGGCATATTCCTTCTTCATGTCATTCAGACGCATACGGTTACGCATGGCAATCATGCCTATCTTGGTGCCGGCTTCGGCCATGCAGTATGCCGCGTTGTAATATACCGTCTGCGGATCGACTTCCCATGTACCATCCGGCTTGGGCTTCATGGTATTCATGGTATTCCGCAGCCAGTTGCGCAAATTCTTCAACTGCTCGTTGAGGCTAAGGTCCTCGGAGCCAATAAGTTCGGCAATTACTTCTTCGTCCGTAAAAATCATACTATAAAAATAGCTTATTTTTGGTAAAAATGCAAGAAAAGGGCCTCCGAAGAGGCCCCTTTTAGGAGTAATCAGGCCGTTAGACCTTGCTGTGGTAGCCACCTGGGAACCAGATGTTCCAGCGGTCGTAACGCAGCGTGAACTTGAACTTCGCGAGTTTCGCATCGGTGTAGTTGAAGGAATCCGGGACGGACACCTTCTGCGGCCATGCGTTGATGTAGCGGATGGCCATGATGACTTCACCGTACATCCAGTCGTAGAGTTCGAGTGTAACGTTTTGGTTACGAAGCAGGATTGCCGTCGGGTTGCTGTAGTTCTCCTGCTGACCGAGACCGAGCTCGATAGCATTCTTACCATCAGCAATACGGTTGCTACCGGCATTCGTATCGCCCTTGCCGTCGGAATTCAGGATACCCGTGTTAAGGCAGCACTGGTTCCAGGCAAGCACCGTTTCGTAGGCCCTGGCGTCTTCCAGCAGAAGACCGGTAAGATCGACTGTACCAGCAAGCTGTTGCTGCTGCACGGGATAGTATTTCTCAAATCCCATGTACATAATCTTGTCGTCCTTCGTCTGGAGGTCAGGAATCTTCGGGCCTTCCACGATGTGAATCGTGAAGTTCTTCTGGCTTTCGAAGTCCTTACCAAAGCTGTCGCCATTGGTAGGGTCGATGCCAGTTGCCTGGAAGATATCCTGGTCAACGATGAAGCGCCAACGGGTGGTACGAACCGGATCGGGGAGTTGGTCTATGTTGCCGGCCCAAAAGACCTTGTCGATATCAGGAGCAGTTTTTCCTATCATAGTTCACCTCCCTTATACGTTGCTGATAGTGATGCTGTTGCCAGAACTGGTCGCAAGGACCTCTGTCCTGAGGTAGATGTAACGGGTGCTCTTGGTCGGCTTGAGTTTCAAGTCAACATAGAGCTTGTTCTGGTCGATGACTTCCGGCGGGTTGTTGGTGTCGTCGCAGATTGCGATGGCATCGTAGAACGCCGACGGGTTGCTGTCGCGCATCATGTTCAACTTGGCCTGCAAGTCACTGGAAATCTGGGACCGGAGTGCAGCCGTGTTAAGGCGGAACACCTTGCCGTCCAGGTACTTGTAGAAGATCTTGTGGATGCCCGCGATGAGCATGGCCACATGGATCTGGTTGAAGGCCGAGTCTTCCATCTGCATGGTGAAGTCGCCCCAGCAGAAGATACCGTCATCGTTGGTGCGGAACGGGTTGACGTGCGCATCGCAGAGACGAGCGATATCGGAATCCGGGTCTTCCGGGTAGTTGAACTTACGTTCGAACTTGACCCTGGTGCACCATGCGCTAGGCACGATACCGGTGTCCTTACCGGCAGGCACATACCAGAAGATTGCACCCGAACGGTTGGCCGTGATGAGAGAGGCCATGGTGATGGACGGGGCGATTTCCACGTTACGACGGGTAATCATCGAATCGTAGAAGAGCGGACGAGCATCATAGATGGCACCCCAACGACCGAGGGTGGACGGGAACCTGACCACATCCTTCTTCAAGGCGTTGTCAATGTTCTGTTCAGCCACGCCGTCGAACAGGGCGAAGCAGTCCTTACGGAGTTCGCAGATGTTCAAGATGGCCTGGATGACCGTGGTGTTCAGGCTTTCGCGGCCTGCCCATCCGAAGTTGTTGATGTCGTTACCGGCAGCGACGAAGAACGTCTGGTCAGCCTTGTCCTTGTCGAGGAACAGGGAGTAGGCAGTGGCGAGCGTTGTCGTGCTGGAGTTGTTCTTGGGTTCATAGGACCAGATTGCATTCCAGATGACAGCCGGGTCATCGCGGTTGAACGAGACCGCAGTCACGCTGGAAGTCGGGATACCGTCCACAACCGTTTCCGAGAGGTCCCAAGATTCGTCTTCGAGGAAGGATTCCAGGATACCGGATTCGTTGAGGATGAATTTGAGGCCCGAACCTTCGAACTCGGAGTCGGCAGTGTCACCAATGAACAACTGGGTGTCATTGTGGACATATTCGACCACCGTACCGTCGAAGTTGTAGACCTGGCCGTTGAAGCGGTAGGTGCAGGACATGTAGAGACGGGCGACGGATTCGCCGGCATCGGTCAGGTCGTAGACCTTTTCCGTGACACCAGTGAAGTTGATGTCCTCGTAGCGCACAGTGGCCAAACCGAGACCCACGAAGTTGGCACCGATGTCGGCATCGCGCAGCACCTTTTCGGTCTGCATGATAACCGCAGTGTCCTTCTTGGCGAGCTGGTAGGTGAATACGCCATCAGGAAGCGTTTCTTCGTCCACTGGAGGAGTGAGCTTCTGGATGCTGCTGTTCACGGTAACGTCATAGTTGCCAATGAGATAGACATCCACCATCGCGTTGGTCTTCACTTCACCGCTGAATACCCTAGCTGGACCACCTTCGTAGTCAACCGGGGCGGTAGTGCTGAGCGAATACTTGTATTCGTTATCGACCTCCTCGCGGGTATCGATGGTCGTGATGAGCCAATCGGTCTGGGTAACACCCTTGTCATCGACATAGGACATTTCCACCTTGACCTTGGCACCCTTCTCGTACTTGGTGGAGGAGAGGAATTCCATGGTACGCGGCGTTCCGCTAACGGAAACCACATATTCCTGGTAGACTTCCACACTGTGAGTGGGCATGGCCGCATAGGCGGTCTTGTTCGTGCTCGAGAGGTTCAGCATCTGCAACTGGCGATAGTCAGACTTGAATTCACCGTCCGCGATGACAGTATCGATGAACACGGCATCAACCGCATCCTTGATGGTCACTTCGTTGGTGAAGCCGTTGATTGCCGTAACCGTGCTCAGTTTCAGGATGTTGGCGCCGGAGAACTTTTCGGGGTCTTCCGTACCTTCAACGCTATCGGCATGGGTACCGCGAACGATGGCCACGAGGTCGCCGACATTGTAGTCGAAAGCGCTTCCCTGGGTCATGCGGATCTTCTTGGTTTCACCGGCCTTGAACTCATCGGCCTTCATGTCGATGTCGTTGGTAATCACGTTGCTGGTGTACCCAAGACGGCTGCTGCGGAACGCGGCAAGGATTGCATCGCGCACCCTGCTCGCGTAGTCGAGGTCACTTTCCTCGTCGCCACGGGTCGGCACGGTCAGCGTCACGTAATCGTAATCACTGGTCCAGCCGGTCGGAAGGTTGCGAACGGTAAGGTTACCGAACTTGGTAGGATCGGACGCATCATCAGCAAACCAGGCGGAATCGTCCACATAGAGACGGGCGCCAGTCACTTCGCCGGCATCGTCAACCACATCGGCAAACAGGAATGTGCCGGTATGGATGGCCGGGGCGGATCCAGAGGAGCTACCATATTCCCATTCGAGGCTTACGATGTCATTGTTGCAAACACCAACGAAATACTTGTCTTTGAGTTCCTTGGAGATTTCAATCGGGAGGGTCGGATCGGTTACGCTGGCAAACGGGTTTTCAGCCGCAGGGATGACCGAGTAATTCTCGTTGGCAATACGAATTGCCACAGAGTTGTTGCTCTGGTCCCTCACCACGAACATCCAGCCGTTCGGCACTTCCGTAAGGGCCTTGATGCCGTCGCTGTCCATCCTGAGAGAGGAGAAGAGCTTGGCACCGCGACCGGTCACAGCCGTCTTCACGGTCAGGTAGTCGGCGTCGTCTTCGACAATCGCGTCATCTGCGGAGAACATGAGGACCGTGGTGGGCTTGTAACCCATCATGCAGGCTTCATGCGTAGCCGCATCGGCAGCGGTAATATCGACATCCTTGCCGTCAATACCCTGAACAACGAACTTGCAGAACGTCTTGGTGTTGTTGTCAGCAGGGCCGTAAACAACGTCGCCAACAATGAACCCAGGATTGACTGCCAGGGTAACACGGAACGTATCCGGGTCACGGTCCTTCAAGTCATCGGGCTGTCCCACGATGTCATAGGTAGTAACTGCGCGGCGAGCGGAGCTCGGGTCAGCACCCATGATAGCGAAGAGGACCGCATCACCGTCACCACGGGACTTGTTGCTGTCCTTGAAGCTTTCGTCGGCAAACACCTTGAAGTCCACATTGGAACCAGATGCAACCGTCTCGGCCACATTGTTAATCTTACGGGTCACGCCGTAACCGGCAGCGCCATCGGACTTGTACCGGGTAGCGGCAAAGTATTCGATGTTGATCGAATTCTGCTTACCCTTTTCCTGCTGAGCAGCCTTGCGGTCGAAGGTCACGACAAAGCAGTCGGTCTTCAAGTCGCGCTTGCGGGAGTCGCTCATGTCGATTTCTTCGCCATAAGGACGGACATACTGGACATGTCCGCCGGCATCGAGCACGGCGCGGGCAGCATACAGGCCCTGGTTGTACTTCCAGTTGTTGAAACCGATACCGAAAGTCCTGTCCATCGTGGCGGTATTGGTCAGCTTGGTGACCTTGTTCAGCTCACCCTTGGGGGCGAAGCCGACAATAGCGCCAATCGCGTTAGGATTCTCGATCACGGTGTACTGAGAACTGTCTTTGAGTTCTATGCGAACTCCAGGTGCCCCCATTTTTGTAGCCATGGAAAACCTCACGGTTGTTATTTTTCTGCGTGAAGTTTATGCCGTGGCCAAATTTTTTTGACCAAAAATCTTCCAAAATGCGTAAATGTTATAAACTTCCGGGCGAGAAACGAGGTTTTGACATGGATAAAAGGGGCATAAATATCGAACTGAACCGTCTGAAGGACAAGAATCCGGGCCAGGAGGCCCTGATTGAGGGTGTCCAGAAGCTGTTCAATGAAAAAGTCAAGACCGCCACGCCCGAACAGAAGCGTGCGCTGATGATGTTCCCGATGCAGTATGCCGCCTACCGTATCAAGACCAGCCCGAGCGAATGGACGACCCAGTTGCACATGTGGGCCGACAACATGCTCGACACCATCCTCCAACTCAACCCCCTCTATCTCACGACCCGCGATTCTTCCGGCGACACCGTACTGCACCGCCTGGTAAAGGCAGCCCTCGGCGAATATACCGACGAGGTAAACTACGATTTCATCAAGAAGCTGCTGGACAAGGATATGGGTTTCGTGTCGTTGCAGTCCCCGTTCGAGAACGAGGGTGCCAAGGCCGGTTCAGTCTGGATGATGAAGGACGTGGACGGCTGCACCCCGATGGATCTGCTTGCCGACTATGCCATCGGTAAGCCGGAAGCCGGTATCCCTACGGATGACCGCCTGCTTCTCATGCTCGATGAGTTTGCCAATGCCCCGACCGAGGAAATCGATGTCTCGGAAGTGGTCAAGCCGGTAGTTGAACCGGTAAACCCGGAAGGCGAACAGCCGGCCCAAAATTCCAAGCCGGTCGCCGAACCGGCCCCCGCGGTCGAACCAAAACCGGAAGAAAACGAAAAGGCGCCGGAGGAAGCAAAGCACCATCCGACGCCAGAGGCACGACCACAGGAAACCGTGCCTAACAAGGTGACAAAGTCAGTCCTTGAAGCTCTCCTCCGACTTTAACCCGTCGAAGTCCTTCTTCACCTTACCAAACATCTCATTGAGGCCAGCATCGTCGTAGAACATGTTGGCCGCAATTTCATTGGCCTCGCCACCGGTCTTGAAACCGGCCTTGGCCATCTTCTCGGCGGTGGCTTCATCCACCCCGAAGAGTTCCATTATTTCTTTCAGGTTCGCGTTCATTTTAGGTTCGCCGCCTTCTTGATGTTTCGCTTGATTTGACGTTCCTCGCCCTGCATGCGGGCAATCATCTTCTCGGGTTCATACTTGCGCATGTAGGCCTCCTCGATTTCATCCTTGTCCACATAGCCATAGCGGATTGCTGCCTTGACACAGTTTCGCGACATCCCGGTAATCTTCATTACGTGGTCAATGAATTCTTCCTTTTCGCGTACCGCGCCAGTCTTCGCCCTCGTCCACCGGAGGTTCAGGTTCATTCCGTTGAACGCATTGAACGACCTCGCCTGCAAGTCCTTCGGGAGCTTCTGGAACTGCAGGTCGTTCAATATATGCACATACTTGCGCATGTTCGGCGCCATCGACAGGTAACGGCAGGTATTGAACATCTGGAACTCGTTGCAGTCGGCCTCGGTTACCTGCTTGCCTTCCTGACGTTCTTCCATGAAGCGGAATGGATCGTAGGTACTCATTTCGGCATCCTCGTAAGTATCTTTTCAGTTTCCCGGCTATCCAGCCAAACCTGTCGGTTTTCATAATAGGTCTTGATTATCCCGGCCCAGAAATCCTGCTTGTAGACGGGGGTTTCCTCACCATTACGGTACTGCGCTGCCGCATAGGAAAAGTAGTAGCGCCACACGTAGCACCAGAGGATACCTGACATGCTGCCATACTGGCCACAAGCGATGCTATCCCTTATGAACACCAGCTCATATGGTTCATGCAAGGCCGGATGTTTCACCACGCCGGAATAGGTAAGGTCAAACGTGTCCGGTTTCGGAGTGCGGTGATAGTGTGCACAGATAATGCCCTCGGGATGGAGAATATCTTTCTCCATGGTAATGTCGGTGAACGCGACCGGGACATTCATCTGGATATCGGTAAAGTATTTGCCACCTTTGAGCAGCAGACTGACGAGAGGAGTTTCATCCTCGACCGACAACATTTGGAGGGCCGGGTTGTCAAGCTCGGGAATATACTTTTCCTTCGTAAACTCGGAAGTCATGAAGAGAATGCCGCTGTTCGGCCACGGCAACGTGGCAATCAAGGGAAGCGTCCGCCACGCAGGATCCAAATCGCTCAGTTTGGTATAGTATTCCTGGATGCTGACTTTCTCCATGTACTTGCTGCGGAAATGCACCATCTGTCCGATTGTGACTGACATCAGGTGCTTCCACTGGTCAGGGCAGAACATCGCCATTCCGCTGTTCTCAAACTGTTCCCAAGGAATGGGCTTGAACCACAGGGTGTCGATGTCCACCACCAGCCTGTCATATTCCGCACCGACTTTCAGCATAGTATAAATCTTGCTGGTCACCACATCGAGACGGCACTCGCTGATACGGTTGCGACAAATGGGCTCGGAATACTTTCCGGCAGTTTCCTCGATGACGGACGGCTGCTCACGGGCGACATCTACCGGATATCCGTAATACCTGGACACGCGCTCGACAATCTCCTTGACCTCCCGAGAATCCGTACCGACAAGAACGGGCACAGTATTTCCCGCAGTGAAATAGGAAGTCAACGAGGTGATGAGCTGTTCCACCATCGACCAGAACTTCTTGCAGTACACCGGCGCATCAAGCATGTAAATCGGATATACTACGCGCTTCTCAGCCATTGGGCACGCTCCCCACGGTATTGTTGATTGCATATACCGGTTGTTCCGGAAGCGGGGCAACCGGTATCTGGAAAGCGTTAAAGATTTCGATAAGGTCGGCAAAGAAACCCATCAGCATGGATTCCTGGTCAACCTGGCCCTGCGAGTTTACGATGCCGTCGCGTGTCACCTTTGCCATGGCGAGATCCATCTGTGGAGGAAGTCTGTCCAGGAGGTAGCGGGTCAACGGAATGTACACGTTCACTGGGTCATCCACGTTCAACGATATGTAGTAACGGAGACCGCGCAGATCGCGCATAATCAGGTACTTCGCAATGGCCTCGACCGTCTGGTCAGTAATCACATGCGGGTGCCCGATGATGTTCCCCTCGTTCTCGTCGAAGGTGTTCTTCATGACGTTAATCATGTTGCGGATATCGGGATAACATGCGTTGATGATTTCAACGATGGTATGCTTGTCCACCTTGCCACCGTGCGGGGCAGTTTCCGTATCGGCAATGTAGCGCAGCTTCGTGTAAATCTGGTTCTTGAAATCCTTATCGTCCACCGGGTGATTGAACTTAACCGGGGTACACCTGGACTGCACCGGCTTCGGGATACGCCACAGGTCGTTACAGGTGAGGATGAACCTGAGGTTGGACGAGGTGGCTTCAATCTCGTGCTGAATGGTACGCCAGAAATCTTCCGGGTTGTTCGGGTGGTCGCATTCGTCAAGGACGAAGAAATACGGCTTGCCGTTGCTCTTCAAGACGGAGTAACGGTCAATGAGTTCCAGGATTTCACTGGAACGCTTCGGCGGAACTTCGATGCACTTGGCACCAAGGATGCCCGGAATTGCCATGGCGAGGGAGGTCTTCCCGGTGCCAGGGCCGGAATAGAAAATATAGTTGCCGAGACCGGTATTGGAAATAGCGGTCTTGATCATCGTCTTCAACTTGTTCGGCAGAACAATCAGCTTGCTGATGTCGGTACCGTCAATCTGGGTACCCTGGTACTTCTTGGTCCAGTACCTGTTGTCAATAGCACTTGCCGCGGTCGCTGTTTCTTTGTCGAGCCCGGCACCCGAAATCATATCTAATCCGGCCATAAGAATTCCTCTTTAGAACAAATATAGCAATAAACTGTCCGATATGGACAGGTTTCTTTCATTTATTGACCATTTTCGTGACCAAGACCCGGCTCTCTGCGAGACCGTGGCCAAACTTTGGAATGCAGTAATGGAAGCCTCCGCTACCGACGTGAACCCCACCATGCACACCCCGATGATAGGCCAGTGCAGCCAGGGTATCATCCCGAACCAGACTACCGGGTCCAAGGACCCGTTCATCCAGTCGCTCATTGACCGTTCGTACTTCGGACGTTTCGGCCAGGGTGGCGGTTTCACCATGCCGGGCCGCACCACTCTCGGCATGATGGGCGGTGGCACCGACAAGCCGGGTGCAGTTTCCGCCAACGAGACCCAGGGCTAGGAAGCCGCGAAGAAACGGAAGGAACCCTTACCGAAATACTTGCGAACCACACGCATCATGTACTTGTACGTGATATTCGGTGTTTCGAGTTCATCGTTGATCATGCCCAGGCGGGTAAGATTGCCCGGTGCTGTGAAGCGCATAATGCTCTGCTGCTTCAAGACCATGGTGAGCATGTTCTTGCAACGGTTGAACTTTTCCTCGGTCAGGTACTTGTCGGCATTTGCCAGGATATCTTTCATACAGGAAATCACCTCGCGGGCCTTGTCCGCGGAAGCACTGGTGATGAAGATCGGGATAACAGCCTTGCGGAACGGTTCGACACTGACGTTGCAGGAATACACGAGGTGGCGATTGGTACGCAGTTCCTGGAACAGCGCACTTTCCCCGTCACCACCGAGCATGCGGCAGGCGATGTTCAATGCGGCATATTCCTTGTCCGTAGTGGCCGGCTTGGTGCCGAGTGCTGAAATACCGACATAGGTGGCCTCTTTATCGATTGCGATATCGGAACGCTTGGCCTTGGCATCGGCAACCAGCTTCATCTTCGGGAACTTGCCGACACTGGCGCCGGAATACGGATTCTTGGCCAGGTCAGGGAGGTCGAGTGCACGAGGACCGACATAGCAGATGGAACTCGGATGCGGGACGTACTTGTCGTAGTCCTTCTTGAACTGCTCGAAGGTGTATTTCTCGACATCCTCGATGTCGCCTTCCGGGGAATGAATTCCGTAAACTTTTCTTAACCCATCACGCAGCATCACCGCATTGAAGTCGGAGCCGAGTTCGGCAATTTCGTTATACACGGCATCGCGTTCCATTTCGAACATTTCCTTCGTGATGTTCTTGGAAGAAGCCGTGATGATCATGTTGATAATCTTGTGGGCAAACTTCTCGATTGCTTCTGCAGTACCGGAGAACGTGGCAATCACATGTTCATGGGAAGTCATCAGGTCATCCAGGATGGCATATTCGTGCAGTTCCGGGAGAATAGGATCCAACACCGCCCCAATCATGTGTTCGATGAGGTGGAAGATGCCACGACGGCCATCCTTTTCGTCCAACGGGCTCATGTTGTTGTAGACGATGTGGAGGGATGCCATTTCCAGCGGATTGATTTCTTGGTTTACCATTTTAATTAAGTCCTCTTTTTGGTTTCTTCGAATATAGCAAAATGGCCACCGGATGGCAACCGGGCAGCCATTTGCCCCAAACCAACCGCTTTTACACGGCTGTAACTTCACCCATATGGGAATAAGTTCCGTCATATTCCACCACGATCTTGTGGTCGAACTTGTCGGCCACGGCATCGCCACGGTGGGTAATGACGACCACGCACCCGATTTCGGAAACCATGGAGCGCACGATATCCAGCATTTCCCTCATGGCGTAGTTGTCGGTCGAAATGTCGAGCACTTCGTCGAGGGACATGAAGTTGATACTGAAATTGCCGACCAGGGACACAAAGTCACGGAAGGCCATCGCGATTGCGAAGCCGACCTTGCGGCGCTGACCCTGGGACAACATGGTATAGGACGGCGCATATCCAGGGGCACTGATGAACTTGAAGTTCATTGTGTCATCGAACTCGATGACGAACGGGAGATTCGCCCTGAGCAGGTTCTTGCGAACGACCTCGTTGAAGTGGTCGATGTACAATCCATAGACCATCTTCTTCATGCCGCCATCCGACAGCATACCGGTGATGTAATTACATGCGGCAATAGTCTTGCTTGCGGTATGCCAGCGTTCAGTCGCCTGTTCAAGGTCACGCTCGGCATCGGCGAGACGCTTGTTGGTCATGGCCAACGCATCTTCACTGGTAGCTGCCTTGATGCGGGCAATTTCACCCTCGATACGGGAAATTTCTGCTTCCACCTGGGTAATGGAACCGCTGAGAGAAGAATACTCGCCGTTCTTCGTGGAGTAGGTATCATACACCGACTGCCAGTCAGTACGGACACCTGCGATGCGCTCCTTTTCCTGTGTCAGGCGGGCTTCTTCGGCAACAAATTCATCGACATTTATGCCGGTACCGGCAATAACCTGTTCACTCATGGAAATGTTGCGTTTCAGTTGCTCGACCTTGGCCTGCACCGGAATGACAGTGCTATTGTAGATGGATGTGTAGCCCTGGATCTCGTTATATACGGTGCCCCGGTTAGTGTTGGCGGTAGCCAACTGCTGCTCGATAGCGGAATAACGCTCATTGGCGCCGGACAAGTCACCAGTGACCTTTTCCAGGGCTGCTGCAGCCTCTGCACGACTGTGTTCAAGTTCCGTAACTGTTCCTTTACATTGAAGCCAGGCTTCGCGAAGACGATTGACATCGGCATTGATATCGCCAATAAGTTTCTGGCGGATTTCGCCCTTATGTTCCTCGATGTCGGCCTCGGTAAGGGTATGGCCGCAAGTAGGACACTTGGTACCGGCTTGCATCATGGCACCGAGGTTGATCTGCTCGTCAACATGGTCAAGGTCAGCCTTGCGCTTCTTGCCGTCATCGGCAAGTTGCTTCAACTGTGTGGAAGCCTGTTGGATTGCATAGTCCCATTTTTGGACGAAACCTTCGGCTTTACCCTTTTCGGAGTTCAACCCGTTGATTTCAGTCATGATACCCTGGGCAGCGGTATTCAGCTCCCTAATTTGGCTATCGATGCCGGCCAGTTCCTCGTTCTTCGCCTGGATGGGCAACGCATTGTAGGAATTCATCGCGGCAGTCAATTCGACATTCGCCTTTTCAAGTTCGGCACGGTACTGCTGCAACGGAACTATCTGTGACTTCGCATTATGAATGCCCGCGATTGCCGCATCGATACTCGGCTCGGTATCGAGCACGGACTTCAATTCCGTGAGACGGTTCTGCAATGCTTGAAGTTCGGTAGCAAGTGCTCCGGACTGGCCCTTGTACTGTTCGACGAGAGTACGCTTCTCGGCAACGGTCGCTTCCATCTGGGCGATGTTGGCCTTCTTCTCGTCTTCCATGTGGGCGATGATTTTCTTGAGCTCGGTGATTTCGTTCTCGATGCGGTCACGGTCGCTCTTGGCAATTTCGAAATTGGTCTTCGCCGTGGACAGTTCCTTCGCATTTTCCTTCTTGATGCGGTCGTTGTCCAGCATGATGATGGAGTCGGTGAGCTTACGGCGGTCAGCGGCTTCCATGTCAATGAACGGCAAGGATTCCTGGGTGTTCTGCGCGATGTTGTTCTTGAACAAGACTTCATTGAAGCGGAGGATGTCATCCTCGAAATCCTTCTGGGTAAACCCGGCACGCTTGTTCTGGGGAATCCACTTGTCGCCTTCCTTCTTCTCGACGGTGAACTTCATCGTGTTCTTCGGATCGACCGTGCGCTTGATGAAGTATTCCTCGGTAGTGGTACCCTGGGTACGGCTGAACTCGACGGTGACTTCGAGTACCGCCTCGGTGTTCATCGTGTTCCGGAGTTCCTCGCGCTTACCGCCTCGGTAGGACTTGCCGAAAAATGCAAAATTAAGTGCCTCTACGAGAGTGGACTTGCCACATCCGTTGGCCGCACAGAGCCAGTTCAGGCCGTCGGGGAACGTGAATTCGTTCACGTTGTTGCCGTAGGACATGAAGTTACGGAATGTAATCCGCTTTACATGAATATGATTCTTCGAAGAATTAGCCATATTCCAAATTTAGCAAAAAAGCCCGGTAGTGGCAACCGAGCTTAATTTAATGTGTCAAATGGAACTAGTTGGTCGAACAGGCGATTTCGTTCATGGCCCGCATCTGGGCATCGGTGTAGGCTCTCTGTTCATTGACCCTGGCCCTCTTGCCGGCCTCGACCTGCTTCTGCTGCTTGTCCAGTTCCTCCTGCAGGTACTTGGTTTCAAGTTCCTGGTACTGGGGGTTATTCCAGAGATTGCGAACCATCGTGTTGCAGACCTTGGTGCTCTGCTTGTGGCTGGCCAGGTTCGGATTCGGCCCGTGGTTCTTTTTCACGGGGGCGGCATTCGCATTGGCGACGTTGAACGCCAGGGCGCCGATGGCAGCAGCCTTTCCAGCCTTCCGACCGAGGCTCTTCATGAAATCGCCGAACCCTTCAAGCTGGATTGGTTCATCATTGAGCAAGACAAAGGCCGCCATCTGGGCAGCCTCGACCAGCGGGGTATGTCCGAGTTCGTCCTCGATATTGGCGCAGAAAGATTCAAGAAGGGTCATGCCGGTGTCTCCAAGAGGAACAACACCGACAGTTTATCTACTTGGTAGGCAATTCCTTTGACTCCTTGCTCATTTCGAGGGAATCCACCGCGACCGATAGGCCGACCAGGATAGCCCCGAGGAACATGGAGCCGATGACGACCGGCAGCATGAGGAAGAACTTCAAGGCATTACGCATTGTCGGAACCTCCTTCCGTAGCATGCTTGATTACGGAATCGGCAGACGCATTTTCGATGAGGTCGCTTTCGACTTCCAACTGGAAATCATCGTTTCCGGTAGGCGGCACGAATTCCTTGATTACGACATCGCCTTCCGCAGCACCGGCATCGACCGCTTCCACGGCAACGACCTTCGGCTTCTTGGGAGCATCGTCCTTCTTTTTCTTGCCCTTGCCACCCTGCTTGGCGCTCTTGCGGACACTGCGTTCCTTTTCGAAGTTGTCGATTTCTTCCTTTTCAAGTTCGGTCAGCTTGTGGCTTTCGACACTCTCGTTGAACTTGGAGGCAAGGTCCTCGACGCTTTCGGGTTCACCGACTTCGAGCGTGAGACCTGGATCGGCTTCGGCTTCCGGTTCTTCCTCGGCACCTTCACGCGGGATGTCGAGAACCGGCAGGGCCTTCACCATGCGGGTATAGGCGGTGTGCTTGATGAACATAGTCTTGCAGATTTCTTCCTCGGTCTTGCCTTCGTCAAGGAGTTCCTGCAACCACTTGTAGGAGGTATCGGCCTGGAGGATAGCCTCGCGTTCCTTGTTGAACACACGTTCAAGGGCCTCGACATCGATATCCTGGTACTGCTTCTGCAACTCGTCACGGATGTCCTCGAAATACTTGCCGGCAAGAATCATCTTGCAGACGCGGGCCTTGGACACGGGGAGTTCACGTTCGGCGAGTTCTTCCTTGGAAATTTCGCTCGTGGTGCCGTTAGAGTTTTCGACCACGGCAGGTGCTTCCGGGATGATATCCTTGGCAAATAGGTTCTCGGTGTCCGGGTTCACCGGTACGCGCATGAGGAGACTTCTTGCTTCCTGCATGGACAGGTCCTTGATGTCAAATCCCTTCGGGACGGCATTTTCGGCAAAGCTCATCTCGAACCCGCTCTTGGGGCAGAAACGGTAGATACGTGCGCGGAAGCGCATCGGGTAGAACTGGTTGGAGTGCATGTACCGGCCCATTTCTTCCGGAAGAAGACGGCCACCGTTTGCATCGACCCAGCGGCTGGGGTTCTTCGGTACGAGCTTGTTGGCAAGCGGCATTTCCGGACTGGTAATCTTGAAGAAGGTGGCACCGGTGTTCGGGCACACTTCAAGTGCCGGGAGGTAACCTTCCGGTTCACGGCGGATGTGGGTGAAGCAGTCAATCTGCGTGCCCACGCGGCTCTTCATCGGTTCCTTGGAGGAGATGTGTTTCGTGTAGAGGGTACATGCCGTAGCGCCGCGACGGTCGCATTCACCGAACACGAAGTCCTTAATGTTGCGATAGAACTTCGGGTCCAGCCAGATGAACTCGTCATCGGAAAGGCAAATTGCCCAGGAGGGTTGCTTACGGCGGGCGACGAACTTCTGGATGATGGTGGACTGATGGGACCAGTCTTCGTCCCCCGGCACAACCACTACGTTCTTGTCGGCGCGGCGTTCGCAAACGGCGTTCAGCCAGTTGTGATTGCCGTTGTTGAACACGAAAATCGCATCAAAACCGAGTGCGATATGGTAATCGAGCCATTCGGCAAAATCGAGCTCGTTACCGTTGACCTGTACAAGACAGTGGATGTTCATCATAGAAAAAACCTCGTAATTGCTTACGAGGTTAAACTATATTCATCTTAGAAAACCGTAATTGCTTACTGGTGAAACATAGCCGATCAATTCAAACCGAGCTTGCCACACAGGAAATCGTACAATTTGAGCACACGGGGCTGATTAAGCACAATTTCATCATCAAACACGGGATGGTCGCAGAACTTGCCGTCCACGGCATAGGTGGCACCGTCCTTAATGACGAGGCTGTTGATTTCAATGCGACGGTTCAGGGTCCTCTGGGCGCCTATCGTAATGATGGCCTCGAAATACTCCGGATCACGCTGATAGACAATACGCACGTCCTTGCCGACGGTAACCGTACTTTCCAGCTTGAAATCGGCACCGGGCTGTATGAAGGCCATGAGGACGTATTCCGGGATGTCGTTCTCTTCGAGCTTGGTGGCCGGAAGCGGGAGGATGAAGTTGGATTCCATGACCTGGCCGTCAATCGGGTTTTCTCGATTGTCCTTCTGCACGCGCTCGTTTGTGGCCGCGGCAACTCTCTGGCTTTCCCCGTGGGTAAGGGTCTTGCTGATACCATCCTCCAATTCGGAAACCTGCCCGTTACCAAATCCGCTGAACTCGATCTGCAGGGCATCATCCTTGACGGCATCCTTGAATTCCTTGCTCCAATCCTTACCGGTAGTCGCGGCCTTCAACTGGTCGAGGAATCGCTGCTTATCGCCCTCGTCCTTGAACACCGGCTGCTTCGGCAAGTCCTTGATACGGACGTTACGGTTCATGGGCACCCTTTTGAGTACCTTCGGCCAGTTCTTCGGGCTTCCGTCCTTGTCATATTCGGACGCTGTTTTCTTCTTGGAGTTTTTCTTCAAGACAGCCTTGATTTCCTTGTCTATTTTCTTGGACATAAGGTCCTCCTTATAAAAGGTTCCCGACATCGTCGATTCCGGCGGTGTCAGCAAATGTAAATCCCTGCATGGCGGGCTTGGCCACAGTCTGTGGACCGCCCGGCGGTATCGGCATGAACTTCTTGTCATCGAAACCCGAAACCGGGACCGCCGGCAGGGCGACTGGCGCCTTCTTCTCGGCCATGGATACCGGTATCATGGAGCGGTAGCCATAGGAGCGCATGCTCTGCATAAGGTCCTTGTAGTACGGTTCGACATCCCAGAAATCCAGGAGTTCGAAGCCGCAAAGTTCCGGTTCCGGCTTTGTAAGCATGTCGTTCAGGCGGGTAACGACTTCCGGCGGTGTGCAGGAAAGGTCAATCAGCTTGCGGTTGCGCATGTACTGGTCATCCCACCCGTTGTTCTTCGCCACGTCATACACGTTCGGGAACGCCTGGATGAACTTCGCGGCGGTTCCCTCGCCGAACCTGTTCTTTACTGTAAAATCCAGTTTACCCGTCTTCGGCTTGATGAACGACATGCCGTGGATGTTATCGGAACTATCACCCGCGAGCACCTTGATGTCGAGGTATTTGACCGGATCGTCCACAGTCATGAAGTTGCAACTGATGTGGTCGAAGACCTTCACCTTCGGGAAGTTCAACTGCAGCAAGTCAGAGTCGTGGGTCACGACGATTACGTCATCGGCCTTCCCGCAGAACATCTTCGCGGACGCATAAACCACATCGTCACCTTCGGCACCTTCGCACGAGATTGCGCGGGCGCGGAAGATGGGCGCGAGTTCCTGTGCGAACTGCTCCTTGTACTTTCGCCAAATCTTGCGGTCGATGGTGAACGGCCAGTCATTGCTGTTACGGGTTCCCTTGTACGACGGGAGGATGGGGTCCTTCCCGTTGGGTGCATAGATGTCCCAGAACATCTTCTGCCTGTCTTCATTGAACTCACCCAACTGCTTGTGCTTCAATTCGTTGAGTTTCGGGAAGTCGGCAATTGGAATGGGGGTAACGCAGAAGTTCCCGTCCTGGGCCTTCCTCACCTCGTACCCGAGGTTGTCGGCGCGGACAAAGTAGGCCTTGTTGTCGGGATCGTTGACGTAATAGATTGTGGCGTGCTCGGCGTAGTAGTCCTTGACGAACTTCTTGCGCCATGAACCCGGACCTTCGAGGGCGATGATGATGTGCATCGGATCGAACAGGGCGATGAGCTTCATCAGTTCATCGACCATGAACGTGCGCCACAGCTTGATTTCGCCTTCGGCACCCATGAACCCGTACTTCTCTCGGTTCTTTGCCGTGTTGATGGAGAACATCTTGTGGTAGGACATGGATGCCCAGTCCAGTACCAGATACCGGTTGTTTACCGACCGGTATGATTTCAGGGGCGGGAGTTCAAATGTCGGTTCTTTCTTTTTCTTGCCGGCCATCATGTCCCCGCACTGCAATCATACTGTTTGAACGCCTGGTGATAATGGTAAATCGCATTCGCAGTCGCAATCGCGTCGTTACTCTCGATTATGTTCTTGAACGGAATTTCCTTCAACCCCATACAGAGAACCACGCCTGGTGTAAACGCACAACGCGGTGTTCCGACCGGGTGATCGTACACGGCAAGATAAATCACGTCACCCTTGCCATCGCGGGTGCGTTTTGTCGTAACCACCATGGATGTATCACCGTTCTTCTTCACTTCCCGGATTGCCTTCTTCAAGATCCGATTCTTGAACGTAAACTTGGGGATGTACCCAAGTTTCTCGGCAAGTATCTCCGGATACGCGAACGCGGTCAGTATCGCCAGGGCATTTTTTCTCTCATCGGTCATCATGGAAACCCATTTTCAATATCATAAATATAGCAACAGTTGGCAAAATTTGCCAACACTTGTCAAATTTTTCCATTTTTTGACAATCTATCAACAATCCCAACAACTTATTCACAACTTATCAACAATATATCAACAAAATTATCTAAATCAGCGAGAATTTCTTCTTGTATGGCAAATCCATCTCTATCTGTCCACCATTCTTCTGCTTCTGCTTTTGCAGTCGCTCGGCGGCACGGTCGGCAGCTTCCTTGCGGTGCTTCTTGATGTCATCGGGGGTAAGCTGCGCCTCGTATATGCCGTCCATGTGCTGCTCCTCGATGGGGATGTTCTCCGCATCATAGTACGTCATGCGGTAACGGGCGTGTATCATCATGTAGTTGAACATCTGCTCCGATGTCCCGTCCAGCTTACGCTTCCAGCAATTTGCGTCATCCACGAGGTCGTACACGTTGGCGACCTGCTTGTTCGGGTGCTTTCGCACCACGCGCCCGATGGACTGCATCACCTTGTACATGGACTTGGCCGGCTCGGCAAGGACCAGGTTGTTGAGCTGCTTGATGTTCACGCCCTGCTTCATGCAACCGTAAGTGGCGATGAGGATATTACCGGTACTGCCTTCCAGCAGCTTTCGGATAGATTCGCGCTCGGACGCGCTGACTTCACCCTCGATGATGTGGTAGGTGTACTGCGGATATTTCCCCTGCAAGAAATCATGCAGGTCGTGCAGACGCTCGATGCCGTCATAGAGAATGACCGAATTCTGGTCGGTGCCAAGGTGACCGGCGTCGATAAGCATGGAAATCACGTCCTTGCGGGAACTGTTCCCGAGGACGATCGCCCGTTCCATCTGGTACTTGGCATAACATATGCCGTAGCGCGTATTGTAGGGATACGGGATGTAAATCATGTGCATCTGCACCGGGGTCAACGTACCGTTCGCGATAAGGTCGCGAAGGTGTACAACGTCATAAATCGGACCGAGCTGCGATTCGATATTGCATGCGTCGATGAACTCGGCACTGTCGGTAACGTCCCTGGGTGCCAGGCTGATACCGATTTCGCCGTGCTGTCCACGGTTCTCCTTGGTGGGCTTGACAAGGGGAAGCGTGCCGGAGACACCGACCTTGAAATTGTTTGCGTTGGTACACTGTTCGAGGATGCTGCGCAGGACGACACCGCGCATGCCGTGCGCCTCGTCCACCAGGACGGCATCGAACACCTTGAAGAAACCGGGGTGCTTGTGCTGGAGCGTCTGCCAGGTGGAGATGGTAATCTGCTTCAACAGCTTCTCTTCACCGATTGACTTCTTCTGCAACTCTTCCAGTTTCTTCTTGGAAATCTTGTCAGAGGACTCGCCATGCAGCAGGGTACAGTATTCACGCGCATCGTCCCACCCGTAGTCGGTGTAGAAGTTGTCGTAAAGCTGTTCGACCAGGCCCTTGCTCGGCACAATGATGAGGATCTTCTTGTGTTCCTTCTCCATCAGGTAGCGGGCGATTATCATCATCGACACCGACTTGCCGGCGGAGGTACATGCAAACAGGAGGCCACGGCGCCTGTTGAGCGCAATCTCGACCAGACGGTACTGATGCTCGAACGGGATCAGCGGCTTCCCGGTTTCCCGGTCGTGGATATTGAGTGTCTTGGTAAACTCCTCGATGTCTTCTCGCGTAATCTGCCCGAAAGGCGGGGAGAACATGTTGCGGATTTCCTTAGAAATCGTGATGGCCACCCTGTCGCCATACTGCATTTTCAGGTAGTCACGCGCCCTCGGGATCATGCCCGTCGGAATCCACCCCTTATTCTTGTCGTAAAAATACTCGTTGCAGTCGAACCCGCGGATGTGATGCTTCGCTTCCCAGGAATACTTCTTCGCCTTGTTGTAGTAGGTAAAGGCGGACTGCATGAACATGTGGACGAGCTTCTTCGCGTTGGAATTCGGGTTTACCGGATATGCGCGAACGGCGGTGTGCGACGAATCGCCCACCGAGAACTCGACAACAAATTCATATTTCTTTTCGGATTCAGCCATCGGCTATACCTTGTACCTGTGCCCCTTCGGTTCATCGACCGCAGCGGTTTCACGTTTTACCGAGTCGGCGGATGCTACCCACAGGGCGGAAATCTCGCCCGGCCTTTCGGATACGAACCATACGAGTACACGGTAGTCAGCCCCGGGACGCACATAGCCTTCGGATGCCGACAGGATCCAGGTCTTGTCGTGAATACGCGCTTCGTTCGACAGTTCGCCTTCGGCTTCGAGTTCGGCCTTGACCGCGGCAACCACCTTGCCGGCGATGTACCCGGATTCCCATCCGTCCATAACGTCAGGCTCCTCGCCGACGACTGTCGGGACGAAAGTCACCGATGACCTATGGAACACCGGGTACAGCTCGATAACCATGGACGGCTTCGTCATGCCGGCATGCCACTCGGTAGGCGAGAATATACCCACCCGGAACTTCTTCTCGGGTGCGCTTATGCTGATATTTCCTTCGCTCATGCCCAAAATGTAGCAAATTCGGGAGACAATGTCAACAACGGGGCCTATTTTCCCATCCTAAAATCGTAAACATCTTTATGGATGTGTAGGTTGCTTTGACGCAGGCGAAACTCAACCCCTCCCCTCCCCTCGGGAGTCCAGGTACCTCTGTACAAGCAGTTTAGAAAAGTTTACACGCCCGGTGGCGTGATGGCCCTTCCGGCCTTCCCCGAATTGCCCATTTTGGGCCATATTGGCCACCCTGCTGTTTCGTAAACATCTTTATGGAAGGGGAGTAGCCTTGGCGGCAGCCACAGAAAACCCTCCCTCCGGGAGTCGCTGTGCCTCCAGTATTATGTAAACTTAAACAATTTTTTACATATGTACAGGGCCTGACCCCTTGCTGAAGTTGCAAGCGTTTCGTAACTTTTTGCCGTTGAAACCGTAGTTGGGATAGTTTTTCTATGCCGATGTATAAGCTGCGGGCAATGGAACGGTCTTCGCTGGACCCGTCCGAAAGATGAGTTTTTCATTTTGGTGCCCCTGCTGTCTCCCGTCCAGCGAAATTAAAAGAGGGAGGCACAGGGGCACTTCCTGTTCAGTTGTGGTGCCATGCCGGAAACGCGGACAAAGTTTGAATACGAGATACGGGTCCTGGACAAGTTCAGGAAACCCATTCGCGCACTGCTGAAAGAGCACAATGTCCCCGAGAGGGACCACGACTACTACTGGCTAATCATCCACTGGGTAACGAAGGGGCTCGTCGAGTCCTACCGCAGGGAGTACCTGGCCACCAGGAAGCCCCCGAAGTGCCGCGAATGGTTCTGTCGCCTCTACTCGAAAATCATGGATACCGCGATGGGCCACAAGTACATCGAGGTGTTCGAGAACTTGAAGAACTGGGGTGTCCTCATGCGCGGTTCCTCCTACTGCAAGGCTACCGGGAGCACACCCGGCATGAGCAAGGCCGTGTGGTTCGGCGAGGGCTACGGGTGGATGTTGAAGGAATACTGCTACGCGAGGGATGTCGCGCACCTCTATGGCAAGGGCGACTTCCACGCGGGACGCATGATGGCCGTGAAACTACGGTCGAAAATTCTCCTGAAAAGGCTGCAGAAATGTGCCGAGGACCGCAAGCGCATCCAGCTCATGGACCCGGTTGTCCGCGATGCGCACGAGAACCTGAAACACTTCCACATCGACCGGGCCAAGGCCCGTCGCGCCCTGGTGACTGCCGGGATTGAGGGGCGCAAGTTGGACCGTGAGTTGAGGAAGGTTGACCGGTTCAACGATGCGGAGGAGAGTGACACTTCTCTGTATGTCGTGCGCGACGACTACGGGCGCGTACACACCAACATTACCCAGGTAAAGCGCGAGGTCAGGGAGGGCGCCCTGACATGTGACGGCGGACCGGTTGCCGAGGTTGACATCAAGAGCAGCCAGGGCGCGTTCCTGTGCTACATCATCGGCGCGTGCCTCCGTGGCGACAAGGCCATGCTCGGGCGCAACGGGGAATCGTTCATCGTGATGGATCCCGGCGCACCGGACTGGATTGGCCGGGAACAGTTGAACCGGGAGTTTGCCGATTTTCGCGGGAAGCTGGAACGGCGCGAACTTTACGAGTTCTTCGCTTCCGAGATGTCACAGGATTTTGACCTGGATGAGGTGGTTGATCGCGAGAGGGCGAAGAAGGCCTTCCTGGCCACGCTGTTCGCCGGTGTCCGGCTCGATGACGGGTGCGACCCGGCTTGGCATGCATGTCGCAGGGTGTGGGAGGAACATTGGCCGAAACTGCTCATCCTCATCGACAGCATGAAGGTGTCGAACTACCGCGCACTCGCATACGAGATGCAGAGGATGGAGAGTTCCTTCGTGTTCGACGTGGTCATCCCGGCAATCAAGGCCGAGATAGGGTGCCCTTACTGCACTGTGCATGACGAGGTCATCGTTCCCCGCGAGTTCGGCGATGCCGCCAAGGCCATCCTTGACCGGGAACTCGACCGGTTCGGCATCCCGACTACGACAGTCGAGGAGAGGGCGATACTTGAACCCGATGACGCCATGGTCGATGCCGAGATGGCATCGTTCTACGAGGTCGGGTACTATTGCGGATGGGGTGATGAGGCCGACCGCAGGATAGCCGACGAATACGCTAACGCGGTTTCGTGAGACGCGGTTTTCCTATAAACTCCGGAAAAAGGTTTTCCGGGGATTTTCCAATGGATTTCTTAAAATACGATATCAAGGACAATGGCGCGTTCGACCCGTTCATTTCTACGATGGAGGACACTGGTGCCGATATCGAAGGTTCCAAGGTCATGTTCGAAAGTGACAACTCGGCAGCGAAGATGCTCGCCGATACCCTGGTGGAATATGACATCATGGCTCCGGTGATGGAAAGCGGGGAAAATGATGGGCAGGCCCAGGCGGGTGCACCGAAACCCGCCGGGAAGCCTAGGGCTAGAAAGCCGAAGGCTGACCCTGCTGCTCCTGCTGCCCAAGGTGGTGAACCGGGTAATGGCCAACAACCTGCCAATGTAAACCAGACAAGAAAGAGAAATCCAAAAGTTGCCTCCGGCAAACCCAACGAAGTGGTTGCCAGTGAACCTGGCGAGAAGAATACCGCAATATATTGCTACGGTGATGACAAGAAGATCTATGTTTCCAATGGAAAGATTGTGAAGACGGAGGGTTCCAAATCACTTGCTTCCGCACAGGGCGCAACTTTTGAACTTATGGGCAAACCAACCATTGGACAGGAGTTGAAAGCCAAGATCAATGGACAGGGCTGGCATTCCAATGCGCCGCTGACTTCATTGGGTGGTACCGCAGCTCAGGCAAATCAGGGCGCAAAGCCCGCTCCGGGAAAGCAGGGCGCAAGTTCCAGTCCCGACAAACAGGAAGTTTACCATAGCATCATTGAAAAGATTGATTCCCTCGGCCTTGACGATGGGATGAAGAAGGCTATCGAGAAGAAGGTTACCGCCTTTATCGATGGCGAGGCGAAAAAGGCCGGTGACGAAGGTTCCGAAATATACGCCAAGCTGGCCAAGAACCCGATGAGCATCTCGAAAATCGTGTTCACCATCGTCCAGCGCGTGAATCCGGAACTTTATGAAGAACTCAAAGAGGCCGGCAAGCTCAACGACAAGGGTGAGAATACGGCATCGCTTTCCCAGAAGACCGAAATCTCCAAGGCGCTTTCCCAGATTGTTGGGCAGGTGGAAGTACCCGATGCGTTCAATGTGGAAATCGACGATAGCGAATGGGAAAATGCGCTCATTACGGCATTCGGTTTCCCGATGATTAACCTTACCTCCACGCTTGTACGTGAAATGCTCCGTGCCCAGGAACCAAAGGCACAGAAGCGTGCATACAAGGAATTCAAGAAGCAGCTCAAGGCTGATCCGGATGTCGCAAAGGCACTCGGTATCGGCATGATGGGTACCCTCGGTCTTGGCGGTGGGAAGAAGGATGCCACGACAGACAAGAAGGCCAGGATTGATACTCGCACCGAAGGTGTCAACACTGATGGCAATGTGCTTGTTGAAGGCGCGATTACCGATATCTCGAATGCCCTCAAGAACCCGGTCGATGTGTTGAAGAGCATTGCCGGAAACAAGGGTACTCCGTGCCGTAGAAACAATCTCGTCGTCATGTACAAGGAAATCGACGGCAAGTCCGGTGACAGCAACGAAAATGTCACCGTCATCCCGCTCGGAGTCAGCGGCGGTACGCTCGTTGACCTGAACAAGTCCGTGCCAGTTCCGATGTCCCATCTTACCGCGTTCTACAGCGTGGTCGATCCCAAGGCGTCCTTTAAGAGTTATGCAAAGGCCATGGCCGAAGTGAATGCCAAGAGCGACAATGCAAGCAAGGGTCTCGGCGATGCCGCTGCCGCTGCCGGCAAGAAGCTCCTGAGCAAGATTCCTCTTCTCGGTCGCGGTGCCAAGAAGGAACTCGAAGCCAAGGAAGCCGATGGCATTACCAAGGCAATGGGTGAGCTCGCCATGTACATCAAGGAGAATGGCCATCCGCCGTTCTACCTGTTGAAACCGAAGAGCGAGCCGAAGGAAATTGACCACTGGTCCGATGAGGATGCGGCCAACGGATACCAGATGATTACCATGATGGTCGAGGGTCACAAGGCCGGCATGATTATGAAGGCGAAAACTGCCGAAGCTCTCTTCAAGGTGGGTTAATGTTAAAGTCGATGTTGCAGAAAAGGCTGCGTACCTTCCTTGAAGGCACGATGCAGGAATTCACGGCTCCGCTGGATTCCGGTCGTGTCGAGCGTGCCAAGAAACTGCAATATCACTATGTCGGGATAGAGAAGAACCTTTCCGGTGATGCAGTCATCAAGTGGCACATCCCGTCCCAGTCGAACCCCGGTACCGTGTACGAGTGCTACGTGTCCATCAAGCCGAAGGGCATGTCGCTGTTCGCTGTAGCCAACAACGTCCGCGACCTCCGGTCCAGGGTGAACGCATTGAAGGAAGCCGATGTCAGGTGCTTCTGCCCCTGCAAGGATTTCCGTTATTCCGGCGCGGCATACAACATGTCGCACCTGCATGACGGTTTCGAGGAAGGGCATGGTGATGCCGGTTCCGACATCCCGCCTGACGTTCGCGATCCGGAACGCGAGCATACGATATGCAAGCATCTCGCTGCCGCGCTCAAGGGTATGCTTTCCAATGCCGGACCAATCATGAAGGATGCCAGGACCGCCAGGTTCCCGAAGCCTGAACAGGAGAAGGTGGACCTCGGTCCACTCTCGGCGAAAAAGAAGAAGCCGGAAGAACAGAAGGGCGAGACGCCTGAAATGTTCCCGAAACAGGCGGAAGCGCCGAAGGGTGAACGTCCCGAGGTCATACCGGAAGAGGGTAAGACTGTCATCAGCGACAAGGATGCGTTGCCGAAGATGGAAGGATTGAACCCAATCAAGATACCGGAAGCCCAGGAGTCGCTCGATGCGCTCGCGGGCGTGATTGAACATGGTGAGGAAGTTCCTACCGAACCGTCGCCCGATGCAAATCCCGTTCCCGAGGAGAATGACGAGAAGCCCGAGGAAAATGGTGAACTGCCTGAAATGCCTGGGCTGAATGTGAAGAGCAATAATGACAACCTGATGTATGGTCTCGAAGACGCGGTAAATGATCCGATCTTCAATCCGGAAGAGAATGAATAATGTAGTTTTCTTCATGGAGGAAACCCATGAAGAAAGAAATCAAGTCAAAGTCCGAACCCGTCGATGTTCTCGACAATTCCGAACCAAACGAATCTCCCGACATGCGGGAGATGGATGTTCCTGAAACCGAGAAGGATGAGGCCCCGTCCGTCGATGAACTCCGCAAGGCGGAAGCCGACATGAAGGAACGGATTGGGGTCAACATGTCCCAGCCGGACATGCAGCCGCAGATGATGCCCGGAAACAATGGCGAGTTTACGATGAACCCTTTCGCCCAGGCATTTGCACAGAAGCCGGCGCCCCCGTATTGCCAGCCGGGAAATGCTCCCATTCCTCCCGGTGAAAAACCTGCCGCGAATCCCGTACCTTCCTGGCGAACCTACGACTACGCATCGTGGCCTACCTATGAGGAAGCACTGAAACAGGTGTTGCCGGAATTCGATGATTTCACGTTTGGCGACGATGAGCTCATCCATGCAAACGATTCCGCCCTGCATGAATATACCACAATGATTTGGTACAAGGTCCGTACGCCGATCCAGGCTGATGGCCGTGACTACAAGGTTCTCGGTATGCCGAAGTACCCGAAGTTCCTGCAGCGTCTCGGTGTCCAGTCGCTGGATGGTGTCACCCTGATGCAAATCAACGAGACGTTCGCACTCGATGCACTCAAACGGAACCTGGAAAAGAACGATGAGAACCGTGGTGTGGTTGAGGCTGCGCATGTAATCATCGCCCGTATGGTAAGGGAAAACAGGCTCAATGCCGGAACACTGACCAGTGAAGACATTTCGGTCATTTCCCAGTTCATCCCGGAATACTCCGAAGCGACCGTGCAGGCCGTGAAGGAATATGTCCGCCGCGTTTACGATACCGAAAAGCCGCGCAACTGTCCGACTCTCTTGTACACCAGTGAACCGCGAATGGATTGCACGGTTATCGACATGGCTGAAAACGGCAGTACACTGGATGACGGAATCCCGCTGACGAAGGAAATTGTCGAAGCCGATATCAACCGTGTTAAGCGTGTCAACTGTCCGGTCGGCGCCCCGCCCAAGATGCAGCCGAATGCCGAGGCATATACCAAGTTGTTCTCGCGTCACACCGACCTTCCGGGAAATATGGTCAAACGGATACTCACCTTACCGTCGGATGTTTGGGACATATTGCTTAAAGGCAACCTGTTCTCTATGTCTCATTCGGTTGGCACCCGTCATATCAAGATTGAAATTCTCAGTGGCGAGGGCTATTCGCCGTTCTTCAATATCGAATACAACGTATCGAGGGGTGGTGGTGAAACCAGATATCAACGGTCCTTTGAAACTGTTGATGATATGTTGAAGTCCGGCCCGAATACGGTGAAACTCCTGAACTTCGCAGCAAAGAAGTTCAGTGGTGTGATTGCCTAATTGTTCGATGAAAATTTAAGAAGGCCATCTCTCGCGAGATGGCCTTTCTGTTTAGTAGATTGTTCTGATTTTTTCGCCTTCCGGGACACCGGTGCGGAGGTACCTGAGTTCCAGTTTCGGGACCTTGGACATCCGGGCATTTGCCAGGGACAACCAGAAGCCGAAGAAGTGTTCGGCGAGGTATCCGTCCATGCGGCGGTTGCTGTCATCGAGGCCGGCCTTTTCGTCGTATGCCTTCAGTAGGTTGAAAAGGTCCTTGCAATACTTGTCCAGTAGCGGCTTCTTGCCGATGAACATGTTGCATTGGATGAGGGACGGGCCTTTCAGGTAATCGGCGAACCTGGTGCCGAGGTTCTTCTCGGTTTCTTCGAGTACCGAGAGGAATATATCGAGCCACTTCATGTACTTTGCATCGGCGAACCACATGAACGCCGAGTAGTCCTTCCGGTGGAAGAACTCGGTGACGATGATGTCCGACTTGTCGAGAAGCTCGTTGGCCTGGTTCTTAGTAAGCCTGGACCACCCCTGGTTGTTGGCGTTAGCGAAGAACCTGCGGTAGTGTTCGAGGCCGATGATGTTCGCGGTCGAATGCTTCCACATGTAGTACAGGGCGGTGAGCTCACAGTACCATGGGTTCAGGTTGTCGATATTGTCCCCCTTGTGGGGAACGTCTACTAAGAACTTTTCCCTGCCCTCGTCGAGTTCAAGGAAATTGTTGTGTTTGGATCCTACTACATATATGCTCATGGCGGAAAACTATCTTAAAATACTAAAAATCCACCGGAGGGCCGGCGGATTTGATGAAGTCGAAATGAAAATATCACCACTTGATGTAGGTTGCCCACGGGGTATGTGCGCCTTCGGAGTTGTAGTCGTCGAAGAACCATGCCTTCTCGTTGGGGTCATCGAGGATGCATTTTGCAAACCGGCCGCGTTCTTCATCCTGTGCAACCATTCTGGTGTGCATGTCTATGATGTCGGCAAGGTCATGCTCGGTGAACATACGTCCCTCCGGCCTGGCAAATCCCTTTCCGGCGGGGTGCGCCTTTGCACGCAGTTTTTCAACGAGGGCGGTCGTGTCGCCGGACTTAGCCTTTTCCACTTCGGCGTCTTCTATAACGTCCTCATCCGCGAACATTATTGGAAACCGGGCCTCGGATTTCTGTTCTTCGGAGCTTTCGAAACATGCACTGAACCCTTCGTGGATAGCTTCCATGATGGAGGCGTTGTCGGCTGTTTTCATTTCGTTGATGGTATTTCCGAGCTTCGTGACAGCCTCGGCAACCATGGAGTAGAACGGATCTTCTTCCTCGCTGAACTGGCCTGGGTAGGTCGGGAAACGCTTGGCTTCGTTGTCTTCGAAGTTCAGTTCCTCGGGGTCTGCTTCGTTTTCAGTATCCGGATCGTGAATCAGCCTCTGGATATCTTCCTTGGTCAGAACCCTAGGGCACGAATCGGGACCGATTGATGCCGAACGGGGCACTTCGTCCTTCGACGGAATATAGGTCCCATCCTCCGACACTTGTCCGGTGAGCAGGCCTTCGAACGTTGCCTTTGCACCGGCGGCAAGAGCTTCGAGGATATAATCGTTCTTGCCGTCCTTCAGGGATTCGAGCGCGGCATAAAATTTGTCTTGGAGTTTCTTGGATACCATGATAAAACCTCAGGTCCTGTAATGCCCTCAGTTTATATAAATGCTACCAGTATTTTCTTGCCTCGTGGATGATAGCCAGAAGCTTGTCGCGCTCCTCAGCATCGACAGGCACGGTGTTCATTATTTCAAGGATTTGGAGCTCTTCCTTGTCTCCCGGCATCAGTCGGTCGAACGTGAAACCGGTAATTGTGTTGGTAGTCTCGTCAATCTGGCCTTCGAAATCGAGTGCGACCGACTGGGTATCGGTTTCGAGAACCTTGATATATTCACCGGTTTGGATCTGTGCAACCACGACGAACCGGTGTTCACCACCTGGACGGTGGGTGAACGTCCTGAACAGGTTCTCTATCCAGTTGCCTATGATACAACCATAGACTGCCGATGCGATGTGTTTGACTGCTATCATAATGCGAAACTATCCTATACTTCGGTGAAAAGTATCCTTGTCGTCTTGAACGGCATCACGAAGCCGCCCGAATGGGTGCCAATTTTGGCCTCGACCAGGGTAGGCTTCTTGTTGCTGGTGAACAGACGGGCGATAAAGCCAGCCGGGGCCTTCTTGAACCGGAGCTTTTCCTTCGGGATGAATATGTAGATAGGCGGACGGCCTTCCGTATTCAGCGTATCCGCATACTCATCCTCGGTCATGCCCAGGGTGTCCATGTAAATCTTGGCGCCCTTGGTCGGGGAAAGTACCTTGTACATTTCCACGATGAAGTCCCTGGTAAGGGGTATGGTTCCGATAGCGGCCTGCATCGTGGAAGTGGCACGCGGGTAGACTGTCGCGAGGACGTTCGCGTTGCCGGTTTCAAGGAGGTCGTTGGAATCGATTGTCAAGCGGTTGATGGCACAGGGGACACCGACGGAGTTCTTGAAGTCCTTCAATACCTTGATTGGGTCCGAAAGGCCAACCTTCTTCAACTGTTTCTTCAACTTCTTGTATGCCTGCTTTACGCGCTTTTCATCCTTGTCTTTCAGGATGGTGTAAATCTCGGGGGCACCGAAGTTGATGAATGGATAACCCATAGTCGTGATGACGGGTTCATCCCACAGGACAGAGGAATTTTCCTGGGCAAATCCAGGCGGAACCTCGACCGGACCGAGAGCCCTGGTCCTGGTGCCGGCGGTGTAGGTGGTACCGCCGGTCAGGTTCGTATGCGGGATGGCGTCACCGGTACGACCGGTAGAACGGTTGATATACCGCCCACTGGCGGTACGGTTGACCAAGATGTCCTTGATGATTTCCTGGGTAACACCGGGAACAAAGCGCACAAGGAACTGTGCGTTCGGGGTGTTATCCATGATATCTTGTTCGACATGGCGGAGCGCGTCGGTAATCTGGTCCCTGGAACTTGCATGGTTGTAAATTTCCATGAGTACACGCTGTGGGACGTTGATGCGACGGGCGGGCGATGCCGGGGTACCCGGTGGCAAGGCGCCTTCGTCCATATTGCCGTCCAAGCTACTAGAGTCTTCATCAGCAGCGGGTTCTTCGGGTGGAATTTCTTCCGGTTCAGGCTCATCAATAACAATGCCACCCAAATCGCTATCACCACCAGCAGCAGGGGCAGCCGGAGCCGGAGTAGCGGCAGGAGCAGCCGGAGCAGCGGGTGCCGGTTCTTCTGACACTACGACATCACCTGTGGGGACGACCGGTTTCGGCTCCACCTTTGGTGCAGGAGGTACAGCAGGTTTCGGCTCCACCTTTGGCGCAGGGGGTACAGCAGGCTTCGGCTCCACCTTTGGTGCAGGGGGTACAGCTGGTTTTGGTTCAACCTTTGGAGCTGGCAGTGCAGCAGGTTTTGGTTCAACCTTTGGTGCCGGGAGGGCAGCAGGCTTTGGTTCCACCTTCGGTGCAGGGGGCACAACAGGTTTCGGCTCCACCTTTGGTGCCGGGAGGGCAGCAGGTTTAGGTTCAACCTTTGACGCGGGTGGTACAACGGGTTTCGGCTCCACCTTCGGTGCCGGGAGGGCAGCAGGTTTAGGTTCAACCTTCGGTGCAGGGGGTACAACAGGATTCGGCTCCACCTTCGGTGCCGGGAGGGCAGCAGGTTTAGGTTCAACCTTCGGTGCAGGGGGTACAACAGGATTCGGTTCCACCTTCGGCTCCACTTTCGGGACAGGAGGTTCGATTGCTGTTGTGTCCGGTATATCGGGTTTCGATGCGGGAGTGTCGATGGCCCAATCCGGAAGTTCCGGTGTATTCATGTACTTATTGTTGATGTCTTCTACAATAATGGACAGCGTCTGCGGATCCAGCTCATGTTTTTCTTCGTTGAAAATTGTATCGCAGAGCTTAAAAATCTGTGTAAGCGCGGCCACGCGAGCTGCATACATCCTCTGCTTCTCAACTTCTACCACACGTTCCGATGTGGAAGGATTGCTGTACATTCGTTGAGATGGTATCTGGTTATGCAATGTGGCTTCGAGATTATCCGGGGAAAAATCATCGATAAAAAGACCTAGAATTGCCATTGAACGTGGTGCCGATGGGACATTGGATACAGTAGCTTCCCAAATCGGGTTATCGGTTGGCATTGCGAAGTCATCCCGTTCTCCATATATGGTTTCGAGCGCGTTGGTGAATGCATTGGCAAATTCCTCAATATCACTGCACATGCTTGCGTCAAGAAGCTGATACGTCTTTAACAGATAGACCGCAAGATCCTTATGCTTATGGGGTTCCAGTACGAGGTCATTCAGGTGCTGGAAGAGTGGGTCTTCCGGATGTGACAGGTTCTGGAAGAAATTGTTTATGACTTCCTGTTCACACAGGGTCGGAACCATCTGTACATAGAAAGCCCAGCAAAGAGGTGACCCACCGCGAACCATGGGATATTCGCGCTTAAAGTACGGATTATTGTCTAATCTCTCATCAAGGAGTTCGAACGGCGTCGCATCTTTTATGGGTTTCATGGCATTCCTCTATATACCGACAGTTTATAGGGCATTGCACCCATAAATTTGATATATGGGCGGATTGTTTTTTCGACATTTCTATAAACTACCTGCAAATAACAAGTTTCACAAGGTTATCTCGATGAACAATCGTCCAATACTCGAAGCGATCAATGCCCCGCAGCAGGATATCGACGGAATCAGGAATGCGTTATATGCCATGCACAAGTTGGCCCTGGTGTTTACCAAGTCAACCGATGATTCTCCTGTATATCGCGTCAATACTAAAGATGACACATTGAGGTTTCCACCGAGCCTGGCCTCCGTCATTTATGCAGCGTTCCACCGGAACGATGACCCGGAATACTTCGACCTCATCGCCGAAGCAGTGACCGGTGACATTGCCAGGTCCTATCGCAATCCGAATGTCAAGGATATCGAGTCGGACGCGGGGTTCCGCTATGACCCGGCTTCTCGCCGTATCGTTCCGTTTGGGCGTAAGGGCGATCCTGCTCTGCGTAGGCAGCAGGCAGTATCCTCCCAGAAGTTGAGTGACTATAACTACAATACGACCAGGGAAGCTCGTAAGACCGTGATTGGCATACTGAACAACCCGGAACGCTTGAAGACACTTGGTTCCAAGTTTGGCGCCTACCTTTACGACCTGGTGTCGCATATCGAAAGCAAGCGCAATTCGATGCCGCTGTTGGATGACTTCGGCAACATGATGAATACATACCGTCAACAGTATGTCAGTGAATTGACCTCTAGCAAGCCGTTGTCCGCTGTCGAAACCGACAAGGATGGAAATCCGGTTGAGCGCTATCTCCAGCCGAAGGCTGTTGGGTTTAGCTACAACAAGGGCAATCAGCCGAATGAATCGGACCATAGCACCATCAGCGATGCTGAAATTTATGCATATATCGCATGCCGCATGTCCGAAACCTATGGTAGTGGTATTCTTGAACATAGTCTCGAAGCCAAGGATGCTGCTTCCGACTATGCCGACTGGTACTGGTCGTCCAACCCTAGCCCCAAGCCGCCTGACCATTCGAAGAGCGTACCTGATACGGCTGGATATGTTCAGGACTGGATTGAGGGTGAAGGTCTTCCCGATGAAACTGAATATCAGACCGGCGAAGGTAGGAGCGAGTACCTTGCCTTGAATATCGCCAATCCGAGCTTGGACCTCAGTGGCGCACCGGTGGCGCCGCAATACTTGAAGCCATTGTTCGCAAAGGATTGCGCCCGTTTCATGAAGAAGCGTGGTGGTGTCCGTTTGAACGACATCAATGACATTGTGCGCGGTTACGAGAAAATGGCTAAGCTATTCGGCGTGTCCCTTCGCCCGAAGGCTGAGGATGAAGAAGACTCGGATTATACCGAATACATGCGCGATGAAATCAATGCCAAGATCGCCAGCTTGTCCCGTGATGTACGCGCCGCTGTTCAGGTTCATGACCAGGGTGTCGCCGCGCTTCGTGCTGAGGCTGGCGATGAGGTATCGAACAATATCCTGAGCCAGGTATTCCAGGATGGCAAGTCGGAGTATCCTGGTGTTGCCGGTACCGGTGATGAAATCTTGCTTCGTAAGACCAGTGTCGAACGTGGCGAGATTACTAGCCGAGTGCTTAGGGCTGTTAAGCGTTATCCTGGCAAGTACCAGGTCTTGTCGGATAACAAGACGAATGGGGAACTCGATATCAAGATGGGTGATGCTGTCGTAAAGCTCAATCATGGCGATGTGGAAGGTGCCGACAATTACACTATGCCGGTTCTGTTCCCGTTCTATGACAGTAGCGAATCGTTCACGACCTATACCATCTGGAAAGGTATCGTTCCATATACTCGTATGGTCGATAATAAGATGGAATACATGAATGATGAGGACCAGGAATTGCATTCCGCCAGGGTTGCTGAGGGTGAGGACATCGCCTCCGGTGCCATATCGTCATTGAATGACCGTAATCCGGCGGTTGACCTGAGTGGTCGCGATACATTCGAGGTTCCTGAACTTAGCAAGCAGGAATTGGCTGCAACGCTTCCCCCGACTAAGGCGGGACAGAAATTCAGCAATGCCGATGCGGTTCGCTCGTTTGATGAAAAGACCCTGCATGCCTATTCAATCATCGCCAACATTGAGGCATACGATGCTGACTTGAACCAGTATATTGGCAATGTGGTGCAGAACCTTGGTGCTCCGGTCAGGTTCGCATTCAGGGATGTGTATGGTAGTATTCCTGCCATGGTGTCCGACGCTTCTAGTGAAGAATTGCTACAAATGGTTGCAGAACGAGCCAAGGAATATGCGGCTGTCATGTCTGCTAATCACCTGGATGCTACATCCAGTGCCGAAGAAGCTGACAATACCAGGAAACTCGTGCAGAGCTATGGTAAGGAATTCGCGACCGACTTGTTCACTACGCTCAACAGTAAGAACATTCCAGCTGAGATTTCGGCTGCTTATGACAATGATGAACATGATACCTTGGTTGCATTTAGGGCGTTCCTGCAAGACCTGTGTGGTGCGGCCAACAGTATTGCTACCGGATATGGGTATCATGGTCTTGATGTGATAGGCATGTATTCCGGCGGTAAGTATGATGAAGGTAACCGAATCTCGGTATCCTTTAATTCTGCTGGAAATGCCGAACCCATTGGACGTTTCCGTGATACGAATGGGGCGATTGCTGCCCAGCGTGAAACGGAGCAGGGCATTATCAAGACTGCCGAAACAATTTTGAATGCTTCTACCATGGTGGGAGAGCGTGGACGCAATGCTGCGCTCGCCGACGCGGCTGCACAGTTGCTGGATCGTGTGCCGGTAGATGCTGCGGCAAAGACATCTTTGGAACAGCAGGCTGAAAAGGCTATCGTTCAGCCGAATGGCAAATATGCTGAACTTGGTAAGATTTACGCAAGCCTGTACTCGGCGCTGGCCAACCTGATTGTTCGTGGTCCGGTTACCGAGAGTGTTAAGCCATGGCTCATGTCTGGTGTCAATACAAAGGCTATTGACAAGGCCATGGCCGCATTGATGAAGCAAAAGACGCTTCCCAAGATGGAACAGCGCCGTGCTATCCTGCGTCAACTGACCGGGAATGGCGCTCTCATCAATGCCTTGACTGATGCATTCCGCGGTTCGATCATTGGCGATAGTGGCGAACATGCCGCTTATGCTGAATTGGCCGCTGCCGCTATTGGCGCCGTCGAGGGTGCAAAGAACCTCGAAGACCTGAAGAACAAGGTGGTTCACTTCTTCCATACTTCGCCCAGGAAATTGTCCGATATGGATACGAATGATACCGTTTCCCTGGATGATGCTGGTCAGGAACTGGAAGCGCCAGATGAAAATCCGAGTGGGGTTGGTGAAGAGGTTGCGAGCAACTTCAAAACCTGGACACCATCCAACGGCGGTACTTATGATGGATTGACCGGCAAGCTGGGGTTCGATACTATCAAGGTCGGAAATACCAGTGGCAGCATTGGTTCCATTAGGCCATTGACTGACGGCGAATCTGCTTACAGTGGATTGAATAAGGGTGCGGTTCAGAAATGTGCCGACTATATCCAGTCTGCCCGAGAGGACTTGCAGGAATTTGCCGAGAAGAATGGTGCCGACTTGGCAAATGTCGGAAAGGCGAACGTGCGTACGTTGTGGGCTGACGATGTGATTGATTACATCGCTACCAAGTATATGGATTCCAAGATGCGGTTGAGATTCCAGCAGTCTCCGACAGGTGCTGTCGTTGATAGCGCTGCCGGTGATGAATGGAGAAAGCTGGTTGACGAAGTTGTCACGGGCCTGAAAACTCGTTGCTCTCGTTACATGCCTGAGACCGCAGCTATGCGTCATGAATTGAACGAATTCCTTACCGATGGCTTTGAAATTGGCCCTGATAACACCTTGGCCGAAATTTCGAAGGCAAGTACGGCATTCGCACATATCATTCTGCGCGTGGGCGACATTACCAAGAACCAGGCCACTCCTAACCCGTATGCCGGTCATGAGACACCGGTGTCTAACATTCCTACCGCTATGCGTGACGTTGCCAAGCAGCGTTCTAGTGCGGATGCAAATGTTGACCCGGATGTTGCTAGGGAAACATTGAACTCGGCCATGAATAGCGTTATCAACGACGATAACCTTAGCCGCGAAATTGAATCCATTTACCATGATTTCGGTATGCATTCGACTGAAGGTTACGGTCGTAAGTTGGATACGATTCGTGCTGCAAAGCATGCTGCCTACAACAAGACGCATCGTGCTGAAAGCGAAATCAACCGTAGCTACGCGCCGAATGCGGAAGCGGCTGCCGCATACGGAGCAATTCTGGATTGCGAGTCGGAAGGGGATGCCGAATACAGCAAGCTGGTTAGCAGGTTTGCTTCTATGACCCAGACGAACCCGAAGATGCCCTTTGGTGCCCTTCTTGAAACGCTTGCACTCGACGAGACATGCGTGAATGGGCCGTTTGCTGGAAAGACCTACGCCGAGATGGCTTTCGGTAAGAGTGCCGGTATGCTGTCCGGGAAGCGTCTTGCTGCGATGCTGAAGAACAAGGCGGTTATCGATGGTATTGTCAAGGCCATCCGTTACCAGATGACGGATAGGTTGCTGTCCAATGGTACCTTTGGCCCGATGCGTAAGAACAATCCGGAAATGATGGAACGCATTTCTGAAACGTTCTTCAGCTTGGCTGGTAACCTTGCATCCGGTCATGCGGCGACAATCTTTGCCGCCTTGGATCCGGCTGAACGTAACGCCGGTCATGAGGCTCATCTCCATAACATGGCCGAGGACTTGAATGCGGATGCTACTGCCGGTGCCCAATATGATTCTGATGAGTACATCAAGAATTTGACTGGGCAGTATCCTGACCGTGGTGTAAAGGCCGATGACAGGTTGGCTGATGCAGTCACCCAGATCTTGGGCTTTAACGCAAGGAATGACAAGGAACGTCAGGAAATGCGTGATGAAGGCTTTAAGGCGCTGGGTGAAATCGGTGGTCCTGATGCCGTTGCGTACATGCAGGAAGAACTTGGCAAGAAGTATGTGCAGGAGAAGATTGACGGTTCCGTCAACGAGAAGAGCGCCCTTAAAAATGCGATGATTGACCGGATTGTGAATGCATTCGGTTCCAATCCTAGGGAACGCTATAAGGCTGCTGCCAGTGTCGATGCCGAAGAGGCCAAGACATACGAACAGATTGCCAATGCCATCTGCGATATCTATAAGTATCACCAGGTCGAGGATTCTGAGGAACGAAAGAAGGCGGCAATGGAGAAGCAGGGCAATGCATATACCCCGAGCCCCGAAGTCGCAGCACTTAAACAGAAGGCTGGCTGGGGTGTGAGGTATGTCGAGAGCGTGCTCGGCGCAAAGGCGGAACAGTTCATCGTCAACAACATGCGTCTGCTGGATAACACCAGTGGAGACCCGCGTGAGGTGATTGACGACGTGCTTGACCGGATGCGTACATCTCACTCGGCAATTCCTGATGCAATCATGGATTACTCCAAGGAGCGTGCCAACCCGAAGAAGACCGCGCTGCGCGGCCCTGCTGCACGTAGGGCACAGGAGATGGAGAAGAACCTTGGCATGCCCAAGATGCCTAGCGTAGGCTCCGTGAATGAACAGAACCGCAGAATGCGCTCGGAGGACGGTGACCATGGTGTAAGTGCAATTACCCAGGCTAACCGTGAATCGCTGGATGCCATTATGGGAACGGTTCAGAAGAAGCTGAGCACTCTCGATGTTAATATGCCTACTGCACAGAAGCGTATGGTCAAGGAAGACCTTAGGTCTAACGCCGGCTTCACTGGAAGTATCGACCAGTTCTGCGATGATGTGAATTCGTCTACTAATCCGAATGCCCAGGCTCATTTTGCGGAAACGTATGCGCATGACATGGAAAACTACGATATGGCCGAATTGCGCAAGTATCTGAGGTCTTCCATCGGTGCAGTGTCTATCGATGCCGGTAAGACACCTATGGGTGGCAGCATTGATGATGGCACCATCCGCTTGATTGCACGTTCGGATATTCCGGGTATTCACATGGTTACCGGCTCCGATGGTGAGGAATCTGACCAGGTGCAAATCGGTAATGGTAAGGCTCTCCCGGTCGATAGTCCGGATGCCCACATGCAGATGACCCTTATCATCAACAGGGCCGAAAAGGAACTTGGTCACTCGGTCTTTACATCGGATGGCAAGTTTGCCCCTGATAGCAAGAAGGCAATCGCCAAGGTTGTTCGTGGCAATACTGCTCCAGTTGACCCGATGGTTGCGGCCAAGCAACTTGTTCCTGTTATGATTGGTATTATCCAGCGCTCTATCCAGAATGACGCTGGTAAGGATACCGGTAAGCAATGGGCTAACGTTACTGCTGATGGTAATTTCTTGCGGGAATATACCGACCCTCAGGGCAACAACTTCGTGGCCAAGTTTGGCGAGGGCAAAATTGCCGCCATCGTACACGGTGTGGTTGGTTCCACTTTCAGCGATGCTACGCAGAACGATATCCGCGAGGAAATCAGGCAGTACCTGACCCAGACGAAGGGTACCGTTAAGGGTGGCCTCCCTGGTCTGGAAAAGAAGATCAAGGATGACATCACCAAGGAGATTACCCGTCGCGCCAAGGACATGGTTGTCAACGGGGTCATCAAGACGAGCAAGGATAACCTTGCGGTCATTTGGAAAAACCCGCCACAAGCGGTTGTCCAAAAGAATGATGTCGATGTCTAATTAAAAAAATCCCGCCAAATGGCGGGATTTTTCAATGGTGCTTGATGAACCTTAGTCGGCTTCGACGTTCCATCCGCCCGGAGTTGGCATAAAGCTGCCGATGTCACCGGCTGCTTCTTCGTCATTGTCAACGTCACCCTGGTCCATGGGCGGCATGAACATCATGACATCCGGGTTGAAGTCAATCGGGTTCTCGCATTCTTCACCCATCTTGGCGAAGTCCGGGAGCATTTCGCGGAAGGAATCGGCCAGGAGGTCTTCGTAGGACAGGAACCCATCGGTGTTCTTGATCCACTTTTTGAGGATTGCCAGGTCGCTTTCCTTCAATTCGGCATCGAACGAGAAACGGTTTTCCTTCTTCATGTTATCCATGATTTCGGCAGCGGCCTCGGCGAGTGCGTTCTTGCGCTCATCTTCTTCCAGGGCTTCCTCGAACTGTTCCTTGTTGAACATGCGGTTGACGTCGAAGAGCGTGATGTCATTGATGGTTTCCTTGCCTTCGAAAAGGGCAAGAAACTTGGGGTACTTGGGCAACTGCTTGATGCGGTAGTCCTTACCGTTTACGGGCGGGTCAACCTTTTCCTTGTAATAGAATACCTTGGTGAACTCGGTGAGTTCGTCACAGGCGCCCATCTTGCCACGGAGTACGTCGAAATCGTCGTAGTCGGGTTTGGTCTTGTCTACGACTTCATCCAGCGTAGGAAGGTCCAGGGTTTCAAATGTGAGTACCTTCTTGACGACTTCCCCTTCCTTGGGATTGCCGTTTTCATCGATCAGCACCTCGACAACGCGCTTGGTCGGGGTAATAGGCTGGTTGTTTTCCAATTCCATAATAAAAATCCTCGGATTTATTTCCGAGGATTAAACTACATTAAAGATTGCCGGTTAGCGACGGAACACCCAATAATCGACCCCGGCAACTGCCTTGAACATTTGGAGGGCGCTTTCGCAGTTGGCTGCCGCGGTCGCGATGAGGTTTTCGCGAACCATGTCAGGCTGTTCACCGTTCCCCATGCTCTGATAGCCATCGGCGCCGGAGTAGAGGGCAGTATTGCATTGGCCCTGCTGTGCCCGTTTGAAAATGTCGGCAATCTGGTTTGCAATGGGGCTTGCTTCAATCTGTGCGCGGACGGCTTCGAGGCAAGCGTTGAAGGATTCCAGGTCAACGGATTCGCCGGCTGCCGGAGCACCATCGCATCCACCGGAGGTTGCATAGCCGACATCGGCTGCGGCGTTCGCTTCGTTGCCGGGAATGTCGCTCATTGCGCTACCCATGGCATACCCATAGAACCCAGCCTTGCGTTTTTGGGGACCGTTGCTTTCAATGGGATGGGTGATTCCACCGGATTTCTTGCCGGCATTCACTACGCTACCTACGAATGTGTCTTTTTTGGGCATGATGTAACCTCTTGGAGATAGTTTATACCCCGAGAGGAATAACATGAAAGACGTTTATGCCATTATAGGTGTGTCCAGGAAGGCCAGCGACGAGGAAATTCATGCTGTGTACAAGAAACGTGCGCGTGACCTGCATCCCGACCACGGGGGCAGTCCGGAGCAGATGGCCGAACTGAACGAGGCGTATGCCAAGATCAAGACGCCTGAATTGCGCCGCAAGTATGATGCTTCGCACTCGTTTTCCAGCACGATGGCCACATGGAGTGCCGCGATGGGTAAGTCCGATGTAGCCAAGAACTTCGGGCAGGCGCCGACTACGAGCGACCCGCGTAAGGTGGACGGTACCGATGTCCCGGTGAATGTGGAAATTTCGATGGAGACGTTCATGAAGGGTGCCCCCATCATGACAGTAAATTACATGGTTGAACATGAGTGCCTGGAATGCTCCGGAACCGGTGGCGACCATCTGGAAACATGCCCTAATTGCCACGGTGAGCGCAATGTGCGCACGGTGACCAACGAGGGTGACCGCGTAATGAAGTGCCCGAAATGCAATGGCGCCGGGATGGTACCGGTGGGCGAATGCGCCGTGTGCCATGGCACGGGGATGTCAAGCAAGCAGGTCAGCCACTCATTCCACTACAAGAAGGGTGTTGTTGACATGGTTGTGCCCGGAAAGGGAAATGGTGGCCGCTTCGGCGGCATGAACGGTAACCTGGTCATGGAATTCCATCCGAAGGCGACCGAGCACCTGAGTTTTGATGGGGATAAGTTCCTGTATATCCACAACATACCGGTCGAGGGCTTCATCCTGGGCCATGCCGTGGAAATCGACTATCCGGGGCCCCTGATGGTAAAGCGGATACCCCCTGGGCAGACCTACGGCTACCGGGAAACCATGGAAAAGTTCATGGGAACCGAGTATCCCTGTGAATTCATCTTCATGCCGGCTGACGAAAAGGACCCGGATGCCATCCGGGGGAAGCTGGAAGAACTTTCAAAAGCAAGAACGGATATAGTTTCCGGTTAAGCGAGGAATTAAAGATATGAGCAAGAAAATCAGTCTCACGATTGCCGAAAGGTACGATATCGTCAAGTACGCCCACCAGATCCCCTCTACGAGGGTGACCTACTTCTCCTTCCCGGAATTCCTGGAAGTCATCCAGATTACCGACGAGGAAGCCAAGGAATTTGAAGTGAAGGTGGTTGACGGTACGGTCGAGTGCAACTGCCCTGACCGCAAGTTCGAATACGACACGGCCAGTTTCCCCAAGCCAATCATCGATACGATTGCCCAGTACGTCAAGGACGTGCAGGAACAGATCGATGAAGAGAAGAAGAACACGCCCGACCACAGCGCTTCTCCTCTCTACGAAAAGATTGTTGCATCCCTGTCCAAGTTGCTCTAAGTTATGGTTTCAGTACCTTGCCAGCTTGGCCTATGTTCATGCTTCGAGCAGTACAGTGTCGTCCTGTCCGATGAGGACGGTTCCGACATTGTCCAGCTTTTCAAGGATGAAATTGACGGGATGATGGGAAGTCCGGAGTTGTTCTATACTCCGGTTCCGTTCTATATCGCTACCGGAACGATCGGGAATATCCATGCGGAAATGCTCATCGTGTTCCTGTATGCCGGCATCCCCTTCATTCTGTCCTCCCCGTATGCCATTGACGGCGCCGGTCTCGGCGATGCCGTGGTGACACGCGATGGTGGGCGCCTGATATCCAAGGTCTATGGCCAGAACAACCGGCATGTATATTCCCTTGGGTACACCCAGAGCGGAGCGAACGTTCTTGAACATGCCAAGGAATTCCTCATGCACAACTTGCCCATGTCGTCTCCCGACATAGACGAGATGGTTGCCGAGGAACATATCGTCAATGCCAAGATAAACGAGCGAATTGGCGTCATCTCGAAGGATGGCGGTACCAGGCTTGAAATCTATGCATTTGATACTGACGAGAGCCGCATGATTCGTGCCAACAAGGATTTCGTGAAGGATCCGGTTGCCGAGCGTGGGATACCGGCTGGAATGCGGGAAGTCATTGCCTATGGCGGACTTCCGGATATCATTTGCATCGGTAGCATCTGTTCGACGGATGGTTCGGTGTTCGATGTATGGGTACCTAATGCACCTGTATTGACCCGTGCTGCCAGGGGCATTTTCGAGGATGAGGTTCTGCCCATCGATGCCTTTACCTTGGATACGGAAGGTGTGGAGGAGTGCTACGCAATGTTCCACAGTAAGTTGCGTGAACTTGAAGACGAGGCCATCGCTAAGGAAATCGAAGCCGAGAGCGATGAGGAAACGCCCCCGGAAATTCCCGACGAGGAAGATATCTAACGAATGCGCCCGGTTGGGCGCATTTTTGATGTGCATATATCTATAAACTGCAGTTAAACATTGATGGGAAGCATATTATGGCCACTGAAATGACATCCTCACAACTTAGCCCGAAAGCGGCATTTGCGCGAATTTGGAAGCGTTTGACCGACGCGGTTGCAGAAGGTAAGAGGAAAGCCGGTGTATCTGTGAAGACTGAATCCATTATGGAGGCTGCCAAGGGTGGCAAGCTGGACATGATTGATTTGGGCGAGGATAATCTGTTCGGTGACCCGGAACAGGGAATGCTTGATCTTGGGGAGGAAAATCTCTTTGGAACCCCGGAAGGTGGGGAATCTTCCGAACAGTCGGAAACTCCGGCCCCTACGGAACCGGAACATGGTGCCGAGGCTCCCGCTGAACAGCCGGCTCCCACCGGGCGTGTTCTCAAAGGTGTTGTGGGTGGTAAAACCGGCGATGACCAAAAATTGGTTATCACCAAGAGAAAGCCGACACGTTTGACAAAGGCTGAACGTGAAGAGGAAGCGCGTCGCGCCAAAGAGCGCCAGCGCCAACTTGACGCAGAAAACAACTATTCCGTTGCGGAAGTTCAGGAAAACTGGAAGTCGCTGTTTGACTATGCCTATGAAAACCGTGAGTATCTGAAAGACGCCGGCCAGCTCATCACCGAAGATGAAGTTAGGACTCTGTTCAGTACCGAGTATAATAATTACAGTGGAAGAAACCACGGCGACTCTACCGATACAGCGGTGAGTGGTGTTTTGGACATTTTCCAGAAAAAACTCCCAACTATTATTAAGCAGCTTGATGCCCGACTTCATGGTGAAGGCAACTTCATGAAGAATGGCTCCCTGATGTATTATTTGCTGCGTGCGTCGCATTTGGCCAATGACAAACGTACTCCAATACCACGGGCAGGCGAAACCCTCGGCATCAAGTCTAAGACGGTAGTCAATGACAAGACGAGTGTACTCAACCAGTTCGTGTTGACTTCTGACCTCCAGGCATGTGAAGATTGGATACGGAACAGGTTCAATGGGTATGATATGGCTGATGATGCGGTCAAGGGTATGGCCCTTGATATTCTCGCCAACGGAACCAACAAACCTGGCCTGGTTGAACAGCTCGGTGGCCGTAAGGACATTCCCAAAAAGTTTGCCAGTCCTAGGTACGGAACGCTCGAACGTTCCGATGACAAGGTGATTGTCTTGGGTACCGAAGGCTTCGTAACCGATTTCAATACAATGTTTGACGATTATTTGGCTGATGCCGATAGGAGTCCTGACCATGTTGGAGCTGAGGTTCGGCCAGTTAATTCCCTTGGCGCTACCAAATTTCATGGTAATCTATATGGTGCCGCGTATGATGAGAGCCGATACTTGGGTGTTATCAACTATTTGGTGCGCAAAGGTGTCCTACTTCCAATCACACTCAATGTAGGTAAAATTTCCACCGATCAGTCCGGGAAGGGCAATGGAAAAGGTGGAGCGAATGGAAAGGGTGGAAATGGCGGTGGCGAGAAGGATGATGAAAACCGCTGGGCGGATAATCTCATGTCCCATCGTGACGATGGTAATGGGATGTCTGTTATCAACGCAAACGTAGGCGAACAGTGGTCGGCGAATGGCCTCATGCGGTTACTTGGTGGAACCGGTGCTAAAAAGGTTGCCGAGATGTCCGGTACTGGGGACATGCTGGGTGATGCTTTGGCAAGTGGTAATGAGATTGGAACACTATCCAAATTCTCTGCTGCCGTGATGAAGTGGCTTTGCGAAACGCTTGGAAGGGAGTATTCTACCAAGAATGCCAGTGGCATGTCGGCAATCATTTTTGATAATGAACCGTCGATAATTGCCGAGGCCGGCAAGAATATGAGCTTGGATGGCAGTACACGTGCGGTTCTTCGTGCGATTGAGAATTTCAATGGGGCAATGTCTCGGCATATCAAGAACAGTGAGATTGGCGGTGACATTGGAGATATTGAACATATGTCCCCCGAGGAAATCAGGGAGAAGGCTACTCCGGACGTTCACTTGGATGAACTTGCCCGTAAGTGCTATGATGCATTGGAACGCGGAAATCAGACCGAAAGCCTTGTGACATTCGGTAAGGGTTATCTGGTGTATATGATGGGTGGTCTATTTGAATTGCCGACCAATACGCCATCGCTGATTACCAGTGCGGCCCGATTTGCATCCTTGATGGGTACCAAGCCGATGAATAGGGGGCTCATCCATCAGTACATTCTGAAAATGAACGCTGATGACGTAGTTGCTATGGCAAGGCGCCTGGAAGATGCCGCTCCGGAGATTATGGTCGGGCAGGAAGGCGGTAACATCATGTATGGCGACATGTACCCGGATTGCAATGTGCCGTTGAACAATTTGAAATCATCTGGCATCCCAGGTGCCATAGCGTACATTTCTGAGATGGATCCGTTCCAGTGCATCTGCGACTGCGCCGAAACACTTTGCGATATGGAACCTGGTACATTGAGCACGTATATGGCCGACCTCAAAACATGCGAAGACAAGGCTGATATTGAGGATAAGGCTCGTACAATCAATAATCAGGGCAGTGGCGTCGTAGACTTGCACATGAGCGATGCCGGCAAGGAACGTGTGAAGCGCGTGGAGCCTACTAACAAGCAACCGCCTAAACCAGCGGCACCGACTATTGCCAGATTTGGACGCAACCGTTTCTAGTGGGGTAATGTGAGTACATTCAGCCCGACATACGATACCTTTTTCAGGGTAGGTGATGATGGTGTCACGCATAGTGATGCCACCGACCTGCCGGTGTCCGAGTCGTCCTTTGTCGCATTCAAGTTCCCACTTTCTGGCTTGTATGATACGCCAAATCCGGTCATTAAGGTCAGCGTGACGGTCACATCGACCAATGTGCTTGGCAATGAAATCGGCATGCTCGGTCTATACGAGATGAGCGATTCCAACTGGATTGGCAGTGACCCTTATGACAAGGTGGATGACAAGGTAAACGTGAGCCCCATTGCGATAAGCAAGCCGATTGCCGACCATGACTGTGATGGGTACGTTGACACCGATCCACCGGAAGGGTTCGAGAAGAACCCGGTGGTTTTCACCATTCCGGATTCGATTGTCAAGGGGTGGAAGCGTCGCAACCTGGCCCAGGTATCGCTGGCGATCGACACTTACCGCGACTTTGAGTTCGAGGGCGAGATGACCATCGGCTCCAATGAGTCCGATAGTCCGATTGAAATAACGATTGATGAAGGCGAAACACCCGTCCTTGAGCCGTTTGATATCAATGTCACGCCTACAACTCTTGCTCCGGATGGACGTGCGACTATTACCATTGCCGATGCCGATCGGTCGTTTGGTGCTGGTATTTCCGACCTGGTTGTGATGATAGATGACGAACCGGCGACTATTCTGTCGGGTAACGACACTTCGTTGAAGATTGTCGTACCTGATATACCGGGAAAGGTCGAGGGTATGTCCGAACTCGTGATTACCGATGCCGATGGGGTTCCGGTGAGCAAGTCTACGCGAGTGTACTACGATGCGAGTGCGACAAAGCGTAACAAATTCTTTACGGATCCTTCCCGCCCTGGAAGGGAAGATGAGCGCGTCAGTCATTCTGCCGTGTACAACCGGGACCTCGGTTTCAACAATTTTGTTGAAATTACTGACGAGAATAGCCTCATTCAGAACATCTACAACATTCTTCTTACCAGGAAGGGTGAGCGTCTGTTCAATCCGGACTTCGGTACGACCATCGAGGAACGGGTATTCAGTATCATGAATGAGGATGACGAGACAAGCATTCTGCAGGAATGTTTCACCGCCATCAACGAATACGAACCCAGGGTATCGGTGGACTATGAGGAAAGCAAGATAGATATCGACTACGATGCCAACACCATCCGTATCATCATCGCCGTTGTCTTGCCGAACGGGAACTCCGAGTACATCGTTCTCCCGTTCAAGAGTAGGGGAACTCTCGTTAGATGATGCTAGGACAACAAGTCGCCACTAATACCCACCTGGTCTATGTGGACGACTACAAGACTGGGTGGAAGGAAGTTGGCCTCCGTCTCGGCATCTGTCGCGAGGATGGTTCTCCCAATGCGGGCACCTATATCATGGAGGCCCGGTATCACAATTCAAATGGCGTTTTCATGCCGGCGATGAAGCTGGATGGAAAGAGTATCGAGGTCTACGTCGTAGATGGGGTTGTCGGTAATGTGAAGGATCCGACTTCGCTGGCTGAGGCCCTTAACCATTTCCATGTCCCCACCCTGGATTTCGGAACCTACAAGTTTTCCGGGAAGTTCTCCACTGCTCCCGGAAAGCCAAACATGGTCTATGACAAGATGCACCGTGGGATTACTTTCAATGCGAACCGCATGAAGGACCTTCGTGGCATACATGACCTGATGGTCAGGATAGACTTCGATGATGGCAAGTTCATGGAGCCGCTGTTAAGCCGCTACATCTATACAGTGAACCAGATGCCGAACAAGAAGAACCGTGGCATACCGGTGCTTGGATATTTCGACCTTGAAGAATACCTTTCCATAATGAGGGACCCCAGGTCGGCAATGTTCCATACTGAGGGTCCGACCAGTGCGCTCATATTCATCGAGACGGCGGAAACGCCGGGTCGGGTCGTGTTGAGGGATATCGCCGAGAACGGATCCTGCATGCTGGCCCTTGAAGGTTTCAAGTCGGTGCTTGATGTGAAGAAGGCCAATTCGTTCCGGCCCATCGTCGTCCTGAGCATGGCCCCGTTCAAGCTGCCGGAAAGTTCCAACTTCCCGTGGCACAAGGTGACCTACGGCAAGTTCAAGGTATTCTGCACCCCCATGATGGGCAAGATGGACATGTGGGAGCATGTCCAGGGAGGGGTGAACCTACTGTCCAGGATGACATAGGTGTTGATAAGTTGTTGATAGTGTGGATATTTTTGTTATTTAGTAGTTGACAGTTTGAGAATAAGTAGTTAAATTTCAGTTGAAAAGAGAGGTGTCTTATGGCAAAGAAAGCAGCAAGTACAGCAACATCAGGCGTGCAAGTCGCCCCAAATTTCGGTTTCTTCCGCAAGTTGAAGACAGGTGATAAGTACCTGGACCACAACAAGAAACGACCGGAATATGGTTTCATCAACAGCGGTTCCTATGCGTTTAACGCGGCTTTGTCCGGTGACGTATATCAGGGATTCCACATGAACAAGTTTTTCATGGCGGTGGGTTTCTTCGGAACCGGTAAGTCCTTGATTGCCAAGCTGAACTTTGCTCTCGAACTCATGAAGCAGGGATACTACATCTTCTGGTACGACACTGAAAACGAAACTACCGAAGAAATGCTCATTGAGAACTTCGGTTTCATCCCTGGCCAGTTCGAAATCGTCCGTATGCACACGGTCGAAGAATTCCACCACAGTATGTCCATGCTCGTCAGCCAGCTTGAAGAAGACAAGGGCGAGAAGTTCGAGAATGAGCGTAAGTGTGCGGTCGTGCTTGACTCCGCGGGCGGTCTCTTTACTAACAAGGGTGTGGACGATGCCCAGAAGGGTGCCGATAGCGCCGACATGACCAAGGCCAAGAAGTTGAAGGCCTTCTTCACCGACATGACATTCCGTTGCGGCGAACTCGGCGTTCCGATGTACATCACGAACCACAAGTATTTGAAGCCGACCAGCTACGGCAACCCGGAAGAAATCGCCGGCGGTGAAGGCGCCAAGTATTTCGCCCGTGTTATTTTCGACCTCACTACTGGATTTGAAGTCGTTTCCGCGACCGACAAGACCAAGCTCGGCCTTATCCTGAACGTGAACATCAAGAAGAGCTGCTTTGTCCACGTCGGTACCAAGGTCAAGATGTACCTTGACTGGAAGACCGGTCTGAACCCGTACTACGGTCTCCATGATATCGCGAAGGCTGCCGGCCTCCTGGAAGCATACACCGCCTCCAAGTTCCCGGATGTTCCGCCTCCTGCTGGCCGTATCGGCAATGCCGGTGCCTGGGTCATCAAGGATCCGCGCAAGCCGCGTTCCGAATGGATTGCCTGCTTGAACAAGGACCTCCACAAGGCGGAAACCATCGGTACCATCCTCGACCCGATTAACGACTATGTTCACGAGACCTTCAAGAACAAGTCTCTCGCGGACAAGCTCGGCGAGAATGGCATCGACGAGAACGTAAGTCTCGAAGTGGACGAGGAAGCAGTCGAACGCAACCTCGAAAGGGCCAGGAAGGAATCCAAGAAGAAGGCTGCCAGCATGGCGAAGGCCCTCGGCGAAGAGGAAGAGGCACCGGAACCGGAAACCGCGGCGATGGTGGTCTCGGACGAAACCGCCGAGTAAAAATCTCGTAAGTCGAAAAGAGTCGGGACTTTCCCGACTTTTTCTTTTATTTTTCTTTCAGCGCAAGATATTTTTGCTATATTTTCAGCATACAGAATTTTTAGTTCCCAATCATTATGTCAGATACAGTAATCGAAAACACAGTACCACCCCCTTTCCAACCGGCAGCGCCGGTACAGATTCCAGCACAGCAGGGGGCGGCTCAGGATGCCTTGGCGGCATCCCTACCTCCAGCCTGGGACCCAACATCGCGACCGGTGCCGGTCATACAACTTAGCAAGGAAGACCTTGTTCTTAGGACATATTTCAATGATAACATCATTGGTCCGAAACTGAGAGCGTACATGAACCCGAAGATGTTCGTGGACCCTGTAAACCAGGCGCTCACCAAGGTCATCGGGAAGTTCGAGAAGAAATACAGCCGTAGCCCTACTGCACAGGAACTTATCCTCGGCATGGGTTCCACCGGTTTCTCAGAACAGCTTGTCCAGAAACTCGGGTATATCTGCAATACGCCGATGGTAGGCGTTCGCCAGGAATACCTCATAGATTTGATTGAAGGTCATTTCCGTGAAAGGATGACCGAGAATATCCTCATCAGTGCCGCGGAGAATGTTCATGACCGGCATGTCGACGGGATTAACAACCTGATACCGAAACTCAAAGAAGCGGTAAATTTCTCTTTACATACGAACCTCGGTCTAAATGTCTACAACGACATTGGCACCGCGCTTGCATTGTTGAAGGAACGCAAGGAATGCATCCCGTCGTCCATCAACGAAATTCGCGCCAAGACAGGTACTGTCGAGAAGGATGGTTCCATCAGGGGTGGCGGATATTACCGCAAGACCCTTACCCTCTATGTCGGCCAGCCGAACGTCGGCAAGAGCCTTATCCTCGGTAACGAGGCCGTGTTCGCGTACTCCTACGGGTACAATGTCCTTTACATCTCCCTCGAACTTGCCGAAGACTACCTGTGGCAGCGTTTGGCAGCCAACCTGTGTGATGTGGCAATGCCCGACATCCTGCAGATGACCGAGGAAGAATGCCGCGCAAAGATTGACGCAACGCTCCGTGCAAACCAGGGCGATGGTGTCCATGGCAACTTCCAGATTAAGCGCTTGAAGACCACCACCACTCCGGCTGACATTGAAATGTATGTTGACCAGTTCGAGGCCACTTTCGGTAAGCTCGACCTCCTGGTCATCGACTACATCGGCATCATGAAGCCGGGCCTCTCCGCTGCCGAGCAGCGCAGCATGTATCTTGATGGTGTGGCCAAGGCCGAGCAGATCCGTGACTTCCTGATTGAACGCAATATCGCCGGCCTTTCCGCAGTGCAGTTCAACCGTATGGGTTACAATTCTCTCGATGCGGGTATCGAGGCGGTGCAGGGTTCTTCCGGTTACTCAGAAACCTCCGACGTGATGATTTCCATTACATCCGACTCCGTTCTGCGCGAATGCGGCATGTTCTACCATACTTTCTTGAAGAACCGTTTCGGACGTAACTCCGATACCTTCCAGACAAGGTGCGACTTCATGAAGATGAAGTGGTTCGATGCCACCCAGGAAGAACTGACCCATTACCAGGAACTCCGCACTGAACAGGAAGCCTACATGGCGAACCAGGCACCCACCCGTGGCCCGCGTGCTCCCAAGAAGGACAACACCCAGCCACCAAAGGCGCCTCCTCAGGAACAGTTGCCGTCGAGACCCGGTGAACGAGTTGCCAGCATGATATAATTTTTCGGCATGAAGATTGCCGGAATAGACCCATCCATGAATTCGTCGGGCAAGGTCATTATGGACCTTGACGATGTTACGCTTGACATCAAGTCCGTGGACTACTACGGATATAGCTCCAAGTTGTGCTACCTGCACGACGAGGAGCATGTTCACATCTATGCCCTCGGGACGGACTATACCAAGCTGCCGATGATGGCCAGGATGGAACGCGCATATACCCTGCTGAACAAGGACATGGAGGATGTGAAGTATATCTCCTTTGAAGACTATGCGTATGAAGAGGCCAATGAGAAGGGAAGTAACGCGATTTTCCAGATTGGTGAGTTCTGCGGCGGGGTGCGCTATCATTTCTTCATGCAGGGCAAGGGTATCATCACCTACGGCATTCCCCAAATCAAGCATTTTGCCACCGGTAGCGGCGGTGCAAAGAAACCGGCCATGTGCCAGGCGGTTAAAGAATTTTATCCACAGTTTTACTACCCGTACTTTGAAACGCTGAAACAGTACGAGAGTCCGCATTCCGACTTTTGTGATGCGTTCTGGATGTGCGAGATATTGCGCAACCATATCAAGTTCGATGTTCTCGGCCCGGATTCCCTCCCGCCGGACACTCTCGCCCTCATGCGTTATACGTCCAAGCCATCGGGAAAGAAAAGGAAGTCCAGGTGCCTCCTGGATTACGACCTTGCCCTCCGTTCGGACATGATGTTCGACCAGGAGGCCGCGGCAAAGCGCAGGAAGAGTGTCCGGAAGAAAGATAGTGCTCAAATGGAGTAGTTTTTCGAAGGTAACAACCAGGAAAACAATTATGCTTCATCTGAACACAGATTCTAACGATCCATCCAGTGCAGTCAACCTGAGCAAGGAAGCCGAGACTGAACTCCTTGTCAGCGAAATCAACAAGTTCCTTAGTGCTCCTCCCAGATACGAGGGCGACATGGCAGTCGTGCTCACCATGCCGGAATCCTACCTCAAAAAGGCCCGCGCAAAGTTGAACGAGGCAATCCATGTCGTGTACGACCGGTACAAGGACTATGGGGTGACCATGCTGACCATTCTTTGCGCGATTGAAAGCGTAGTGGAATCTGCAAAGCTTGGGCCCCTTATTGACAATGACATCAAGCTGATGATTGCCGCGGACAAGGGTATCGAGATTTCCGTCGAGGAACTTGAACGGGTGAACGAGCAGGTAAGGCACGGCGAACTGAATTTCGACGTTCCCAGGCCGCAGCCCCAGACGGAACCGGAAGAAGATGAAGATGCTGAATTCACCGCCATGATGGACATGGTAGCGGAGGATGACGACGATGAGTAAGTTTCATTTCCCTGGACACGGCGCCGTGGTCAAGGAAATCCAGGAGACCCTGGAACGAGAGGCCGAAGAGCGTAACGAGGAAATCAAGAGCACTAGCCTGATGCTCCTCAATGCGCAGGACGGTGTCTACGGTAGCCACCAGAACCTCCCGACAGTATATAGGGAGAAGTGGCTCGCGAAGTTGCGCGAGGAACGTGACAACCCGATGCTCGGTAAGAGCTACATTTCTCGTGCACCCGAGTACGAGACCGATGCCGATGTCGTCACCGAGGCCCACGAACTTACCGACCAGGAAACGAAGGACATGTTTGTCACGGACGAGAACGGTAACAAGTATATCCCGGAAACCTACAACCCCAATGTGGACGATTCCCAGACATCCGACCTGGATGATGAGGCCAAGAAGGTCATCGACCTGGCCATTATCCAGAATGTCGCTGCCAAGTGCATCGGTTGGGATTTCGAGGATGTCATGAAGGAATGCGCCATGGCCTTCGAGGAAGAATATGGCGAGGACTTCGTGCTCCCGGACAACATGGACGAAATCGTGACCGCGGCGGTAAACGATGCCGAGATGAAGGCCAGGATTACCTACAAGAAGCCCGAAGAAACGTAAAATAATCTTTACAATCAAAAATTTTTTGAAAGGCGGCCTCCAAACCGCCTTTTCTTTTGCTACATTTTATAACGGGTGCGAAGAAGTGCTCCTACTTATAAACTGTGGATAGCAGATATTAGCAGATACTAGCAGCTACTTAGCATCAAGAACTAGAAACAAAAGGATAGTAAAATGGATCAGAATATCCCTCAGCAGAATCAGTTTGGCATTGGTGGACAGCCTCAGTTCGCCCAACCAGGTGCCGCTACACAGTTTAACTCCATGTTCGCAAACATGGGCGTCCCGGAAACCCCGGCAGGTGGACAAGCCGCCCCGGCAGACCCGAACGAATGGCAGCTCCAGTGCGATGCACAGCACGAAAGCGTCGAAGCCATCATCCGCATCCTCCCGAGAGGACTCGCGGGCGTGCAGGGCAACCTCTGGCCCCACGTAAATTGCAGAAAGCATTATCTCAAAAAGCGCGATGGCCAGCGTTGGGGCGAAGGCCCGGTCATCTGTCGCGGAAACATTCCCGATCCGAACGCAAAGTACGGCAAGTCCTATTGCCCGCTCTGCAAGGAAACATGGGACCGTTACTACAAAATCAAGAACACTTACGGAGAGCAGCAGGCTAAGGATTCCGGTATTTCCGGAAACCTGTCCGTTGACGATATCTTCGTGAACGTCCTCATCCTCAATGACTTCGTTCACCCGGAAAACAACGGCCAGATTAAGATTTGGCACGCCAAGACCAAGCAGTGGGACAAGGTCATGGCCGCGTTGCCTGAACGCAACGTCAACAAGAATGGCCAGGCCAAGCAGCAGTACACCAGTACAGCCAAGTATGTCGGCATTCCTTGGCATGTTCTTTCCGGCGCAATCTTCCACTTGAAGGGCACCTGGGACACCACCAAGGCATGGGGTACCCATAAGGGTGCAGCCGTGTGGGATGCTTCCGAATTCGAACCGATGGCAACTCCGCTTGCCCAGAATGACGAAGGCATCATGCAGATTCTTAACCAGTGCCATGACCTCTCCAAGTACGAACTTCAGCCGAAGAGCGTCGATGAATTGGAAGGTATCACCCGTAGCTTCTATGCTGCCTACGATGGCGCTCCCGCCATGGCCGCTGATAACAATAACAACATCGCGGCAAACGGCTATCCGTCCTATCAACAGCCGGCCCAGTACGGTCAGCAGCAGTATGCCCAACCTGGCCAGGGTGGCGCGATGCCGGCCTCTACTCCGAGCGCCTACGTTCCTCCTCAGCCGAAGACCACCGTCGGTAACGCCGGTGCATTCTTCAACAACCCGGCAGCACCTAACTATGCCCAGCCTCAGCCGCAGCAGAGCGCTTATGTAACGCCGGGCGCAGCTCCTGCCCAGCAGAGCGCATTCGCCACTCCAGGTGCCGTCCCTGGTGCAGCCCCGGCTCCGCAGAGTGCATTTGCTACTCCGGGTGCCGTCCCTGGCGCGGCTCCGGTTCAGCAGAGCGCATTTGCTACCCCGGCAGCGCCTCAGCCCAACTTCGGTACCCCGGCACCGCAACAGGCCGCTCCGCAGTTTGCGGCACCTGCTGCACAGCCGACTCAGCAGTATGTACCTCCTGCAGCACCGACCCCGCAGCCTAACCAGTTCGCTGGTGCACCGGGGGTAGGAGGAACTCCGGCTGGAACCTCAATCCAGGTGGATGACGACGGCGACCTCCCGTTCTAGTATTTGTCTAGTTCGAAACGGCATCGTCCCAAGACGGTGCCGTTTTTCATTGAGTTTGTTTCATGGCTATCGATTATTCCGAAATACCCGCAAGTGTCTATGACCAGGTCATTCATGAACTGTATGGTACCCAGAACCTGAAAGATCGTTCTGACCATTATGAGTTTGTGTGTCCGGTCTGCGGCGATATGCGCTTTCCGAATAAGAGGAAGGCGTGGATTTACAAGGATACCTGGAAGTACATCTGCTTCAGGTGCCCTTGTTCCATGCCGTTTGCGTCGTATTTGAAACAGACCGAACCGGAGACTTACTCCAAGCTCATCTATTCCGCGTTTGGTGCGATGCCGGGCCAGAGGAAGCGCAAGGAGGAAGTCAAGGATGACCGTCCAGCGCTTCCGCCGGATTCTCCTTTCGTTGATGGTGAATTGATACCAATTACATCAAACCATCCATTGGCCCGAGCTGGTCTGGCTGAGTGCAAGAGGAGAAAGATCCGTCCGGAGGTTTTCGAGAAGTGGTTCGTGTGTCTTGAAGGAAATCAGTTCCTGCACAGGTATGCCAACGGAAACCTGATAATCAACCCGGAAACCGGAAGGCCGGTTGGCAATGAGTACAAGAACCGTATCATCATGCCGTTCTATCATTTCGGTGGCAAGTGGACACAGTTCGATGCCCGTGCAATCGACCGAAACAACCCGATGCGCTACCTGAACCTCAAAAACGTTCGCAGGGAAGCGTACAACATCGACTTTATCCGATTTGACCAGCCCTTCTATGTTCTGGAAGGCACCATCGACTCTACGTTTATCCCCAATGCGATAGGCATCGGTGGTGTTCAGCATCTCCACGAGATTCTGATGGATAACCCCAAGATTGCCCAGCACAAGGAAAACTGCGTGTTCATCTGGGATAATGACGAAGCTGGTAGGGACGGTCGCACGGCTACCTGTCACGATGGGTACAAGTGGTTTGATTGGGAAGGCATCACGGAGAAGGACATCAACGGCGAAGTCCTCAATGGATGCAACCTGCCCCTCGGGGAAGACGGGTATGTGCGACAGGAGTACATAGATGCGCGTATCCGTCAACCCGGTGGTTCCGATATTCTGTTCATGCTGAAATATGGAAATGTGGCCAAGGAGAAATTCAAGGCCACGATGAAGACCCGTCGCGAGGCCAACGCAAGACGTGAGGCCGCGATGACACCGGAAACTTACTTTTAGGGGAAACTATGAATCCCAAGAAATACCTGATTAGCTACAAGTGGGCGGCTGGCCGAGATGGCCGTTTCTGCTGGCACGAGCATTTCGAAACCGACTCCATGATCGTGATGCTTTTATTTTTCATTGCCATCAAATTCAAGTATGGCACCATTTCGATCGACTATAGGAACATGTAGAAGAAATGCTGGACCGACTGATCAAGAAAATGAACGAGCCCGAACCGGAGTTCGTGAGTGAGAAGTGGGTGGCCGACTACATCCAGAAGGACGTGGAGTACGTCCGGAAAATCAAGCTATGCGAAATGGTCCCGTTCCGCCTTGATGAGAAGGGGCACAAGATTTACAAGACATCGGTAATCAAGCACCGCGTCATGAAGTACAGGTTGATGCCTCCCTCCAATGATCATCCATTGTTCGAGATGACCCAGGAGGAGGCCATGGTCTACCTCAATATCCATAGTCCCGCCAAGTACATGAAGCATGTGCGGGCGGGGGATATAAAGGTTCACCTCAATGCCAACGGGAAGAAGCGCGTATATCGCGAGGATGCCGACGAATTCCTCCGCACCTTTGACCGTCTATATCTGTTGAAATACGTGCGCGAACCGTTGCTCTTTACGGATGCTGCGCTCCTGTTCGGCTTCAAGATTAGCAACATGAAGTTCATGATCAAGGCCAAGCGGATTGAAGTCGAACCGCGTAAGAAGTACGAGGTGCGCAAGGTTAGTCATGAAACCCTGCTGAAATTCGCACAGGAAAGGGTAGCGAATGGGCACAAGTTCAGACGTAACCCAATCCCGGAATACATGCCGCGCAGTATTGCCGAAATCTACTGTGCTGCAGTTCCCGAGGCCCGTAATGCCGTCCGTGGGAAACTGGTCAAGTGCGAACAGTATACAACCCCGGAAGGGAAGGTGAAGTGGGGAATAAGCAAGGCAAAGCTGGATTCCCTGATTAGCAAGTGCTGGCGCGGTCGCTGCTACGGAAGCGGAAAGCAGCCTTACTACAATGCCAGACAAATCGAGTTCATATTTGGGAAGAGCCAGGCATGGATCGATACTTTTATACGTGGTAAGTGCCCTCTGGTGGACAAGTATGGCGACCGCGTGGAAAAGAAGGAAGCCTTCAACAAGATATGCGGATGGGAGAAGAAGGCGGTCGAGGAAATCATCGCGTCAGGTGTCGAGTATTGTCCGGTAATCCGCATGGGCAAGACCATCAAGAATCCTGAGCCGAAGCGCTTCACCACGCCGAAACCGAAGACCGTCATTACCCGCAGCGTTGTTGACATCATAGAGAATGCCTTTGACAATGCGTATTCCGAACGGGAATTTGCAAAGGAACAGCATGCCCGCGACATCATCAAGTCGAAAAATGACAAGAAGCGTGAGCGCGAAGCCATGCGCATCGAACTTGGGTTTGAACCAACGCGGGAATTGCTCCTTCGTCGCGACAATGTATTGAAGTATTCCGAGAACCGTGAGATTATTTCGCTGGTTTATACCCATTCCGGGTGCAACATTTACAAGGACAGGTCACTGACGAAATATGACCTTGCAGTGTTCGTGCGCGACCAGGATTTGCGACTGAGACGGCGCGTGACACCAAATTCATCGACCCGGCTGGTGCTGCGTGGTATCGAGAATTCCATTGTACCGAAGGTAAAGATGCTGCCTGAATGGATCATCATTGTGCCGGGTACGTCGATAATCAACGATATCAACTTGTACGAAACCTTACGCAGTGTCCCGAAGGAAATCATGGCCGTCGCTCCGTTCGGGTATGAATATACCCAGTTCGATGGCACCTGGTCACAGTGCACCCGTACATACGGGTATTACCAGACATACAACCTGTCTCCGGCATCCAACCAGATGGTACTGGGGTCCGCTGAGGTGAACGGATGCCATCAAGTCGAGGTTCTTGATGGTCCATTTGTCGCCGTTCGCGGCGAAATGCTTGACAAACTCAAAGAAATTCACTATTTTAATGTCCTGGGTGAATGCCGAGGCGCTATGGGTCCGATTGTTTCCGCAATTTGTCGGAGATATCGGCTCGGGATGATGCAGGTACCGGTCAGTTCCTCGTGTGCTGCCGGATACGTCATCCCGTTCAATAGCCCGAAATGGCATGAAATCGAGGACAGGATAATCAACTATGTGTCGGCCACCGAGCAGGCCATAGCGTTTAACCGCAGGAAAGAGATATGCAAGAAATAAGGTTCAGTAGGCCGTTCTTCAATGTCATCAAGCAGGTCTGCATGGTGACTAAGGCAAAGACTGTCAAGTTCTTCCATGACGGCGATAAGTCATGCCTGAACATCCATAACGAGAACAGCTTCATCCATATCAGTGCGGGCCCCGCCGACTTTTCGTTCGACGGCCTGGAAGTCAACTCCTCTTCCTTCATCGAATTTATCCGATTTGCTGAACTTATCGGATATCCCGAAACCGGTACAATCGTTGTCGATAACGAAGAAACGATTGCCGGCCATGTGTACGAATTTATCAGGTTCGGCAACGGTACCGAAACGGCCCGTAGTCTCACTGCCGAGCCTTCCTTCTTTAACGAGGACGATACCAAGGTGCCGAGTTCCCGTGAAGCCGACCCGATGAGCCTCCTGGCCACCATCAAGCTGAACAAGAAGGACTTGGAAAAGTATGTCCAGAAGCTGAAACTCGTTCCCGGCTGTCAGTTCTTTAGCGTGAATGTCACCGACAAGGGTGAAGTCAAGTTCTACTTCAAGGGCCGTGTCGGTCAGCAGATTACCAGCAAGGTTGATTACACCATGACCCTTCCGGGCGACAGCAAGGCAATCGCCACCGCATACGGCAAGGATTCCAAGCAGCGTTACCGTAAAATACCCACCAGCATCTTTACAATCCTGAAAGGCCTCGGCTGCGAGGAATATGACATGGAAATCCGCTATGTCGCTGCCGACTACGATTCCATCGCATTGAAGGCGTTCGCCAACTTGCAGGGCAATGACCAGATGTATCCCATCGGCATCTACGCGATGATCGTGGAATGTTCCGGTGCCGAGGAAAATGCGGAAGAGCTTGTTGATTAAGGAGACATGAAAATGAAACAAACTTCGAAATGGCCTGCTATTGACCCGATGTTCAAGGACAGGGTAATTGATTATTTCAGCAAGTGCAACAAGATGGGTCGTCCGTTGAGGTCTGAACATATCAAGACTGATATTGATACAGTCAAGGATGCTGTTTTGTACATGCCTGTGTGGGATCATGATGACACTTGCTGGGTGGATGATGAATTTATATCCGTCAAGGTATTCTCTCATTATGACACGCCGAATAAATACATGCTAGTGACTGTCAGAACACGCTCTAGCAAAGTAGGCAATCTGTTTTATACCTACACTACGAGCTACCATACGGCTGACGCCGGTGATGTAGAATGGCTCGAACGGCTGGTGCGGGAGCGTGAATAGTTGCGGCTGACCTTATAAACTTCTCCCAAAGAAGTTTTTATTGAGGTCAACCGTGCCGATTACTATATCTCGTCAGGAACTCCTGGAAAAGTTGGGAAAGCTGGGCTATGTCAAGACCCAGAGTGGTCCGGTCGTTCCGGCCAAAAAGGAACTAATCGATACCATTACCAAGGGTACCCCGAAGCCGGTCGGTGACCAGACCAAGGCCAAGTGGGACCATCGCAAGTACGACAACAACCCGCTTACCCTGAACAAGAACTACTTGAACTTGAAGGATCTCGGCATCAAGGTAATGACCGAATCCAGGCTCCGCGCATTGAACGAGGCCAACAACGTGACGTTCAAGCTGGATTTGCCAGTCATGAGCCAGCAAGTCACGTCCGGTAAGATTCAGTGCCTTGGCCACGACATCCGTATGCAGATGATGGCCCCGAATGATGAGGGCGAAGTCACCATCATCCTCGATGACGAAAATACCGGAAATACCACACAGCGCAACTTCCCCGCCGATTCCGATGAGTTGAAGGGTCGTCTTGACTTGGTTATCAAGCGCATGGCGATGGATTTGGTGCAGAATGGTGACACGGCATCCGACTTTGACCAGATGACCAGCGGTGTCGGTGCCGCGACTGGATTCATCGGAAACGACAATTTCAACGACGTGAATTTCGACAACCTGAACGTGGCCGAAATGGGTCCGAGCGCCCTGGTCAAGAATGAATCCGTTGACTGGCAGCTGCAAGCGCTTCTCGGCCTGTGCAACAAGGCTGTTCTCGAAGGCGAAGGTGACTTCGGGGCCGAAGATTTCGCCGCACCCGCCGAAGATGGCGAGCAAACTGAACAGCCCGCCGAGGGCAATCCTCCTCCGATGCAGGATGCTGGCGACGTGAACGCCAATCCGGCTGGAACTGCCGAAGGTGCTCCCAAGACCAAGGAATTTACGGCGTTCTGCGATCCTGGTCCGACGGATCCGGGTAACAACGGTCTTTCCCAGAAGGCTGTTGATACGCTCAACAAGATTATTGCCGATGCTTACGTCAAGGAATTGAAGGATGACAGCTCGGGTGTTCAGCCTGATGCCGATGAAATTTTCAACGGTTGGGCCGGCACTACCGCACAGCCACGCGAGGTTGCTGTTCCGACGCTCCTCAAATTCAAGAAGTATGCGGCCCTTGGCTCTCAACCTCTCTCCGAGGACGGACTTGTTAAGATGGCCAAGGCCCTTGAAGACGGTATCGACCCGAAGACATTTGACCAGCGTCTCGGCACATGGTTCCCGGAAGTCTACAATGCCGATGGAACGGCCATCAATGACGTGGATGCCCAGACTGCCGCAATGCAGTTGCCTGGTGATGACCAGACTGGTGTCGGTGTCGGTTGGTCTCCGAATGCCCAGATTGGTGATCCGCAGGGCGGCCTCGGTGGAACCGGTGACATGATGTCCATGGCTGACGACATGTTTGGTGAACCTGGAACCGAGATGAAGGAAGGCGTAGGTGACGAAGGAAACGACAACGTGGACTTCGACCTAGCCGCGCTCGAAAACATCTAATCGATATTTCCTCCTAGATACAAGGCGCCCTCCGGGGCGCCTTTTTGATGTAGTTGGCTATGACCACCCAAAGTGTTGTTCCATGAAAAAATGCCTTGACATGCCAATGAATAAGTCCTATATTGTACTCTAGGTAGCGTCACGACCACTATATATCGTTCCAACATCCTTAGCAACCCCTTGGATGGGCAATACCATGTAGTTTTCGGAATGAGGTTAAGTAATGTCTGAAAAAACTCCATCTCTCGTAATGTTCAATACGGCAACTAGGTTCCGTTCGGCAATTTCGTTCCTCTACTCATCGTCCAGGGATGACAACATGCGTGCGCATGTGTGGACCGACAAGGATGCCGATGGTATCGTTATCCTCCATGTCCAGACCGAACACGGTGTCTACGTGAACTCGGACTCCACCTTGAAGTCCGAGCTGCTTGACTGCGATGCCTGGGTCAACCTGCGCGACTTCTGTGTGCTGTGTAGGGAAGTGTCCCAGGAGAACAATGTCACTCTGTGGGTTGACAGTGGTCGGCTCTATGTGGCATCGTCGTTCAATGAAGAAATCGAGGGTTTCGAGCTTGAATGCTTCTGTGAACCGGTTGAACCTTTTGAATACAAGGATCTCGGCGACCATATCGATGAAACAATCAAGATTGAGCAGGGTTCTTTCTCAATCGTGACTGACAGCTCGTTTGATTTCGAATGGATGGAAATTCATCGTCACGAAGGGTTGCTGTCCTATCGTTCAGGAAATGACCGCGTTGTACTTGCGACCATAGTCGCCTCCCTTGAAACACCCAATGGCCTGGGTGTGGACAAGAACCTCCCGGACTTTGCATTTAGAATTCCATGCGATATCTTCCGTATCATACCGATGCTTGAAATATCCCAGGACTGCACTCTCAACATCGACTATACCAACAAGCGTATCCGCATTGCCGGTGAGGTCATGCGCATCGACTATTCCTTCAAGAAAGCCGAGTTCCCTGCCATGTCTTCCGAAGGGTTTACCGATTACATGAAGTTCGACACTGCTGCAATGATTGCGACCATCGACACTATCTTCCGCGTGAACTACAAGAACCCTGTTGCCAATGTCAAGATTACACCGGTGGACGAGGCCCATGCCTCCATCGAATTCAATGTGGATGGCCGGTATGGCGCCACGGTGACAATGGCGGAAGTGCATATGCTTGACCTGGACAGGGAAATCACCTTGCCAATGGATGTCATTACCATGATGATCCGCAATTCCAACTGCAAGTCGCTCCTGTTGAAGACTGGCCCGGATGGAAAGCTGATGCTGTGTTTCAGCAACCAGTTGTTTGCCAGGAAGGTCTATTACCTCGGGAACTAAACAAAAATAACCGTTGCAAATGCAACGGTTATGGTCGAAAAATGCCGATAAGCGTTGTTTTTGCAACGCTTATTTTTTATGCTTCCGCCGGTACGGGTTCTTCCGCCGGGGCTTCCGTAGCGGCATCGGTTGCGGTATCGGTAGCCACTTCTTCGGTGGCGCCCGGTTCTTCTGCGGAGATATTGTTCACGTCGCCGGCGGTTTCCGTGCCGTCTTCTCCGGTGAAGTCATCAAATGCGTTGTCCGCGGTAGCATTGAGCGTGTCCATGTCGGTATCGCTGAACCCCATGGCGTTGTTGTCGATGCCACCACCGAAGTCACTGCCACCACCGAAGCCACTGTCCATGCCGTTGTCAAATCCGTTTTCCTCAGCAGGGGCATTGAAGGCTTCTGCACCCGGATAGGTGTCGCCGAAGAAATCCTTGAACTGGTCGTCCTGGGTTTCCTGCTGTTCTTCCGGGTGGAGAAGTTCGTCCTCGACCTCACTGTAGCTCTGGTCCCTCATGTCATCGGTCGTGTGACCGAACGGGACTTCGGACGGCTTGGCGAGACGCTGCTGGTTGAGTTCCATGACCTTGTTGTGGAGCTTGGCCTTGATTTCACTGACAGGTACCTTGGTATCTTCGTGAAGCTGTACAACTGCGGGGGATTCGTGGCTTACTTCGCCGGATGAGGGGACATTGAGTTCCATGATTAAATGCCTTTTTACTGTCAGATATAGATTTATAGTGTAATTTGGACTTTTTGTGGTAAATTGAGCAAATTTATTTTTTGTCCTACACTATAAACTTCCAGCATAAGAAAAAATCTCCAGAGGATTTAACATGGGATACTCTATTGACCAAGATTTGGAAATCATGAAGGAAATCGAACGCATTTCCCAGGAACCCGTCAATGAAAGCCAGTACACCGCGGTTCGTCATGGGGGTAAGCCCATTGTTGAATCGATGGCTGTCTTCGATGACGTAAAGGTCGACTTCAACAAGTGGACCAGCGACAGCAAGAAGGTGAACAAGGCCAAGACCGTCAACACCGGATCTGCCAAGCCCATCACCAAGAACGATACTGTCGAGGAAAAGAAGGAAGACGGCAAGGTGACGGAAGTCAAGAACGTCGAAATGACCAAGAAGAAGGACCAGGTGGTCGAAGCCAAGCAGGAATCTGATGGCGACAAGGCCAAACCGGCACCCGAGGTCAAGAACTTCGACAGCAAGGCCAAGTCCGCCGCTGAATCCAACCGTTCCGGCGCCGAGAAGGAAAAGCACTTCGCCGAAGTGGCCAAGAAGCAGAAGAAGTTCAAGGCTTTCATTGAAAGCCTCGTAGTTGATGAAGCTTCCCGCCAGGCTGCCGATACCGTTCTTGCTGAGGCAGCCAAGGTATTCAAGGCGCAGTTTGAAGCAATCGATGGTGGTGCCCAGGCTTACATCAAGGCAGTGAGCGATGCTATGGCAAAGAAATTCGGACCGGGTGAACATAACACCTTCGATATCGGTGAAGTCGCCGACGACTTCCATGCCGGCGTGCCGGTTGAGGAATGCATCAAGAAGTGCATCGCCAAGCAGCAGGCTGACATCGACGACGCATTCGCTGGTAATGGTCAGGCCTAAGCAAAGCCGTAATAAATTTGTAAAAAATCCACCCACTGGGTGGATTTTTTGCTATATTTCCAAACGAAATGGCATTAGCGTTAGAAGACAACAAGGTCGTAGATTCCCAAGAAGTCCACCCGATGTGGACCGCGATTTACCATGACCGGGAAACTGACCAACTTTTCCTATGGTACGATACCGGAAAGTTGGAGACCAAGGTTATTACCAACACATTCTATACGCCTAACCGAGGCGAGTACAATTCGATACCCTGCGGCATGAAGGACATCTACGGCAGGGAGATGTACTCCGTTACTTGTAAGTCCAAGGTGGAACAGGACATACGCAAGCGTACCATGGGTCCGAACAACCACCTTTCCGAAATTGATATTGACCCCAGGGCGCGTTTCTTACAGAAGCATTACTCAAAGTCCGGTATGTTGAAACCGGACATGAAGAAGATTAACCTGTGCTTCCTCGATATTGAAGTGGAGACGGTGGGTCGCTTCCCTGCGGCTCACCGTGCCGAGTACCCGATTAACTGCGTTACTATTTATTTCTCGAAGACCGACAACTACGTTACATACGGTCTTGGACGAGATGTTTCCGATTATGTCAAGGAAGAGATGGCGAAGGAGAACGGCAAGTATGTTCTCTGCTACACCGAGAAGGAACTCCTTGAAAAGCTGTTCTCCGAAATTGGCAAGAACCAGGTCGATATCCTGTCGGGTTGGAACTTCTCCTACGATACCACCTACATGGTGAACCGTGCCGCCAAGTTGAAGGTGGACTTGAAGCTCATGTCCAGACTTCCCGGCCAGTTCCAGAAGGCCTACTTCGACCGCGAGGGCAACCTGCAGATTGCCGGTACGGAAGTTATCGACTTCCTTGCCCTCTACCGCAAGTACACGTTCTCGGAAGAACCGTCCTACAAACTCGACTACATTGGCGGCCTCGTTGTCGGCGAACACAAGGCCCCGTTGCCCGATGGCTACAAGTCATGGAAGAACTACTGGGATGAGTTCATCCTGTATAACTTCCAGGACGTTAGGCTGCTGAAAAAGATTGAATTGAAGGTGCGCATGTTCCAGCTTGCCGTCATGGCTGCTTCGGAAGCCCGCGTGCCGTTCTCCTCCGTGTTTGAATCCAAGAAGATGCTGGTCGGGTTCGTGATGAACATGCTTCACGAGCAGCATCTCGTGTTCCCTCCGATGCAGGCCAAGAACAAGGAAGAATATCCGGGTGCATTCGTGTACTCGATCCCCGGCTACTACGAGTTCCTGGTCTCCTATGACTACCGTTCCCTGTACCCGTCTATCATGATGACTTTCAATACCTCTCCAGAGACGAAGGTCATCAAGCCAATCGACTACGTTCTTACCCCGGAAGAGAGGGACCTTCTCATCGAGAGCCCGTGGACCCACAACGGTCAGTACAAGGTGTACTTCCGTCGTGACAAGGAAGGCATCGTCCCGCAGGTGACCAGGAAGCTGTTCGATGGCCGTGCCAAGTTGAAGAACAAGAAGAAAGCCGCTGAAAAGGCCGGCGACATGGAAATGAAGGACATATACGACATGATGCAGAAGGTCTATAAGGTCCTCGGCAACTCCCTGTATGGTCTTCTCGGTTCTAACTTCTTCCCGTTCTATGATGTCGATAACGCTGCATCCATTACTGGTTACGGTCAGCGGCTCATTAAGTTTACTATTGCTGAACTTGCTAAGTACCTCAACGAGGAACTTGTCAATGACAAGCGATTCTATGATGCGTTCGGATACAAGCCGACGATTGACCCGTCGTTCCTTGGTACTACCAAGGACGAGGATGGCCAGGTGCTCTACCGTCGCATGTCCCATGGCGATACCGACTCCTTCTACTGCAAGATTGGTGATATCTTCAAGGAATTCGGTGCCAAGGCCGGTACCGGTGTGGAAGTCATCGTTTTCGATGAACATAAGGAAATCTTCCGGCAGGGCTTCGACAACGACCACATTCTCGAAGCCAAGAAGATTTTCAATGCGGCTTGCAACCAGTACCTGCATGATGTGTGGCATGACCCGGAGAACCGTTCCGTTGACAAGAAGACTGGCCTGACGAAGGTGCAGATTATGTTCCATGACGGCATCGTCATGGGCAAGCGCTACCGTGTCATCTACAACCGTTTCCGCCTTACGGACTTCTGCCGTATCATGGACGCTGCCATGCTTGAAGAGAAGCTGGATGAGTTCATGCTTGCCTATGCGAAGAAATGGAACTTCCTCACTAACGAACTGTTCCTGAAACGCGAAAAATGTATTTACAAGGCAATCGTTACCGCTAAAAAGAAGTACATCTGCGAAGCCGAATCCAACGAAGATATCGTGTACCTCGACCTTGGCCATAAGGACGAGGACGGTAAGTGGGTGCCGGGTACCCTTGAACTGGAACCGCATTTTGCCATTACTGGCCTTGAAATTGTCCGTAGTTCTACCACCTTGTTCAGTAGGGAGCGTATGCTCGACATGGTGAAGCTGATGCTGAAAACCATGGATAGGGATGAGGTGCGTCGTAGGCTGCTTGTCATGAAGAAGGAATTCTTCGAGGCCGTCAATGCCGGTAACTACTCATACATCGCATGTCCTTCCGGTATGAAGGAAGAACCCCTGCCGTACTTGAAGATGATAACGATGCCACGATCCGAAATCAAGGATATCGACTGGCGCCGCAGGGCCGCTTCCGTGTGGAACTACCTGATTGAGAATGACCCCGTTCTTGCCCAGGAGCCGTACGAGCCTATCTATGCCGGTGACAAGATGAAGTTCATCAAGAAGGCTGATGACCGCTACGGTGTCTCAATCATCTGTTATAGCGGTGAGAAGTGCCCGGAACGCCTCCTGCAACTGTTCCATGCTGACTGGGAAGAACAGTGGCATGTCTCTGTCGCCCAGATACTTGGCCGTCTTTTCGAGGCTGTCGGGTGGCCGAAGGAACTCGAATACGACGAAACCAAGAAGGTTCGCGCATTCGTTTAGGGGCCTCAAATCCTATAAACTGCAGACCGATGTAGTTTTATGGAAAATAGACGGGATTCCCTATGTACGATTTCGAGAAATACTATGCTGACATGGACGTAAAGGCCGACGTGAATATCGACCTGAGCGGCGTGAGAATCGAGAATCCCCAAGGCAATCCGAATGAGCATGTGACCAACAACGTGGCTTATTTCGTCACGAGGGCACAGCTCGCTAATGACGAGAGTTTTTCTGGGGCTGTCGAACTCGGCATAAATGACCGAGTAATGGTCACCATCAGGGATGGTAGCTCATACGATAATGCATATTTTGCCCTCTATGAACCGCTGGCTGATGTAATCGAGGCGGAAGTTGCGAGTGAATGGCGTCCGGGCAAGGACAAGGAAACCCAACTTGACCTGGATAGTGACAGCGATATCACCTACACAGTTATCCATGATGGAACTTCCCTGGCCAACCAGACCTTCACACATGCCCGTGTATATGTGACCCCGCGTTATGAATTCATTACCGGCATCGGACGGGATGACGTAAAGGCCAAGGTTGATGCCAACTTGCTTGGTCCATTGACGGTGAACCAGAATGTAATCTCGAACAGTTCCGGCATTGACCTTCCTTCGACGATGCAGGTTATTTATGCGATACTTGGAATCGGTGGTAGTCGTAAGACTACGATGAAGTGGCTCCGCAAGCTGGCAAGCGGTTCGAAGACCAAAGCCAACGCCGTTATCGGGTATGACCTGTTCAGGAAGCGCATGAACGCTGTTTCCGACTGGTGTGCCGAGAACAATTACGGCGTGGATGTCAAGTATTATGACGAAAACATGGCCGAGGCGGTGCCTGACTATATTACTGATGCCACGACCGAGGACTACAAGAAGAACAAGAAATGGGCCCGCTGGAAACATCGCCAATACATCATGGCATGCATGAAGGCAGACATCACGCGCACGCAGATGCAGCGTTATACTAACTTTGAAAGCGCGTATGGTCCAGATGGGTACTTGTCAACTTTCTTATCTCCCGGAAGCAAGACCGCTGCCCTGGTTGATGACCTTCGGAGTGTCGGTGATGGTGTGACCGCCATTATCCCCCCAATCAAGGATGCGGTGAAGGGCATATTCTATCCCAAGGAAGACATTGAGAACGATTTCATTGAAGAGTTTGAAAACGTTTACACGAGTTTGAAGGACGCGATGTCCATCATGTGGATATACCTTAGTTCCAGCACGAAGAACAAGATAAAGAGGATTGGTGGTAGGTTCTCGAATTACTCGTCAGCCAACGGCGGGTTGGCATTCGATATGGATTCGCTTATAAACTCGGTCAAGTCGAACTACAGAGAATTGAGCGGTGATGGCCGCGAAGTATATGCGACTGGTATATACGGTTCTGAAAATGTCACCGCTTTTCCGAGGGTGTTCCAGATTAACGGTGAATATGTTGAAAGTGAGGGGTGTGTTTCCTCGTGGGGCGCATGTCCAGTTTCGAATGATCCCAAGGGTAGTGGCATCGGTCTGAAATGGGTGCACTATGGCACCAATGACTATAAGTCGGATAACTATGCGTGGGATAAGTCATATATTGCCATGAACTGGGACGAAGTTCGCGATATGATTATCGACTCGTATAACTGGATTCTCAAAAAGCATGACAATGAGCCGGTTAGTAACGAGAGTGAATTACAAATCACTGATACTACGTTTGCCTACGGATATAATAGTGCAAGTGATAGTGACCAGAGGGTCAAGCAGTGCAAGCGATATGTCGAATTTGTTGCGGGCTGGATGAACCTGTTCAGGACGCTCGGTAGTAAGGAGAAGGTATGGGAATTTGTCCAGGCTCATCCGTTAAACGCTTCGGAAACCGCCATGGAATGGCTCAACCGTCTAGGTACCGAAGGGGTTGCTGAAATAAATTGGAACTTGCATGGCCAATACAATGTGATTGTGTGGGAAGAGTGCTCGAATACGGATGATGGCGCCATAGCATACAAAAAATTCAAGCCTACATACGAGATGGACTGGGGTGTAGATCCTGGTTCTCCGAATGATATCGATGGAGCCATCCAGGCTGCTTATGTCATGAAGAAGGCATACAAGGAGATGCGTTCGCAACTTGTGGCCAAGGCTTTCATCATGAGCCCGGTTCGTGTGGCGAGGGCATGGCTTGCACTTGAAGACGTATCCGACGATATTTCCAAATTGAATGAGACGATTGACAGGATTGTCTGGTACCAGGCATTCGTGAACGAGTCGCCATTTACCAACAAGTCCATGTATCTCAACAAGGACCAGTGGCTGAAAGCGAATACTGGATCGTTAGATGATGACGAAGGTGATTATGTGTCCCTTCCATTCACGCCGTGGTCGCTGCCGGCAAGGTTCATGGTGCCCGTTGCGATGTACAAGAAGGTCAGAAGGAAATACAAGCGATGGGGCCGCACCCGCCATAAGACGGTGAAGGTGTACAGTGGCGTCCGTTGGGTGGAAGTCCGCTTCTATGACCTGAATGTGTTCGGTGAGTATCCCCAGGTTGAGGAAACTCCGGGTAATACCGTGCAGTTGGGTAAGCCGGCAACGATTGAACAGGTCGATGGACAGTGGATAGTCAACTTTGACGAGGCATTGCCCGAGGACATCTGGAATGCCGCATCGGGTGAATTGCAGTTTGATGACGTGTCCAAGACTACCTTACAGGTTGAATTCGATAACGAGATGAGCGCCCATGTGCCCGAGGGTGTCGATGCTCCTACCTTGATGGGTGAGCATGTTGTCGAGACGGTGAAGGTTCCGCCTGAACGCAGTCGTAACGATAGCGAGAACAAGACGCCGGTGACAGTCCACTTGAAGGCTCCCGCACTGCCTTACGACGAAGAAATTCGCAAGCAGGCATTCGTGGAATATGGGCCGTTCTCCCAGGACAAGTTCTTCGAGGTTGTCCGCTATGGGGACGGCGGTTTCCCGAATGTTCCAGAAGACCAGCGTTTTGATGGTTGGAAGATTTTCCGACCGACATCTCGTAAGATTGAAGATATGCGCGAAGGATTTGGGCTGTATGACAAGGTTGCCTTCCTCATGTCCATCCTTACTCATGAATTTGGCTCGACCCGTGTGGAACTGATTAACACATGGCGTTCTGCCGATGACCAGAAGGGTATATGCACCGGCGGTCCGGAAAGCAGCATGCTATCATGGCACAATTATGGCATGGCTGCCAAAATCCTGATTTACCAGGCGGATGGCACTACTCCGATTGAGGATAAGAGTGACGACATGAAGCACCTGGTCAAGGTTGCCCGCGCATTTACCGAGATATGCGGTGATGGTCGTCTTGGTGCACCGTGCAATGTAGTCTGGTGTGGTCGTCTCACGATTAACCCGAGCCTGTTCGACTGGGAGTTCCTGCCCATTGGTGTTGGACATAAGGATGCCTTCAAGTTCAGGGAAGCCATCATGGCACAGCGTGACCCAATCAAGGAATGCGCCTATGTCGATGTGGATGCGGCCAAGCTGGTCAAGGGCAAGGCACCGAGTGGCAATATCCCATACATCCTGAACACATCGTCCGCCTACAAGAATGCGATAGTAATCAACGGTCATCACTTTGTGTCTCCTGACCGCATCATGAATTACAGCACTCCGGAAGACATTGTTCTCTATGACATCGTTGAGTACATCGACCTGATTAACTTGAAAATGAATGCCAACGGCAACAAGTTGGGCGATCGCGGGAACATGTATGAATGGAAGTCGCTGAACGATTCCGCATGTACGCAGTTGATTAGATACTTTGCCTTGACTAACAATATCAAGTCTGCAAAGGCCCTGATTGCTGGTGACTTCGTTGAGAAGTACCAGGCGGTCGAGGATGCCTACTATTCGTCGTCCGTAATCGACTATGTGAAGAATATGCTCGGCAGTCACTACGAGGATGTTTATGTCACGGTCGATTCCCTGAACGATGCCGGCTTTATCTCGTTGAGCAACGGTAAGATGTACATTAAGGTCCACGACCTGATACCGGACAATGTGCCGACCATGATTGACATGCACGGGCAGCAGCGCGTTGACAACAAGCATATCAAGCGCGGTGTGTGGCGCGATGGCATATTCTATGGCCTGGATGAAATCGAAATCCCATATACGGAGAGCGATGGGCCGGTTATTGAGGGCTATGTGGATGGCCAGGCTTCCTTCGGCGAGGCGATGTTCCTGCACCAGGCGGTTGCTTCTGAACTCCATTCCGCGTTCCTGAAAATCCGCGATCTGTTTGAACGGTACAAGGGTGCCGTGATGTACGACAGGTTCCAGGATGGCCCGAACGCCGACAAGTTCTCCCAGTTGGAAAACGAGTTCGGTGCCATTGCCGCACAGGATCTGATGGACTTCGATGAACTGGAAGCCCTGCTTGCCCAGGATGACATCAACAAGCTCGCCGACATCGAGACCAACGGTGAACGCAACGGTATCATTGACGACGGTGACGGCAATGTCAGCATCTATGAAAAGGTGGTGAACAATGCCCAGTTGGCCGGCATGCGCAAGGCTGTCAAGACCAGCGAACGCATGCACATTACCGACAAGGGCAACGGCTTGACACCGGGTGAAATCTATCGCGCAGTAATGGAAGGAAGGGCCCCTGGGGCCAATGACCTGATGTCTCGCCGCTAGTTTTCTTATAAGCTGCAGGAGAAAAGGAATTTGGTAGCCTGATGCCTGCACAAGTAGCGATTAAGAAATATACCGGAAAGGATTCCGAATTCGGTACGCTGGTATCGTCCCTTGGTATCAAGAGGGTAGATACCTGTGTCCCGTCGGTTTACAGCTCGGAACGCCTTGGAGGCAGAACCGTTCCTGCTGATGACGGAAGCGAATCTCAGTTTTACTGCATTTACAGACCCGATGACCCCAAGTGTAAGGCATACTCCATGGAGTGTGTCTTTAAGGTTCACCTGATTGCCCCTCCGGACAGACAGCTTACGAACATCAGGCTTTACCCGACCGGCCCGCGCCCTCGTGGGAAGCATCCAGCCATATTGCGCATCGGAAACTCGATTTCCTATTCTCGACCGACTAACACGCGGTCCCTTGTGGCGACGCATGATATCTGGGAGTTCGACAAGTTCCATCCGTTCTATCTTACTGTGTCCGGCCTCTATGGCCAGATGCCTCAGCAGCAGTTGGGGCATACCCACTTTATTACGGAATATCGCGATGTCGGTGCCGGGAACGTAGTGTTCCTTGACGGCATGCGCCAGCCTGTGGTGCCGGTCGGGGTCTATACCGACGAAACCAAGGACATTCTCATCACGTTTGAGGACCGCACGTTTGTTGCGAACAAGGAAGACCCTCACTGCTGCCTGATGTTCGTTGATCCGGCTACCGGCAAGGACATCAACGTGATTGCTGCGGAGAAGGGATATGGCCAGTTCTACAAGGTGGTTGTTCCCGATTCTACTGGTGGTGTCTACCATAGCGATGGGCCGGTCGTTGAGCTTCAAGTGAAGAAGACCGGGGATGGTGGTTGGAACCTTATGGAACTGTTCCCGTCCGGGCTTGTTTACCAGATTCCGCCGGATAGTGAATGTGACCATCGCGGATCCGGATACGTTGTTGCTTGGATGCCGCTTTACTGGGGAGAACCTGGGTGGCAGTCTACTGACTCCGGTGATACGGAACTGGTCGAGACGGCCTATGTCCCGAACCGTTGGTTTAAGCGTATCTATACGCTGACCGATGGCTCCGTTCGCGAAGAACAGCTTCCTGACCATTTCAAGAACAAGCCGGTCGAATTCTATGATGTTGAAGTCAGGACTGGCTCCAACGGATGCCCGACATATTTCCTCAATGGTGTTGAGCGCCCGCAGTTGATCTTTGATATCCATAAGACATACCACTTCTTTAACAGGAGTGGTGCCAAGTTTCCCATGCGCTTTATCGGCAACATGTTTGCTCCCCAGGCATGTGTCCCGGAGGATGTCGTTTCCGCGGGTGTCGTCGTACTTCGTGGCAATACGGACATGGAGGAACTGTTCGTCAACCCGGAACTCATCTTGAAGTCCGGATGTCGGATTAACGCATACCAGAGCGTATGCGCCCCTGGCCTCGGAAATGTGGTTTACAACTACCCGCTGGCCATGTGTGGAAGCTACAACATGTGCCGTGTAGGCGGTGGTATCTATAACCCCCTGATGGCAGGTGAGTCCGACTATGTTTACATGCAGATCGAGGTCGATGGCGACACCGATCCCGGAAGCTGCATTCCGAACATAAAGTTGGAGTATGACGAGGTATAAAAAATTTCAAACCATTATAAACTTTCTGTCAAATCAGCCCCAATGGCTGCTCAAAAGGAACAAAACTATATGTCACAAGAAATGAACAAGAAAGCTGTCGCGGACCTCTTCTGCATCGAGGATGCAAGGGCCGTTTGTGAAGCCATTGGCGGTCTTGGCCTCAATCCAAACGACGAAGCTACCGATGAACCGCTGGACTACACTCCGGATAACATCCTGGACGTGACCGTGAACGAGAACCCGGATGGCATGCCTGCCTTCCCGCAGCTCGGTCAGGAAGAAATGGACGGCGAAACTCAGGCTTTTGTCGTTGATGAACTTGCCAAGCAGTTGCAGGCTGATGGCCGTGAATCTCTCACCGACGAGGACCTCATCCCGTTCATGGTGAAGATCAAGGGCGAAAACAACATTTCCCAGGACCTGACTTCCTTCATTGACCAGATTACCAGCAATGCTGACGCTCGTCTGGCTACCCAGAATACCTCCGAGGCCCAGCCGAACGGTGTTGCTGCCGACCTCACCAATGGTGGTGAAGGCGAAGCTCCTGCTGCCGATCCCCTTGCTGCCGCCGGCATGGGCGAACTTCCTCCGGAAGCTCCGGGTGGTCTCGCTGAACCGACCGAATCCCCTGCTCTCGATGCCAATCCGGATGATGCTTTCAGTCTGGATGCACCGGGTGCGGAACCGGGTGCGGAAGGCGACTTCAATCTCGATGTGCCCGAACCGGGTGCCGAGGTCGGAGCTGAAGGAGGCGACGATTCCTTCAATCTCGACATTGGCGATGAAGGTGGTGAAGCTTCTGCTGACGATGGTACCGACACTATCGGTGAACTCGACTTCGGTGACGAAGGTGGTGAAGGCGGTGAAGCGGCTCCTGCCGAAGGCGGTGAAGCTGGATCCGAAGAGGATGACCTGTTCAGCGCTCTCGACGGCATGAGTGACGAAGCCCTGGACGATGGCTCTGCCGATGAAGGTGGTGAGGAAGCTCCTGCCGAAGGCGGTGAAGAGGCTCCTGCCGAAGACGAAGAAAAACCGGCTGAAACCGAAGCCAAGGATGGTGCGGCTACTCCCGTGATTGAAAATCCGGGTGACCCGAACTCCGAAAAGCTACCGGAAAATGGTCCGGCCAAGCCAATCAAGGACGAATGCGGTGACGCCACTGCCGAATGCGGCGAAGTTCCTCCTGCGACCGTTGAATGCGGTGAAGTTCCTCCTACGACTGTTGAATGCGGTGAAGTTCCTCCTACGACTGTTGAAGGTGTCGAAGATGGTACCGAAGAAGTCCCGACAGATGGAGAAGAAATACTTGATGAGTCCATTGATTCCAAACTCGAATCCATCAAGGCTAACTATGTGGAATCCATCGCTCGTGAACGTGTTCGCGCAGTAGTGGAATCCTACGAACGCAAGCGTGATATGGCCGAAAAGGAAGCTCTCTGCGAAAGCATCATTGCTGACTACAAAGCCCGTCACGAAGCCGAGGATCGTCAGGCCATGGTAGAATCCACCATGGGTGAAAAGCTCTCCGAACTCGGTGACAAGGTTGCAACGCTCTGTGAAAGTGCCGACAAGGCTGATGCCCTTGATGCAAAGTTCGAATCCATCCTTGGTCAGTTCAAGGCTGAAAAGGCCAGCGAGGCTGCTTCTCAGGCCCTCGATGCCAAGTTCGAATCCATCCTCAGTAAGGTCAAGAATGCCAAGGCTGTCGATGCGAAGCTCGCTGCCATCGTGGAATCCGTGAAGGCTCCTAAGGCTGCTGCCCCCAAGGCTGCTCCTGCCGCTCCTAAGGCCGGCCTCGATGCCAAGCTCGAATCCATCATTGCCACGGCAAAGAAAAAGATTGCCGCTGCCAAGTAAATTCGGCTTAACAAATTGAAAAGACACCGCCAGACCGGCGGTGTCTTTCTGTTTGCGCGGAAGAAGATAGTTTTACATCAAACCTGATAAACTGCAGAACATGGGACATTTTAGTGGACGACTCAAAGATGCTGTGCAAGCCGCTGCCGAGAAGGCAAGGGGCCAGGAAGGCGCATTCTATGATATCGCCAAGTTTTACAAGTTTTTCGATGTCGCCGATACCGAGAATGGATTGACTGACTGGCAGAGGGCCGGCGTTCCTGAGGCTAACCAGCACAGGATTAGTGCATTTTGTAGCGCATTTGCCGACATGATGGTCGATTTCCTTGCGAATGATGAATATGGCGTGATGACTACCGTACTTGATGACATTATCAACAAGTTGGACCAGCGTGCCGCCCAGACTGCCGGTGAAATGGATGCTGTTGGTGGCGCATTGGGTGGTCTCACCGGTGGCGCCAGCGAATCTGCGCGACAGGCACTATCCTCGGCAATCGCTGCCGCAATGCAGGGAAACAAGTTCGATCCGGATATTCTTCCGCCGATTTCGATTGGCTTGAACGGTTTGCCGATTTCCCTAGCCAACTACTACAAGCCTGGTTTTACCCAGCCGAACTGGCCATTCCTCTATGAGCACGAGAGCCGCAAGGAAAGCGGGTTCTATGAAGGTGACGATGGCCTTATGCTCGGTCCAGGCATCCCGATGTCCCTGGGTGGCAAGGCGAAGATCCTCGTATTGAAGGCTATTTTTGCCGTTCCTACCGTGGATGAGCACGGGAACCCGGTGGGTGACATGGAAGGGGGTCTTACCGAGGAACAGTTCGAGATAGTCAAGGGCGCGATGGATAAGCGCACCATGGGTGAATTGACTGATGCCGAAAAGAATTTCACTTTGAGCGATGAACAGTCACGTGCTTCGTATTTCCGCTATGTAAACATGGTCATGTGGGATGCCGTGTGCAACAAGAACAACTGGGCCTACTTGCACTGGGGAATTCTTTCGCACAACTCCATGCCCGAACCGGTCAAGACTGCCGTATGCAGCTTCTTGAAGACCAACGGTCTGGCGCTCGATGCCAATGTGAACAGTCCAGCAGCCATGATTAGCTACTGTTTGAATATCGGCATGGCCTATCTGATTGGACGTAACAAGCCGGTCACTATCGTGGGCATTCCGGGTCAGAAGTTGAAGGGCATTAAGGACAAGGGTTCCAAGACGGTGACCGAGGTTACCGAGTATGGAAAGGCCGTGCGCTATGAAGGCGGTGTGCCGAAGGATGCCAAGCTCGCCAAGCTGCATTTCACCTATATTGCCGATATTCTCATCAGGCTCACCAATGGATCTTCCGAGAATGATATCGATTTGAGAAAGCGCCGTGTTGATGAGGCTAACCTCATTTATAACTACTGTGGGTATCCACAAGTAAAGTATGGCATGTCTCCGGCATCCATTGCGTCCGAGTTGAAGGCCGATGCCCTCGTGAAGCGCGGGTTCCTAGACCTGATGAAATCGACCGTCTATGTGTTCCCAAACAAGTCCGGGAACTACGGCTCCGGTGCCAATGTGAAGATTGAGATGCAGACGAAGTACGTGGACCCGGACGGTACCAGGCTTCAACCGCGCTCGAAACAGGTACTCCAATGGCTCGGTGGGCAGCTCGGTGTCGATACCATCCAGATTGCATCGCTCATACGTGAACCGGTTGACCAGGGTCGTATCATGTGCGACAACTGGCATCGCGGTAAGCGTATTTCATATGGTAAGGGCGGTACTGCAGTCAACATGGTATATGTTGACTGGACCAAGAAGAATGGTGGTACCGAAATCAAGTGCGCCAAGCATTTGCCGTATGATACCTTGCTGAAAGTGAGCGATGCCGACTTACCGAAAGTCAAGGAGGCGATGAAGCAAAAGGCTGTCGATATCGTCGCAAGCGGAATCAAGGTTTCGAACCACTGCTGCGACCCGACCATCTACCAGGCAATCGACATCAGTGCCACCCACATGTCAAAGTACGGCAAGGCCGTATGTGACAAGGCTGTGGCCATCTGTAAGGATGCCAAGCAGCGTAAGATTTTGCAGGGTGTTATCGTCCCGGATGGCTGGGGTAACCCGCCAGCAAAGACCGGCGAACCCGCATTGCACATCGAAGTGGATCCGCGCAGGACTGACCCGCCAATCCCGGTCGCAGGCGAGGACCCGTCCTCCCTGGCGCCGAACCCGGACAGCGATGTGGTTATCCGTGTGCAGAATGAGAATTTGACCAACAAGGCCTCCCTTGACGCAGTATTTGTCAAGGATAACGTTGACAGTAAATCGTAGGTAGAACATGTCCAGGTTGTACACGAAAAAGAAGCAGGAATTTGACGATACCGTCTATGGATACTTGGTGAAGCGTCTGTCGATGCCCATTACGGACACCGATGCGTACCATACTGGCCATGTCGATGAGAAGGGCAACGAATTGAAGGCGCCCGATGACTGGTCGTACACTCGATTGGACAAGCTGGTATTCGATTTGAAGGCAATCCTCGGCGACCGGGTGAACAACCTGGGCAAGACCTATGCCGACGTGGATGCCTATGCCCTCATGAACGGTAATGTCGATATCGGCAAGTATGCGGAAAACTATCAGCCGGTGCTCGCTATCATTGAGGAAGCCGCTTATATCCCCGCTGGTCTGCGCGGTCAGGCAGGCGAGGCCAACGAGACAAGTGAACTCCCGTTGGGCGACCGCATCTCGTTTGCACTTTCGGTGGCAAACTTCCTCCTGTATGCCGCGAGGTTCAGCCGTTTCCCGAATACTGTCGAGATTGACGATGAAGTTTTGCCGTCCGTGGAATCGACTTTCGGCATCCGTGCATTGGGTTCCCAGGAGGAATTCCTCGAATACGCAAGGAATGCGAAGATTACTGACGGTCGCGGCCTGAACAATGACGGGTATGTCCTGCTTGTGCGTGCCGCAAGGAAGATTGTCTCGTCCAATATCCTGAAACCCAGGGACTTTGGCGAGAACAACCAGGCTGAACAATGGAGGACTGTCGCGAATGCGTAGGGTGTACAACGGATTGCCACTTTTCGAAGTGGATTTCGGGGACTTCTCCTATATAGTCGAATGCGTCATGCATGGCAAGCGCATGTTGGCTCGCAATATCTGCGACGAAGAATTGAAGGACTATTTCAATACCGTGCGGCGTGCGAACTTCGCCGCGACCTACGGGGGCACGGTCATCATTTACGGAAGGTAGCGATATGCTTTTCAAGAAGAACAAGACACCGGAAACCCTCGCGTCGAGACTTCTCAACTACGAGCGCAATTACGGCATCGGCAACCCGAAAGGGCAGTATTTTGACCGAATTTTCAACCGTATAGATACGGAGCGCAAGGTCAATGCTTCCAGGAACTCGGTCGCCCAGGGCATGAACGACATGCTGTTCCCGAACGGGGCCACCCCGGACGGATATAGCACCTACACCCCTATGCTCGGCATTTCCACCGAGCCGCTGGATCCGGACAAAATCCAGGACGCGGTTGCCCAGAAGGAATGTGACCTCTACTGGCGCAAGAACGTCGAGCGTTCCCTGAAATACGAGACGGTCGCTGGTCGTTCCGAAGTGAACGAATCCATCATCCAGATTTGTAACGAGGCTGCCTATAAGGACGATATGGGCGAATCCTGCTCACTGGAAATCGACCCGGATGCCAAGATTGGTGATGCAACCCAGGACATCCTCCACACGACGTTCCGTCGCAAGGTTCTCCGCGAACTCCTCAATTTCCGTATCAACGGCTGGAACTACATGCGCTACCTGTGTATCCATGGCCGAATTTTCTTTGAAGTTGAGTTCGACGAGAACAAGAGCCAGATTCTCGGTGTGAAGATGCTCCGTGAGGAGAACATGATTGTTATCTACCAGGATGACTTGATTATCGGCTACCGCCAGATGCAGACGGGCCCGATGAACATGCGCAACGGTGGCAAGAACTACAAGGACTTCTCCCCGAACCAGATTCTCTATGCTTCGCTTGACATGACTGGCCCCGGCGGCATCAACGACCCCAGATCTATTCTCGAGCCGGCAATGAAGCCGTACAATCAGTTGAATACCATCGAAGACTCCGTCGTCATGTACCGTATCCTCTGGGGTCAGGAAAAGCTGGTCATGAAGGTTGATACCGGTAACATGCCGAAGGATAAGGCCGAGAAGTACATGAAGGACCAGGCCAAGGTCTTCTCTCGAAAGCTCGACTACAACTCCCAGACCGGTGAAGTGACGAACTTCGGTAAGGCAATCGGCTTGACCGAACACTACATCGTTAGTCTCTCCCAGGGTCGTACCGGCTCCTCCATCGAAAGGATGCAGGGCGGTAACAACCTGCAGAACATCGATGACCTTAAATTCTTCAAGCGCAACCTTGTCAACTCCCTCATGGTGCCTCCGGGACGTATCACGGCCCTTGCCGGTGACAACCAGAACTACACCCAGGGCAAGATTGGCGAAGTCACCCAGTCCGAAGTATCGTTTGCCGCACTTATTCAGCGTTACCAGACACCTTTGGAGGCCATCATGGTCCGCCTGTTCGTCATGGTCCTGAATACCATGAAGAATGTGGACAACTCCATCAAGAGCGAAATCAACTTCTCCGTCAGGTTCAAGAGGTCCAACGGGTTCCAGAACTTCATCGAAAGCGAAATCTGGAACACCAGGCTCAATACCTTCGACCTCATGGCCAAGCACTGCCGCTCCAAGGATAATCCATCCGGCATGCTGCCTAGGAAGTTCGCTCTCATGAAGGGCCTTAGGGTCAGTGATGAGGAATATAACCAGATCCGTACTTGGCTCCGCGAGGAAAAGAACGATGAACTCTATGGCGAAGCCGGTGGGGGTGGCGAAGGTGAAGGCGGTGGAGATGCCGGTGGCGGTGGCGGTGGCGACGCCGGTGGTCTCGGTGGCCTGATGTAGCCTCAAAAATAGCGAAAAATCCCGGTTTTACCGGGATTTTTTCGTTTTTGCCAGTTTCAGTGCACGTTTTTGCACCGTTTTTCATGTAAAAAATCGAAAACTCTAAACATTATGTCAGAAATCGTTCGAGAGTGCTTCCGTTCGGGGCACGAAAGTACGAACGGAACACTAACTCAAACAAAAGGTAACAAAATGCAGGTTATCCAGAACAAGTCCAATACACGTAAGTGGAAGGCCGTGCTCGAATCCAATTTGGGTCGTCCGCTCCGCAACCGTGGGGAAGCTTCTGCCATCGCAGTGCTTCTTGAAAACCAGAACTTGGTCAACCGTGGTGCCAAGTTCGAATCTGCCAACATCACCGCTGATGTGGCTCAGTATCAACAGTATGCCTTGCCGCTCATTCGCCGTCAGTTCCCTGAACTCTTGGCTATGAACACTGTGGCCGTCATCCCGACGACTACTCCGCAGGGTATCTACTTCGCTCTTCGTTATCTGTACGACAACGAACCGTTGAAGTCCACCGCCTTCCGTCAGGGCCAGAAGCAGGAAATCGGTTACGACCTCGTCGCTGACCACACTGGTTTCGCTACTTCTTTCAACCCGTACAGCACTGGCGCTGGTGAAATGCTCTCTAACTATGCTGAAGGCACTCAGGAACGCACTGGCGTTGCTTGGGGTCCGAACGGTTTCGGCGTTCCCGGCCAGCTCTACAACAACTTCGGTGGTTTGACCAACGATGGTGACGATGTTTACGGCGACTTCAGCTACAACATCAAGAAGGCCTCCATCAAGGTGATTTCCGGTGCTATCCGCGTCGGTACCCGTGCCATCAAGAGCCACTATACTCTGGAACTCCAGCAGGATATGGCTGCCGCTCACGGTCAGGACGTTGAAGCCCTGCTCCTCGAAGGCCTCCAGTTCGAAATCCAGCAGAACATTGACCGTGAAATCCTCATGGCCATGATCATGGTTGCTCAGAACGAACGCCTCGGTGGTGAAAAGGTCATCCAGGTTGACCTCTCCAACACTGAAACCGGTCCTGCCAAGGGTCGTTGGGCTGCTGAGTCCATCGCTGCCGGTATCGTGAACACCATCATCGCCGTGTCTCGTAAGATCGCTCTTACGACCCGTATGGGTTCCGGTAACTTCGCCATCGTCTCTCCGGACGTGGGCGCTGCTATCGCTACTCTGAACAACGGTATCTACATCCCGAACGGCTACCTCGGTACTGATGCTACCATGCAGCCTGCTGGTGGTGTGGCTGATGCTGGTTCTCTCCTCAACGGTCAGATCAAGCTGTACCAGGACATCTACGCGAACGCCTCCTACGCCCTCGTTGGCTTCAAGGGTCCTCGCCAGGGTGAAAGCGGCATCATCTTCATGCCGTACATCCCGTACATCTTCACGAAGACCGCCGGTCAGGAAGATGGTTCTCCGCGTCTCATCGTCAAGAGCCGTTACGCCATCGTGGCTAACCTCCTCGGCGCTGGCCAGTTCTATCGTATCATCCAGTTCAAGAACGTGAACAACGTGATTACTGGTATCGACCTGAACGAAGCCCCGTGGGAATCCAACGGTTCCTTCACCGGTGACAACCTCGAACCGGGTCTCTCCTACCACGACACTTCCAGCGAACTCTGGAATGCTCCTGGTGGCATGACCTTCGAAGACAAGCACTGGTAGTTTCTACCGGGCTTGCCTCGAAAGAGGTGAACAGGAAATGATGGGAGCAGGTGCAAACCTGCTCTCATTTTTTATTTATTCCTACCGAAAAGTATAAACTGTACCATGAAAGATTTTTTGATTGAGGACAGTATGAACGGAGTTCAGCAGCACCTTGATTACGTCGTGTTTCTTGAAAGCATCGGGTCCGAAACTCCCGAGGTGCGTCGCGCACTGATTGAAGGATATTCCGGATATGTCCTTAATGAGAGTGTAGGTAAGACGGTGAAGGGGCTGCTCCTTGCGGCTGCCTGCATGCTTACCGCGTGTGCCGGCAATGCCCCGTCTGTCCAGGCAAACTTTGACAACATGCAGTCCTACATGCGCGGTATCGACGGCAATGGGGTGAATGCAGAAACTGTGCGCCAGCTTGCTACACGTGTTTCCGATGAGATGCATACCGAGGCCGAGAAGGCGAATAGCTTCCGTGATACAAAGGCATGGAAGGAAGCCATAGCAATCAAGAAGGCTTTGCAGGAATCTCACCCGGATGATGGCTCCACCGGCGAAGGCCTTGCAAGCATGTTCGAGCGTTCCGTGAACCAGCAGAACAAGGTATTCGGTGCCCCTCCGTGCTGCACCGAGGAGGATGATGAAAGCATCCATCAGCGCAATATGGCCGCGAAGATTGAACCTGCACAAAGTCACTACGATGAAGAAACTAACAGCTGGGTGTACTAATGATGGACATGTTTGAAACACTCGATATGATGCTTCCACTGTGCGAGATGGCTTCCATGAATATGGAAGCTCCTACCGGTACAATCGATGCCTCGCACTACAAGGCATACGCGAAAAACCCCAGCGAGATTGACCCGACCACACTGGCCGAACTGGCTGACATGGTTGACCGTGCGCATGATTCCAAGAACGTAATCGCCGCGCAACAGGCTATGGGACGCGAACCGATGGCCACCCCGAGAACTATCGACCAGCTGATGGGAAGCATCCTCGTAATCTACATTACGTGTGACGAGGCCCCGGTCGCCGTGACCAACGTGGTGGACCCGTCCGCCGAAGATTATCATGGGTATGTTCCCATCAGGTTCTATTCATTGAAGACCGGGTACAACCTGGAAGGCCGTCTGCAGCAGTCATTCTTCTCCATCGAGGAAGACTACCGAGGCACCGGTGTTGCAAAGGAACTCTTCCTGCAACTGAATACGAATGCGTCCCCCTGCTTCATCGTGGTAGATCCGACCGATGCCCCTACGGTGAAGAATGTTCAGGAAAGCGGCTACATGAAGGTTGGTCACTTGAAGATTGACGGGTCGGATAACGAAATGGAGCTGTGGGTATCCCCGGCAAAGGAAAAGGTTTCTTCCTATGAGCAAGATCAATAAGGTTCTCTACAACGTTGACCAGAGGGACCGGTCCACTGGTGAAATCAACACTAGCGAAGAGATGTGGATGGCCAGGCACAACATTGGTCTGGATGAGGTCATTGGATGGCCAACCGTAATCGTGGGTGGAAAGGAATATACAGGTATTGCCCCACTCGGTAAGAACGGTCTTGTTCCAGCCGAATATCTGCCATCATATGTCGACGAGGTCATTGATGGATACGCGGTTTCTGTATCCGGTGTAATCAAGTTTTACGAGGACCCTGCACACACTCAGGAGATTGCCGGAGAAGATGGATACACCTACGTGGACATTACTGATCCGGATGCCGGGATTGGCTATCGATGGACCGAGGCAAGTGGCTTTTTCCAGATTTCCAGCCAGAGTGCGTTTGGACGTATATCAGTGGATGATAGTTATGTGACAGCCGACCGCCCGATGGATACTTTGAAAGTGGTTGGTGACAGTTGGATTGGTGTCTCCATCGAAGACATTGACCATGTAGATACCCTAACGATTACGCATAATAAATATGTTGGTTCCGGGTATATAGGCGAAACCGAGGATACCGAAGGCCGCAATGAGTTGCAGATACCGTGGGCCGAATACGATGATCAGGGCCACATAGTGAATACCGGGATGCGGACGCATGAGTTACTACTTGCAACAACATCGGCTGATGGTATCACGCGCCTCACCAGTGGATATGGTACCGACGAAACTATGGCGGTTACGCAGAAGGGGGTGCAGAACGCAATCGGTCAGCTCGACTATGGCAACAAGCTTTCCGCCGGAAAGTTCATATCCGCATTGTCCCAGACGGATGGCAAGATTGACTACACTGTCTCGAACATGGATACTACTCCGACTGCCAATTCGTCGAACCCGGTTACATCCGGTGGCGTGAAGGCGGCAATCAATGCTCTGGATGCAACTAAGACATACAATGGCACGAATTTCAGTGTGACTGTGACAGAGGCTGACGGTGTCATTACCGGTGTTACTGGCACTGACAATACCGCCAACAAGACGCATGACCATGGTAGCATTTCGAGTACCGGTAAGGTGACCGTTGCCGCAACCACGAAGAAGGCTCTCCTGATTACCGACAATGACAATTTTGTCAAGACTGGGCCGGCATTCGGGACCGAATCCGGTGATGCGAACCTCTTCCTCAACAAGAATGGTAATTGGACAAACGTGTCCACCATAGGCGATAATGCCGTATGCTATGTGGACAGCACATCGCATGGCTTGAAGACAATCTATATAACCTCGTCAACCGATTCCAGTTACGTGCATGCGTCTGGCTTGGCTACTAGCTATGTAGGTAATGGTGGAAACTACATTTTCGTTAATACCGGTACGGGCTTATATGTAGATAGCGGCACAAGTAGTTCGGATTTTGGTAAATTGTCTTTGAAAATGCAAACTGATCGCACTGCCGTCGGCAACGGGTCACTTGCATGGAGCCACTCGGTCGGGTGCTTCTGGTTCTGCAGCCCGCAGATACGTGTCGGGTCCAGTGCAGGGGCATACATTACCGGAAACCAGACTACGACAAACAATAGCACATACCTGTTATTCAATCCAGGCTTTTCCGAAGGGCTCATCACGAGTGTTCAGTTTATCGGTAGTAATGGTATTACGGTGAAATCTGAGGCGGCATCTGGCGATACTAGCCTGGCTAAGATGACAATCACTATGCCGAACACTTTCCAGATTACCGAGGGTACTTATTCAAGTAAGCCCGCCGGGATACAGATGAGGCTGGTATGCAGTGACACATTGTCGGGTGCATCGGTCGGTATATATAAGGAAAGCGGCACCGCAATAGCATGGCCATCGTCTTCAACTGCCACTAAACTTGGATATTTGGCACCCGCATTTGCCTCTGGTACGACGGGAAAAATGCTTGTGGTAAATAACGGAAAGGTGGTGTGGAATGACATTTCAGCACGTGATACCGTAATCAAATATAGTGGTGCACCGTCTTTAACTGATGCTGAATATAATACAATGGCCGATGCGATTGGGTCTGATAACCTGGCAACTATAATGTATGGTTCCGGGGCTGGATCGAGTTATTGGCATCTATTGAAAGCTGACTTCAGTGGATACACGTTTGATTCTATCACTAGTGATGGCAAATGGCGCAATATGCTCGTTGGCCGTGACAAGATGATATCCATATCTACTGAGGGATATCTAGCACCCGCGATTAACCCCAGTGACAAAGGTAAAATTCTTGCAGCTAGTCATGATGGCACCGTTGCATCCACCAGATGGGAAACAAATTTTGGGGTTCTTGCGGTTCCTACGTTTGGTAAGTATGACTTGGCTACGAGTTCCGGTGGCTCGATGTATATCAACACTGATATAATCCCGTCGTCGTATGTATCTTCGTACCTTTGTAGTTATACCTCGACAATGAGTACAACGGATACGACGGGGACATCCATTCTTCGCGTTCCCCCGCATCATAGAGGTTCCGCGCATTGTATCATATATGGTAATAGTCCGGGCGGTGATGCCTCGCAGGGTACCACGTCGTGGATTAGATTCTACCTGACCGATACGAAGGATCCTACGGCAGAGCCAACTACCTTTGGGGCATCGGCATTGTGGCATGGTAGTGGTATGTGGACGGGTAGCTACAGTATGGATCTCAAACACGCATCCTTCATATATAGGAATGATGGCGACCAGTCCAAGTACATTACGTGCTTCATCGGTTCATCTTCTCCTCCGGCATCGTTTACCATCTACAAGGAATTCGAGATGTTCCCGACGGAATAACCATGGGGCATAGTTGCTTATGGCGTCACAACCGAAGGACATAAAGGGCTCATTGATACTCACGCCTTCCCAGGCGGAGTTCATGGGCATACTCCTTAAAATGATGAAGACGGAATGCAAGCATGTTTCCGAGACCGGCATGATGTTGAAGCCGGGGCCGGGGAACATGTATTCCGACTTTGTCATTACGGTGAAATGTTCCCAGGACCGCCGTACATGCGAAGTGTACCGGAACAGGACCGGTACACTCATATTCGCAATGCTAAATGGCAAGGTAGTCGCTGCCGATTACGAAATCGATTTCGTAACGGAGCACATGAAGCGCAAGTTTAACGGTTGATGAATTCCTTCAACTTGCCCTTCACGCTTTCATAGTAGTTCTGCCAGATGTCGATGACCTCGTTGACGGTCTTGTCGTCCGTCTTGTCCATCTTGATCTTCTTGCTGTGCGACGGTGAAGCGCGGAACACGTTTTCCTCGCCGAGATGGGCGCATGCTTCGTAGTAGTTGGCCATTCCGCTTCTGGCAACCCATTCATCCAGGATATATTCGAGCCACTCGAGCTTGGACATGTTTCCGCATGCCGTATGTGGGGTGTCCATGCCGGTATTGAACGACAGGATCTTGAAGTCACGGTGACCGGCCTTCGTCAAGCCGGATTCCAGGGTTTCCACTGGGTCGTTCGCCCACATGCCACCGTCACAGAAGCTCATGCCGTTCTGGACAATCACGTCGAAGTAGGTCGGTGCGGAGCAGCTAGTGAGGACGGCGAACCACTTGTCGGTGTCCTTGTCCCCGAGGTCCCACACTTTCTCGACGGACTTGCCGTTCATGTAGGTCACCGGGAAGTACACGGACTTCTTCCATGCGCCTATCTTTCCGGAGAAGGTCTTTTGAAGCATCTTTTTGAGGTTCGTGTGGTCGTAGGTCGGGCATTTTCTGTCCAGGATTTTGTACCAGGGGTATTTCTTGAAGATATTCTTCAAGTTTCCCTTGTACAGGTCGAAGATTTCATGCGCTTGGAGGCCTTCCGCGAGGCCGGCAGCGATGATCGAGCCGGTGGAAGTGCCGCCATAGGCAAAAGTCATGTCACAGAGCTTCTTTCCGAAGTCCTGTTCCATCCTGGTCATGAATGCGAGGGGGCCGATACCCAGGGCACCGCCACCCGAGATACTGATTGCGAGCTTTTTCATTGGAGAATCTCCTTTTTCAGTAGTTTAACGGTTGGACAGCTTTTTTCGGCCCCGGAAAGTATAAACTTTTCTTACATTTTCGTCAATTACCTGTTGACAGAGTGTTGATAAATTGTTATATTATAGTTAACAAGATGCAAAGGGGTGTATTTTGCCCGTAAATTCAACTGAACCGGGAGTAAAAGAACTCATCGCCGAGGTGGCCGGATATGAAATCATAGGTCACCGGGCGGAAAGCGCCTGTTTCCAGGCCTACCATACGAGCAAGGACGAGGGCATACGGGAAGCCGCCAAGCTCAAAATCATCAAATCTAACCTCAGGCTGGTATTGAAGTTCGCTATGGACTACCACAATGTCACTGGGTTGCCCATTACTGACTTCTACACCGAGGGAAAGCTGGGCCTCATGGAGTCGTTCTACAAGTACGACTACCGTACCGGTGTCAAGTTCGCCTCCTTTGCCATCTGGGAAATCCGGCGCCACATGTCCATGATTGTCCAGGGCAGGGACTTGGTCCATGTGCCCGTGCGCCAGCGCAAGCGCGTGCTGAAAGCCATCCGTGAAGGTCTCCCGGTGGACATGAACTACGGCACGGAGGCCATGAATGCCATCCTGGGCCCCGATTCGCTCGACATGCCTGTGGGAGAGGATGGTGAAAATTCCACGTTCCTGCTGCACGATGTCATCCCGGACGAGACATCTGACGCCAATCCCGAGAAGAATGCCATCATGGAGGACATGAGAACCGGCCTTGAAGCCGAGATGAGCCGTGTCCTGACCCCGATCGAGAACAGATTGTTGCGTTCTCTGTACGGTCTTGACGGAGATGGAAGTAGTTTTGAGGAAGAGGCGGCGAATACCGGCATGAGCAAGGACTGGGTTCGCAAGATCAAAAACCAGGCAATAGAGAAGCTGAGGGACAGCAAGCGCCTCAATGTCCTCCGCGACTGCTATATGGAATAACTTAATGTGGGCATCTGGTCCAAAATCGTCAATTTTTTCAAGTCGAAGCCGGAAGACGACGGCTCCGAGGAGCGCAGTATGTATAATGTAGATGACGGTCCTACCCTAATTTACAGCGATGAACCAAACCTGTCGGATGCCGTGTACGACGCGGACAGCGGGCGCATGGTGGGCCATGCCTCCACTAGCGCAAGGGCTGACCTGGAAAGGGTCGCCAGGGCGAATGCGTCCATGATTGTGCCTGGGCAGATAGTCAACCGCCAGAGACCGCGCAGGCCCATGCAGAGGCCCGTGCAGCAACAGCAGCCGGTCCAGCAGCCCCAGCAGCAGGCCCAACCGGCACCCGAGGCCGCACCCGCGGAACAGCCGGTGCAGCAGGTCCAGCAGCCGGCTCCGCAGCCTCAACCGCAACCAGTCTACCAGCAACCCGTGTATCAGCAGCCTATGTACCAGCAGCCAGTCTATCAGCAGCCTTATTACCAGCAGCCGTACGGCTATCAGCAGCAACCGCAGTATTACCAGCAGCCCGTCCAGCAGCCGCAGGGCGACGATGAAATCAAGCTGGTGCAGGGTGAACGCATCGCAATCGCCCCGAACTTCCCGGCATACGAGATGATTGAGGTGAACGGCGTGTATCACCTGTACATCGACCTTCCGGGCGTGAAGAAGAGCGAGCTTAAAATGAACTTCTCCGGTGGAAGCCTGTATGTCAGCGGGCATCGTGAACTCATGTGCGAGAAGTACCGTCCGAAGGGAAAGGGCAAGGGAAACAAGGGCAAGAAGCCGCAGTACGAGGCACTCATCGGTGTCGGGCGCCATCTGCTCGGGGATTTCAGCTTCCCGTTCTACTTCCCGAAGCCGGTGGACACTTCCCCGGATTCGTTCAAGGCCAACCTGGCCGACGGCATCCTCCATATCGAGATGAAGGTGGCCGGTGCGGACACTGGAATTTCTATCGGGCTGGGGTAGCGCATGGTAAAGTTCGACCTTGTATTGACTGATGGCCGGATCCATGTCGAGACCATCGATGATGCGGAAGGTACTCCGGGTTCATCCCGGCAGTACACCCGGTTCAATGCCGAGTGCAAGCCGGAACTGGAACAGGCTGTTCATATATTGACCGCCGACAATTCGGTGGACCAGAAAGTGGACACGATTTTGGGTGTGCTCGCGAAGCATAATTTCATGAAGACGAATGTCATCCACATTGAGGATGCTGAGGGCCACTTGACCAATCGCATCAGAGTGTTCGTTGACAGCGTGGAGCCGTGATATGTTTCGTGGTTCTACGACAGAGACTGAAAACAGTTAAGGCGACCGGTTGGTCGCCTTTTTAATTGTTGGTGTGGGCAAAATGCGTAATGCTTAGTCACCCCAGTTGGGAGTAGACCAGCCAAGCGAGCCATCTTTTGCTTTGGCCAGCAAGTCTGTCATTACCTCATCAAAGTACGCTGGAGTCCAATGGGTTTCCTTTGGCACAAAGGACTCAGTTGCGCTATCGTAGTGGGACTTGTTGTAGTCGTGGGTTGTCACGCACTTCTCACAACGACTTTTTAACCGAGCCGCGTAGTCTTTCCAATCCTTCGAGACGGACATCAATTCAGGATTTGTATCAAGTACGTGCATGAATTCATCGTACATTGCTAGGCCATCTGGACTTATACTGCCACAAGAATCGGGCTGTCCATCCAAAGCCTCACAGAACGCCTTGAACCCTGCATTCAGAGCAGGAAGCATTTCCGGGCAGTTGAACTCTTTACAAACGCTTTCCATGAAAGCTGTGTATTTCTTTTGATTGGTATTCATTGGGAATTCTCCTAATCTGAACGGTTAAATCTTTTGGCCACCCAACTTATGGTAGAGTGCCAAGAATCCTTCAGGAAGATCTTCAACACTGTTGTACATTTCAACCAATGCATCCAGCAGGGCAAGGTTATCGGCTGCGCTCAATGGGTTTCCGCCACCATGGAGGAAATCGGACATCAAACCGTCGCGACACAATTCCTGATAATACTGGCGCATTTCCTGGAGGAGCAGCATTTCGTCGGTGGTCAAACGCATGGTATTATATATACCGATGCTTTCAAATGCTGGGGCATCTTGGGTAGTTGCTTCGCAGAAAGCCCTGAACCCTTCTTTGAGTGCGGGAAGCATTTCTGGGTGGTTGAACTCTTTACATACGCTTTCCATGAAAGCAGTGTATTTCTTTTGGTTGGTATTCATTTTGAACTCCTCAATGTTTCCCGCAGTTGCAACCTTTCTTCACTGCGCCAATAACTTTTCTTACAGGACCAGCTACCTTGTAGACGGCCTTCAAACCGGCCTTCCTGAACTTCTCCGGAAGGATGAACAGGTAATCGCCAATTTCGGGAAAATCGGTAGCCATCTTGTCAACGGCTGCCGTACCGGAATAGGACGCGCCCTTCGCATCAACATACTTGAAATCACGTGCGCCTTCGTCGGCCTTGTAGTATTCCGCACGGTCCTTTACCTTGGCCCTAATCATGTGCATGAAGTTCGTGCACACGGGGCAGGTAGCGTCATATATGATCCTTGGGAGAGCCATTAGTCGCCTATCTTGATTTTGTAACCGCCGAATTGGGGAGTGGCGCCAAAGGAACCGTCCGGGTTGATGACAACGACTTCGGTAGGCTGCGACATGACATTGCAACTCGGGTCCTTGCCGGAGCAGAGGTCCTTGTAGGGCATGCCGAGAATCTCGTCCAGGTTGTCGGCAATGCGTTCAACCATGTTGCACTTGGCATCGTTCTGGGCAACCTTCATCGGGCTTTCGTCGATGGTGCTGCCGTCGAACGGCATGGCCTGGTCGTTGAAGCCGACGATGTTCTGCACGTCATCGATGGATGCGTTGAGCATCGGCTGGATTTCGCTTGCGCGGAACGTGAAGGTAGGCCATTCGCCGTCGTTGGAAGTAAGAAGTTCGTTCGGGTTGGATGTCGGCTTGGCAGCGGTGACCATCTGGCCATCGGCCTTCTTCACGACAAACAGTGCAGGGGTGTTTCCGCAGTGGACCACGTCCCCAAGACGGAACCCGTTCTGCTGCGGGCAGCACTGGCCGGCACATTCGAGCTGGTACATGCGCATGAAGTCACGGCCCATTCCGCGCTCGATGCATTCGAGAGTAAGCTTCAGTCCCATTGCTTCGTTGGTAACCGGTTTCTGGGCTTCACCGCCTTCACCACTATCGTTCATGAAATTTTCGACGCCGGTTTTCAGGTCTTCCACTCCCTGGTTCAGATCACTCATGACATCGGAACCTGGGTCTTCGAAGAGGGGACCTTTCTTCTTGTCCTTGAATGTGGGATTGCCGGCGCATTCACCGGGTTCTGGCTTGGCAGCGATCACCTTGCTGGTAACCTTGGTCACCGTCGGCTTGGTGTCGAACGGGGTAGCGCTGTCGCCGTAATCGACATATACGGCATCGAGATCTTCCTCGGCCTCCATCATCGGATGGGAAATTGGGGAGGCCTCAATGGTCCTCGTGATGGCAAGCAAATCGTCAAGTTCCTCGAACATCGGTGAAATTCCTTTTCTTACTCGGTTGCAGTTTATAGTTATTTGGACACCACTTTCCAGCCATCGTCGGGATTGACATACTCCCCGAGGGCATCTTCTTCGGACGGGAGTTCGCTCTTCTTGTACATGTGCTGTTCCATGTTGGCTACAAGGGACAGCCCCTTGCCTTCGAGGGAATCGAGTTCCCATGGGTCGGCGGGAAGCTGGGACAGGTCGAATCCTTCATCGACATCGTAGAGGTCGGCGTAGGTGTAGCAGTTGTAGCCCTGCGCCAGGTAGCTTTCCGGGTCGTCCTCGTCAAGATCGGGGTCGATGTTCTGGGGGTCGTCGCCCCAGGTAAGACCGAGTACCTGCGAACCGTCGGCACTTACATACACTTTACTGTCGGGGATACTTGTGGTAACGGGGACAGTTTCTACTGATTCTCCCATTGCCTGGCGTAGTTCTCTGGACATTTCCGGGGATGCTCGATACACGGGAATTCCGTCGCTAGTACCAATTCGTCCGTCATCTCCGGGTTCAGGACCGTCATTGACATAGTCGGTAATCTTGTTGTACAGGCGTGTCAGTTGGGCTTTGTTTCCTTTGACCACATCATTATACATGATGTCGAGTGACCAGTATGGAAGATCGTCTTCTTCAAGCACTTTGCCAGTCTTTATGTAGTACGGGTTGAAGTAGCCATCGAAATCGGATTTAGCCTTGTCTAGGATATCCTTGTCGAATGACCATAGGGTAAGCCGGTCATAGTCCCGTATTGCCTTACTGATTTCGCTGAGCGGAACTCTGTCATAACCGTTACCGACATGAAGCCACACTTCAGGTGTCTTCGTTCCCGCAGTCGAATCGGATTCGAGTAGCGCTTCGTATGCCGCGATGATGGATTCGGTCAGGGCGCGTTCGCCAGAACGTTCACCCAGATTTTTCAATTCTTCCTGAAAGGTCATGGTAAACTCCTCTTACGTTATCAGTTTATACCCGAGAGGCCATTGGGAGCCCTTGCACTTGCTGTGGATAGCCATAGCCCTGCGGGTAACGTCCCGGATACTGGTATTGCTGTTGTTGATATGCCGGATGCTGCTGCATGTGGTTGTAGCCAGGCGGATATGCCTGATACGTCTGCTGCATATTCGGCTGGTATCCCTGCGGAGGGCCATACTGGTACTGCTGGGGAACGCCGGCATAGACGGTAGCCTGTACCGGCTGCGGGCGAACCTGCGGGAGCATGCGCTGGTTGCCGGATAGTTCCGCGAGGCCGCGCTGTTCCTGTACAATCTGCGGGTTGCGGACCTGTTCAGCCACGTTGCGCATATCGGCGATTTCTGCGGCGGGGGCGAACACCGTCCTGACAACATCGTCCCAGGAGATTTCTTCCATCTTGCCCTGGAAATACGGGGAGTACGCATGGTAAACGGCCCAGAACAGGCTGGTCACATGGTCGTCATGGTTGCCGCCGGAAGCACCCCAGGTATTCTTGGTGGGCCTGGTGAACGACATGAGTTCGTTAATCGTCTTCTCGTCATGGATGAGTAGATAGTGCTTCTGGATGTAAGTTTTTAGCAACATTACGGCCTGGCTCTTCGTCGTGGTCGTGGAGTACATGCCGCGGAAGTAGCTGTCGTAGTCAACCATGTTCGGGTACTGCAACGCTGCGGTCATCGTCTGGTACGCAAGGGCACCGGAACCGCCGTTATATTCGATGGTAAGGGCCGGGAAGTGGTACTTGCGGAGCAGGGCGAAGGAAACCGCGCAGAAGTCCTCCACGGTCACGCTGTTCGAGGACAGGGTGAGCACCTGTTCCAGCTTGGTGCTGGACCTGGCATAGAGGATTTGGAGCACATGGTAGTCCTGGCGCATACCGTAGCCGGTATCCAGGGCCGCGATGTACACGGATTCGTCCATTTCCATCTGCTGCGGATTGAGAGGGCGCCCGTAGACGCGGAGCTGGTAGTCGTCCGGTATTCTCGGGTGGGCCATCGGCTTGTCCGGGTGCAGATTCTGCAAGGTACGGTAGTCGATAAGGGTGACGGCGGAACCGATAAATTCGCATTCGTATTCCTGGCGGAACCTCTCCTCGCCGCAACGGAGCTTTTCGTCGAGACCCCACTGTTCGTCACGACCGGGCACCTCGTTCCAGAGCACCGTGGACCTGACATATTTGGCTTGCAGGTCATGGGCGGTGGCCGTGGCCTCGTCAACGGCATCCTCCCACATTCGATAGAAGTGGTTCATGCCGCACGGAGTGGACGTGATGATTACTCGCGTCTTCTTACCTGACGAGATCGTCGGGAACACGGAGGCCATGAACTCGTCGGCCATGCCGGGGCGCAGGAACGCGAATTCGTCCAGGTACAGGAGGTTCGGGGAGAAACCACGAATACCGTCCGAGGATGATGCCGCGATGATGATACGGCAGCCGTTGGCGAACTGGATGGACATCTTGTTCCACAGTTTCACGCCCGGTTGGAGCCAGAAGGGGAGGTTCAGGTAGGATTCGCGCAGGAGCTGCAACTGTTCCTTGGCAAGCATGAGCTTGTTGGCCAGCATCGCTATGAGCTGGTCCTCGTGGAACATCGCGTACCAAAGGATAAAGGCCCTGACTATCGTGGATTTACCCACCTGTCGGGACCATCGGTTGATATTGAACCTGTATTTGAGAAAGCGCCTGATTGCCTCGTCCTGGAACGGGTACGTCTTCATCAGCTGGGTACCTTCGTCCTTCGTGTTGATATAGACGTAGTGCCGGATGAAGTAAATAGGGTCCTTGGTGCAGCGCTCGATTTCTTGCAGCTGCCACATTTCGAGTTTCACGGACTCGTTTGCAGACCTTAAATTATGTATCCCGTTGAATGGCATAGTAAAGAACAGTTTATAAGGTTATGATTTGTGGGCGGTTAAAGAAAAAATTGCATAGTAACCAATTTTATACGGAAATTCGGGAATTTTTTGCTATATTTTTTACTATGAAGTTTCTTGTGATTACTGCGTTTTGCGACAAGGGTGATAGATACCGTCGAAGAAACCTCACGGCGACCCTTGCAAATAACATGAGTTTGTTCCCCGAGGCCATGTTCTGTGTGGCCGAACAGAATCCTACCGGTTGGTTTGATACCCTTCAAATGGATCCTGAAAAGGTCCGCCATATTACCTTGACAATCGAGGGCGGTTTCCGCAAGACCGCGCTACTGAATGCGGCAATCGAGGCAGTCCCGGATGCCGAAATCATCGTGATGGTGGACGGCGATGTGTTTCTTAACGAGAAGGTGGTCAACTACATACGGAACCATTGGCAAGATGGTTCCCTTGTCTTTCCGTATTCGGAGGCGATGTACCTGAAAGAGACAGATACCCGCCTTCTCGTGGGCGGAAAGCCTCTTCTCCCTGGCTACAAGGACCATGGGGTGACCATTGACCGCCAGACCGGCCTGTGCAACGTGTTCACCCGTGAGACCTGGAAGCGCATCGGCAGGTATGACGAGGAGTTCGTGAACTGGGGTGCTGAGGACGATGCGTTCCTTACCAAGTGCCGGCGCATCGTCGGCCCAATCAGCCGCAGCCGGGAAGAAGGATGCATCGCGTACCACCTGTTCCATCCGGTCGTCAATACGGAAGATTACTTGAAGAACAGTCCGCTGTACCTGGCTAACCGAGTGCGCCAGGCGTGCATTCGCCGCATGAGTGACGAGGACATGGAACGGTATGTTTCCGGCAAGGTGAAACTGTCCGAACTGGTGGACAAGTACAACGACATGGGTCGTCTGGAAGTCAGCCTGGAATGGCAGTGCACCCCGCAATCCTCCCTGCACATGGATACCACCATTTATGATGTGGACCGTACCGGGGAGATGAGTTTTACGAAGGTGATGAAGGCTATTGAGGAAGAGGACCGGGCCGAATACTGTGTAACCTTCATTGACGATATTCTGTTGAAGTTGCCAGACCTCTCGCCGGTACAGCTGGAGGAGATTATGGGCTTGCGCAAGTATTACGAGGAGATGGCAAATGCAGTTCAGTCGTGATTTGTTGGTGCCGGACTGGCATAGTAAGTTCAATGTTTTGGCCAGGATGTGTGCCATTTACGATCACCGTTCATGCTGGGTACATTCGGAATGCAAGGACCCAATCGTGGTGCAATGCGGTGACGGGAGAATTCTCGGACCCGACGGGATAGAGAAGAAGAACCACATACTGGTACTGCATGACTGGAACGAGAAGTATGCCAAGATGCTCGACCACGCGACACGGGTCGTAACCATCGGCAAGATTGAGGGGGTGCCGTCCAATGCCATCTCGATGGACAGTTTTCCCATTCCGGATCTCCCGGAACAGCCCAGGCACCCGGACAATGACGTGTTGATTGCCGGACAATGTACGGGCAACGATACCCTTGACTTTGTGAAGAATGTGCTGGAAGGCATGGACCGTTCCCTGACGATTACGGTGGCCCTCTATGACCGTGGTTCCTACAAGACCGAGCAGATGATTTCGGGACTAGTTTACGGGGAGACGATGTCGTCATTTGAGAAGGTCTCGTGGAAGAAACGCCAGTCATACCCCATGATTACCGCGCTTTACCTTACAGCCGGACAGATTGTCCACTGTGGGTCGGGAAAGCGCGGGTTTTTGCATGCCATGGCGGTACGTGCGGCATCCAGGGGGTCCGGTCTGATAACGAGGACATCGGACAACAACTTCGAGCCGTCCACTATCCGGCAATTCTTGGAGGCCGTTGGCGAAAATGCAAGGTAAATAACAATTTACATTCTTCACCAAACGGGCTGGAACCGCCATATCTAGTGGAAAAATGCTTCAAAAAACACAATATACTGTATTTTTGTGTAGTATGTGGCCGGATTCCGAGGTATATAAACACTACTTGCCTTATTTCAACGCGACCGATAGGCGGTCGCCGTTGTAAGGTAAAAATGAGGAAAATGTATGAGTAATGTAAGCGAAGTCGCTGAACCAGTTGCCACACCGAAACTTGCCAAAGTAAACAAGCGTGACGGAAGACCACAGACCTTTAATCCAAGCAAAATCGAACACGCGATGAAGACCGTGTTCTACGTGACCAAGACCTCGGTCACCGATGAAGAACTCGACGAGGCGACCAACAAGGTCATCGAAGAAGTCCAGGGATATAACACAATTTCAGTTTCTGCAGACAAGGTGGCCAATGCGGTGAAGAATGTTCTCCGCGAAAAGTGGCCCAAGGCATACGATGCCTATGTGATTTACCGTGCCAACCGTGACAAGGTTCTTGCAACCAAGAATGCCATTATCAAGAATACGCCGCTCCTGACCACGGTGCGTGAAATTACCGACGACAAGTTCACATCGCTGAACACCTCGAATATCCTGCGTGACAACGCGAACGAGTGCGGTGCCACTCCCGCCGGTGCATACGGCAAGATTGCATCCGAGACCAACAAGACATACAACCTGTTGAACAACATCAACGAGAAGTATGCCCAGATGCACAAGGAAGGCTACCTGCACATCCACGACCTCAATATGTACAACCTGACATTCAACTGCCTCTTTGCCCCGGTAGGTAAGCTCTTGAAGTCCGGGTTCGATTCCGGCACGGGTTTCATTCGCCGTGCCCATTCTGTCCAGAGTGCTGCCGCGCTGGCTGCCGTGATTTTCCAGCTTCAGTCCAACCAGCAGTACGGTGGTATTGCCTGTGACAACTTTGATTTTGACCTGGCCCCGACCGTGGACGAGAGTTTCCGTACCCATCTCGGTATCAGGCTCAATGACTACTATGACGATACCGGCGACGAGCACTTCAAGGACTTTGCCGGCGATCCGGAAAAAGATGAGGACAAGGCCCGTTGGCGCAAGCTCCTCGCCGATGTTACGATGAACAAGCCTCCCCATCATTACTATGGCCGTTTCCCCAAGAAGTGCATCGAGAAGGCCATCAAGTACACGAACATTGAAACGCACCAGGCAATGGAAGCTCTCGTTCACAACCTGAACTCCTTGCAGAGCCGTTCTGGCAACCAGGTTCCGTTCTCCTCCATCAACTTCGGTCTCGATACGTCGAACTGCGGACGCATGGTCAGCTACAACCTGATGCGTGCCCAGTACGAAGGCATGGGTGACGGCCTTACCCCGATTTTCCCGATCTTGATTTTCAAGCTCATGAAGGGCTATACCAAGTACGAGGGCGACCCGAACTACGACCTGTACAACCAGGCAATCGAATGTCTCGCCCGCCGCTTCTACCCGAACTTTGTACGTGTTGACTCCTCCTTCAACCTCCCGTATGTCAAGTACGAATACAAGGAAGTCGAGGATGCAAACCCGACGTTCAAGTACCGGGGTAGGAACGAAGATTTTGAATTCGGCTTCGGCGATTACAAGGCCGGCGAAACCACTGCGTTTGAATACGATGTGGGCAATGGCGACTACTGGGAAGTCGTGTCCAAGACGGGCGACAAGCTCAAAGTCCGCAAGATTATCCCGAACACCACCATTTCCACGATGGGCTGCCGTACCAGGGTCATCGGCAACATCAACGGACCGGAACAGACTACCGCCCGCGGTAACTTCGCGTTCCATACGCTCAACTTGCCCCGTATCGCTATCGAGGCTCACATCAAGAGCAAGAACGAGGAAACCCGTAAACAGATATTCTTCGAGAAGCTCGACGAGTTGCTTGAATGCGCCAAGAATAGCCTCCTTGACCGTTTCAACTTTATCTGCAACACCAAGACCTACGAGAACTTCCCGTTCACGATGCAGCAGGGTCTTTACCTGACATCCGATGACAAGAAGCACGCGCTCACCGATTCCATTGCGGAAGTGATGAAGCAGTCCACCCTGTCTATCGGTTATATCGGCATCGCCGAAGTCATCACCCTCCTTACCGGCAAGACTTTCGGTATTGACCATGACATCGATGACTTTGCGCTTTCCATCGTGAAGCACATCCGCGAGTTCTGCGATAAGACCCAGAAGGAAACTCACCTCAACTGGTCTTGCTTCGCTACTCCGGCAGAAGCCGTCGCTGGCCGCTTTGCCTCCATCGACAAGAACAAGTTCTGTAAGGAAATCATCGAGGAACCGGATACCACGCAGGATGGATGGGGTGATGATGATATGATGACCGGTTGTGAAGGTCATCCGAACCCGAAGATGACTGATGACGACTTTGTTACCGGTTGCGAATGCGCCCATCCTTCCGCTCGTAAGAAGAAGGTTCGCATGGTTGGCGTGAAGGGCCTTGAAGATGTTGACCTCATGCAGATTTTCGGAAAGGGTTACTACACCAACAGCCACATGATGTACTTTTCCTTGGATACCTCGCTTGAAAACAAGATTAAGACCGAGGCGCCGTTCCACAAGATTACGAACGCCGGTCATATCTTTTACTACAAGCTCAACGGTGACTTGTCCAAGAACATCCCGGCTGTCAAGGCCGCAATCGACGCGATGTATGAAGGTGACCTCGGGTACTTCACTACGACGATGGATTCGGATGACTGCCTTGCCTGCGGTTATCACGGCATTATCGACAATGAATGCCCGAAGTGCGGTTGTAAGGATGAGGACATGTTCGTCCGCGTCCGTCGTATCACTGGCTACTTGACCGGCGCACCCAGGAAGACAATTTTGAAGTCCTGGAATGACGGCAAGCTCGCTGAACTCGGTGACAGGCACAACATCTAATGAATTACAGCAAGATTGATCCGATGTCAATAGTCGATGGGGAAGGCCTTCGGGTCTCACTCTTCGTCTCCGGTTGCCGCAACCACTGCAAGGGTTGCTTTAATCCAGAGACCTGGGACTTTTCCTATGGCAAGGAATTCGACGCTATTGCCGAGAATGAGGTGCTCGAAGCATGCCGGCCATCCTATATTGCCGGACTGACTGTACTTGGTGGCGAACCGTTTGAGCCCGAGAACCAGTGGGGGCTCTTGCCGTTCCTTTCCAAGTTCAAGGAAAAGTATCCTGACAAGACTCTGTGGATGTTTACCGGCTATGTGTTGGATAAGGACCTGCTGACTGGGCAGCGCCAGGATATCCATCTCGTAACGTCGAACATCCTCAAAACGGTGGATGTCTTGGTGGACGGCCCGTTCATCCTGGAACAGAGGGATATTTCACTGAAATTCAGGGGTAGTTCGAATCAGCGGATTCGGACACGTGAGGAAATTCAGAAACTTCTCGACAGCATGCCTGCCGCACGAGGCTTGTGAGTGTCTAACGAAGTTTCTGGATAATGTCCATGATTTTCTGATGAACCTCGGGTGGGCAGGGAAGTTCTTCTAGTTCTTTCAGCGCATCGTTTAACGCGAATGCGCTGCTTTTGTTGTAGGAGCGTTCCACGAACAGGCGGTGCTTGTTAGTAATCGATTCGAACAGGTCGTTTGGACTCGTAATCGAAATCGGAGTGGGTGTTTCCTCGCCAAAGGACATCTTCAAGTTGATTGGACGGGCACCTTGGGGTGATTCCGATACGGCGAGTTCGATCTTGCCGAACAGTTCACCGGCAGCATATTCACCAGAGACGTTGAAGTATTCCGTACCGGCGCTCTTGTAGCCAGGAACCGGCTCATTGAGGGTGATGCTTGGGGTAGTTTCCACGATGAAGGATAGCGCCTCGGTCAATTTGCACTTAATTCCTTCGATGAGTTGTTCTTTGGTCATGATTTTTGCCCACTTTTTTATAAAAATTAGTATCTTTAATGGTAAAAATAATAGTTTTTCGATAGTAAAATATTACGCAACATCCAGTAATCTAAACCGGAGATGAATGCCAATGCGATCTCGTGACGAAATCAAGGAATTTTTACGAGGAATGCCCCAAAAAGTGGAAATGGTGGAAAGGGCTAGAATTTTTGCGTCCTTTGCACATGATGGGCAGAAGGACAAGGGCGGGAAACCATATTTCGAACACCCGGAAAGAGTTGCTGCTAGGGTAGCTGATGCTTACGAGGATGACCATCTTACCGCCATTGCGTATCTCCACGATACCATTGAGGATGGTGGCTTCGCCACTTCTGACTTGAAGATGTTTTTCCCGGATGTTGTGTGGAAGGTTGTCGAGGTTCTGACCAGGGGCAAGACTACCCCTAGAGAAGAATACATCGAAAATGTTGCCAAGAACTATCTTGCTGCCAAGGTAAAGGTCTGTGACCTTGAAGACAACATCGACCTTGGGCGCATCCCGAACCCGACTCAGAAGGACTATGACCGCAGGGACCGGTATCTTTCCGAATACAGGAAGTTGCAGGATGCTATTATCGACTGGGAGAAGCGGCTCCCCGCTAAGGAGCTCGAAACCGAGTTCTACGCTGAATACTACTGCTAAAAAATGCTGCCCATGAGGCAGCATTTTTCAATTAAAGGCCAAGTTCGTCGCCGGTTTCATCTCCACCGCCTTCATCACCGCCTTCTGCGGGAGTTTCCTCGGCAGGGGCCTCTTCCGCCGGGGCTTCCTCGGCGGGGGCTTCTTCGGCAGGGGCGTCCTCAGCCGGTGCTTCCTGGGCTGGCGGGTTTTCGGTGGATTGCTTCTGGACCTTTTCGGCCTGTGTGGTCGCGGACATGATAGTCGTCTTGACGACCTTTTCGAAATCTTCCTTGTCCATGGCCGCATAGCCCTTCTTGGTCATGTACTTGGCGATTGCCTCGGCGACCGGCTTGGCCATGTCTTCCGCATCGGGAGCCTTTCCCTTGGCGGCACGTTTCATCTTCTGCGCGACGATACGGATTTTTTCATCATATTTCAGATCTTTCAATTCCTTGATGAGGGCATCTGCGCTGATGGATGCGGGCTGGGACTGTGCATTCACGTTCTGGGGTTCAGGTGCCGGTCCGGACTGTTCCGGGGCAGGCTGTTCGGGTGCCGGTTGTTCAGTCTGTTCTGCCGGTTCCTGTGTTGCATTGGGGTCTTCGGTTTCTTCATTCGTGCCCAGGTCATCGCCGAGTTCGTTACCGAGTTCGCTGAGTTCGGCCAGTTCGTCCTCCTCGCCTTCGAAGATTGCGCTGTATGCCGCATTTGCGGATTCGAATACGGCGCGGGCCGTTCCCGTGGAAACTGCGGCAAGATTATTGAGACGAACTGACATATTCATGATGGTACCTCGACGATAGTTTATATAGTTGGTTGGCAAATCGGGTATTTTTTGCTATATTTGGGGCATGGATTTTCACAAACTGTTCGAAGAATTGAACCAGGAATTGAAGGACCGCGAGGAATCGGGTGTCGAGGGCAAGGAAGTGTCCACGAGTGGTTTGCTTGCTGGCGATGCCGAACAAAAGGTGGAGGAACCCAAGGAGGATGCGGAAGTACCTCCTAAACTTCCGGATCCGCCGAAGCCATTCGACCCGTTTAACGATGACCCGGATGGGTCCGAGGACGAGGAAACGAAGGAACCCGAGAAGGAGCCTGAAAAGGAACCCGCAGTCAAGCAGAAATTGCTGACTAAGGACGACCTGACCGATGACCAGAAGGCTGCCCTTGAATATATCAATTCCTTCATGGAAAGCGAATGCCGCCAGATGGTGCTCTGTGGTCCTGCCGGTACCGGTAAGACCTCCCTGGTGAATGTCCTGCTCGATGAACTGGACAAGAAGCATGTAAAGTATGTCTGTACCGCCCCGACAAACAAGGCCGTCGAAGTCATTGCCAAGCGTACTAACCGACAGTTTGACCGTACAATTTTCTCCCTTTGTGGCCTGAAACTCGTTGACTTGGATGACAAGGAACCGTACTTGGAACGCGATGGTGAATCCAAGCTGGGTGAATATGATATCGTTGTGATTGACGAAGCCTCCATGACAGGGACCGAGTTGCTGAGGAATATCGAGGGCGACCTGGTTGAATTCAGCTACATCAAGGTTCTCTATGTGGGTGACCCGTGCCAGATTCCTGCTGTCGAGGACAGTAACCGTGGTCTTCTGCAGTCCCCCGTGTTTAACTTGCAATACGGCTTCATGCTCAACAAGGTCATGCGTACCGCGTTGGACAACCCGATTATGCGCACGGTCACCATGATGCGCCAGCATATCACCGAACCCGGTGACTATTTCGACCGTGTGACCGAGGTGGGCG